TATATATAATATAGCCCTTTTTCTACACAAAATCCCAAAAATAGATTTATGGGATTTTAAATGAAAAAATGGCTATATTATATGTGTCGGTAATCAACCGACAAGGAAGGTAAACTTATGGAAAAAACATTTAATGTAAATGTTAATGGGAACAAATATTGTTTCCATTGTTATTCTTTTTTACAAGAGGGAGATTACCCAATTGTAAATAAATGTGAATTATACAAGAATGGTGAAAAACTTTCAGTAGGGGAAGTACATTTCACAAAACCACATCCTTCTTATGAAGGATATGAGTTTGAAACAGTAATGTTTTCTACAGTAAAAAACTGTAATAATTCAGAATACTATAAACAAGAGAAGGAATTCTTGTCAAATAAAAATAGAGATAAAATGACACCAAAACTAAAAAAGGAATTTTTGGAATATTTCAAAAACATTCCATTGATTAAAGATATGGATTATCTATGGAATGAAGTCTTATAAAATTCAATTTGGTAATAACAAAAACCCCCTCTTATGAGGGGGTATATTTTTGGGATTTTAAATGAAAAAATGGCTATATTATATATAGATAGGAGATACAAATAATGGGAAACTTAAAATTAAAATTAAGTCTTTGGGTTTATTCAAACATTGTAAAGAAAAGACTTTACAATGAATGTAAAAGAGTAAACAAAGAACTAGTAAAAAAAGGATTAATGGATAATCCTTCTATTGTAATTACAAAATTTATGTCCTCTACATTCTTTGAAGATTACAAAAATGTAAAATCAAGATTGAATGATTTACATAATCTGTGTTTAAAACACGGACTAGATAAGGGTATAGTGTTATACTTTAAAGACCCATTGAAGTTTATTCAAGTAGGTAGGGATTTATTGAAATAGAAAATAGGGGGTATTTTTACCCCCTATTTTAATTTTAAATAGTTTGGGATTTTAAATGAAAAAAAGGCTATATTATAGATAGATAGGAGATAAAACTTATGAACTTTTTAAATAGTATTATTTTGGAAGGAGTTGTTTCTTCTTCAAAAGTTTTTGATGAAGTAAAGGGAACAATTGATTTCCCTATTGCAGTAGAACATTTTCATAAAAACGAAGATGGTTCTGAAGAATTGGAAACATACCATTTTAATATCCGTGTATTTGGAAAAGTGGCAAAGTTTTGTAAAGACAAATGTAAAATCAATCGTGGAATTCGTATAGTCGGCAGACTTAAAGAAGAAAACTCGAAAGTAGTTGTAATTGCAGAACATATCGAATTCAAACCTAAATTCGATAAAAAGTCGTAATTACTACAAATCCCAAAACTGTAAAAAGTTTTGGGATTTTAATTTGATAATAGGCTATATTATATGTAAATATAGGAGATAAAACTTATGGAAAAAATTATTAAATACTTTTCAGATTGGTGGAATATGTCTGCAGAAGAATGTGGGTTATTGTTTAATGGTAAAGTATCAATTATCTTTATTGCAATATCACTAACTTTCATTATTGTATGTTGTGTTTCTAAAAAAGTAAGAAACATATTCTTTTAGTCTTTAATGGGTAATCACTAAAAAGTGGTTGCCCTAAATTTTAATTATAGGAAAGGTATACTATGTTTTTTGTAAAGAAAATTATTATTAAGTTGGCAAACAGTTTCGAGAAAGTCTTAATTGAAAATTGTAATCAACTAAATGGTAAACTTGCCAATAGTGATTATAAAGATAGTCCTATTGTAAAGTTTAATCAAGATATGGCAAATACAATATTTGTAGATAGTCATAAAAACGAAAAACATCGTAATAATGAAATCTACAAAATTTGTAAGAAGTGTGGTATTCAGAAAGGATTTGAAATCTATTTCCGTAGACCACTGAATTTTATCAGAACAAGTAAATTACTATTGGGCATTGAATAACACCTAAAAAACTCTTGGGATTTTACCCAAGAGTTTGGCTATATTATATATAGATAGGAGGAAAAATATGACAATGTCAGAAGTTAAACACAGATTAAAATTTGGTGGTAATCCCTTTTTCGATAAGGCAACTATGAGATTTTTTGGGTCAAGAGTGGAATCTTCACTCTATAAAAATAATACTTTTATTACAAGTGAATACACAGGTTTTGAAGAAACAACTCGTGCATATACTGTTCGTTATTACAACTACCAAAAAAATACTGTTGAAAATGCATCAGAATTCGGTGAATTCTCTACTCTTAATTCTGCAAAAGAATTTGCACGAAACTATAAGAGATAAACAATCTTCAACAGAATGTAATTTCTCAAACTGAAAGGACTTTCCACAACGGAGAGTTCTTTCGGGATTTTATTACTGTTTTCCGCTATATTATATATATGTTGAAAAACCTAAGGAGTGTACTATGGTAGATTCAGTTGTAAAGTGCATAGATGCACAGACTAACGAAATGTTTAAAGGTGGTGTTGTAGGTGTTTCTTATGACGAAACTCTAGACAGAGTAGTCGTAAAAATTGCAGATAATATTGCAAGTATAAAAGACAATTCAATTAAGAATTCATTTACAAATATTGTAGGAAAGTTTATCGAAAATCACTTTCCATTTTTGAAGTTTGACTGTACAATGGGTGCAACAATGTTCTTTACTAAAACATTGTGGATTAAATAAAAAGTTAATTAGTATAACACTAAAGGGCAATCACTAAAAAGTGGTTGCCCTTTTTTGATTTTGGGATTTTGTATCAGTACTATGCTATATTATATATATGAAACGTTAATAACAGAGACTTTTGCTGGGGTACTTGATTGGGAAATTGCCAAACCCCACACACCCGAATCTTGGGGATAACTTCCCTAATGTTCGGGATTTAGAAAGAGGAACCTGCTATATAATATGTACAAGGAGCTTAAACTTATGGAAAACAACAAAAAAGAAACTGAAAAATATTTGGACCGCAATGACATTATGTCATTGTTTAAATCCCTTGCAAGAAGTCAAGGCTTTTACGGTCGACTAATCTGTGCAATCGATGATGCCGACGAAGGAGCACGTGAAGAGTTTTGGCAAAACTTAGAATCTAAAAAGTTTACTGACATTGTAGAAGTTATAATATATATTGAAAGTTAATCTACCCACCTAGGGTAAAATCATATTACACCTTCCTTCCTGGGCTTGCCTATGCCGTTGACATAGGTAAGCCTTTTTATTTTAAAATAGGAAATTATTTGGGATTTTGAACTCCACTTAGGCTATATTATATGTAGATAGGAGAAACTTATGGGGTTCATTTATTATAAAGATAAGTATGCCGAAGGTGGCACAACTGCAATCGTGGCTGTAGAAAAATCTACAGGGGAACATTTTGCAACCGTATCTGTAAACCTTATAGGATACGGTATGAAACCACAAAGTGAAAATCACATTTTCGTTCCTTCATACAAACTCACAAAAGAAGTCTTGGACACGTTCATTTCAGACATTGGCAAAAAAGTTGTTCGTGAAGTGTCAATCGGATACGGTAAAGGCATTGAGTTGGAACTTAAAGACAATTGGAAAGAAATCTGTAAAGACTATAAAGATTTGTTGTAATCCACAAATTAAGTCTAGGTGTAAAAACCTAGACTTTTGGGATTTTACTCTGAAATTCCGCTATATCATATATAGTGAGGTAGACTATGGTAAAAATTCTTACAGATGCAAGGACTGTTAATTCTCTTATTAGGCAAGGGGCAGTTGAAAAAATTAGAGAGGCAGACAAGTATTACAATGGTGATTACGTTGAAAGTGTCATTTCAGGTGATTACCTAGTGGGTAAAACTTGGTATTCGATTGCACCAAAATACTTGGACGGTTGTTTCAAACCTTATGTAATTGCAGAAACTTGCAATTATAAATATAATAAAGTAAAATATATATGGTTGGATAAAAAAGACGTAAAAGTTCCAACTTATATGTATAAAGACTTCTACAACTTATGGCACGTTGGGATTGGTAATCCAGACGACAAAATTGAATTACCTTCAACTTATGATTGTATTTCAATTGCAGAACGAAATGCAAAGGCAATGGGAAATGGTAATCGACTTGAATGTGATTATTCAAGGGGTGGTGTTTATGTAGAAGTTGAAGACAACTTCTATTTTGAAAAGTATAAAAATACTATCAAAGTCCCTAGTATGTCTTTAGGGATATTTAGATAATTAAAAATAAATCCCAAACTCTTAAAAAGAGAGTTCGGGATTTTATTATACATCTATGCTATATTATACGTAGGGGTGATAATATGGAAGAACTTAATCCAAAAAGATATTACACAAAAGAAGAACTTGTTCAAGGGTTGAAAAGTCAGATTGCAAGAAATAACAATCAGGCTGTTAAGGCACTTTTGACTATTTATAGAAATCAAACTTTCGAGGAACAAACTGTTCAAGAAACTATCGAAGATAATGGTATTGGTTTTAATGGAACTGACGCAGAATTCTGTTCTTCCCTTGCAGAAAACTATCTTAGATTTCACAGACTTTCAGATAAACAATATAGTAGTTTAAGAAAAGTTATGCAGAAGTATGCAAGACAACTTATTACACAGTCCATCGACTTGGGTAAAATTAAATGTAAATGTCGTGGAAAATATTATTGGTAGGGGTTATAAAATGGACACAACTATCGAAATTAGAATAGAATAATCTCTTAATGGGAGTTGGATATGGACTAGAACACTTAGTCAGGATAAAGATAAATTATATTACGGACATACTACTTTTGACAACCTTAAAGACAGAAAAAAGTCTTTAGACAAGTTTGTGGAAAAACGTCAAAGTATCTGGGGAAAGGAAAGCAGACGGCAAACCCTTAAACGTTACGGAGTAAAGAAGGGCTGGCAATTCTCATTCCTTATTCGAGATACTAACGGCATAAACTTAAAGAAGTGGCACGGATTTAAAATTACAAGCCCTAACTTTGAAGTAGACTATGATAAAATCGCAGAAAAGAAAAACTACGATTTGGAGGGCGACTTTGGTCTATTCCCCTGGCTTCACGAGTGCAAATAATATAGTGTCGGGATTATACCCCGACATTGTGCTATATTATATGCAGTGAGGTAAATGACTATGACAGGTAAACAGTGTGCCATTATGGAACGAAACATTAACAAGTCAGTTGACGAGATTAAAAAACTCCTGGCTGAGGGTGGACAGAATGGGGAAGTAAATAACTTCTACGTTGAAACTATCGGCGAAAAGTTGGATAATATCAAGGCTGAACTTAACAAAATGGAATATTAATCACCTTATCCCGGCTGCCCCCAGGTGGTCGGGATTTTATTATGCACTTATGCTATATTATATCCAGAGGTGATGATATGAATATAAATATGACAGCATTTCATAATCAAGAAAGGTTTATGCAAGATGTCCGTCAAGGTGAAAAAATAATTGCCCTTGCAGATAAAGAACTTGCATCAAAGTCAGTTGAGAACTGTGAGTTTGAAATAGGTGATATGATAACTTCTACAGGAACTGGAACTGTTATTCGTGGTCAATTTGGTTTGGTAGTCGATAAAGAACTTATCGGCAAATATTGGAGAGTCAAAGTACGTTGGGGTGTTGACCAAAGAAAAAAATCTTATGAAACTTATGAACGTGTTCAAGATATTACAATGTTCAGCAAAGGATATGTTCAATCCCAGAATGAACTTAAAAGAAAATTAGGTATAAAATAATATAAATCCTAACGGTATACAACCGTTGGGATTTTAATTGGTATTAGTGCTATATTATAGATAAAGGGGATATTATGTGGCCAGAGATTAAAACAGATTATGAACGATTGCAAGATAGTGTTAAGTTGTTCTTGGATGTACAACTTCGAGATGGTATTTCAGATGAATACCGTTATGATATTCGCAAAGCAATATTTGACAATGTTGTAGCAGAAGTTGTTAAAAGTTCCGACTTCCGAGAAAATGGACATTGGAGCCAAGAAGATATTAAACTTGCCGTTGGTCGAGTGCTTATTACTAAAATAATGGGCAATGACCGTTAGTATAAAGTCCTAAAGAAACATGGAAATGTTCTTTGGGATTTTAATTGACATTAAGGCTATATTATATAGGTGAGGTGAGAAGATGAGAAAAATAATAATTATACTTTTAACACTCTGTAGTTTGTTTGTATCTTGTGCAAGTACAAGTGGGGTGGATAATGAAAATAAGGTATACCTAAAAAATGTAAGTCAATTATATCAACACGAAATAGAACTCGTTGAAGATATTAAATTAAGACGACAATTTGATGCACTCAACTATACCTATTTTAATGGGTATTTAAAAGTAGATTGTATCGGTATGGTAAAACATTCAGTATTAAAAAATGTTGATAATTCTTATTATGCAGGGTATGCAGCAGTAAATTATAATCAATATGATGGTAAACTTGTTTATATAATTGCAATAAATGAAAACTATGTTTACGATAAAGGTGTACTACTTCATGAAATGTTACATATATACTTTTACCAAACAGGTAATACTTCTGAAGGACATGGTGAAAACTTTATCCGTAAAGCAAAAAAACTTGAAAAACTTACTGGATGCCCTATCCCTACTTGGTAAAGTAAATACCCAAATACTTTATCACAATATTATGTACCCAAATAGTAAATCAAATTATGATAGTTAAAAATTCTGACTCTTCTAAAGAGTTGGGATTTTAATTACTATTAAGGCTATATTATAAACAGATAGGAGAAAAGGTTAAATATGAAAAATTATCAATGGGAAAAACAACAAATTAACGGCAAGTGGTATTTAGTTTGTATTAGCCACGAACATGTGCCAATGATTGAAAAGACAAAAGACGGTAAATATGCTGTAAAATGCCTTAATGGTAAAATGTCAAAAAGTGAAAGTTTCAAAGATGCCGAAAAATTGGCAATAGATATTTATAAAAAGTTTAGTAAACTTAATAGAAAGTTTGAAGGATAGTTTAAGATATTTCTAAAAATCTCGGTATTCTGTTAATATAATTTATATCGGGATTTTATCAACTATCTAGGCTATATCCTATAAATAAGGACATAATTATGTTTATCAGAAAACCAAAAGACTTAACCAAATCAAAAGACTGGCTTATGAGCCATGACAAAATGAAAAAAGAAACTCCCCCTGCACAATTTGGATGCAAGAGAAGATATATCACAAAGAAAAATACTTTAGGTATTGAATACACAAAATTTCCAAAAGACACAAACTGGTGGAACTTGGAAAAAATGTTTGGGGCAGAACATATCGGTGAATCATACCTATCTATTAACCTTAATAAAGGTTTTAATGTAATTAAAAAAGACAATGGCTTTATCCTACATAAAGACGGCACCTGGAACTGCTGCACCGTCCTTCCTTACAATGAATATCGTGTAGCAAAGGTTACTGCAGAAGCAACACCTGCCCATTTTATTACACATTATAACAATGGACATAAATATGACGTTACAGTTTATCTTGAACTTCCATTAATGTATTTGTTGGAAAATGCTTGGCGTACTACAATAATGTATACTCGTCGTTTCTTTAGTGGAATATTAGGTGTTTTCAAGTCATTTAAGTATGCACCTGAATATATGAAACGTGGTTGGGATTGTGGTTGGCGTCTAAGACTAGATGAAGTTTAATTGGGGGATTAAATTATGAAAATAACAATTGATAACGAAAGCGACCTTGGTGAAAGATTACTATATGAATTGAAAAAAACTAAACACTTCTATGTTAGAAGACATGGAACTGGGGAATTTGAGTCTGTGGAAATATACGACCACAACGGAAAAGAACTAGCAAATGGATGCCCTTGGTATATCGACAAATACAAGTTTACAAGAAAACTTGTAGAACAATACCCATTTACTTATAAGGAACTTAAAGAAATTAAAGAATTGTATGGGAACATTGACCCTGACCAAGGTAGTGATACAGTGGAATAATTTGTTCGGGATTATATTTCATAGGAACGCTATATTATATATACAAAATAACAATACTTTTATATAAGGAGAAAAAAGAATATGAAAAAACACACAATTAAACTTTTAACAGTGGCAATTACATTAGCCGCAATTTTAACATTAACTGGATGTCCGGGGCCTGTGACACCAGACAAACCTTGTACACACGAAAACACAAAAACAGAAGTTATTGAAGAAGCAACTTATAATAGCAACGGACTTGGAAAAATTGTTTGTGTTGACTGTGAAGAAGTTATTGATGAACAAGCTGAAATCTCTAGATTTGTTGCTGGTGGATATGACGGAGATATTCCCCCTACAGAAGATGAATATAAATACCGTTATGAACATAATGAAGAAGATGACTATCAGATAATGGCATATGTATATTCTTCTGTAGAAGATGCACAGGATAACAATAATAATAGGGAAGTTTTATACTTTTCATTCCCTAGTGGTACAACACAAATTGATATAGGAAATAATGATACTATTAATAGTTTGATACAATTAAAGGGTTATGTTGGAAAGATTGTAAAGTACTGGGCTAGGGAGATAGACTCAAAATACATAGGTGATAGCCCTGTATATCCGACCGAATCTGTACCTTTAACAGAACTAGTCAGTGGTTCACCAATATACATCGTAATTGAATAACAATTGTGTGTTAAATAAATTAAGGCAGGGGTAGTTGTCAACTATCTCTGTCTTTTCACATTATTATTTTGGTCTTTTTAACCCCGTTACCAGATTATTAAAACAATTATGTATATCATCTTTGACAATTTTTGATACTTTTCTTGATTGTAAAATTTTATCATATATCCTTACTATCAGGTCTTTATCGTCTATTATTCCTTTTTCTTCTGGTTGATAACTTTCAAATATTGCCTCTGACATATTTTTTATTTCATCAAAACATATAACACAGTCATCTGTAAAACCATAAGTACCTGCTTTAAATTCTAAAAAATTTGAATTGTACTTTTCCCCACCTGGCTTATATTTATCAAGTTGTGTTGTGCTTGTTACTGCATAAATAATAACTGGATTTGACAGAAACTCAGAAGTATTTCCAAGATAAAGGAAGTAACGTTTCTTTGCATCTTCTTCATCAAATCGGTCAGAAAAATCCTTTTGGAATTTATAAACCTTACAAACTTGAAATTTAGGCATTATTAAACTCTAAATACATTAGAAAGTTTTGTTCCGCAGAAGATAATTGTGAGAATTTCTTTGAGAAAATTCCTTCAAACTCATCAGAATAAAGCATTTTGTAGTCAGAACGTTTTCTACCCTCACTCCAAGCTCTTATCTCATCATGTGAAACTTGGCTTGCTACTTTTGCGTTCCAATGTTCATTTACAGCTCTGTTAATTATGGAGTCAAGTAATTCTTTTTCATATTCTGAAAAATAATCCATATTTGGTTCTTTTTTACAGACAAAAATCTTTGCACTATGGTCATTAACTTTCGCTGAACGTTTTTCAACAAGTTCTGTATCTTTCCAATTAACATATAACTGTTGTGGAACAGGTCCTCTTTTATGGGCTTTATACAGTAATTCAGTACAAGGTTCCCCTGTTTCCCTCAAACACTGAAAATCAAATAGTGCAAGAATTTTATACATGAGTATTTGGACAATGTATTTTCCAGTAGTGTTATAATACTGTTGTGCAATATATGCTACAGCATTATCTACTATTTGTTCATGATATGCTTTCATATTTATATTTAGTTTAACATAAAATAATGTATTCGTATAGATTAACTATAAAGAAATAGCACCACTTCCTAAATTATTCATCTTAAACTAGTTATCATTCGATAAATGTAAACGTCGGGATTTTGAGTAAAAAGCGTGCTATATTTTATATATACTATTAATATATAAAATATGGAGAATAGTATGAATAAAATTGATGAAGACTTAGAACAAAAGTGTAATGCTGCTGTTCATTAACATATATTTCTTAGAGAACTAATACATCTTCTTCATCTAATTTACCATTATCATTAAACTTATACCATTTTTCACCATAAAAAGCGGTGTGTAAGTCTTTACAAAACTCTTTCAGTGGGAACTTTAATCTTCTTATGAAGTTAAGAAATACTATAGATAGATAACTTCTACCTTCATTGTTATGATATAAACACTCTTTGTAAATAGATTTCTTTCCAATTTTTCTAAAAGGATTTAATAATTTCTTCATATTTAAATAGTAGGGGTTGCAAATTTACAGACTTAGTTTTCTGTTTTAAATAATTTGACAGTTTATTTAGATAGTTGTACTCTTATAAAAAAGAGGTATAACTATGAAAAAATATTTTGCAATATTTGAAGATAAAGATACAAAGGAGTGGCATATATACAATGCAACTCCTATATCTAAAACTTCGTATGTGTATACAAAGAACCCAATTTGTAATTCATCTGTAGAGTATAAAAATGGAACAAAAATTCAAGAAGCATTAGATGAAAATAATATTGTTCAATACTGTGCAAACATGAGTGAGGATACTAGGAAGAAAGTTTGTGCCAACTGTCTAAAGCGTTTTTACAAGACTGAGCCATCTTAATCTGAAAACTTCTCATAGGTGATGTTGTTTGAGTCCAATTGTATTTAATTATATTATCAATATCTTCAACAAAACTTTCAAAGGCACGTTTTTGAAAAACGTGGTATTTCCCACATTTTATTGTTTTATTGGCACTTTCAAAACCTTCTCTTACATAAAACCACCAGTTAAAAAATATACATCTTAGATGTGCTGTTTTTAAAATTAAATATATAAATAACTTTCTCATACTATCTTAGTAGTAGTTTTATAAATGCAAAAATGGTTTCACCTTTTATGTTTTAAATTGACCACTTTATAATGTTATATAAATAAAATACTTTGTTAATATGACAACAAGGAGTATTTTATGGACTTTACACAAGAAACTGATATGACAAAACTATTGAATTCTCTAATTAGATTAGACAATTCTTTTAATAGTTTGTTGTGGCAATTTTTATTAGTACCAAGTTACGACGATGAAGAAGATAAAGAAGAAATTGATGAATTATATCAGACTTTCTTTGATAACTTAAAACTTTCTGCAGAATTAATGATACAATCCTTTAATAAGAATAATATTGACTATAAAGACAATGATTTTATAGAATTATTAGAAAAGAAATTTAAAGACTCTAAAGAAGCCTATGACGCCGTTATAGTAAAGACAACCCAAGACATTGAAGTGGAATACCAAAAAAGAATTAAACTTCTGAATGACGTATATTTTGCATATGTATATATTCTACATAATCTAAATTCTATGATAGAAACATATAATAAACAACATCCAAATACAACAATTAAAATGATAGGTAATGTTCCTGAACCTATTAGTTTGGAGTCTTTCTATGACAAAAATATTGAGTGGATTATAAAGAACTTTATTACGTCAATGAAAGTTTTTAAAAATTCGACTTCCTTATGTTAATATATCTTGTAAGAGGGTATCTTTATGACGTTAAACGAAAAAGACTACGAAGACATATACAATAGTCCTCAGGAAGTTATTTGGGATAAAAGTAATTACAATAACATTGTAGCTTATCTTCAAGAAATTACTATGTTCAGTCTGCACCTTGATGGTCTTAAATTGCAGCAACATGTCAGAGAACATGTGTTAAACAATTCTGCAACACTAAACAGAATTGACAGACTTCAGAAAACGTGGGATAGAATAAATTTGAACATTGACTTAAATTTTAATGCAACAGTACGGAATAATTTACTTGTAGAAATTGACAAGTCTCTAGACGACGTTGCCAAAGATTTTAACGAAGTAAGTAATCACCTATACGAAAATAAGGAGGAAATATTGGTTGCATTATCTAATGCCACTAACCATTTGAACGAATTAAAAGACAGATTGCAGACTATGGTTGTGTAAAAAGGTGGTAGTAATTTATGAGTTTATTTATTTGCCATCCTACGTCAATTTACCAAGACGTAAAAAAGGACAAATAGTTGATAGAAGAAAACGAATTTCGTAAAAATATAGGGGCATATAAACTTGTACTATTTCCAGCTTTTAATATCAAGCAATTTAATGCAGATATTCTCGCACTAGAATCTAAAATAACTCATATCAATTATCTTTGTTCTGTTAGATATGACCTTAAAGAAACAGCATTAAAAGAGGTGGTAATTGTGTATGCAGAAAATCTAGCAAACACCATTATCAGTATGCAACCTATGGTATTTAAGACAGAGCAGGAAATGCAAACTGCATATGCAAATCCAAATAAAAAAGATTACAATACAATTTGGAATGTAGAGTGTCTAAAAAAGAAGTGTGAAAACAATATTTCAAATACAAACAAATATATTGATTCTCTAAAGAGTCGAGAAGTTCTTTTAAATAAAGATAAAAAAGAAATTGAAATTCAAGCATTAAGAAGTGAAATAGAACATATATGTTTGTATTTGCAAAACTTAACAGAAGTTAGAAATAATTGTACAAGGTTTTTGGAGTTTTTTGATAATTAAAAAATCCCCACATTTAATTGTGGGGGTGATTTATTATTCCCAATAAACAGTACCGTTACTATGACTTTTTAATGTTTTACCTTCCTCAGTAGGTATTGGAACTAATATACCTTTTACCCAAGTTCCGTCTCCTGCAAGGTAGTTGTTAGTATTAGCTTTTTTTTGTCCTGGACCATAAACTAGATAGCCTGTTAAAGGTTCATAATTATTATTATCATCATCGTTTTTTAAACCTAGATAAGTCGTTACACAAGATGATGTAATAACAAGTTCACCACTAGAATTACTGCTGACTGCAGTACCTCCCTCACCTTTAACTTTAATAGATGACTTATTTCCATTATCATTATCAAGAATATTTATATAAGTTGCTTGTGTTTCGTTTGTTTGGCTATTTTGTTCCGCACCTTGAGTACCAACTGTTATTATAGCAGTATCATGGTCATTAGTATCACTCCAAGGGACATTTACTACAAGTTTATTGTCTTTATCAGTCTGTATTGGATAATATCTACCAGTGGTAGTACTAGGATTAGGAGTAGTCAAAGTAGTTACTTGATTTGCACCAAGTATTACACCCCCTTTTTCAGTAGTACTTGCAGTAGGAAGGGTATATTTATTCGCATCCCAGTCTATGGTTTCAAGTTTCGCTTTATCGTCTGCTGTCATAAGCCCTGAGTGTCCACCATTTCCAGCATCGTCTTCAGAAGTTTTACCAGAAGTCGTAACTTCATTCATTCTATTTATTAAAATCCAGATTTCTCCATTATATACAACCAAAAGATTAGTGTTTAGACTTATTTTTGCATTTACTTCTACTCCTGTAGGGTAAAGTACTTTTTTATTATTTATAGTAAGTAATCTGGTAGGGTCGTTGATATCGATGATGACGTTTAAGGATAAAGTTGTTCCTGGGATAAGTGATATATTGCCAATATCAATATTATTATTACTAATACTACTAACATCCTTTTTGAAACCATTACATTGTTTTACTTCTCCATTTTCATCAACATAAACAGGTATATATTCATTACCAACAGCCCTACTTGTATCATCTCTTGTTATTGCAAATGCCAGCTTTTCTTTAAGTCTATTCCAGAATACCTTAATTGAGTTTATAACATTACCTTGGGTTGCAAGAACCTCTGAGTTGTTGTTTGGAGTTACTTCAGAATAATCACTGTTTACACTTGTAAACATATCACTATTATTAAACTTTGGATTTTTTGCCATCTATTATATCATCTCCTGAATTGTATTATTCGTTTAATAAATTAGTTGAGTCCTATAAATTCAGAAAATAGTGTTAATATATTACTATAATATAATTAAACGAACTGCCACTTGTAGGAGGTCAATATGGGTATTATATCCTCAACAGGTAAGATTGAGCCAGAAGAATATGAGGCACAAGAAGTACCTATCTCAGTTATTAAGGAAAGGATAAAGAAAGGAACATGGAAAGATTCTTTAGAAGAGGAAGAAGTACTGTATAACCTTGAATCAGATTACTACAGTCCTGAATATGCAAAACAGGTTAGGGATGTATTAAATGAGATGTAGTAATTGTCCTGCATATTGGGAAGAAAGAGATTATTTCTATGGTGTTGAAGATTGGGGTTGTTATTGTGACCCTAATAGTGGTAATGACTGTGGAAGAGAATTTGCAAACGGAGATTACGGCTGTAATAGAAAGTTACCTTATATCCAAAAGATAATGAAAGAAGTAGAAAAACAGAGAGTAATTGACGAAGCCTTTATTGTTAAACAAATGGGAGATATGGCAAAATTCTTTGAAGAAGAATATAAAAAGGAGAAAGAATATGGGAATGGACTATAAGTATGCAGGGTCTGCAAGTTACCCTAGATTTAATGACGAGGTTAAAGGTATTGTTGAACTCTTTGGTGGTAAAATGGTAACTGACAGAAAACCACAGGAAGAATGTAATATAATTGAATACTTTATGGAAAAGCCCCTTAAATATTCATTTCCTGAGGGTACTAATAAGGTATTTATGAAGTGGGCAAATGACCCATTTGAAAGTTTAACAAAGAAAGAAACAAAAGAACTTATTAACTTTATGAAACCAAAATGGGAAGAAGCTAAGGATATATCCGACCAGATTATCTATGAACTTGAATGTGTTGACGGATATGAAGGTTGGTCTATAAGTTAATAGGGGGATTAGATGAACATTATTGATAATGAGTCAGTTAAAGAAAGACTCCTAAAATGTGCAAAAGAACATAAAGACCTTATATCTCCTTTAGGTACAGAAGACGTTACGAAAGTCTGTAATGCTGCACTAGAGAGAATTGAAGAACTTGAAAAAGAAAATGCTATTCTCTATGGGGAGTCAGACTTCTATCATATAGAAAAAGGAGATTACAAAGGTGCCTTTCTTCATCAGGTTGCTAAAACAAACAAACTGAAGATGGTATATACTAAAATGAAAGAACTCCTTAATAAGATAAGAACCACGTTTTGGAATGGTCAGAAAAATGACAAAAGGCTTGCACTTATAGGTGACGTTATTATTGAGGCAGAAACACTCTTAGACAATAGGGAGTGCCCATACGTCTTTTGTAAAGACTGCAAGAAGAAAGAATGTGAACTAAAAAATTTGGGTTAGAAGGGGGATAATAGTTAATGTATTGGACTGTAATTTTTAAGCCGTGTATGGGGCAATTATATTCTCATCACACTGTTGATGGTGTTTATGATAGTGAACGAGAAGTCTTTAATACCAAGAGTACAGATTATACTTGGTATGAAAAGGACGTATTGGAGTTTACTCTTTGTAAGGTACTTACAACAGAAGAATACTTTGAGTATAGGGGTAATAAAGACTTACTTTCTGAAAGAGTTGATATTAAGAAAGAAAATGATGAATTAAAAAATAAAATATCTTTATTAGAAAAAGCCTTAGAATATTGGAAAGAAAAATCTACATATTGGCACGATTTAAGAAAAGACCCAACTGATTTACCAGAAGGGTATGATAAAGAACGTGCCCCGAAATCTTATCTTGTAAAGATTGCATACACAAGTTCTTTAGACGAAAGTGGATTTAGAAATCCTGACGGCAGTTCTGCCACTGTATATTATTATAAGGTTATATGGTGCAGAGCAAAGTATTATTTTGATATTAATAAGGGTGAAAAAGTTGTTGCATGGAGAGAACTTCCTTTATATGAGGAAGAGATAGACGTAGATGAACTTCCAACCCCTGAGAAACCAGCAGGTATGTATCATTGCCCTAAATGTGGTACAGACTTTGACACTTCTTTAATTCTTTGTTCTGACCCACCAAAGGTTAGGTGCCCAAATTGTAATACAAATTTTCCTATTGGAAAGTTAGGAGAGTAATATATGGAAGTAAAATTAGCAATATTTATTATAGTAGTTTTATTAGGAACAATCCCACCTCATATGAGGTTTTGGGAAAACGTAGCGAAAAACAAAGAATTATCTACTGAGTGGACAATTGTATGTATTTGTATCAGTTTACCGATATCCCCTTTGACAGGAATATATCAGATTATTAAGGAAATCTTTAAGAGATAATTATGGACGAATACGAATATTTCTATGATGATGACGCTGATAATTGTGATGTTTGTAATGATAATAGGACTTGGAAGTTAGATTTTGTTAACCATAAAATAAGACTTGCAAAAAAGGATTATCAGTGTGCAGACTGTGGGAAAACTTTGAAAAAAGGCAGTGAGTATATGGACTTTGCCACAAAATATTTGAGAACAAGGTTCTGTATAGACTGTGGAAAGTTGGCTTGCAGTGGACCAAAGGAAATTTAATAAATGTTCAACAAAGATAAATACTTTGTGTACGATAAAACCTATAAAACTTGGATTCATCGTACACCCTTAAAATGTATTCTAAATCCTATCTTACGTAAAGTCCAATTCTGGACAGACCACCCTTATGTAATATATTCTGACGTTGAAATTGAAGATAATGTACCTCACTTTTTGGGGGATGGCATTGGAAAGATTAAAATTATATCAAATTATACTGGTCCAAAAAAGTGGGACTGGATAAAAAAGATATTCCGTTAATATTGTATATATGAGTGAAATAACTAGAATAATACCAGAAGACACTAAACAATACGAAATTAGGTCAGAATTAGAAACAAATGTAGAGAAAAAAGTTCTTGACCTATTCCAGGATTTATTTGTATTAAATATGATTCATAATGGTGGAATAGTCTTTGGTGACAATAGAAAGAAGAAAAATATCAAATTAGAAAAAGCATTAAGAAAATATTTAAACTTAAAATAATGTTTAATAAGATAAACAAAATTTGTTATTTGTTTATATTTATTGACATTATGGAGGTACTATGGCAGATAAAGAAGAATGGACTGTACCAGTAGATAATAGTGAAGACAAGTCTAAAATGGTAATTGTAGTAAGAAAAGACCTTAAAATGCCTCGTGGCAAAATTGCTGCACAGGCAAGTCACGCAGCCGTAGCGGCAGTTATTCAGTCTATATTTGGTGAAAGGATTGATAAGAGTAGTTTTGGAATTGACGGTGAAGGGTTTGAAATTACAAAGCCTACATTTGTTAATGATGCTACAAAGGATTGGCTTATTGGTGAGTTTACAAAAATTTGTGTATGTGTAGAGTCTGAGGAAGAACTTATGACAATATATGATAAGGCAGAAGAGTCTGGTTTAAATGTCTGTCTTATTACAGATAATGGTCATACTGTATTTAACGGTGTACCTACAAAAACCTGTCTTGCAATTGGTCCTTGTTATTCAAGTCAGGTTGACCCTATTACAAAAGATTTAAAGTTGTATAACTAGGGGGTGGAAATGACTTTTATAGAGCCTATGAGTTATGAAACAATACCTAGAAAAGTAGAGGTATTTGTGGTGCCAGACTTTAATAAATTTATATACAATGCTGAAAAACGTAAAGAGTTTCTTGATGAGGTAACTACGTTTGTAAGTACACATTACAAGTATGTTGCAGAATTAAAACGTATGATATGTAGTGATAAAATAGCACTTTATATTCATCGTGGGGTAGACAATGTATTTGCATTTCCTGGGGACTTAATAGTAAAATATGAAAATGGGGATGTTACAAGTTTTAGTGATATAACCTTTTCAAAAGAATTTAGAAAGGTGTAATAGGAGTTACAAATGTATAAAATTATTAAAGTAAATAATTTTACATTAAAACCGAAGAAAGTAAAAGCGGTTTTTATTCCAAGTTATAGGGAATATAGACAAGATGAAAAGAAGTGTGAAAGTTTTAAAAAAGAAATCGAAAAGTTTGTTGGCAAAGAAAGAACTGTAAGATTTATTATAATTTCAACGTCACATGGTCCAGAAACATTATTAGAGATATTATTGAATTGCACCCAAAGTTTATATGTACGGCCAGGTCAATTTTTAATTAAAAATGATAAGGGTGATATAAGTACTTGTAGTGCAGACTGCTTTTTAGATAATTATGATAAGGAGTAATTTATTGTACAAATGCCAATACTAATTAATAACTATGGCAGGAAGAACAGATTTTTATAAGGAATATTTAGAAGATACTTTTACAGACATAAAGTTTACTCCTATCCTAGGAGATAAAGAAGAATATAAATACATTAAAGACATCATTTCAAATATATCAAATGAAAAAGATAATCTTGACTTAGGTAAATTATACTTAGCAGAATATGATATTGAGAGTGAACCTAAAAGTCATTATGTAATTGTTTTATTCGGTGGACTGAATGGTTCAGGAAAATGGCACGATTACTTTGAAACATTTATAAAAACATTTGACGTACTTGATGAAAAATGTGGAAACTGTTGGCTAATCGAATTGACCAATGACTGTGCAGACGACGAATATACTGCATATGTTGGGGTAGAAATTCCTAAAAATTTAAAAGAGTCTGTATTCCATAGAAATAATGTACAACAATTTCTACAAGACTTTTTAGACCAATTATCAGCAAAAGTAAATGAGGGACTTCCTACAAATGAGTTTTTTGATAAATCCAAGTAAATAAGTCTTCTAATGACTCTTTCTTTCTTACCAATACTTTTACTTTTTTAGGGTATTCTTTAACTTTTACACCGTCTATAGTATAAGGATAATATCTACTAGGATTAAATCCTACTTTATGATTATCATTAGACCTATTAAGGTAAGCAGTTTTTGCAAATATTCTGTCACCGTCCCTACCTAAAACAATAATAATATCAATCCCAGGCTCTAATAAAACTCTAAAACAAACTTTACTTAAAGAAAGAAAAGTCTTATCCTCTCGTTTTACTTTTTTTACACCTATCTCAAAAATGTTTAATTTGTCTACTGTATTTTTTGCTTTCAGTATAGCACCTTGTATATCGTCTATTGTATAATCATGACTTTCACCGTCTATATTATTGTTAATATTTTGTAGTAGGTGATTTGTAAGTTTTACATTTGAAATTTTAAGATTTCTTATGAAACTACGAGCCATCTCCATAATATTGTTAGGCATTTCTACGTCTATATGGTATAGTGTGTCACCTGTTGAATTGACGTGTTTTGTATTATGTGTAAAATGTTCTTCCATAAAAAATTAGTTTTTTTAAAAATGTGTTAATATATTATAGTAAATGAGTTAGAAAATTGCCACATCTTTAGTGTGGTAAATGAATGGCTCTAAAGTTAGAATTCTCAAGTTCTAACTATTTATCTATAACGATTGCAAGCCGTTGGTAGCTTGCTAACAGTTTTGCGATTCAGCAAAACGATGTACGCACGGAAGGTGCGGAATGTGTCGTAGAAATTCAGAAGGTTCTCAGCAAGCTGAATTTCCGACCTGCTTCTTCTGGGATGAAAAGCCCAGTAATCTTTTTGTGAACATTTACTCACAATTTGGTAACGGAAGAACAAATAAGAGTACGAAAAGCAGAAAACTTTCTGCAATCGTGAAAAGCTCTAGAATGTTCTACATCTTTAGTGTGGAACAGACTTCAATAGATAAGTTAAGGTAATTAAGAGGTTCGATTCCTCTACTTATCTAAAGCTTGTTGTTAAGGACAGCAGCCTGAGGGTAACGGTGAGATGTGGACAAGGGGCCGTGAGAGTAGGGTAAAAAATTAGGGTGTTCCCATAAAGTAGTCTAAAGGTTATGGGGTGTACCTATGGCGGAGAAAGTGAGGTTTAAATCGTACCCACCACTGAGCTGGTTCATGTCGTCCTTGAACGTAAGGTTTGTATTTAAGATTTTGTTTTTATTCCTTACACAAAATAAATCAAAATCTTTGGAGTATCTGTGTTCGATTAGGTGAACAAACTTTAGAGGTTCAACTCCTCTCAGATACATAAAATCAATGTGGACTTCCTATATTCAGAGGATAGTTACCACTCAAACCTGGATTCAAAATGGGAAGGGTGAGAGAAAAATGGTAGTGCTATTGACAAACATTGATTCATTATATACGGAATATAGGGTATATTGTCGCTAATGGAAGTGAGTAGGAACATTCAGTAGCTCACCCAGTGCGGACCCCGATGCACGAGACAATTACAAAGTAATAGATGATAGACAACGATTAGGGGTAAACTGAATGCAAGACGGTTTGCGTTGTGGGGATACTGCATAATATATCCTATATATATATTGTGGGTATAGTACTTCTCGGAGGCACCCAGAGCGAGGTAAGTGTGGCAAACCTGTGGATAGTTTCCACCGTATGGCTTTACTAGTAGCAACGATAAACGTGGGGGTCTCGGTAAGGGCATCACCAAATTAATCTGCGTAACTAAGTGAGTTTTTTAACATTTCTTTGGACTAAAAGAAAGTCTAGTTCGTCACTAGAGGTGATACATTTTTAATGTATTGAAGACATAGGTTTGAAATTGACCTTTCGATGGTGTATGTGTTAACTGCCAAGACTTAAACAATTTCAACTCTTTTTGTTGACGAAGAGTAATAAATGTCGAAGCTAGGTAATAATAGTACAGTTACTTGGTGAAAATCCTAATAAAGGTAGGGAATTACGGAAAAGAAACACAAACCCTAGAGTCTGCCTCCGTAAGCTGTAGGACTCGATTGACCCTATCTGGGTATATAGGGCAAAATCACAACCAAGAGAAACTACGTTGTAGGAACCTCTTGAGAATAGCAAAACTACCCTATTCGAGAAATCGAAGAAAAATGTACTAAAGCCTCTTTGAATAAAGGGGCTTTCTTTTATGGCCGCATCGTCTACGTTGGTTAGGACACCACCCTCTCAAGGTGGGAAACGGAGTTCGACTCTCCGTGCGGCTATTTTTTTATTAAGAGGTTTATTTATGGGATTAGGGAAGTTTTTTAGTAAATCTAAAGCAAAGTCAATTGAAGTAAATGGTGTAAAATACTTGGCTCCTAAAGATGGGGTTTGTTCTATTAAGGTTGAAGAAGGAAAAGTATTTGTTAATGGGGAAGAGGCAACAAAAGAAATTATAGAAAAATCTCCTGAACCAAAAACATCTTCTAAAGACGGAATCCATTTTGATGAATTGAAAGTAGTATTTAATGGTGTAGAGAATACTAAAGATAATACCATAGATACTGACTTGGAAAAAATAGATATTGAAGTTAATAGTTATAAGTTTGAAGACGTAATGGATTTAGATATTATATCTAGAGGAGACATAGAGATTTTTGGTAATGTTAATGGAACTATAAACACAGAAGAAACATTAACTATTCACGGTAATGTAACTCTCGATAAAACAGACATTATTAAAGGAAGTGGTATTTACGTTGACGGTAACCTTATTCAAATATTAGACATTAACAAAAATTGTCAGAATCAGAATGGAGTATTCCTAGAAGGTAACTCACTTGACGTAACAAAAGACCTTATTGCAAATGTAAAATATGATAGTGGTGAGGCTGATAGTATTCATGTAGGTGGTAATTTTATAGGTAAAATTTCCGATACGGCACCTACAATTAACGATTGGGCAGATATTACTATTGAAGGTAAAGCAATTGGTGAAATACATACTACTACTCAAGGTGAAATTAGAATAGGAAAAGAGGAAAAGTAATGAAGTATACCTGGACAGATTATTATGGCAATGTACGTAATACATACGGCAATGCGGGTGACGGAGAAATAATTGAAGTTGATAAATATTTTCTAGAACTTATCTTTGGAAAAGATAATGTTCAAAGAGTTACTTCTAAAGCAGGACAAATTAAAGGTGGGGATTGGGTTTGTACTGATAGTTTAGGAAGAAAAATATATATTGATGTTAAAGGTGACCATTACCCAAATTCCACAAATATCTTATTAGAGGCTATGGATGGGTATGGTCATAGTTGGTTACAGACTACTAGCAAAATGCAGCATATCACACATTATATTCTTTATATAAGATATAACGCAACTGCCGACTCAATTACTGCGTCTTTAATAGACTACGAGTATCTTACTAAAATATTTGTTTATACAGACCTTTATAAAGACAGAGTTTTATATCATATTGGGGATAGAACAATAGGGAACTATTTTAGAGAAGATGAAATTCCATCTACTCCCAAGTTTTATCCAGAATTAGGAAGAGTTGTAAAACCTTTAGTCAGAACTTTAAAAGTATTAAAATCTGACTTCCCTATAGAAATACAAAATAAAATAAGAAAATACACAGAAAATAAACACACTATGGCAGACTTTAGGAAATACTTTAATTATAGTATGTTGGACGAACCTAATGATAAAAAAGAACTTAAAGAAACATTAGGTATAGAAAGTTCTGCCGCGAAAAGAGTATTATCTAAATATGAAGCTGAACAAATTTGGGTAAAAATGACTAAAAAACATAATGAAGTTTTTTGTCAAATTTAGAAAATTTTGTTAATATAATAACATAATTGGGGTTGGTAATACCTGTCAATCAAATTACTGTCTCAACATAGATTTGTATGGTTTTATTCTATTTGTTGAGATGCTCACAAACTATACGGGTCACCGATAACAGAGAGTTCGCAAACGTACTACCCAGAGAAAGGTACTTGGAGTGCTACCCTATCGGCTCGCCTTAGTAAGAGATAGGGAACTTTTATTCTAAAAATAATAAGGAGCTAAGAATGAAAACTTTAACTTTTCCAAAGTTTATTATTGGTTGTGCATTAATGGTATTGTTACTTGGAACAGTTTCTTTGTTCTCTAGTTGTACAAAACATCAGGCACATTCAATTGCAGTTTGGGGAAACGACATTGCACAAGAGTACAGAGTTCAAGACGTTGATAATCGTTTGTACAATTATCAGTGGTTCTATGACCAATATAATGCTTGTGTCGCAACTGCCAACAACGTAAAGATTCTTGACGGTGAAGAACGCAAGGGAACACTTATGGTACTTAATAATATGATTTCTGAGTATAATTCTAAATCTAGTCAGACTATTGATGCTGCACTTTGGAAAGCCAAAGATTTACCACATCAATTAAGTCTTAGTGACTTTGGATTATATAACAGATAAAATATATTGGAGGCTAAAAATATATGAAAAACTTTAAAAAACTTATTGCATTCACAATTACAGTATTTATCGTATTATCTTCTTGTAGTGCAGCTGGATGGGGTGACCTTTTTAGTCCGTCTGAACCTTCTGCACAACAGAAACAGACAAACGCACAGAAAGAAAACTTGGACTCGGCAGTTACCGCTTATCCAACCCCACAGGTTCGTAACTTTGTAGAACGTAAAACTATTACTGAGTGGACTAAACGTTGGGATAAACCAAGTGTAGTAACATATTGTTATGTATTTATCGGTGCTACTCCTATTGGATATTTTATTACTAACGGAAAACCTGCAAGTACACAGTCTTATCTTATCCCTGAAACAAGAGTTGAGGGTGGACATGATTTGGGTGAGAATTATGGTGATATGATTGTTGAAAGTCCTGACCTTGACGGTTGCTATGGTGCCAATAATCCTGGATATCGTTTCTTCCTTGCAAATGGTACTGCAGTTGAGTGTTCAGGTACAATGGTTAGTATGATTTATTCAGATGCACCATTAAGTTTGAAATGCCCAATTATTGAAAGTATTAAATAAATTTTTGTGTGATAGGAAAGCACACAAATAAAATCCACAAATACGTGGTACGGAAATAGGGCATCTTTACCCCTACACAAAAAGATATCCGTAGACACTGCTTTGCCCTATGCTGAAGGTGTCGAGTTCTTGCTTTGTAGGCAGCAAGGATACAGTACAACAGTTCTAAAACAACCTAATAGTCGATTAAAACTACGACGATAAACTTTCCATTTAAGTTTTACTGACCACCTAGAAATAGGTGGTCTTTTTATTTAAGTAATCTAAAAATAACTAAGTAACTATTATGAAATTAAAATACTCGATTGTTAAAATAGACTCAATTACAGATGATATTTATGTAAGGTCTTATGGACAGAATGTCTTTGAATTCCATAAACAAGACTTTAATGGTGACTGGCAAAATATAATAGGAGAAGAATTTAATCTTGACCCTTGTACAGCTGCTGACCTTAGTAAACTTGAAATGTATGGTAATGAGGCACATAGTGTAAATTACTCATTAGAAGATAAGTTAAATTGGTATACCTTTGCAAGAAATAAAATAAGAGATGACCTTTTTAATAGTAATGAAAGGCTTGCAGAACTAGATACTTCTAGAGCTATAGAAATTTATAGTAAAGATACTATAAACAGTTCTTCTAACTTATATACATTCTTTACTAAAGTTCCTTACTCTAAAATGGGTAGTTCCCCTAAAATAGATTTATCAGGTATTAAAATATCTGATAATTTTATTGAAGAAGGTAAGGACGGTAATTTATATGACGGTACAAATTCTTTTGATAGGTTTGTAAGACTTTATGAATTAGGACTAGCAAAATATGTAATTAAACTTCCTAATTTCCCAAAGAACTTAAAATCACTAATACAAACCTTTTATAACCTGCCGTTACTAGAGGATATAAATAATATAGACTTTTCAAATGTTATAAAATATGATAATACATTTTACAATTTAAGTTCATTAAAAGACTTATCAAGTGTAGATTTATCAAATGCAATAAAAATTTCCTATTTAGTTAATAATTGTCCTAATATAGAATATTTACCAAAACTAGATAATCTTAATGCTACTTCTATAAAAGAAATGTTTACTAATGGAGGCCTTCTTGTAGAAAATGCAGGGGATATAAATATATTATCTGAAGAAGGAACAGTATCTTATTTGTTTGGAGACTTTAAAATAAAAAATATTGGAGATATTAATATAAAAGGTAGCTTAATTGGACCCCTAATAGGTGGATGTTCAGAACTTGAAAAGATAGGAAATATTGAATTAGGTAATATAACTATAACGAGTTATAGTGACAATAATAATAAGATTATATCTAATAGTTATGTTAAAAAAGAGGTAATAGACTCTATATTAGAAATTGGGGATATTCATATTAAAGAAAATACGTCTACTCTAGGGGTTGATATATTAGATTTACCTAAGAGTTCTGTCAAAGTTGGTGATATAATAATTGATAATAATCTAGGTTATGATATGACTATTTTTGCAAAATATGGTGCAGTAGGAAATGTTATTGTTCATAATTCTACTAACGACTCTACTATCTTCGTTGCTGCTGAAGAAGTGGGAGTTTTTTCAATAAATGATGGTAATGGTAAGGCAAGAATTAATAATACTGTAAAAAAAATTAAAGCTTTTCCTTACTATAAAACTTCTGGGAAATATGATACTGTTAGTTCGAGTGGATTCGAATATTGGTTTGATTATATCCCCACTCCAACTCAATATATCAAGAGTATTGTAAATAGTCCAGCAGATATTAGTAGACATATTGCGACACCTAATAAAAATTATAAATCTATTATACCTTTATCTGACATTATAACAGTTAACCCTGAATACCCATATAATTTTAAGTTGAAGTCGTATTCTATTAAAGCAGAAGATGGATATTCTTATGATATACCAGCATCCAAATTTACTAAAACAAATATTACAAATGTTAATTCTATTAAACTTGTAAAAATTGATGACTCTACAATTGGTTTAGACTTAGACTTAGAAGAGGTTATGGACGGTTCTACATTAAGTTTCTCGCATGTAAGTGGTCTAAATGTAGACTTTATTGCAGATATAGACGGACAAGAATTTTATGGTCGAACATATTTAATATTAAAGGGTACCATAGACTTTGAAGTAACAGAAGATATATCATCTAATTTCTATATTGAGTATGAAGAAGATGAGAGTCCTATAGATAATAATATAGAATAAAAATAAAAAGGTTGCCAAAGGCAACCTTTTTTGGTTCTATTAGTAAATAGAGTTGCTTGTTAAACAGCAACTGACTACTACGTAAGAAAACTTGGGCACAATTAAATGCAGTTATTTTTTTGTAGAAAATTTACAACCTCAGGGTCTGTATACTCATTGACACAAAAGTTTTTTTGAGGATGTTCTTTTTTATATTGTACTGATTCTGTCAAACTCATAACGATATAGTCACTCTCTTTTCTTGTGCAATTATCCCTTTTTTCTATTATGTCAATAATATTACCAATGTTATCTTTTTGTATAACTGCCAAATAAAGTTCGTCTAATTTATTCATACTTTACCCCCATTTTCGTCTACTAATATATTAACACATTTATAAGATTTTGCTAAAATTATTATTAAAATTAAATTTGAAAAACAACATTATTTACTGACAAAGCCTTTATTTTAAATTATATTGTGATATAAGGTCATTTAATTTTTGTTCGGCAGTCCAAGTCCCCAATGTACCCCAAAACTCTTGTTCACTCTCGTATATTATACTAGGAAATAGTTCTGTAAACGCAGGGTTTATAAATCTATCTTGAAGTATTATTATTTGTGGAAGAATCTTTTTTGGTAAAAGTTTTATAAGTCTTTCCAGCTCTTGACGACCATAGTATCTGTCTTTTTCATTCAAAGTATATAAAAAGTATTTATTAGGGTTTTCAAATGCTTTTATTAAGTACCCATTGAATAAATAAATTCTTTCTAACATTTCCTTATAAACTTTATCTTGGGTAATATCATTATGCACTATTTTAAAAGAACCTACCTTATACCCTATTTCAAGAGTATGATATTTCTCAGGGTTTGGTAACTCTACAGGAATAAATTTCATATTACTAATATTTTTAGCAAAAGTACCATTAAATAATTCCACTGCTGCATGAAAACCTTCACCGTGTAAATTATCTACAGGCCCTTTAGACCTTAGTTTTAATACTTTTGCAAATTCGTGACCCTCACATGCAGAACCAATACACATTAAGGACTCTATCATTTTTCATATCCACTTTTTTTAGGAAATACTCTTTCAAAAAAAGCCCTTATAAAAGGAACATATTCTTCTTTTGTACCAGAGTCATTAAAACAGAGTATAGGTAATTCATGAGAAGTTATTAACTTTTCAAGTTCTTCAAGATTATGCCCATTACAACTTAAATATTCACCTAATGTATTTTCTTTCTTACGTCTTGTATATTGCCTACTTAATATCTGATAGTCAGTATACATATATTGATTTACATTTTTATCAAGGTCTCTAAATCTTGTTGCATATAAGTCAGTTCTACCATATTTATCCAAAAAATTTACAAGTTTTTCGGCAGTAGACTTTCTAAGACCTATCTGATAATGAGCCTGTTTTAAGAACTCCATATTTATGGGTGCACCAGGTGCTTTACGATATTCGTCTAAGTCTGTTCTCCAACCGTGTTCTTTGTCATAAAGTTCTTTTGCATTATCATATGAACGTTTTACAAGCTTATGGAATGAGGATTCTAAATTATCAAATGATTTGTACTCTACTATAGGGTTTCCATTCTCGTCAAAAAAGTCTTCTGGCTGCAATGGTTTATATATAAAGGTGTCGTCATTACCATAAATAAAGTGTTCCTCAAGCCCAGGGATTTTATGTAAAAATAATTCGATTGTAGAGCTATTAAATGTAGGTAAATATTTTGAGGGAATAAAGTCTTTATGAGTTATAACTTTTACTTTCTTGGTATTTAACCAATCTGGAACTTGAGATTCAGTGGCTACTAAAAGATAAAGATTATTTATCCAAGGCATATTTTCAAAAATGCCCCGGAAAATACATTTTAATGTTCCGAAATCTCTAAATCGGCACTTTTCAGTGCCAATAGAGTTATCTGAATATTTATTATACTCTTTAATCCACTCAGGGTCAGAGTTATCTACATATGGAAATACATAATCTATTTTGAAATCATACATATTAAATTAGGGTTCAATAATAGACTCCAAATCTAACATTACTGACCAATGTAAGTGTGGACCAGTAGATATTCCTGAACCTCTGCGTCCTCTTACACCCCCTGACCAACCAATTTCTTGTCCTTGTTCTACATATACCCCCTCTTTTACAGAAGTAAAAGATAAATGTGCATATATAGATTTTGTATGGTCATAATGTATAATTTCAATATATCCACCATATGTTGGATGTCCTTTCCATTTTGAACCATTATAATAAGACGGATAAACGTTTTTAACATACCCTGCTTTACAGGCATAGATAGGGGTTTTATCAGGAACTGGGAAGTCCAAAGAATTATGATATACTGCATTAGTAATTTGACCACCACTATTAGGGTCAGATATACTATCTCTTAGTTTATCACCAGAAGAAATTACCCCTCTATACTTATCAGGTAATGGAAACTTACTGTATTCTATTTCAAAAGTATGTTTTATCGGTTCATTTATCGGCTCAATTTCAAGATTATTAGTAGATATAAGTTCAGTTATCGGCTCATTTATCGGCTCAATTTCATTTGCATTTTCAGTGGGATTTATACTTGATTTTTTACAGCTGATTAGTAATAATAATACTAATGTACAAATAATTTTTAATTTTTCCAAATTACTTCCTCTGCAATAGACGAAAACTGATTAGAAAAGTTAAGTACTTTAGTAAGATACCCATAGTCTGTATTATCTATAGGATTCCAACCTTTATACCATTCGTCTTTATATTTTTTAAAGTGTCCTATTCCTGTGTTATATGCAATTATACAATCTGAATAAGATATTCTAGGTTCTTTTCTTAAATAATATGCTTGTTGTTTTAAATTCCATAATCCCACTTCTATGTTAAGTTTAACGTCAAACATATCGTCCAATTCATAATTTGTTCCATTCCAATTATTATAATCTGTTAGTCCGTCTGGGCAAATTTGTAAAATCCCTGTTGCCTTAGTACGTTTATTTCTTGCAGAAGAAATAAATCTGCTTTCTTGTGCCCCCATTCCAAATACATACTTATTGGGAATATCATATTTTTCACAACCGTCTATAATACACTCATAGATAAAAAGTGCTTCGGTATTAGAACATTTATGTTTAGATATTTTTTTTATAAGACTAATAGTTTCTTGTTTAATATTATCACCATAATTAACAATTTCTTTGATAGGCTCGGTGGAAGTTTCAATAACTACTGTAGTAGGTGTTTCTGCATTGATATTTGCATTAGTAACAGTACGATAATTAAACACCATACATAATACAATAATTGCAGTTAGTAGTAATTCTGTTAAAATAGCAGTAACAAATAATATGTCATTGTTGTTTTTCATTACTTTATCCCTATAAACAAAAGTGCCTTAATAAAGGCACTTTTTAAATTTAGAGAGAATTTAATCTCTCTAAATTAGTCCCACATTTTAACGGTTACGTTCTTTTTTAAACTGTTCATAAGAAGAGATGTATTTCAAAACGTTTTCTGACCAGCCATTAATGTGTACGTAGTTGCAAGAGTTGTTGTAACCAACACCGTTTTCATATGTACCTACATTGATAATGTAACCATTACAGCTACTTGGAAGGCTGTCCAATTTTACAGTTGTTCCATTTCTCCAAGAACGTCCAGAACCGTCAGAGTTTGTTTGTTCGTCTGTTACAATAATAACACGTGCAGGATACTTTCCATTATGAGATTCCTTATAGAATCTAATTGCGTCATTTGTACAGTCAATAACTGAAGTTCCACCACTTGGTGCCCTACGAACACAGTCAATTAATGCAAACCCTTTTCTACCACTTGGTACAACTTGTGTTTGTTCCTGGAAAGTGTAGATAATTGATTTATTACAAACCCCACGGATAATTGCACCCATTGCTGCTGCAACGTCTTGACAAGTTGTTTCACTTTTATTAGAGAGAGGACTTCTCATAGAACCAGAAGTATCAAGTAATACTACTGTGTCACCCTCTAATTTTTCCATAGAGTCAATAGACTCAAGTAACTTTGTTTCCAATACATCTTCTAACTGAGGCGCGTATCTTGCAGCAGTTACAAGTTGGAATGGCAAAATTTTTGACATACTTGCAGAACTAATTGCAGAACGAATATTATCTTCGTCTACTTTTACAGACTGCATATTACGAAGGTTACGGATAAGTGCTAATGCACCAAGTTTGTTGAAGCCTTTCTCAGTTTTTTCAGTCAACATACGAGTCCAAAACTCTTTCTTTTCATCAGGAGTATGACAATTTGTCAATCCTACTTCCCAAGTGTCAGGGGTTGCCAAATTACCATTGATTGCTCTACCCCAAAGAGCTTCCATTTCTGCATTTTCTGGTTTTGGATGAGTCATCTTGATTACAGTCTTAAGACTTACATCATATCTATCACCACGATACTTTGCCAACTGATATTCGTCGAATTTTGGCAACGCTTTTTGAATACCCTTTACGATACTCTTTGGTACAGTGTGTTTGTTTTTAACAATATGACCTGTTGAATCTTTCCAATCTGTAGACCAATAAAGCGACAAAAGTTCAGACATATCGTCAACACGAGTGATAGTATTTGCTACGTCTTCTGCAGTAAGATACCCATTTTTTGCCATATTTACAAGAAGGAACAATGGCATATGACGAAGTTTATTATCTACCTTTGCTTCTTTTAATACAGAACGTGCCTGTTCAGGTGTAACTTGACCCATATATTCTTTAATACGGTCAGCAATACTTACGCCATCTTCATAGAAAGTGTCTTCCCACAAAAGACAGTTGATAGCAGAACGTTGCAATTTTTCGTAAGCAGTAAGTTCACGAATCTGATTTCCATAAGCATTAGGACTTGTTTTCTTTACATTTGTTTTACTCATTTTAACACTCCTTAAAGGTAATTTATAATAAAAAAGGCAAGATGCTTTTAGACATCTTGCCTCAATATTCGTTTTTGAAATAAAAACTATTTTAAATAACTATATTCATAAATAAAAATTGAAGCAAAAAGGTGAAAAAACTTCTATAAATACCAGCTAAGTAAGTCTTTTCTACAGCATTCAAATTATACAAATTTAGTTTTGTTATTCAAAATGCAACTTCTGAATAACTTATAATTATATATTAACACATTTTTTAAAAATGTGAAAAATATTTTTTAAGGGTTGATGGAATTGAACCACCTCGCATTTACAAGAGGACTTCCTCTTTAAGTAAACTCCTTGTCCGTTAGGAACCCTTATCAAAAAGCAGGTCTACGAGGAGTCGAACCTCGAAGTCGGAGCCTATCCTTATCGTGTTTAAGTACTTTTCACTTACACATAGGTAGTATGTTTGCGATACCTTCCTACTCTTTGTGGCTACAGCTGATACCCACATACCCTCGGAGCCTGTCACTCTCCAACATTGTGACTAGACCTAATGGATTATACAAGAATCGAACTTGTCTGTACTCAACCTTTCCACTATCGGCTTTAAGTTGAGCCTCACCTTAAGATAACCCTTGGGAGTCTGGTTTTTCGTCGCCAAAGACTAGTGCCACGACTATTTGGTTTTTCAGAACTCCACTTCTGTGGATAAGGAAAACTTTTGGTTCTCCACTGAACTGTGTGTAAAGTTTTTACACTTGATACCAACAAACAATATTTGTGTTTGCCCAGACCGTTACAAACAAAAAATTTGGACACTTCGAGCTCTTCCCTACAAAACCTAGTTTTAATGAATCCTTACTATACTCCTAAAAACTAAACGCCTTAAAAGTTAATTAGTTTCAGCAACTTTTCAATGTGTCCTTTCCAGTTTTTTCTGGGGTTCGTAAAGGCATACGACTGCCACACCCAGCGTTGGAGTTCTTAGTTAACCTCCGAATTGAACGGAGAACGTTCACTTTAATAGTAAACGTGGTCCAACATACCTGTTAACTATCAGACTTTAGTCTTAGTTGGGGCTACCCAATTAAAATAACTATAGTCTATACTTAAATATTAACAACTTTTTAAATATCTTTTAGAAAAATCCGAAGTTTTTCTTGTCCTTATCCAAAACCAATTATTTTTTCAAATCTCGTTTTAGTCCAGATAAGTCTTATAACTGTCAATTCAGTAGCTTGCATTTGGTAAAACTTTCTACCTCTATTCTTCATAGAGTAACCATTGTAAAGGCCTTTATGATAATTAAGGCGTGCAAGCTCCTTAATTATCTGATGTCTCGGATTGTATTCATCCCGCCTTATAATGGGCTCATACTTCTTTTCCCCATTTACTCTTAGGTATTCACGCTACCTAAACTAACCAACGGGTTTAGAGTTTTCCTTCTCACTTGTATGAGTTTTACTTCTTCATACCGAAGTGGTAAAGTGCCAAAACACTTCTACCATTTCTCTGTTTCTGTAAAAACAGAGAAAAATATTGGGGAGCCACGGAGTCGAACACGCATAGTTCTTGTATTAAACTTCATTAGATTATTAGGCCTTCAACATATCTAAAACGAACAACCTGTTTACATCAGGTTACAACTTGCCGATAGTTGTCAGACACCCCATGATGTGGGTAGTAGGATTCGAACCCACAATCTTGAAGTTCGTAGCTTCACGAGTTATCCAGTTTCTCTATACCCACGAAAATAGTTCGGGCGGTAGGATTCGAACCTACGGAATGACGGCTCCAAAGGCCGTTGCCTTACCAGCTTGGCTACGCCCGAGTAAATTTCGCAGTTCTTAAAAGTGTCTTACTGTTAGTTTTGTCTTTTAAGAACAACTTGTGGAACTAGGTTTTAATAGTCTGTATTATCTAACCATTATAAAACCGTTTCCTTTTAATAACACTGAGAGGATTCGAACCTCCTACCAATTGCTTAGAAGGCAATTGCTCTATCCAAATGAGCTACAGTGTCATAAAAATTAGAACTTTTAAGAGTCGGATGTAGGACAATCTATCGGATTCTTTTTCTCAGTCCCCAACTCTCCAAACTCTTTTGAGGTCAATATCGTAGTTCCGCAACTCGTTAATTGACTCCTTTTAGCATAAGGATTTCCCTTAGCGTCATTACCCTTTTCAGGTGAATCTCTATTTTTTATATGCAAAGAAGAACTACTTCCCTCTGTATACTGTTAGCTGAGTAGTACACTGCACTCGGCAGTCTTCATTCTCAGTGAGGTAGGGGTGTCTTATTAAGTGCTTAACTCCAATTACCGCACTCTTTGCTTTCAAATGTTCTAGGATTACCACGTTATCCACTATTTCTAGTTTCGTTCCCGTACCTAGTTTGGAGGAAGTTCTATACCCCCTATGGTTTTGCTTGCCAAGTGTAGGACTCGAACCTACTGTTTGATACAAACTACATGTAGTGATAGTAAATCTATCTTAGTGTTACCACTCACACACTTGACAAAAGTGGGCCATCTTGGATTTGAACCAAGGACCAAGGGATTATGAGTCCCCTGCTCTAACCACTGAGCTAATGGCCCAAAAATTTGGTCAATTCGTCCGTAACTCGGTATAACACCTAATTTCCTCTGCGTCCCAGCTCGAGCATGCAGTGTAAGTAACCCTCTCACCGATTAGCCCCCATTACAGTTGACCAAATTGTAATGCCGTGAGAGTCCAGCGACTAAGTTTTTACTTTGGTAAAAAACCTTAAACTACCTTTTGATTTTAGGACTGTGCTCTTTACGTTACTCTCTCTACATTATCTCGTAGCGAGTACTTCACACTTTATCTGCCCAGGTTACACAAACTATCAAACGAACCTTCGCTTTTCCTTCCCAAAACTTTGAAAATAGGGTCGAGCCTTTCTTATTTGAATTCTTAAACCTCTTAAAGAATAGGGATGTTCCGATTTCAGAACAACCTTTCCACCACCAAGTTTCATTAATACTTAAAAAATGGGCAAGCATTTTCAATTATATAATTGACGCCTTACTTTGTTTAAGTTAAGTAGGACGACTTAACCCCATTTCTTTGAAGGAAGCTTCAAGAAACTTGGAAACAAATACCTTAATCACCCTATCGTGAGTCGAACACGAATCTACAGCTTAGGAGGCTGTCGTTCTATCCATTAAACTATAAAGTGTCAACTGTTTTACTGTTGAAAACAGTAAGAAAAGTCAAAGTGTTTGACACCTATACAACACCTTAAGGTTTGAAACGGCACACCACCGTTTCTTGGGGTAGGAGGCGTGCTTGCTTAGTACCCCACCCTTTCGATAGCCAAGTCATAAGCAAGACGTAAACTCTGCTATCCATGTTTTACCGACTAAAATTGGACCTGGGGAGAATTGAACTCCCGTCCAAACTAAATGTTCAAAAGTGAACTTTTGTACATGCTTAAACCAAACATTGAGTCGGTGTTTGATAACCCGTTTTACCCTAGTAAAATTCATAACAGTATACAAGGTTCTCACTGTTCTCTTTACTGCTACTAGAGGGTAGTTTCGTCGCCCAAAAATCCTAGTACCCACACCTTGGAAGTTGAACGGTTGAAATCACTGTTTCAACAACTCTTATGTTATGCTGCCATAGCATAAGAATCTTCGTAACTGTTAGCGTCGTTTACTTACGTTCCTTTTTAGGGAAGGATAACCACTTGCATGATTCACTAGATACTAATCTAGCTGTCGAAACCTTTACAGGCCCATTTTGAAATCCAACACTCATGAAGTCATAATTGACTAGAGTGTCGCCTCTAGAGTTAACTAGAGTGGAAACCTTCAGATAAGCGGTAACAGTTTCACACGCATTTCAAAAATAAAATCCGCTTTTGCGTTTTGCCCAAGACGGGAATCGAACCCGTACGCCCTTAACAGGCCCATGATTTTAAGTCATGTGCGTCTACCAGTTCCGCCACCTGGACATTTGACAGTTATTAACTGTCAAGTAATAATATATTAACAACTTTTTTAACTTTTTACATAAAAAATTAAATTTTTACATAAAAAAAGCTTAGGCACCGTTAAGACACCTAAGCTTAAAAATTCATAATTAAAGTATTTACCTTAATTTACAGAATTTAGGTGTCTATGAGAGATACGTAATTGTCTTAATATTTGTCTTAAAGTTAAAGTCTTCATAAACACTCTGTCTCCTTATTAAAGTAAATCCAACTATACAGTTGGTATTATATAATTAGTTATATTTGGTCAAAAAGAAATTCTCAATTTCTAGTCCCCGACCAAAGGGACAAGAAATTGAGTTGGTCTTGATTTTGATTTAATAACAAAATCCTAAACAACTTAATCATGTGGGTTTTGATTTACTAACAATTCCCTAACAAAAAAGATAGTAAAAGGCGAAACAACCGATACTGTGGGACTCGAACCCACTTAAGTTTGATTAGCATTCAAATGATTAACCTATAATCTAAGTAAGTCATTTCTGCAACATATCTTAAAGCCTCTTGAGAGAATCGAACTCTCACTTCAACCTTGGGAAGGTCACGTACTGCCATTATACGAAAAAGACAAAAGAGGTAAAAATGAGTCAAAGTGTTACTCGTTACCACATCAACAGATAGGAGTCGAACCTAATTTAAGTAACTCTAACTCTCAACACTCTATGTTTATATATTAACGCATTTTATTTATACTGCATTAACTTTTTTACTTCATTTATTGACTCGTCTAAAGTATCAAAAAACCTAAAAATAGTTTCATATTTAATACAAGTTAAATACTTTGTAGGTGTTTTCCATACTTCAATATGACCATACTTGTATAATAATTCCCAGCCGTTATACATATCCTTACCTCTTTACTCCACCTAACTTATCTGCCCAAGCTTCCCAAGGTTGTTTATAATATGGAAATCTGTATACTCTATGAACAAGATTTCCGACTAGGGAAGGTAGACCGATAATAATAAGATAAAATGGCCCGAGAATTCTAGATTGAATTTGGTGACCATGTTCGTGGTTTACCATTTCTACATCTTTACCATACAGTCTATCTGCAATAATATAGTTTCCTAAAGAAACTGCAGAACGCCAAAAACTATTATGATAGTAAATTGTTACCACTTCACCGTCATTTGTATCACATTTCAATTTTTTAGAATGTTTTATAGTACAAATAAGACCTATTATGTTTTGTGGTAATTGCCAAATCCATAATAAAAAATATTTCATATAGAGTTAGTTTATTATTACAATAAGACTATCTCTGTATGTTTGCCGTAAGGTGGAATCGAACCACCGACACATGGATTTTCAGTCCATTGCTCTACCATCTGAGCTATCACGGCATAAAAATTAGAGAGCAAGAGGTGTACTTAACTTAAATATCCCCCACAAAAACTCTATTATTAAAGTTCTTGTGGAGGGAATCTAAGTATTTTAAATACTTAGCATCTCTAAAATTGGGTACTAGAAGAATCGGACTTCTATCTTACGGATATGAGCCGTAGGTTCTAACCATTAGACTAAGTACCCTTAAAGGGTGCGGGAGGGGAGTTGAACCCCCATGAGTGAACCCACAATCCACCGTCCTACCGTTGAACGACCCGTACATTGGAAGTAGGGGGACTCGAACCCCCGACATTCTGCGTGCAAGGCAGACACTCTAGCCAAAACTGAGTTATACCCCCAGAAATTGAGTCAATTAAGAGTTATAATTTGCCTAACTTCCCTCGGTAATGTTGTCGTACGCCATACCAGACTCAAGTTTTTTCTCACTTTCACTCATTTCTTAAAGGTGCTTCCGAAGTGAGCTCGTTTAAACCTTTTTACCTACTCCACATAATCCCAGGATTGCAACTTCCGTGTTAACTTTGTTTCAGTTCAAAACGTCATAAATTTGCTCGATGTCTCTAGTAAACTTTGAGTGCTCGATTGCCCACACTCACTCTCCAATTTTTAATTGGTAGGTCTAACGGACAAATATCCTGCCTAAAAATTTTCAACTTCTTAACGTGCTCGCCTTTGACTAGAACAGTCTTGCTGCACTCGGCTTGAACTCTCCGACCTGACCCTTTGTTTCTGATGTTATCTCGTATCCGTCAATCGCCTTCAGGATTTTTATTTTTTACCATTTTTAATTGCTTTTTCAATGGTTTCTTTTTTCATACCCTCTTTCTTTGCTTTTTCAAGTAAAGAGCGGAGTTTAGAGTTATATTGTGGGTTATCCCCACCCTCAACAACAGCTGTTGTTATCTCTTTACTCAATTTAGAATAAAGAGCCGACTTTCTTGCGTCATTTTTTGATTTAGACGCACCAACGTTTTTTGCATGTGAATGTCCCGACATACGCTAATATCTCCTTGAGGATGTCAGGCAGGATTTAATAGAATAACCTAACAGAGCCTCTAAATTTTAATTTTTAGATTTCTTTTTCTTTTAGGTTTTCCTTCCATAAATCTTTTCTCCTTAAAATATATTGTACCGTGGGGGAGTCGAACCCACTCTTCAATTCTATACTTACTAGGTATAAAATTGCCTATAAAGAATTGAACCGTCAAACGTTCTTTTCTAACCGACAGGTTACGGCACATAATTGGAGCTAGTCGGACTTGAACCGACGACATTCTGCGTGCAAGGCAGACACTCTAGCCAACTGAGTTATAGCCCCATAAAAACTCTCAAAGAAGTAAAGGCATAAAAACTAATATATACTGGGATTCGAACCCAGGTCTTCCTACGTTAAGTAGGACGCTCTATACCCCCTAAGCTATATTCCAAAAAACAGCTGGAACTAAGTAAGTCTTTACTTAACATTCTTTTCAAGTTTTAGTCCCCTGTGATGGACTTGAACCACCGACCCTCACCGTGTAAAGATGCAGCTCTAGCCAACTGAGCTAACAGGGGATAAGTATTAGAGATATAAATTAAATTTATAATACACTCTAATCTTTTACGGAAGCGACAGGAATCGAACCTGCGACCTTTTTAGGGGAGACTGATTTCAAGTCAGTTTGATGCGCCAACCAACTCGCTTCCATTATTCATATAGTCTTACAAAGTCCTTACCATATGTATAAACAACATATTCAAGATAAGGCTTTATAGATTCCTTATCAATATATCTTAACTGATACGGAAAAAACTTTTCTTTTGCTCTTACTTGTTCAGAAAAGTATCCTTTTATTTCAACATATATTCCGTCTTCAATAAAGTCAGGTTTATATTTATGACTCTTCCCATTAAACTCATAAATAAAAAACTTTTCATTTCTTTCAAATTTTATATTGTGGTCTAAATTAAAAATTACATAAGCTAATTCCCAAGAAGAGTCACAATAATATCCCTTATAAGTTCCTTTCTTACCACGACCACTACCATACCGATACCCACCAGAAAGTTTATTATTTTTACAAGTTTCAGAAATTTTTTTTCTAGTTTCGTTACTTTGTGGATGATTAGGTTTCCCTTTTAAGGATAAACTTATTTTTTGTTTAGTACTCTCTGAGAGAGGTCTACCTCTTAATTTATCACTTATCTTTTTACGAGACTCCATAGAAATATTATGGGGTCTCCATGTACTATTAGGGTTATTTTTACATTTCCCTTTATGAGAATTATGACTATTCCTTGAGGGAAATTCTTTACCACAAAACTCACACTTATAGATTATAATTTCCATATAATACTTAGTGTAAAATCAAGTCAATTAGACTAAACCATTTATATATTTCAAAAAATATGTTCGGTCAGTTTTACAACTCTTTTAACCAGGTTGACCCAGAAGCACCATCACGGATTCGAACCGAGACCTACTGCTTGGAGGGCAGTCATGCTAGCCGTTAAACACTAATGATGCATAAAGTACGGAGTAAACAGGACTCGAACCTGTGTGGGGCTTTCACCACCGTCCGACTTCCAATCGGATGCAATAGCCACTATGCGATTACTCCAAAAATATTTGGACGACTTCTAATACTGGAAGGAAGTCTAGCAGACTTAACAATAAAGCAATAGAAGGGAGTCGAACCCTCTCACCGACCTTGGCAAGGTCGTATGCTACCGCTACATCACTACTGCATACATTTGGCAAAGTTTATATTAACAAAAATTATTTTTGCCATAAAAAAAGGCTTCACAGTTTCTACTGTAAAGCCTTGTTTAGTTTCCATTTAAATCTTAATTGAACCTAAATTTTGGTTTTACAGGAGTTTTTAAACCCTTTTGAGCCTACAAAAGACATCGAATGTACAGTTGAGGCATGACCTAAGAAGGCAGCAAAAGAACTTGCTACTGATAAAACAGAAGATATAAATTGTCCGACTGTTAAACTTCTCATGTTTTAACTCCTTTAAAAATATTATATTCAATTAGTAGAAAACTTTTTAAGAATCTACAGTAAATTAGTTATAATTGCAAAAATGCAAAAATTACCATTTAGAGACGGGAGTGGGATTCGAACCCACAAGTACTGGTTTTGCAGACCAGCCCCCTAACCGTTCGGGTTTCCCGTCAAAATCTTTTGTTCTATATTTTGAACAAACTTTTCTTTTTCTTCTTTTGAAAGTTTTTGGTATTCAGACCAATTACATCTACCTATTAAAATCCATCCTTCTTTTTCAAGAAAAGCTGTTCTTTCTTGGTCGTGTTTAATTCCGTCCTCCGTAAAATGTGTTCTACCATCTACTTCAAAATAAAGTTTTTTATCAGGCCAAGCAAAATCCAACCAATATTTTATTACAAAATAATTATTGACAAAGGTTTTTTCACCTAAGTCATTTGCAAAAATATTATACCAACTTTGTTCAGCATAACTTCTTTCAGTTCGCCCTTTCCAAGTATTAGCTCTACCCTCTTTATGGGCAAGTTTCATACTCTCTGAAATTTTTATTTTAGTTTCTTCTGAAACTTTATGACCTAAACGTTCATTTCTATTAGGATTCATTTTACAAAAGTTCTCATGTAAAGACTTATCTGACTTACGAGAAAAACTTTTGTGTCCACAAAATTGACAAGTCCAATACATTTTGATTGCTTGTCCTTTAATAGTATTATGAACTTCCTTTTTGTGAGAGTATAAGTCTCTTTTAGACTTCGCCTCATACCCACATTCACAAGTCCAATTATATACTTTTCCATTATATATATTCATATATAATTAGTATACGGTAAGGTCTTGAACTAAGACTAAGGCTTTCTCAGTTACCATAATAAAAAAGAAGTAAAACGAATACAAGTATTTTTAGAAATCTTGTCTCCTAACCGTTAGAGGACGTGCAGTAAAAACTGCTACGGTAGGATTCGAACCTACATTACAAGTTTGATACATCTATGCAGCTCATATTCTCAACATTCTTTTTATTAGTGCCACCGGGACTCGAACCCGGACTACTGCCTTGAAAGGGCGGTGAACTAGACCAGTTATTCTATGGCACCATAAAATTATCAGTGTCCCAAATCCAATTACATTGTAACTGTCACTGATATATAACAAAAGTGAAGTTGGGATATTCACATTTGTTAATTTTATTTAGGTCGTGTCCCAACAAGACCCAAAGGGTTAATAACGGAGTATACGGGAGTCGAACCCGTTTCTCCACGCTGACAACGTGGCGAGAGAAGCCGTTCCTCCAATACTCCATACAATGATTATTCTTCTCTAAGAGAAAAGTTATCGTCTTCCTAACTTCAAGGTTTGTCAGTTACCTTATTACCAAATGAAGGACTCGAACCTTCTCCTGCACCTTATCTTCGGCTGGGGTCTGCTTAATGCAGGTCATACATATTGTCAGGCACCGTGCCCTATACACTATTTGATAATGGAAGTTTGCAACCTTCCCAGAACAAGTTGCTTGCAAGTCAACAAGTTCCTTTTTACGGTCTGTGCGGGAGTTGAACCCGCCATCTCCGCAGTGACAGTGCGGCGTGATAACCGATACACTAACAGACCATTGATAGGGTCTCACATTATAGTCTGTCCTTATTCCCTTGGATTTCAACAATCCGTAGAAATTCATGTCCGACTTTACGAGGCTCAAGGACTCTTCCGTGGCCTCAACCTATAGCCTTTTCTATAGGTGGGTTAAGGATTTGTGCTAGTGGGTGGACTTGAACCACCAAATGCCTACTTTGTTTCAATACTAGTATTTTTCATAAAGAACTTCATCAAAGTTATCTCCGTATTTATTTTTAGTATATTCCACAAACATTTTGTTTTGTTCCCAACCCTCGATTAAAACAATTTTCTTATCTTTTGGAAATTGTTCAATCTTGAAGTCTGTGTCTGGTCTATGCCAATTTTTGATTTCATAATAAATACCATTTATCATAAAATCCGGAGTGTAGTGATGAAATTCTCCATTCATCATGTATTCAAAGTGTTCTTTACATTGCTCAACTTTTTGATTATGGTCTAATTGATAAACGACCCAAGCTAATTCCCAAGTTGACATACAGTAAAGTCCTTTGTAATAACCTTTTTTTCCTCTTCCTGCGTTCTTTCGATATCCGCCTGCATGCTTTTTAAGTTTAGCCCTAGTATCTTCTGATATATAGGTTCCTTTCGATGGAGCATACACACGGTTAGGATTACAAGCACAATGTTTTACATGTAACTTGTACCCAGTTTTTGTAGTATTTATAACTTTATCGCAAAACCCACAAGAAAAGTTTTGAGTAGTTCTATTACTAATACTACTTTGATATTTTTCGCAGTGCTTCCTATGACTAAAAAATTCTCGTCTAGTTCTAAAGGTTAAGCCACAAGCACACTTCCAGTCAATTTTATTACTAATATTATATTTTAATCCACAAGGTCTCATATAATAATTAGTAATAATCAGAGTGGTAACTTTACCAATTTGTTTCCACACTAGCATATATTCAATAAGGTATACACCCCATTAAAAAATAATTATTTTTAAAAATAAAAATAATTTTTTTCATTTTTATGAGCCATGTAGGATTCGAACCTACGACCCGCAGATTAAGAGTCTGCTGCTCTACCAACTGAGCTAATGGCCCGTAATTTAACTTTTAATGAGCGGTACGGGATTTGAACCCGTGACCCATAGATTAAAAGTCTATTGCTCTACCAATTGAGCTAACCGCCCTAATAATTCTTTTTGAGCTCACCGAGAGTCGAACTCGGAACCCACAGATTAAAAGTCTGTTACTCTAACCAGTTGAGCTATGAGCCCAAGTGTTATTCTCAAAAAGAACTAAAGGGCTTTGTCTAAGGCAGTCATTATATAGACTGCCATTTCCACATTTCCTCTCATTTTCAAAATTCCTTTATATAATAAAAAAGGCTTGGATTTTTATTTCCAAGCCTATTTTAGTTTATTTAATTTTTATCCATCAAAACTAAAACGGCTTGACTTTTTCCCTACAATCTCCAAATTTTTTTTCATCTGCAGAGATTTCGGCAATAGCTACATCTTTCTCAGCTACTTTAATAGCACAAATTGAGAAAATATCTTTTGCCATAATATGAACATTCTTCATAGTATTTAAATCTCCTTTTGAAAATTGTATACTGTTATATTAACAGTTTTATAATTAGTTAGTTATGCAAAATTGCAAAACCTTGCTATTTCGGTTGGAAGGATTCGAACCTTCGACACACGGCTTCCATAGCTAAGTAACTCATACCCTCAACAGGCATATACCGTAAAAATAGAACATAAGTATTTTACGTTGCTCTACCACTGAGCTACAACCGAAGTGGGCAAGGAGGGATTCGAACCCCCAATGTTTCTTACGTCACGGATTTACAGTCCGCTGCCTTCAACCAATTCGGCACACCTGCCCAAAAAATTTTAAGTAATGAACTAAAAACTTTATCAAAAAATACAAACATAAGCCTTCACTTTACTGACCACTTATTTACCGTTATTACACTACAGAGGAGATAAGGCTGAGAAACAAGGAGCTACCTTATTCCTTTCTTACCCCGCTTTCGCTATACTCTGAGGGGATTGAGTACCCCCAACTTTCAGGTTTCTTTCAGCTTTAAATTCTAATACTAAGAAAACAAAGTTTTTTGCCTTTCCCTACTCGTAAGTTTTTTGCATACCTTATACTTCCAATTTCTTGGATATCACAGCAGAGTGACTTGTTTGGTATTTCGTCGGTTTCCCTAGGTACCACCCTAAAGACCTATCCGATTCTTCTCTCCCAAAGAGAGCGTCTATTACGTCACCGATATACGTCATGTGCTACGTTAGTAGCAGTCAGCACAAACCCTTTACTATTGGGTATTTGTATTACCCTATTCCTACTACCTTACGGTTTAAGGACAGAACCAATGATATAAAGTATCCTTTATACCTCATACTCTGAGTGTTCCAGGTTCTCCCAGCCCACTTGAACAAAAGTGGGTTATACACTGGGGTAGTGTTTGTACCTTTTGATAAAACTTTTAGTCCCTTCCCTAAAAATGTTTTTGTGAGTTTTACTCACATTGTATTAAATATATTAACGCATTTTTTAGAAATGCAAAAATATTTTTAATTTTTTTTCGGGGTCTGCAAGAGTCGAACTTGCCTAGGCGGATTAACAGTCCGCTGTAATAACCGATATACGAAGACCCCAAAGTAAAGCAAAAGTAAGACAGGAGAAGTATCGTTTTGGCGTACCATACCATTTTTTATAGGAGTCGAACCTATTATTTTATTACCAAAAAATAAAAATTTACCTAAGTAACCCGTCTAAAACAGCATTTACTATAGTCTCGGGGAGAGGACTCGAACCTCCGACCACCAGGTTATGAGCCTGGCGAGCTACCAACTGCTACCACCCCGAAATGTATTATCAATGTCAAAGAAGTTGGTCCGTATGCACCGTTCACATACATGTTTAATGAATTAAGTTTATCCGTAGATAAACACCACTTTGTAGTGGAGCCTCCCAGCATCTGTTAGGGATACTTGGCAACCAACTTTATGCCCCAACCGTTGGACTCGAACCAACTTGTACATTACCCTTCGTAACTAATCGAGCCTTAATCAAGGTTCTAAGGTTGCGTTCCGCAGCCAATCTTAGGTAGTGTCTTTGCCAATCAAGGATTGGGATAAGTTAAGTATAACTACTATATCCACGACAACCAGTCTATTTTTCCTACTAGATGGTTTCTGAGATATAAGAAACTTCAACTTTAGCTGAATAGTTCGTTATACTCAATAAATATTCGGAACTATTGAGTTTTAGAAAACTAAAACTTTGGTTCCAAACCTCTTCAATAAGTGTTTGTCTCTAAGTAAGTCATCTCTATAACATCACTCTCAGTTTAACCATCAAGAGTAAAGGCGAAACAACTGTTTTACTTTCCCATTGCCACTAGTTAAACATTCGGTAACACCGTATCAGAATAACCTTGAAAATGGGTACGAAGTATATTTTTAAGGGTTTACTTTTTTTACAAGGTAAAGTAACCAACATTACCTCAACAAGGGTTAAGTACCCTTGATATTTATTATATTAACAACTTTTTTAAATGTTGAAAATATTTTTATAAAAATTTAGTTCCCCTGCCAGGATTCGAACCCAGACTAAAACATCCAGAGTGTTTTGTGCTACCCCCTTACACCACAAGGGAATATATTAACGCATTTTAGAAATGCGTTATTTTTCACTTGCCTTAAAGTTATAAATAGGTTTAATAACCTTTATAACGTCTGCATTATCCTTGATATTTTCAAGGATTTCTTCAGGACTTTTATATGCCATAGGTGATTCATCAATAGTTGATGAATTAACACAAGTTGTATAAATACCCTCCATAGACTTTTTATAGTCTGACATAGAGATATTATTTTTTGCGTCACCTCTAGATAATAAACGTCCTGCACCGTGTGGACCAGAGAAATTCCATTCTGAGTTTCCCTTACCTTTCACAATTAAAGAACCGTAAGCCATAGAAATAGGTATAATAGCAACTTCTTCATTCTGAAGTGAAATGGCACCTTTTCTTAAAATTCTATTTTCAGTATCCACATAATTGTGGATTGTACAGAACTTATCAAGGATATATCTTTTCTTGATACCCATTTCAGTTACAATAACATCAAGCATTGCCTCACGATTTAGTCGTGCAAATTCCTGAGTAATCTTCATATCATGAAGATATTCTTCTAGGTCTTTATTCATTAAATACGACAAACCATAAGTAGTTACAACAGGGGGTAAGTCTGCAAGACCCTTCTCATTTTTAGAATTAATTAATTCAGACTTTTTAACTGCAAGACTTTTATGAAAGTCGTTTGCACGTTTTTCCCAATATGCTGCAACAGCAATACCCAAATGCCTACTACCAGAGTGAATTACAATGTAATAGTCACCCTCTTCGTCTTTATCTACCTCAATAAAATGGTTTCCACCACCTAAAGAAGAGATAGATAACAGTTCTTTATTATAGTCTGCGTCTGCAATCAATTGAGTGATATCAATATTTTTTGCAAAAGGATGCAGTTTATCACAATGTTTCATACCACAAGGTATTTTCTGGTGAATTACCTTGTCTAATTTTGGTAAGTCCATATGAAAGTCTTTAGAAACTTTCAATACCAACATACCACAACCAATGTCTCCACCTACAAAAGACGGATTCAGTCGGTCTTTAATTTCCTGTGTATATCCTACGACTACGGATTTCCCAGAGTGTGTATCAGGCATAATTGCAACCTTTACATTCTCTGTTACAGGACTATTCATAATGTTGTAAATTTGTGATGTGCAACTGTTATCTATTGTAGTAGCATAAACATTTGCCGTCCCATACTTTCCAATAATCTCGAACATACTTTCCTCCAAATATCGAGGAGCGACGGAGTCGAACCGCCACGAAAGAATTACTTGTGCATTTTCATTCTTTTTTTACCCTAAAGAACCGTCTTATCATTCCTCTTACCTGATGCACCAAGTAAGATTCACTACTAGGGACTCCCCATAAGAGCTGGTTGTAGGATTCGAACCCACGACCACGAGATTACAAATCACGTGCTCTACCAACTGAGCTAAACCAGCATAAAATTGTGACAAAATTAAGTAAAGTGTTTAATAGAACCCAAATCTAAGTAACTCTACTTTACAGTACACAATATTCTAGCAAGAGGGATTTGAACCCCCGACCTCATGGACCCAAACCACGCATTCTACCAGCTGAACTATTGCTAGTTGAACCTGACCCAAGTTAAAGACTTGGGACATTCTAAGTTTATGGAGCAACAAAATACACCAATGACTTAGAAACTTCCTGCTTCACAGAACTACTTCGGTTCTCCACAGGCATTTGTAATTTCGGTGGGTTCCCCACCTACTATGTTTGCGTGAAGCAAACTACATTTTGAGTCGGAGGTTCTTATGTTGCTCCCAAGCTGACTACTAACTTGCTTGCATTTATTATATTAACATTCTTTTGTGTTGCTACATACCCCACACTAAAGATGTGGGACTTTACGCAACACACTATAAATTTGTGGGCGAGGTGGGACTTGAACCCACACGCCCTTGCGGGCAACAGATTTTGAGTCTGTCACGTCTACCAATTCCGCCACTCACCCATTCTATTTTGGTTTTAACTGACGTACTTTTCTGTATAATGCAGAGTCTACACAAACGAGATAGTCATTTGTTACTTTATCGTCTGTTTCCCAAAACTCTTTAATATCAGAAAGAGTAATATTCCAACCACGTAATTTCATTGTTTTAATGAAATCACCCGCCGTTATTAGATAAGTTTCACCACCGATACAGAACCATTGATACAGTTCGTGGTATAATTCCTTACTAATATTTTCGTCTAGTCTAACCTCTTCATAAGTAAATCCTCACTTATATTAACATAATATTTACCACATATGTGGTACAGGAGCGGCAGGACTCGAACCTACTCAGGCAGTTTTGGAGACTGCTGTGCTACCGTTAACACCACGCACCTATATTAGACGGAGTGTGCTGGGCTTGAACCAGCGACCCACGGATTAACAGTCCGTTGCTCTACCGACTGAGCTAACACTCCATATTTTCATATTAGCGGAGAGTGCGAGACTCGAACTCGCGAGGCGGGTTACCCCAACCGGGGGATTAGCAATCCCCTGCCGTAGCCACTGGGCCAACTCTCCAAAAAATAGTGTGCCGTCTGGGACTCGAACCCAGAAAATCTACGTTCTTAGCGTAACACGTCTGCCAATTGCGTCAACGACACATAAGTCCCCCGAAGAAGATTCGAACTTCCACTACACGAATTCTAAGTCCGTTGCCTCTGCCAGTTGGGCTACCGAGGGATAAAAAAGAAAGTAATAACGGATAAAGTACGTACGTGCTCTTCCAATTGAGCTACATCTCCAACACACTTCTGTGTTTTATGGAGATGATAGGACTTGAACCTATAACACCGAGATTAACAATCTAAGTAACTCTAGTCCTCAACATTTCTTTTTAAAGCTACCTGTAGGATTCGAACCTACAACCCCAAGATTACTAATCTAGTGCTCTACCATTAGAGCTAAGGTAGCATATAATATATTTTGTCAATAAAAAAGCCTGAGGTTTTACTCTCAGGCTCCTGGTAAGAATGTTGTTTTCGATTTAAACTCTAATAACCACTATATTATTACCAAGAACCCCCATTAGGTGTGAGCATACTACTATTCAACCAATTACTTGTTGGCTGATATAGAGGACTTGTATTATTCAATGTTACAAATGTCTTTTTCATATACTCTCCTTTAATTAAGATATTTATATATTAACAATATATTTAATTAGTAGAATTTATTTTCTAATAATTAGTTAATATTGTCAAAATGCAAAAATTATGGGCACCTCACAAAAGGCAGATAACCGAAGTCGTCCACAATTTGTGGTACCTCTTAAATGTCTTCGTTTACACTTACAAAACGTTGGACAGTTTATGTAAAGCTGTCAAATTATAAGTATATATTAACACAAAAATAATTTGTAATTCTCAATTACTATTTATAATATAGCAATCTTTTTCCCTTAAATCCCAAAAATTATTTATAAATTTTGCGGATATTAAACATTATATTATCTTCACCATTTTCTAATTTAAAGTCTAATGTTTTTTGTTTTTTAAGGATATCTGTTTTTACCCACATATTTTCTGTAGATAAATTTTCTACTTCGGAAACAGTTCTTATTTTATCTTTCTCCTGTCCAAATAAAATAAACTCACAATCATTTGTTTGAACAGATAGGTCTACTAAAAATACCTTTTTTACATTATTACTTACAATCCATGTATACTCATATTTTAATTTATCTATATCTTTATCATCTTTAAAGTCATCAATAGAATAAACTTTATATGGTATAGTAACATTTTCTTGGATAAAATTATCTAAATTACTTTTAGAGTTAACTATAATATTTAATTTAGGTGGAGTAGGGTTTTGAATCATATGGTATAAGAGTTTTGTATATAATTTCATATCTGTTTTATCTTCAATACCTTGATAAATTAATTCCCCATTTATTATTTCTTCAATAGAGTATGTTCCTAAAAAAATCTTTTGAACCATTCTTAATGACTTATTATTATCAAGTATACTTAGTATAATAGGTATATTTACAGAACCTGAATAATTTAAGTCATAAAGTTCTCTAGTTGTAAGATACTCTTTGGCAAGAGGAATAATACTTTTAAGTTGTAAATTTGCATTATACTCTATACCATCAATAATATAGTTGATAGAGTCGTCTATTTTTTCATCATCAAAATTTCTTAAAGACTGATTGTTGTGTTTTAATGTATAATATAAGAAAGGGGTCTTTTGTATAATTATATCTTTTTCTAAAGATATAGTATAAATTACTTCATCATAAAAAGTAGTATCATAATATATAAGGTCTTGTAAATGAGAAATTTTGATAATCTTATTATAATATGACTTCATAAGTTGATTTTCGTCAGGTATTGTTATTTCACCTTGTTCGTCTTCTATTAAGTAGGTATTATATATAATATCTGCTTTATTTTCTTTTAATATATTAATAATAATTTGATTAAATTCACATTTATCTATTACATTAACTACATAAAGATATTTAGAGTCAAGGCCTTCTAGTAATTTTTTATCAAAAACTAAATTATTCTCGTCTACTTCAATTTCTGCAAAGTTTATTTCGTCTTTATCAAAAACATTTTCTATTGTAGACTCTTTAAAAGAGTCTAATAATTCTTTTGATTGTTCATTATATAGAATAAGAATTGTTATTAGTTTCATTGTTTCTCCTTGATAAATATGGTATTAATTTTTTTATCACTTCTGTATTTTTATCATAAACAATATTTTTTAAAAAAATAGACATAACGTCACTATTATTTAGCAAAAATTGTATTTGACTAAAAATTATATTATAACCGTCTATATTTTCTTTTACACAATTTAGTCTTCCTAAAAGATATTTTATTGTCCTTACTATTTCTTTTGTATATGAGTCTTTATCTAATAACCCCTTTAATAATTTTTGTCCCTCAAAAAATCCTGTACTTAACTCTATATATTTATCATAATTTAAATCTTCGGCAGTACTAAGCCCTCTTTCTGAATTATTTATATAAAATATTTTATCTGAGAATTGAATGATATTTGTATAGTTAAATAAATTGTATGATAAAATACAATCTTCATTACAAATAATTCTAAGATTAGAATTAATATTTTGAAATGACTTTTTTAGAATATCTGACCTTATAAATTTTTCCCATAATACTATAAGGTCATACTTATGTAAAATAGTATATAAGTCGTCGGTAACACATATGTAGTTTACATTATGTCGAGATAGAGGATTAAATATCATTTTTTTACCAAAAATAGTAGTTTCATAATTATAGAGGATAGTATCTACTAAAGGGTAAAAATCATATACATCTTTAGAAGATATTTTATTTATATTATCATCTCCATCGATAAACATTGTATATCGTTTACTAATGTATTTTACAGACTCAATTCTTGCGGCAAATTGTCTTTTATTTCCACCCATATTTACATAAATAACGTCTGAATTATTTACAAAAGATATAGGTTCCTTATTAGATTCTCTGTTATCCATTAAAATTATTTCATAGTCTAGATTCTCTATGTTATTTCTTATTTTTGTATAAATTTCATTTAGATATTTAAAGTCCTTATCACAAAAAATAACTATTATAGACAAAGTAAAAGGAAATTTTTCTTTTATAAAGTCTAAATTATTTTTATAAATTGTAGGATTTTCATTTAATACTTTTGATAAAAAGGTTTCATCTTTTTCAGATTTTAAGTCTTCTAAAATTTCATTTTCTTCTGAAAAATTATCTGTAATACTAAATTTTTCTAAATATATTTTATCTTGGGCAGATAATATTGAAAATAAATATTTATTTATCCAATATACACTTTTATATGAATATTCTATACCTTTTAATAATTTACTTTTAACTATAAAATTAGAAACACCAATATTTTTTAATGGGTATACAGATAGTCTTTCTTTATCAAGAAATATACCACCTTGACTGTTTAATAAAACAATATCCGTAAAATAATCCTTAATAAATATATTATTATCAAAAATTATATTTTCAGATACTATCCAAACATAATCTTCATCATCGAGGTTGTTAATTTCATTAAATATTTTTTGAATATCTTTTTTTAGGACATTATAAACTGTGTATTGAGAGTAAATATAGTTACCAATGTTTTGTGAAGTATTATTTTTTATAATATCATTAAAGATTACGAATATGTTTATCTTCATCTAAAGCGTCATTTATCCCATTTAATAAAATTACTCTCATTAGTTCCTTTGTTAATTCTTCTTTAACTTTTACATTATTCCCCATATCTTTTGATAAGTCATTAATGTAGAATAGTATTATATTTTTATATGAGAAATTATCCATTTCCATTTTAGCCAATTCTTGTTCAGTAAACATTTCATAATATGCTTTAGAAACTAAAGGGAACTCACTAATGAGAAATTTTATACTATCTATAGTTCTAATTACTGAATGTGACTCGCCTAATTCAAAATTGTAAGAATATAAATTATCTTCAACGTCTTTAATAGTATGATACTCGTGTATAATATTTCTTAATAAAAGGGTATCTTCACCATAAAAGAACTTCACATCTATATCTTTTATCCTAGGGTATACTTTAGACATATAAAAGTCTTTATTTATAAAAATTGGGTGTAAACACCAATTTACAGATGGGACAGTCAATTCTTTATTTTTTATACTCTCATCTATTATTGACACATTATAATAAGGTAAATGAAACTCTTTCTTATCCTTAACCAATTTTTCAGAAAACCTAATAACATCACTATTATCTATAAAAAGAGTAGAAATGGTATCGTCAGAAAGTTTTGAAATCTCGTCGTCAGCGTCTATATACCAAATCCATTTTCCTTTAGCATTTTCAGAACCTAGTCTGCGACTATTAAAAGGTAACAAGTTTTTTCCGTCATTATTTAATACCAATAAATTATCAGTTGGTGCCCCAGCATTTTTGAATGTTTCTATATCCTTATAACTACCTGAATTGTTTATTACAATTATCTGACATTTTTCTGAAATACAGTTTGGGATACTTTTTAGCAAACTAATAGTCGTATTAAAATGTTTTTCTATAAAAGGGATAATTATAGAAATTAAACAATCATAAAATTTATAGTTTAATTCTTTTGTTTTAATTATATCTGATTTAGAGAAATCACTTTTTTGTAAAAACTCCTGTGTAGTATATTTATCTTTTAATTCTAAATATGACTCATAAAAATTATTAAAATTTGGTTCGTTCATACTATCCCCTATAGAATATATACTTTCGTCAACTAATCCCACCGTTTTAATTTTTGGTAATAATTTATTATTTAGGATTAAATTAAAATTTGCATTTACTTTAATATCTTTTAATACACTTTGCAATATAGATTTTCGATAAATTTTATCGTCTATATAATCACTAATAACCTTAAATTCAGGGATTAAAAAAGCGTCTAATAATGACCCAGACGGATAATCTGTAGATTTTATATAGTTTACAAACTTTGAAGGATTAGTTGAAAATTTAGAGTCTACTTTGTATTGATATAAATCATAATTTTTAGACCCATCAAAATTAACTAATCCCAAGAACGGTTTTTCTGGATTAAAAAACCATACATATTCATTACTACAAACTGTTATTCCCTCATTATATAATTCGGATAATAACTCTTTTTTGGAAAAAACAATTTTACAATTATTTAATTCTTTAATTTTTATATTTTGGGTACAAACAAGTATTACTTCATGTTCAACAGTAACAATTTGAGAAATTTTGAATAAAATATTGTTTAAATACTCTAAATTTGTATTATTCCAAATTATAATAATTGAAATACCCATAAAATTCAATTCCTTATATATATTAATTAATATTAATATATAATAATATCTTTTAGATTACATTAATGTTATAATTGAACTTTTGTAAAAATTCGGTTTTTAGAACTTTATGTGAAGTCTTCTTCTAACCATTTCACCTATTACGTTTAGTATCTTATCGGGTAATGCTTCATTATCAGGGGTACAGATACATTTTTCCCAAAGTAACATTTCCTGGTTAAATGTACCTAATAATTCTGTTACTTTTACAACCAAAATTATAGGTTGACTTACGTCAGGGTCATTAAATACACGGATAATATAGTCGTCTATATCAATATCATTTATATGAGGAACATATAATTCAAAATTTTTCATATTTTCTTCCTCGGCATGTGCAACCATAGAGGTAATTGTATATTGACCAGAACCATCTTGCCCAATTTTTCTGATAGGAACGTCTTTGAGTGGTGGCCAAATAATAGGTACAATATCTGCTACCTCAATAATTCTTGAGTCTATATCACCGAGGTAATTTTTTTCCAATTTAACCCTAATACAATCAGTAGGGTTTGCAGCAAGACCTATTTGATTATCTATAATTTTTCTCTGAATTATACCGTGTTTCATTGCTAATCTTGATTGAAAATCTCTTACTACCATATAAAATTAGTTTTCTAGAGATGTTTAAATACTAATTAATTATTAAAATCGAAATATAGGAGAATAATATAATATGGCACAAAGATTTTCTGAGGCAGCTTTTATTGCTAGTAGTACAGGTAATTTTAAATTTCAGAACGTAGAAAAACGTGATACTGAAAAGAGTTATGTTTCTGAGTGGGTTAATTCCTTATATGGAGTTAATGTAAATGAGAAAAAAGATAAAAAACATATTCACGAAAGTCAAGAAGATATATTTGATGAAATATTAAATGATAGTGATAATACTATCGAAGTAACAGAAGTAGAAGATAATGTTCCTACTGAAACAGACGATACTGCAAAAAAGATTGCATTTTTGGAATCTATAAATTATGACCCTGATAGAACTGACCTTATTGAAGAAGTTCATATTTGTGACAGTTCTGAAAATTATCACTTCCAATCAAATATGGGACCAGTGGTTCTTAATAATCAAATGTTGGAAGACTGGCAGGAAACACATAGTGATATAAAAGATTTTTTAGATAGTAAAGAGATTGAGTTCTACTTTGATTGGGACGAAATGATTACAGAAGCCAAAGTAAACGGTGAAATTACTTTTGGTGAGTTTGAGTTTGAAGGAGAAAAGTATTTCGGGTACGGATACTTTAGCTAATATTTTTAAGGCTCTCAGAAATGAGGGCTTATTTTTTGTACTAATTTAATAATATTATTGAATTTGGAGAATACTGATGCCTAATATATTTGAATTAGCCTCTAAAATGGAAGAGGCACTAAAAAATAAAGCTCACTTATTAGAGGGTGACCAATTAAACGACGACCAGGACGAAAATAATGACGACATAAATGTAGCTAATCCAAACGTTGGGGGAGATGCAGGCGGAGATTTAGGTGGAGATGTCGGAGGTGATATTGGTGGAGATTTAGGTGGTGGAGACAGTATGGGTTCAAATGGAGAAGGTCCCGACACTGATATCGAAGAAGAAATAGACCAAATGCAAAATAATGTAGAGGCAGAACAGAATGTACCTAAAGAATTGGTATTAAATGACGGAACTTCTACAAATACTTCAGTTGATTCAAAAACACAAGTTGAACCATTAAATCAGGATAAAAAAGACTTTTTATTTCAATTTGGTGAGGGTAATTTTGACGAGTTCTCTCAGTCTGCTAAGGAATATAGTCAAAGTGTAACTTCTGTAATACATACTTTTGTACCATTATGTGAAAAAGCATTAATAGAATTATTTGGAAACTCTTCTTTTTACAAGAGAGAAATGTTTGATGCAAAAACAAGCTTAAATGGTGACACAACTAGTATTGACGTAAATTTAAGATATAAAGCAAATGCTTGGATAGGAAATGATATTCCTTATGCTGCAATTCAGAGTGATAAACAGCATATCGTAAATACAATTTCTGTTGTTCCTGGGATAACTGTAAAGCAAGTTAATATTGATAGTAATACTGGTAATTTGGATATATCAGTTAATATTGGTGGTATTAAAGAACAACAAGAAAATCCTGCAAATGTTCAAATGCAACAACAAGTTGTAAATGAAAGCAAGGAATCTGAGTATGAACGTATTACTGAAAATATAGAAAATTGGATTTCTGCAGAAAGTAGTATATTTGAAGAAAATTGGGACGGTATTGCACAATTTTTAAGAGAAAGTGGTGTTACTGACGAGGAAGACACACTTTTATTAAAAGGTTGTATTTGGAAGTCACATATTACAGAATTACAAGACGGAGACGAGATAGCTTTCTTGTCTAAAGTGCAGGAAAATCTAGAAAAGTGTAATTGTATCGACGCAGAAAAAACTGCCGAGGAAATTTATAATAAATTGAATAACTAGTACGAGGATATTTGAGTTAGAATCTTAACCCAGCAATGAAAATTGCTGGGTTTTTTAGTTTTGTTAATATATTCGTATGAGTAAAAGATTTATATGTTTTGGTGATATTCATTTTAGTTCTATTAACCAATGGAATTTTGAAGCAGGTGAACATTTTATAAGCTGGTTTGAGTCTCATGATTTTGGTAATCCAGAAGAAATTGAGTTTGGATTTGTAGGTGATATTGCTGAAAGAGATACAAACCCAGGTAATGTTGTAGACCAGATAGATAGACTTTTCAAGTTATGTTCTAAAAAAGGAAAACATACCTATATTGCAATAGGTAATCACGATAAAAAACTCTATCATGATATAGAACAACATTCATTGGTTTTCCTTAGAAAATATAAAAATATTTCTGTTATTGAAAAAGAAACAGTAGTAGATACTGAAAATGGGTTTAAGGTTCTTTTCTTACCTTGGCAAAGAATTCAAGGACAAACTCTTCATGAATATTATGATAGTCTTGGAGATGATTGGACTACTCATCATTATGATGCATTAGTAGGGCATTGGCAGATTAAAGAAAATACAGGGCTAGCATGGCAACAAGTAGGTGTAGATATTTCTAGATTTGATGCTACTTGTATGTGTATAGGTCATATTCATAATCGAGTAAGAGATGAATATATAGGTTCAGTTTTCCCAAATAATATTGACGAATACGACCCAAATCATTCAAGAGGGTATAAGGTATTAAATGAGGATAGAACAGTAATTTTTGAAGAGTTACCAGAATTTTTGAAATATGAAACAATTGAGATAGGTACAACACCAATTGAAACTAATAAAGACTGTGCAGTAGTATATACTGTTAAAAATTGTGTTTCAGAACTTGAAGCTAAGGAAAAATATCCAAATCTACTTATTCGTGGTATTGAGAGAGAAACATTATTTGGTAAAGAAAAATTAGACGTTTCAACTGATGTTATTTCAAATATACAAGTTACTGACCCTTTAACTGCATTAGATGAGATGATAAAAGAAATGGGTCTAACAGTAAGTAGACCAGTATATGCAGACCTTAAAAAACTTTTAAAGCCAACTGCATAAAAATTTTGATAAACCTCACTAATTAAGATATGGCTGAGGAGTTTATTCAAAATTCATATTATGCTTCATCTCGTAAGAAATATGTTGATATTTACCGTTCAATAAACGCTTCTATTGAATGGTGGGTATCAAAATTGTTATTTCATGATGACCTTAAGAGGGTCGTATATGCAACACAAGATATTGCATTTAGAAGAAGAATTGAAACCCTAGATAAAGGTAAAAATGACACAGCACCATTAAAGGCAGAAATGTTAGATTTACCTTTTGCCTCATATTCTCAGATTGGAGATGTTGAACCAGACGATAGACCTGCAGCAGTTAATGCTGGTGAATCTGTAGAGGGTGTTTATTATGATGAAGAAGACCGTTTAATGAGGTCTTTAGCTGTTATGATAAAATATAAAATAGTATGTTTCTTTCCGAGGAGGGACGACATACAATTTGCACAACAACTTACAATGTGGGAACAAGAACCTAAGTCACCAATTTGGTTATACAGTAATGTTATATGGAGAAATATGAAAATTGATATTCCGACATTCATTACTATTGACAATATAAATACCAATCCTGATTATAAAGAAACAGATTGGCTTACTAAAAATAAAATATTTCCAATGGAAATAGAACTTACTGTAAGAACTTATCAACTTTTAATAAACAACGTTGATAAGATTATACAATTACCTATTAGATTTTCTAAATACAAAGACACTTTTGAAGAGGACGACCCAAAAGAAACATTCTTGACAGAAGAAGTAGTTTTACAGTGGGCAGCAGAAAAGTTTGATATAAATATTGATGAGAAAGATGTTGACACTGAAGACGAAGATTATAGACTTTTTAGTCCTTACTTTGTAGAAAAAAAAGTAACAATACCAGAACAAATTGCTAGTTGTATTCAAGTTCCTAATGAATATACAACTGACATTATTAGGGGGTATTGGGAAAGAGATACTTCTTGTGTATTAAATGCTTATAAGTATGATGAAGTAAAGTCTACACCTAATAGAGCAAGAATTGTTTTCAAAATTAAACCTGATACATTCCAATTTTTTGATAGAATGGTAATCTATGTGCCAACAAAAAAACCAGTAAAAATTACTGACTGTCATAGTACAGAGGCATACATAGAGGGATTGTACCCAAATAGTACATATAAGGCAACTATAACAGTGTATGCTATTGACGGTACGTTGGCAAATTACTTTTTGACGTTCACTACCAAAAATAGTGAAGATAACAATGCACCACAACCTGAAAAGATAAATAAATTTAACGGTTTGGTGGGAATGAGATTTTAATTTTTACTAAATAAGATAGGGAGAAACTTTATGGGTAAGAAAAACTCTACGATTGATGACCAGATTGTAGATTTCCTAAAGGAAAAAGGTTTTATTACTTGTACCTCAGATTTAGCAAAGTTTAGAATTTCCAAAGATGGGAATCAAGTAGACGTTGCATACCACATTGGTACAGGAAAAGAAATTTTCCATTTAGGTGCTAACAATGGAAAAGTTGAGCATTATTATGATACTGATAATAGCTTTACTGTAACTGGTCTCGAAAAGGGATTAAAAGTAGTTTATTCTGTTTCCACAGCTACACCTGACGGTGAGGCATTTCCTTTGGCAGCATTAAAGGCCTGCATAGAGGAAGCTATGAAAAAAGTGAAAATATCAAAAAACTAAATAACTACTAATTAAATAATCCCAAACAATTGAATATCTCAGTTTCCAAAAATTGGAAAAAAGGTCAAATAAAGACCTATTTTTCTATTTTAAAATCTATTTTTTATTAGAGTGATAAGTCATCATTCTGCCAATATTCATACATTCATCGTCTACTATATCACCTACTCCAATATTTTGGAATACACGTTTCATTATTTTACCACACTCACAAGTTGGTGGAGTAGGTTTTTCACCAGGTGTAAATGCAATGGATTGTTCTTTTCCACATTCACACTTAAACTTTGCTGTTCCCATTTAATACCTCCAATTTTTTAATTTCATTATCTATATTACCGTATACTTTATTTAATTCTTCGTCTCCAATAAGGTATTCAAATTTGAAAGTAAATTTGTCTTTTTCCTTATCTTTTTCAACAAAGTTGAACGGCAGTTCCATAAGTTCTTTTTTGTGAAATGAAAAACCATTATCAAATAGTTTCTTCATAGTGTCAGTCCACTTAAATACAAATACTCTTTTATCACCTCTACCGAAAACAACCCCCAAAATAAGAAGTGACTGTATATTTCTTGCAGTAGAAAAAGAAGACAGATAATATGCTTGGTGAGGCTCAACGACTTTTAATGAAAATGCCTTTGGTTCTTTAAGGTATTTAGCCTCCCAACAAATGAATAAGTTATCCTCTGACTCTTCCCCAAATGTACTTGCGGGCAACATTCCAATACCATCAAAACAACGTATGCTAGTCTGTGTATAGTTTCCACTTGGGTCGGGTATTTTTACTCCGTCTATCATAGAGTTTTTAATTATGGTACATAATTCGGCTTCGTTTTTCATATATGGAATTAGTTTAAACCTTTAAAACTCAAGAAAAGTTTTTAAAAACAACTAATTTTTATAATGAATTGGCATATGAATTGCCATAAAATCATAAACGTTTGGAAAAACAGTTTGCTTGAAAATCTGTTATCCAAAGACTAGAAACTTACCAAGAGTAAAGGTTCCAGTTCGCTAAGTGTAAAATATGAATCGTGGTCACTCGAAGAAACCCAGTAGTAACACCTCTTGTGATGGTCATTGAGTAGAAGTTTCAAATAATTCAAGCAAAAAACATAAAACTAAAATACGGTGGGGAGCATCGGAATTTACGCCTATGGAGAGTACATATTTGTCATTCAATAAGCATTTCGCTTTGAGAAATAGACTGTATTCGATGAAGTAGGAAACCACAATAGGCAACTAGTGGCAAGAATGTCCTAGGTCTTTAACATGGGGCAGACTTCAAAAATAATACGTTTTAATATAACTAATTAAGCATAGGAGAAATGATATGGCAAATAATAAAGCAGTGCAAGCACTTATACAATCTGGTGCAGACGCCCAGAAAAACATGTTTGACGTTTGGGTACAATTCCCTTGGGATGAAGAAGGCACTTTAGTATCAATGCGTGCCGCTGAATTTACTATTCCTCCAGCTGATACACAAACAGAGACAAGAAACTATCACGGTTCAACAGTTGAGGTACCTACTACAGAGGTTAAGATTGATAGAAAGTTTACTCTTAAATTTAGATTAGACGCATCTTACGCGTTCTATAAGCAGTTTATTGCATGGCACCAGACTACTGGTGACCCTGTAAATGGTGGTGTAGCAAACTGGGCAACTGCAACTGGTAAAGTTACAGTTAAGGCATTAACTGGAACTTATGCAGCAACAGGTGTTGGAGAGTATATTGACCAGCAGAATTATAATATTAAGGGTGATACAAATGCAACTTGGACATTCTATGATGTATGGGTTAAGAAAGTAGGTCAACCAGTATTTAGTTCCTCAGGTGCAGGAAGTATTGAGTATGACGTAGACTTCATTTGTGGTGATATTGACTATCCATTCTATAATGCAGCAGGTATTACAGGTACTGGTGACGGTGGATATACAGCTGTATAATCAAGGTAAATTATGAAAATTACAGCAGTTGGATTATAAAATCCAACTGCTTTTTTATTTTAAAAATCTCAACTAAATTCATATGGAATCTTTAGCAGACTCAATCCTAGATATTAGAAAATACTCAAAAGATATGGTAGACGCCTACAATAGAAGTGTCGAAAATGAGGAACTTACTAAGATTATAACTATGTATCTTGGGGAAAGTGCCCAAATGATTCATGTCCCTGACCAGCAAGAGTGGGAAGACTTTTTTACAAAGTTTAAGGAAGACTCTTGGGATTTAATAAAGAAAGAGACTAAAAATCTTGGGTTAGAGTTATTAGATACAGTAACTGCGAATTATAAAGGTTTTCTAAGTGGATATAAACAATGGAAAGAAAATCTAATAAGTTTTATAGGTGCAGAGTCTTTTGGGGATATATATAATAAGTATCAAAAAGCTGTATTCGGTACATTAGAAAGTGGTCCAAAAATAATTATAAATGGAAATGAGTTTGAAAGAGAAGAAGCTGGTATTAGTTTAGATTATGATAAAAAAGGAGAAACACCTAAAGACTATATCTTAAAAACAAATACAGCAGATAATGCCATAGAAACTACAAGCAGACGTTCAAGAAGTAGAAGTATAAATGAATTCTTAAATAAGAGTGTAGGTGCAATGCTACTTTCTGGTCCTGACTTGCAGAAGAATATGTTTGATGTATTTCTTGTTTATCACAACGAAGATGGTGAAGAAAAAGATAATACCCAGTTTGTAATGTTCTGTGCTCCTACTGAAAGCCTAATAAGTGATGCAAATTCTGAAGAAGAGAGTTCTAGTGTTTCTTTAAATTTATCTGTACCTATGCAGTCTTTAATAGAAGATGTTTATATGTTAACTGTTAGAACACAAAGTGTAGAAATTCCAGGGCGTTCAAGAAACACTGGTATTTGGAATTGGATAGGAACAGGGATTGACGTGGCACAGTCCGATTGGGAATATAAACCTACGAGTTCTATAACTGTTGACCTTGACGCAAACTTATATGTATATGATATATTTAATGCTTTATCAGGTTTTGTAAGACCAGGGACTTATGGAAGTGGTCACTACTATAGTAGTCCTGATGAAAGACCACAAGATAAAGATAATCTATATCGTGTTTTATCACCGGGAAAGGTAGGGTATGAAAAGAATACAATTGACTTGTGTGTCCCAATTCATAAATTATCAAATTATGTAGATGGTAAGGTAGATTATACCTCAATAGGTGCAGATATTTTGTTTGTATTTGAGGACGTAAGGTTCTTGGGGGTAGGAGACACAATTAATTTTACTAATGAAACTGCTACAAGCCAAAGTATTACAGTGCCTTTTATATTTAAGAATATTAGAACTGTTTATAGAACAGACGTATCTCGTATACAGGAAGAAAAAGAAGTTACAGCGTTTTCGTCTGAAATGCAAAAGTATATTTTTGACCACGCTGGTGACCCTGAGGGACTTGTTAAATGAATATAGTAACAGATAATAATTTTAATTTTTTTGAAGATAAAAAAAAGAGCCGCGTAAGAGTAGTGACTGCAAGCCCTGAAGAGTTGGAAAGACAGTCATTTTTTAATAGTGTATTTGGTAAAGTTAATAGTAACCTTTCTGACGTAAATAATGGTATAGGAGAGTTAGATGACGATATTAAAAAGGCTTTACGTTCTAAGACTAACGAGCAAGGTAATACAGATGACTATTATGCCTCACTCGCCAAGAAAACAAACTCTGTGGTAGAGGCACTTTCAGAAGATTTGAAAAATAAATTAACTAGAAAAAATGAAATAGACTCTATTACTAAGAAAAGAATGGATAATTTTCTTGCGACTTTAGGAACAACTAATAATGACCAAGAAGGCTTAAATAACTTGGAAGATATTTTATCTGCATTTAATACAAGTATTGGTACTAATGATTCAACTCTTGCAGAGGAGTTTAAGAGTTTTTTAAGAAATCTTAAAAAGTTAATGGAGAGTTTAAAAGTTTCCAAAGGTAAAATTATGTTAGACTTATCCAGAATGTTAGATTTATTAAATACCGAAAGTCCTGTCCTTAGTGATATTGTTGAAAAGTATTTAAGAAGTTTAATATTTCCTTTAAAGGGGACTATAATCCCAGATAATATACAGTTATTTTTGGATAAGATAAAGTCTATAAAATCTATAAAAGAAGAGTCTGCAGACCTTTTAGTAAAAATAATAAAGAAACGTTATAATGTAGACATGTCACCCGTAGATGTTTATAACTTTTCAGAATATGGTATTACAGATTCAAATGTCCCACAGTTATTAGAGGATAGTAATATTGAAAGACTGTTAATTGATAATAAAGAAGTTTCTTATTATATAGATAATTTTATTGCAAAAGACTTTATTGCAAGCTTTAACTCTAAAGAAGTTTCTATGCCTGTTTGGACACAAGATACATGGCAGTCAAACAATGAAAAGAGATTAAAAGAATTTTATAAAGTTTCTCGTTCAGCCGATGCAGGGACAAAAAACACCCCTGAGTGGACTAAAAATAATTATGTAAACCTACTTAATTCTCTTTTAAGACCAGACTTTGAAGCAGGTACAGATGGAATGAACCCTGGTGTTAATCCAGACGTTTTTGCACGATTGATTACACAGAGTTTCTTTACAAGTAATCCAAATCATCCTACAGTAAGAAGTAATGTAACATTAAAGAATGGGGTAATGATTCCCCAAGAAATAAAATTAACAAAGTTTGAGAATAAAGAAACTTTATATAAAGGATTCTTTGAAATTGATGAAAAAGAGTTTGTTAAGATGTTTACGCAGGTGACAAGAAATGGTTCGTCATTACATAACAATCTATTAGGTCATGCAACTCTTCCTCACATTCAAATGTCCCCTGAGACTAATCTTACTTCAATAGGAGAATTGACAGAAAGACAAGAGGCTAGGGCAAATATGGAGACTCAACATGCAATACATAGTAGTGCAATAAAATGTTTATTAAGAAAAATGCCTGATTTTAGACCTAATATGTATTATGGTGTTATATCTCAATATGACGAAAATGATGAACAGATAAAGGATATTTTAGGAATTACTTCAAAAATGCCATTTGAAAAACCACTTGGTAGTCAATTAGAACAAATTTTAAAAACTTACTTTGTAAGAATGGAGAGAGTGTCTATAAATGGTATGTCTATTGAACCTACAACTTGGAACTTTATGGGTAAACCTGTTCCTAAGGTGTCAAGTTCTTTTACTGAGTCCCATAAGACAGATTTGGAATTCTCATTAGACCAAAATGGTCTTATTCTTAACAAATTTAATGCTCTTGCAGGTATATATGGTAGTGACTTTGAAGATACCGTTAAGTTAGGAGATATAGAAAATAAATACTATTCACAAACTTTTTTCCCTTCAACATTTTTTAATAATAAGTCAAGAATCGATATTACAATTATGTATAATGATTTTAACTTTAACAAAGAGGGTCATTTTGGTTCGTATGGTGCAACTCAGAAACTTATTATGAATGATAGTCAGGCAATAGATAATCCTAAGTTAGGTAAAACATATGGATATCAAAATTCTTATAGGGCATTTGTTTTCGAGGATGTAAGATTTCTTGGTTCAAATAGTACATTAAAATTTGAAAGAGATTCGGCTGGTAGAATATCTGCTATTGCAGTACCTATTTTATACAAGAGAATTTCAACAATTGATAACAATTTCTGATTAAACTAATTTATTATGAGTAATAACTTATCTGTGGCAGGTGTAGTACCTATGTCGCCAGACGGCAATAGTGAACTACAAAATTATCAATATGAAGGCTATCAGTATTTATATAATCTTGAGCCACAACAGTTAAATTATTTTGCAATTGACTCTTTCTATGACCCATATATAAGGGCAGACGGTGATACAGGTGATGGAACTTATGACTCACCTAGTAGTGTTATACCTGATAAGTTACAGTATAGGATTGAGTCTATTTCAGGTTTTAGGTTGCCAGGTTTAGATATAATGGAGTCTCAGTCTGCTATTAGGATAGACTACGTTAAAGGTGCAAAAGATAGAAATAATACATTGACACTTTCTTGGAAAGAAGACGTATATCAGACAGTAAGAAGATATCATATTAACTGGATGAACCATTGGTATGATAAATATTTGGACTGTATGGTTTGTGGAAGAAGGGGTAAGTATAGAAATCTTGCTGCATATTTATTTCATTATAAGAATATGAACACAACATCGGGTGTTCCTATTATGAAAGCCGTACCAATTGCATTGGTAAACTTTATAGGTCTTGTACCAAAAGATTTAGGAGAAATGCAACTTAGTTATGCAGATAATGGAAATGTTTCGTCGGTTTCAATACAATATCAAATGAATGGTATGGAAATGTATTTTTATCCATATGACGAAGAAGATAAAAAATATATTGGTGGTATGGCAGAAGAAGTACAGAAATTAGGTAGTGATGGTAATGTTATTCAAACAAAGATTATGTCTACATCTACTTGGGACGCAAATGGTGAGCCACTTTCTACTGGTGCATTTGCTGGTGTAACAGATAGTAATCATTCTTCTGTTTATTACTTATAAGGAGGGTCTTTATGATAAATTCAGTAATGCTTCAAAATATAGAAGCCTTAAAGTCTTCATTAAAAGAGAATATATCATATATAGACGTAAGGTATAATGATATAGATGAATATGGTTCTATTACTGTTGAGAATGGAACAGCGGTAATTAATAGATTTAAAATTTGGCTACAGTCTGGTTCTACTGATTATCATAGAAATCCTGAGTTAGGTGGTTTTATGGAAAAGTATGTTGTAAAGAAACCTTTAACAGAAGATTCTTGTAGACAGATAGAGGCAAACTTAAAGGCAGAATCCTTTAAATACTTTCCAGAGATAACAATTACAGACATAAAAGTAAATTGTAATTTAGTTAAAAGACGATGGGAGATAAGGGTTTCAGTTTTAGATAATAAAACTGGTATTCTAGACGAGTCAATGTTTAGTGATAATGGTTCATTTATTATTTATAACTTTTCACAGTAGGGTAGTATATGAAAAAATTTGACTATGACACTGTAAAGGAAAGATTAAATAATAAACTAAACTTACAGATAAAATTATCAAAAGATTATGAACTTTTAGACTATGTTGAGGGTCTAGATGAGTTTCATGCTTGTGTGGAAGAATATATAGTTCGTGTTAACAAAAGTGAGCTAATTAAAAAGTAGACGGAGATAAATATGAGTAAGAGATTTGCATATGATGAAGTAAAAGGCAGACTTACAGAGAGAATGAAAATGAATAGTGAGTCCGCCACTATTCTTGACGACTCTGCTTTTTCAAACGTAATGGACGTTTTTGGTGAGGGTATTTCAGAGCTGGCAAGGTACCTTGAGTATTTGTTAAGGGAAAATAAGTGGAAGACAGCAATGAATATAAGTTCACTTACTTCTTTAGGTAGTCTTATAGGAAGAAAGCGTGAAAGACCAAAGTCTGCAATAGGATTTATAGTTGTTTCTCATACTGATAATACTAATGTAGACCGTTTAGCTAATTTTGGTTCTACTTTTTTTAATTTAGACGAAAGGTCAGATTATGATAATATAGGGAAAGACGAAAAAGCAAATTATATTCAAAAGTCGGCTTTAGTCCCTTGGACAAGTCCTATTTCTTACGAAGTACCAAAGGGTACAATATTTACTGCCAATAATGGTGTTCAATTTATCGCTACAAAAACAGTTAAATGTAAACCACTTGTAAAACCATATAAAGAAATTGAATCAAATGAAACAAAGAAAACAGAATTCCTCCGTGCAGGTGGATGGGAGAATATAAAATATCTTAAAGTTCCAGTAATTCAAGGTATCCAGAAGTCGCAGACTGTTGGTACTACAGATGGGACAAGATTTCAAGCGTTCAAGTTAAATGCAGAAAATGTTGAGAATGCAAGTAACAATACTTCAAGAGATTATTTTTATGTTGAAGTAACTCCTCCTAAAGGAACCGTAGCTGAAAGATGGGCTGAAATACCAAAGATACGCCAGGCCAAACCATTTGATAAAGTATACGAAACTAAGTTGGCTGAAGACGGTTCGGGGATAATTATTAAATTTGGTGATGGGGTTTCAGGAAAACTTCCTGTAAAAGGCTCAACTGTAACAGTTCATTATCTTGAAACATTAGGTTCTAAGGGAAATATACAACAGACATTTCAAGTAAATAAAATGGCTTTCCCTGGGAGTCAAAAAATGATTGACCCTAGAACAAATATGGAGTCTACATTCTTATCTTGTTTGAATACAGCACCTATTATGGGTGGGCAAGATATTGAAAATGAAGACACATATAGGGAAAATGCACCATTGTCATATTTGAAGTCGTATACTACTGCAGTTACGTCTTCTTATAAATATCAGATATTAAGAAACTCACCTTACACTCTTTCAAAGTTAATTTGTTATCCTAACTCTTCATTCGTTGCAAAACAGATTGATAGTGGTTCAAATAATATGAATGAGGATATTGATGAGGAAGTACTTAATGAGGTTACTTTGATTAGTAATGCTCTTAACGTTTCTGCTATTAAAGCAAATGGTGATATGGTTACAGACGAAGAGTCAGAAGACTTCATAAGAAATGTTTTAGCAAATATTAGTGATAAAAAAGGACCAAACGACTCTCTTAACTATGTTGAACCAAACTATATTAAGGTTGCACCTTCTATCAAAGTAAACACTTATGATATTGACGTTTCAGAGTCTGAAATTATTAAAAATATAAAAGGTGCTGTAACCTCGGAATATTCAGTATTTAATACTGACTTTAATACACCTTTGTACAGTTCTAGAATTACACACTTGGTATCTCTTTTCTCATTTACAGACTCTATTAACTTACAATTAGAGGCAATGGCAAAAGTAGAATATGACGCAGATAAGTTAAAAGTATTTACTATTACTGATGAAGATAATCAAACTATTCCTTTGGTTGCTATTCCATTTCAGTTTGATAGTACTTATGGTTTGGACGGATTAAATCCTGGTTTTAAGAACTCTAGTTTGGATAGCCCATATTTGTTGAAGATTAATTTGCAAATGATAAATACTACTGACGCGGATTCTTATGCAAGGACATTCTTCTTATTTGATAGTAGACCGTCAGACAAAGTAACTCTTATGGATACAATAAGAGAAGACGCAGAGTCTGGTAATTATCTTACAAAACACATTACTACTGAAAATGTAAAATCTCAAATTGGCTATGACCTTAGTTTCTTTGATGAAACACAAGATGGATATAATAAACGTGCAGTAAGAGTTGCACAGTACCCATTAATTACAAATATTACTGATGCTGCATATATGTCAAAGGTAAAGAACCCTGCGTCTGCACCTTTTGAAAATAGACCATATGAAGTTAACTTTGAGGGTAATAATAAGATTTATAACATTAACGACGTTGAAGATGGTAAGTTCGTTCAGTTGTCAGGTGCCAATATATCTTCAAACACAACAAATGGTTATATGATTAATGATAGTTACATTAACAATGTTCATATAATCTTTAATGAAAACTATAATGAACCATCTTCATATGATTTCTCAAGAGGATTCTTTATTATACCGATTTCATATTTTAATTTCAGCTCACTTGATATGACATTCTCAAATGGAAAGTTCCTTGAAATAGAAGAATTATCTAACTTGTTAAAAAATTATGTGTCATTAAAGGTATTTGCTCTTCCAAAACAGACTGATATTTTGACACAGAATCCTAACGATATCTGTTTCATTGATGACGATGATATTATTGTAGAAAGGGTATTAAAATATAACGAAGTTTAATCCTTAATTTATATAAAATTTAGAGATTATAAGATTCCTACTAAATAATAAAACCAATTTTATTATTATAGGAATTTTATAATGAGTCAGTATACTAGTGAATCAGAATTTAATTTAGAAAAACGTGTTCATATCACAAATGAAATCCCACCATATGATATGTTTGATGCCCTTAACTCTGTTATGCAGACAACATTTAAGAATGGGGAAATTGTGCCTTCTATTTGGCAGTGGATTTTAGGATATACGAAGGTAGAATATGATTTACCTTATCTTACAGAAGAATACAATAGTGAAACTGACTCAATTGAGTATAAAAGGGACATAGATAATGAAGCCGTTTATTATAAAATGGTAAATGGTAAATTGGCAGAAGAGTATGGTCCTTTACCTAAGGATATTAAGGACTCAGTAGAAACAAAATATCACAGACTTGAAGAATATGGTGTACTTTTACCAGAGTTTGACTTTCTTTTACACGAAGGATACAGATATTTGGGTACTGTTTATCCTGACCACCCTGACTATACAAAACTTCTTACTGATAATGAGTTTAATGACTTTATTTCACAGGCAGCAGCAATTATAGACTACGAACCAAACAACTTGTTCTTTGATAAGTTGGTTTCTTCTTTGGGACTTGAAAAAGAAGAAGCCCTTAGAGAAGCTGCAATGTGTAAAATTAGAAACTTGCGTAATGAGGCATATCGTAAAAAACTTTATGGTTCTAAGTTCGGTTATCGTATGTTAGCAAATGAATTGTTGTATACTGTAACTGTTTTCCCTGTTGCAACATATCTTCCATTAAGGCAGATAGATAAAAATACTGCAAAGGAACAACTTGAAGTTTCTTTGAGTCTTGATAAGTTGAGTCAGTGGAATATTGAAAACTCACAGAACCTTAACAGTGAAGACTATATAAAATATATTAGACAACATAATCGTAAAATTGATACATTCTCAAAAAATTATTACAAGAAGTTAAGACTTATTGACTATGACGGTTCTTCTTCAAAGTATACAAGACCTGATAAAAATATCAGAATCTTTGGTTTAGTTGTGCCATTTAATGAATATACTGTATGTGAATATCCAGCAATGTCTGATATTGAAACAAAGACTTCAAATATTAGAAATGGATTACAGTGTGACATTGGTGGAGAAGTTTCATTTGTTACAGAAGTTAATCTTAATTTACCTTGTTATTCTTATACTTTTGAAGATGGAAAGATAAAGGAAGAGTCTTTTATTGATGTTGAGCATCACTCATTTAATGTTACAAGTCAACAAAAGGCAACCTATACAGACCTTTATATATATCCTTCATTTGAAGATACATTATCTCGTGAAAATATTAAAGATATTGCAATATCCAACTCTGTTGATATACTTTATAAGTCTCCTATCATGCAGGAAATATATAGTTCTACTTACTTCAATGATTTGGATTTCCTTGGTAAAGTTTCGGCAACTGTTAATCCTACATATTGTGATACTTTATTTTTATCTCCTTCAAATACATTAAATTTATACCCAGATATGCCTACCTATACTAAGGACGTAGGATATGGTTCAGGTATTGAATGGGAAAATAGCCCTATTAAAGAGGGAAATATTGTTACTACTGATAAGGTACGTCTTGATAAGACAATTGTAGTAAATGAAGCTGCCGAGGTAGTAGGATTTACAAAAGGTAAAATTTCAATTATACCTACCGAAGAAGAGAAGACTAGAACTCTAACTACTGATAACCATACTCAGTTTATTAAAGAAGACGAAAGATATGGTATTGTAATTAAGACAAATAAGGGTAAGAAAGTAGTTCTCTTAGGTGGAATTGATATCCTAGAAGAAATTGAAAACTCTGCATTCGTAGTTAATAGAGTTAATTTCAGTATTGGTGCAATACCTAACGTAAAAAATGAAAACTTGTTATCTGTAGTATACGGTAAAGAATATACTAACCTTTTAAGTGATATGGCTTCATTAGAAGAAACTCTTACTAAAGCAGAGACTTCTTATTCCTTTGAAAGAGAAAATGCAAGAAAATACTTAGCAGGTGATAAAGACGCAATTGCAATTTTTGAAAACTCTGGTCTTCCTTATGAGGGATATATAAATGCGGCTAAAGAGAAGTTTGAATTAGAGGCAAAATTAGAAGATATGACTGCAAATAGAAGTCATATTTATCACGTAGAAGAAGACATAGAATATTCTGATATAAATAATGAGTGTGAAGTAGTACAGATTTTATTAGTTTCTGGAAACGTTCAAGGTGCATATTATGAATATACTACATTACCATTAGGATTTATTAATAGTATTTCTTTCGGAGATATTAACGTTATTTCTATTATTAGCGACGGTGTAGTTATAGAATCTGACGATATTCAGATACAGAAAGTAGGACAGAATTACTTTCCTGCTGTAAAAGAGTTCTATAAACAGCGTGTTCAAGAAGGTAATTTAAGTTCCCAACTTTATAGTAATACTACAAGGAAATTTAGGGATAGTGTTGTTAGTTATGTTCCTTCAAATATTGTTTGTTTTGACTATGATAGAGAAACTGTACAGATTGAGTCTGTTATTGATAGTTCAGTAGAAGGTAAAGAAAATCTTATATCTTTTGAGTCTGATATGGCAAAAGAAATGTCTAAAACCCTTTCAGTTGGTGACATTGTTACTGGTCCTACAATTGACTCAGACGATGAAGACGTATTTATTACAAGTGTTGGTGATGGATATGTTACTGTTAGTACAAACTTAATTCAATCAGGTACATTTGTACTTAATTATCTTGTTAAAACAAATATAACTATTAACGACACTACAGACGATATAGACCTTTATCAGCAAGACCTTTATAATAACGGTCTTTATGAGGAGTTTAATCCTTTTAAGCAGGGACTTTATCCTTCTCCACAGTGGCCAAATGTTTCAGAGGCAATTCTCGATAGTTTAGTAGATATCTCATTGTTTGACTTGCATAATGTACAAGGTACATTCAAGACTGATGAAAACGGAAAATATGAATTAGATAGTAATGGTGAAAAGATTAAGGTAAATAAAGATACATTTACCATTATTATGGAAGAAGTTTATGCAGACCTCTATAAAAATTCCAAGAAAGGTAATGTTACAAAATTGTTAATGCCTTCTGATATTAAGTTTAACAATGAACTTTTTGTAGAGTTTAACTTGAATAAACTTCTTAACTACCCATCTATTCAGGGTATTAGCCCAACATTGATGAGTGTAGATTGGCTTGACTATGTTAATAACTCTCTTGAATACTCTTCTAAAGCTACTGATAAAGTAAATGTTGGTACAAACCTTATGATGGAAACTGACACTTCTGGTTATTATACTCTTATAAGTGGTCAGAAATATACTGACCCTAATACTCGTGTAAGGTTTATAACTATGAATATTAACGGTCTTCACCAATGGCCAGAAGTAAGTGATTCAAGTGACGAACTTACTATTCCTGTTTATGCACAGATTGGTACTGGTGGTGCAGGAAGAAGTAGATGGTTTAAGAATATTGATGATGTTACATATCCTAATATTTGGGGTGTAAGTGTTTATGATGACTATAAATATCCAAAGGATATTAAAGATAAAAATGGTAATATAACCCACTACGGTTATGACGACAACTCTGAGTTCTATAAAGAGGGTGGGGAACTTAGAAGGGTAACTGTATATGGTCAGACATTTGAAACTAATCAGGAAGATATAAACTCTGACTATTTTAAAAATATTGAAAACCCTATTATGGAAATTCCTCTTGGAGAATATGACACTGTAGCAAGGTACTCTAATAAGGAAACAGGTTCAGGATTACTTACTATTACAAACGTTTCGTTCTATAAACAGGCTTTCCAAGGATTATTGAAATATTTTGATAACACAGGTACTGACTTATCAGACGACTGCAGAATCCAGATTTTAGGTTCTGATATGAGTGGTGTAAATCTTTTGGAACCTTTGAACTATAAGGCTGACTCTTGGTATTTTGAAGGTGATAGTGAAAGACCTACTGCAAGCATGGTAGGATTAAACAATAGTAATATTTCTTTCCTTAGAGGGATTACTATTTCTAAGGATGAGGAAAGTAAGATTTCTTTACCTAAGGTAACAGGTAACAGGATTTGTACTATTACAGAAACTTCTGTATTAAATGAACTTAAACCTTATGTAGACGAAAATAATCAGCCTCTTACTGATAAAATATCATTGACTTTTGAAAAAGGTGATACTCTTATAAAATATGATGAGTCTTGGTTCTTAAAGAAGTTCCAATTCTGTGGATTGTTAGGAGATGGTTTAGACTTTATTATGCCTAATGGGATTAAAGGGTATGTAACAAGTAATACTAACTATCCTCCTATCTCTGCAAATTCAAGTAATATGTCTAATAACGAATTGGCAGACTACCTTGGTATATTAGAGAAAGACGTACCTGAATCTTTTGAAATCCCAGAAGAGGGTATTAACCTATTTGAAAGACTTCTCCAATATCTTATTAGAGTAGACACAGGTATGCCTACTTCAAACTTGTTAAGTTTGAATTATTACTCATATTTGAACAATAATGGTGTTGGACCTACAGAAGTAGTAGCAGGAGATGCTACTACAACTGTAAATAACATAAATGATGTTTTTTTACTTCGTGACATTATTACTGTTGACGGTAAAATTATTAAAAAACCTTTAATGACTTTAACTGAAAATACTAATACTCACTTAATGACTTCAGACGGAGGAAGTTTGTATACTGGATATATTCCTTTCTTCACATATGTTGGTGGTGAGAAATATAGAAAGTACTTTGAAAAGTATGGTATTAAGATTGATGTAGGTGATTCAATTTGTTTACTTAATGTTGGTAGATGTGACGATGCAGTTGGAACAGAAAAGGCTTACAAATGGCAACTTTATAAACTTAACAGAAATTGTATGATGGGTCTTTCTATCCCTATGAAAAAGTATGGAAATACCCTTGACACAGAGTTTGCAGCTGCAATTGGTGACACTATTCTTGCATATAAAAATACTGACGAAAATGGTAAGCAGTGGCCAGTTTATATTGATACTAGTAAGGTAAGTATTACTAACAAAATTGATGCAGCTAACTCAAACTTTACTTTACCAAGACGTTTCATTACTGAAGGTTCATATGACTTTAAGTTTACTGTTGACCCTAAGTTTATTGGTGAAGGGTATAGTTACAACGACAATGGTACTATTAATTATGATAAACCTTGTACATTTGAAATTACTCACGGTTCTATTTACTATGACCAAGATAATGAAGCATTCTATATGTATAGTCGTAAGAACGGTGTAGACTCAAATAATTTTAATCAGAATGTAGATAATCCTAACTTTGGTGACAAACTTGAAAAATTTGCAATTAAGTTTAATGAACAGAAATACTTTAAGAATGTATTAAACACAGTTTGTGTTTATCAACTTAAAGAGTCCTTGGATAGTGATAATTCTAAGATTACTACTACTCCTACTTTATCTGCACTTGAAGATATTCCATTCAATGTAGAAAAAATAGACGTAGGTGACAGACTCTTGAAAGTAGAAAAAATTGATTTACGTTCTATTTACAATAAGGCATTAGAGCCTATATTATTTAGTAATTATTTGAACATTGACTATACTATAAAGGGTATTACAGAAGACGGTAAACTTTATGCCTCATATATTGGTCAGCCTGAAAATACTGCAGAAAGAGTAAACTTCGCTATTTCTGTAGATAACTTCTTACCTACAATATTCTCATTTGACGACGAAGGTGGCTCATATAAAGTTACTAATTACCCTAAAAATAATATTGACTTCGTAAATGATAATACAGTTATTTACGACCCACCTACATTAAAGAATGTAAAGATTTCTAAATCCCTTACACAAGACAGTTTTAATAAACCTGCTGTTAATAGGGAATTTATATATTATAAAAATACATTACCATTTAAAGCAACTATTGACTTGTCTACTCCAAATAATTTGATTGCACCTAATGACGATAAAGATTTCTTCGATAAGGCAATTGTAGAGTTAGGAGTTGGGGATAGTTTAATTTCTGCATATGCACTTACTGACAGCCCATTGGAAAATAAGTTAAAGATAGAAATTTCTTATGATGGAAATGTAATTGAAGAAAGTAATAAAATTGTATGTCTCAAATTTGTTAGAGATATGTTCATGGCAATAACTAAAGACGGTATTGCATATTATAATTATAATTGTGATATTGGTTCAATTGGGAATACCATTGACTGTAGTCGTGCAATTTTATCAACAAGTAGAAATAATGACAATTTAACTGAATCTCAAGAAGTATTCAGTTTGGACTTTGATTATGATAATGACACTTGGCTTGTAGAGGTAAAAGAGGGGACAGATATAAACTCTGTAACTTCATCAATTTATGGATTTACAACAGAAGAAACACCAAGTGAAATATCTGGTATATTATATATGTCTCCTATGTTTACAGACGAGGCAGGGATTATTACATATACTATTACTAATGAAGAGGGTAGTGACCCTGTTAGAACTCCTCTCGCTGCATATGGTAGTGACTTCAATTCTAATACAGATGAAAAGATTGAAATAGGTTCAGATAAGGTTGACGCAGTAAAAGATATTGAACAGTTTGTTGACTTCCAAAACAGTGTTATTAGTGGTATTGCAGGTGAAACTTATACTACTAACATTGAAGACGTTAGACAGGTTGAGTCTGAATTAAATCTTGTATTTACAAAAGACGTTGCACTTAGAAGAGGTACATTAAAGTTAAATACAGAAGAGTCTCTTCCAGCAACAAATACTACAAAGAAATATGACTTCTATGAAGTTGAAGAACCACTTAGTTGTGGACCTTATTTAACTGACACTATGGAGTTAAAATTTGTAGGCAACAGATTAAATATTTCTGACACTATTAACAGTAGAGCATTAGTTGCTTCTGATACAATAGGTAATTATCAATTATATGCTAAGGGAAGAGATTTCTTTATCAAGTCTCCTACTGCAATAGTAGAAAAACTTGAAAACCCTGACGGCACATTTGAATATGGATATAATGGTAGAGTTACAGGTGAATCATATTGGAAATATGCTAAAGCACCTATCTTCTCTAATAGAGAAGAAACTATTTATCGTTCTATGGATGTAGAGATATTAAGTTCTTTCGCTGAGGATATAGGTACTGCAATGAAAGAATACTTGGATAGTTTAAGTACTTCTTCAAGTGGTATTCTTGTTAACGGTGTAAAGATTAATAGTAGTGCTAGTCAAGCAATAACAAACATAAAGAACTGGTTAGGAATATATACTAACACTGCAACATTTGACCAGTTCAAAGAAATTATTGGTCAGGCAGTATCAACTGTTGAAGGACAGAATCTTAATACAACTACTCTTAATACTTCTTACGGATTCCGTATTACATATACTCATACTTCTACAAATTGGTCTATCAAACTTTATTTCCCAAGGATAGGATTTGTAGAAAGAAATATTCCTGATAAGCTTTATACTGCAGGTGTATGTAAAAAGAAGATGGCAATGATTAAGGACGGTCTTACTTATGAGTTAGATGTTCCTTTGAAACCAGACTACACTGACTTTAATTATGAGGCAGCATATGGTGACTATGTATATATTTTAAGTAAGATTTTCGGATATACATTAGACGACGACTTAAACATGTCTTCTAACATAAATAAGGCACAATTTACTGACAATAATTTGTTTATGTTAGACGAGCAAGGTTTCTTATATCGTGTTGGACTTGAAAAACTTACAAAACGTGATGATATTGAAAATTTGAATAACTGGACTGTTGGTTCTTACCCTGATAATTTCATTTATACATATGTTGACGATACTATAAAGACAAATTTCTACTTTATATATGCCGACAATAATAGTGAAAATGTTATAAGTGTGCCTCAGACAATTTATAAACGTCTTAACTCTATTTTCAAACCAGTTTGCTCTTATATAAGAGAAGACCTCATTATATTGGGTGGATATACTTTAAGTAGAGATAAAATTAAAAGTGATTATGAAAAGGCAGTAGGTGAAGAGCATGTTAATCAAGAATATTTGAACTCTTTGTTTGAAAACTCAGAATATGAAAACTTAACAACTCCAACTGTACTTTATTCAAACGACGGTGGAAATTCTTTCAGAAAGGCTAATTTGCCTTCATTAGGGGAATCAGTTTCATTAAGTTATTATATTACTTCTATAAGATTCTTGAATAATAAATATTATTTCTACTGTTCTACACCAGGTGAAGAAGTATTTAATAATTCTGGTTATATTTTGAATATAAATGACAATGGACTTTATGATTTTGAAAATAATATTGAAATAAAGACTCTTACTGACGAAGATAAAGAATACGGAATTTCTGAACAATTTGATATTGATAGTTCAGTAGGTATGAGAGGTAGAACCATTTTATCGGCTTCTGTATCTAATAATAATCTTACTACTTCAACAGCCCCTTCTGCAAAGTACAGATTGTATGTAACAAAAAATGCGTCTTACTTCCACCTTGCAAGTTCTCAAGCAATAACTACAAAAGATATTGTAGTTACTGATAAAGGACTAGACTTTGTTTCATTATCCGGTGGATTATTCCCAACAGGTGACGGTAAGGTTGATGTATTGATATCATTCAGAACTGAGGCAGATATAACTGACCAGTACAAGTATTTGAATACTGACAATATCAATAAGTATATTAATGACTGGGGTGACTTAAAGGTTGCAGAAGTAGTAGAAGTTGACGGAAAACAATATGCAAATAGATTTTATTCATATCGTGAACTTTTAACAGAAGAAGAAAAACGCAATGAACCATTTGGATACCCTGCATACTCAGAAGACGAGGATAAATTATATTATACTTACACAGAAATAGAGCTTAATGAAGATGAAATCATTGAATCTGCTGAGGGTGAAGAACCAATAACTACTATTACAAAAGTAGATTATATGACAAACCAGTTTGACTCAGAAATTAAACTTTGTGATGCATCTGGTAATTATATGTTTGTTGGTCATAACTATAATACTGCAAGTAATTTTGCAACAAGGGTTAAAAGTGAAAACTCTTTTGAGATTTATGACTCTGCATATAATACAAAGTATAGTAGTTTAGTTGACGCAGAAAAAGACCCTGTCGCAAGAAAAGAAGACAAGGTTATGATGTCTTTAATCGGTGTACAAAAAGTAAAGGTTGACTACTTTAATACAGACAGAGAGTTCCCTAGAGTAATTATAAACTTGAATAATACGGCTAATACTATTACTCATCTTAGAGACTTGTTATTCACTGATGATAAAGAGTTTGCAGAATATTTGAACTCTACAGTCGCAGAAGGTGTTTCAGAAAATACTATCAGTACGGTTACTTATAATGATGGTGAGGAAGATAAAACTAAGTACTCAAAATTAAACTATAACGGTACTGAATATTGGTATAATAATCAAGAAGGATTCTTCCCTATTAGAAATAAGAGATTTATTTCTTCAAAAGTTTATATGCCATATACTCACGGTGGGGAAATTATAAGATTTACAAACACCCCATTAGATAATATTTATAAGGAAGACTCGGAAATAGACTTACCTATAACAGGTGTATTCTTATCTAACTATGGATATGGTGGAACTCGTAATAATACAGATATGTGGAAGTATGAGTTACCTTGGCAAAAAGACCCAGCTGCATTTGAAAAAGATTTTGTAAAGAATGTAAACGGTGACCATATCTATTTAACTGACGCTATAGGTAATGAAATTACTTCATATAATAGTGAAATGTTCATTGAAAATGGTGACAGAACAGGTGTTAGTAGAGAGGTATTTGGTGGTAAGTTTAAAAAAGACGTTATTCTTAGTGGAAACAATAATGACAAAGAAAAAACCCCTTGGGAAGTACATACTGAATTTACTGCCTGTGAATTCGTAGAACCTCAGGTATTTGCTGCATATGATATTGACTCTACAGGTGAACAATCTCCTATTATAATTTACAATGGTGAAGAGATAACTGAACCTCTTACATTTACAGAACCATTCTTTGTATATAAAAATGGTAGAAACTTGTATAATGACTTGGATAGTTTGGATGAAACAGGTAGAAAATTTAATGTTGAATTCCGTATGAGTAAAACTATGGCCAATACAGTATACACTGCATATGTAGACGCTAATGACTGGATAACTATTAACGAAAATACATTGAGTTTTGTTAATAGAATTGATAAATTCCTTGGCACAGCTATAAATGGAAACTTATTTAATTTTGAATCTAATGGTACAATATTTAAAGGCGGTGAAATCCTTGGATTTAAGGTTAGTTATAGTTATAGAGACGTAATGTATGAGAAAGAGTTCTTATTATCTTGGTCTCCAAGTATTAACGACATTATGCCTTCACCTAGTATTGAGTTTAGAAATGCTACTTGCCCTATAGTTGTACGTAAGTATGACTTCACTGAGAGTAGAGCTAATCTTGAGAATAATGTTGACGTTACAGGTAAATATGTTTATACAGGTTTTAACTTCAATACTATGCAAGATGATAACTCAGAAGTTCTTGATGTAATATTCAAACCTATCGGATGGGAATATGACGAAGACGCTAGTGAAGATAATTATATGGGTAGTAAAGACCTTGTATGTAACAATCCTAACGCATACAATATTTCTGGTCCATTAATCTTTAACCAAGGTGGTGAAAGAGCTAATGGTGGAGAAGGTCTTGTTGATGCAGTAAGTTTCTTGATTTCTAGAAATTCTATTTCTGCATATGAAACAAGACTCTTGAATGTTAATATAGACGTATTTAATTTTGAAGTTGCTATCCCTGTAGTAGACTTGGGTAAAATTACTACTGTTTACTATAATGACTGGGATATTAAAAAACGTGCAGTTGGTCAAGAAGAGGCAAGAACTCGTGAGTTTGCAGTATTTATTGGAGACGAACGTTTTGACGATAAGTATGATTTTGAATTAATACCAAGTCATATTGATAGTACAGACCCATATTTTAATAATCTTGCAGAATGTAGAATGGTGGATAGAAACTTTATTTTTGATAAAAAAGTTCTTGAAGAAAATACAGAAACTGCAAATAATAGAGACAAATTCAGAATTCGTTCTTGGCAAGCATATAACACTATAACTGTCTCAAATTGTGGAAATGATAGTTCTATGGATTATCATATCATTAAATTCCCTATAGGATTATTTGATACATATATTGGTAAGTTTATTGGAAATGGTGTACCTGGATTTGAAGGATGGAGTGTAAAATATAATGGTGTTGACGTTACAAGTTCTTTCTTGTATACATTTGAAAACAACTTACCTTATTTAACTTCAAAACCTCACGTTTTTGATAAAGATGGTGATATATTTAAGTATAGTAAAGAGACTGACAATACATTGGTATTAAAAGTTAACTATGACTACTATGAGGATACTATGACTATTAACGTAAAGTGGGATGAGTTCTATAGTTCTCCTAGACTTGTAAATGTTACACCTTTTGTATTAAAAAATATACCTAATGAAAAGAATGGATATACTGAGATAGGTCCATACTTAATAAATGAAGAAATTACTTATAATACTACTATTAGAGAGAATGGGTTCCTTGAAGATGACGATAGTAGATTAATGGGTACTGAGGTACCATTAACATTTGAATTACAACAGTCTTTACTCCCAGACTATCAAAATAGTCAAATCTTACTTGATGCCTTTAGTTCTATCATAAATGGTGAGTTTGATACATACAATGAATTAAATACTAAAATTAAAAATATTAAATTCAACTATGACTCATTGGCAGATACATGGGACGGAGTAATGGAAGACTTCGGAACTGCGGCTAAATTAATTCTTGGTCCAATGAATGACGAAGAGGAAGATACCGAGTTTATAAATAATTTCAAAACAAACTTGGATAATAAAACAATATCTTCTGCTGTAGAAGGAGTCGCTAAACTTAATGACACAATTGATAAGTATACAGTATTAAACTTGTATGATTTGTTAGGTTCATTAAAAGAGGAACTATCTAAACTTCATACAGACGTTGACTCAAACCTTGCAAACGACTGGATGTCTAGTAACTATAAAGATATACCTATTGCTGTAGACACAGTATATAAGTTTATTAATCAGGGGTTACCAGATAGTTTTGATTATAATGGAAGTTCAGACTTTAAGAGGTATCAAGAAGAAAGTAAATTTAACTTGGCTAATTTCAGTGATACTATAGACACTCAGTTAACTGGGACTTCTTGGTCTAATGACGAGTATGGGTTATCATTAAGTAATCAAGCAAAAGTTTATACAGAGGATACTATTGCATCTATTATTAATACTAATATTACTACTCCATTGGCAGAAGATAAAAACTTCCTTAAGATGAGTGGTGTTACTATTACTGCTGGATTAGTAAATGCTGCGACTGTTTCTACTCTATCTTCTACTATAAATAGTAGATATAATAGTGTGTTTACAAGTCAGGTTAATTCATTAAATACTTATATAAGAAACTTATTCTCTAGTTGGATAAATACTGCTAATAATAACAGACTTTATGGTAGATTTAAACCAGAGTTTAGTATATCTACTCAACCAACAGAATTAGTGTCTAGTATGTTATTTACTCATGATGATAACGTAAAGTTCACTTCTATGGCAAGTCTTAAGAGTGCATTTGACACTTATAATGGTATTACTAATAGTCCTCTTTGGGCAACATTTACAAATAGAAAATTGGTTTCAAAGACCGAGAGAACTAACTATCTTTATAATTGGTTTGACACAAAGGCAAATAATACTGAAAGTTGTAAGTCGGACTTGGTTAATTACTATAACTATACCAACATTACAAATCAGGATTCTCTTGACCAGATTCAAGCAGATATTATTGCAGTACAGAAAGTAAGTGGTTCATACAAAAATTGGTTAGATACTCTTGCAGGTCTTGAAGCTGCACTTTCAGACTATAATAATAAGTCTAATATTTCTTATACTGAAAAATCTTCTAGTATGTCTGAGGCTAATGTCTCTACTACATTTAAAGACGTACTCAATAATACATCGTCTGTACATGTCTATAAACAACCTTCTAATGGGAGTAAGACTACTTGTAACGAAACTTCTGAAAATATTGTTGCAAGACTATCAGAGTGTAATAGTAGACTTGAATATGCAAATAATAGTATTAACTTATTAACCTCAGATTATAATAACTTAACTCAAGGTAGACGTTATTGGCAACAAACTTTTGGTAATTATGGAGATATTTATTCAAGTATTCTTATCCCAATTGCAAAGGGATTTTATCAAGGAGTTAACACACACTCAAATGAAAGTTGGGCGTCTGACTCACAATTAGATTCAACATTAAGAAATGATTTATCAAATAATCCTTTAGAATTTGCAAATACATTCTATTCAGAAAAGACGCATTTTAATAATCTTATTTACTATAGAGATGACTTAAAAAGTGAAAAAGATAAATATGACTCAAAAGATAGTTGTGATATATATGATTCTACTAGTGGAACCTCTATTAAAATAAACACTATAAAGGATAGTCAATATTATAATTATAAGGCTTCAAGTTTTAGTATATCTGACTATAATAGTACACTTAGAAGTTATAAGACCTCCTTAAACAATTATCTTTCTGAATTAAATAGTGTATTTAATGCTGACACAGATAAGACATATTATAATCGTGGTACTTGGAGTGGTGCATATGCAGGAGAAGATTGTACTGATTGTTGGACATATAGAGCCAAGGTTTATGAAAAAAGTATCTCTTGTATTAATGGAATTAATGACTACATAGGTTATACTAATAATATTTTAAGTACATTGAATAGTCGGGTAACTAGTGCAAGAGATTCATTTAACCGTGCAAAGGTTTATTTAAAAAATGCTAGAGATAGGTTAAGTAGTTTAATAGGAGGGTTATATTCATATGATAAAGATAGAACTGTTAGTAGAATGTCTTCTTTTGATGAGATAAATGGTACATATGAAACAAAGAGTTATACAGTCTATGAAAGAACTGTTCCTTACGATACTATACCAATATCTACTTATAAGGCAACTACAGCTTATAGAAGTCTATCTAGCGACTATACAAGTTATAGTTGGCATACAGGTATTTGGGGAGGTAAATATGCAACCTCAGACAATTCTCGTTGGTGGTCTGCTGACTGGTATGGAAAAAGTAGTAGTAGTAGTAATAATAATTCAAATCTTGATGATTATAGACTTATGTGCAAAAGTATTGTTTCAACTGCTGTTTCCATTATTGATAATATTTTGAAAGACGGAATAGATGCATTTGTTGATGTAGATACTGCTAACAGTCTGGTTTCAGATGTTAATAATAGACTCTTGAATGTACAGAATAGTATAAATGAATATTATGTTTCTGGATTTTATCCTTCCTACAAATATAATTACGTCTATGTAGGAAGAAATTATCTATATAATTTATATTATAGAATGGTAAATGGAAATGACGTTAATTTTTATAATAATATTAAACCTATATCAGACAATTTCAAGTTAGCTTGGGATACAGTAGAAAATCATAGTTCTGAGTATATTAGAAATATAGGAAATGGTATAGCCAGAGTAAATGTAGGTTATGGAACATCAGGAAACTCATTAAGTGCAACTACTGCTGAGGACTATGGTATTGTTGGATTAAATAAACCTTCAAGTATACTTGAGTCTGTTCGTAAATTGTATGTTTCCGCTTGGAGAGTTTGGAATGGAAATGATAATTATAGGGAATATAGTGACGTTGTAATAAGTCGTGTGAATAGTGCCCTAAGCATATGGACTATTCAAAAACAAAATGTAGAAAGTGATATATCTCATTGGAATAGTGTAAAGACTGCAATGCAGACTACTCTTAATAATATTTATCCATTAGAGAATATGTTAAATTGTAGAACTAGTCTTTTAAGTTCTGACTTTAGCCTTATCTCTAAAAATGACTATGACTTAAAGAGTAAGTTAAATCGTACTTTACAAAGATACAAGAACCTAAGAACTATTTATAATGATTCGTTCCCTAGTAAGAGTGGATTAGTTGCAGACGCAAATGTTATATATTATAGAGATACAAGTGTTAGAAACTCTTCTATACCTAATATATATTCTTATATCTCAAATTATGTAGATAGTAAGAATGTTGTACAAATACACTCTATGTATAATAATATTATTAATGACTCTTATGGGTCAGGAAATACATTAAATACAGGAAGTACTACAGTAGGTACTATTAGAGACTTGATATCTAATACTAAAGATGCATACAATTTAATGTTTAATTGGGCTGCAACTGCCGAAGGTGTAGGATATAATAAAGTTATATCAGAGTACAATAGTAAGTTGCAACATAATGTTGAAATGAACGCATTTATCAACAAAATAAAGTCCGACCTTACTACAACAAATCTTGGTGAAGATGTAAATAATAATAGATTCTCAAAGAGTGCATTTAATTATTTAAAAGACACACTTATAGATACAAAATATATTTCTGACAAAGTTCCTGTAACTGACGTACAAAATAGTATTAAGAGATATACTGATAAAACAAAAGTATTATACTCTGAAATCTATAAGTTAATTTGGCATAGTGACGACGTTAATTATGACGGTGTTAATGGAAATTGGGTTTCTTCAACTAATCTTGACTCTAGCTTTGGATACTTCTTTAGAATATTACAAGTTGTTAAACAATATTATGATGTTGGTATTGCATTTGTTAATCTTAGAGAAGATAAGAAGTTTGCGTTTAATATTAAAGACGTTATGGACTCACAGATTAAGGGTATAGTAATGTCTTATCACGAAGATTGTAGAGTTATGAAAGAAAATGAAGACCCTAATGTAAGATGGCAGGGGTATATAGGTGATATCTTTACAAGTTGTTTATATAGACTTTATAAACAGAACTATGCACATGCGTTAAACCAAACTGATTATCCATTGGATTCTAATATGAATACCGATTATATAAGAGCTATGTATGTATTAAATAATGACGGTGGAGAACAAAATTCTCAGATATTGTCATTACCTTATAACGCAAGATTTGCAGTTCATAATGATACTGACTATATAGATTTTGACGATATAAGTCAATTTAATATTACACCTAACTTAAATGTTACAGATAAGACTTTAAAGAGAGTTGGTTCTTATAGTTTAACAGCAGACGGTACTTATGTTATGAGCCAAGTTGTTTCTAGTTTAGACACTAATGCAAATCCTTTAAGTAAGGAACTTACAAGATGTGGTGCAAAGAATAACATTATTACTATAGAAACTGGTAAGACTTATAAACCTGAAACAGATACTAATGAAGACGCAGCCTACATAGTTATGCCAACTTCAATTACTTCTAACCTTAAATTACCATTGTTCATATATGATAAGTCTGCACCTGTAGATGATAGAATACTTAGACCTATTAAGTCAATTGTAGGTAAGTTTAAGTGGTATCTTGACACAGATGGTGAACCTTTCGTACTTTATAATGGTGTTGATAAGGTAGAATTTAATGTTATCCGTTTGGATATAAATCTTGACGAATATACATATATTTCTGGTGTTGAAGGTCCAGTTATGTTGAGAAAACCAAAATATAATTCTTTCTATAACCTTATTCAAAGTGAGGGATATGTAATTGTAGGAGACACTTTGGTTTCAACTGCACCTCTTAAAGAAGAAAAGGTTTCAAAGGATAATCCTTTGGATACAACTAAGAGTTTAGTAAATTTTAGTTTGAAGAATGATAAGAATACTGCTATTCAACTTGTTAATAGGATTACTTCTTCTAAAGAAGACCTTAATGACGGTGAAAAGCATTATATCAGAATTAAAGTATTGACTCAGAGTACTATTCTTGCAGAATCAACAACTTGTAATGAGCCTGATAATTTTGAGGAAATAAATCTTAATGATTTTAACAAGTTTACACCTGACCGTGTATGGTTCAATGAGTTAGGGTACCCATTGCCACCTTTACAGATTGGTAATGATATATTCAACTCTGAAAACAACTACGCATTTACAAAAGAGGATTTTAAGAATAATAATGGATTCTCTATATACAGATGTAATGAAGACGGAAAAATAATTGGATATAGTAAGTTAGAAAGTAAAAATATAGGTTTGATAAAAGAAGAAAACTGTGATGGTGGTGTTATTAGAAAGAGCACAGGTATAATTTCTAAAGGTGCAGTTTCATTTGTACTTGACGGTACAATAGACCTTGAAAATGCCCATGTTCCTAATAAACCTAAGTATGTTTCTTGTAAGGAATGGTTCAAAAATGGTTTCTATGTACAAGACCACGAATCAAACCCATTCTGGCAGGTATTAAGAATATCAAGTACTTATAATTCTTCTAAAGAGGGTTGGAAACAATACCATGAAGTTCTTGAATATCAACGTTCTACTAACAGTATGGAATTGGTACCTGTAGAAAAAGACGACAGATACATTAATATTGATAGTACTGTAGTTTACAAGAAGAGTGGTAATACTAGTGGTAATATTGATATTATGTACAGTGATGAGTATGTTGACCTTAAAAACGGTAAGATTAACTTTACTATGTTGAGACCAGCTGATAAGTATAGAACATCTGATATTATTATTAAGTATGGTATTACTGCTAAGAATACTTTCAGTGTTGGTGTTAATAATCTTCTTGAAAAGAGTCCAAACGTAATTTGGGACGGTGCTGGATATAGAGTTGCTGCATTTGCAGAATTGAACTATACTGTTAACAGTACAATGGCACTTGAAAATAAAATTGATAAGAGTGCAGATATTGTAGGAGTAACTGAGTTGGGATTATTTAATAAAAACCACGAATTGATTGCATATGCGACATTCCCACCTATTGAGTTCCATACTGATACTCAACATGCAAGTTTCACTTGTTACATAAAGAACGGTAATCTTGCACCATTAGGTGAAGACGAAACTACAGAAAAATCTGAAATGGCAAATATGATTTTGGAAGATAATCCAGAAAATACAGAAAGTCAAGAAGGATAAAAAGAAAGCCTACCGTAAAAGGTAGGCTTTTTAATTGAGGGTATATACCCCATTAAAAAATAATTATTTTTAAAAATAAAAATAATTTTTATTTCAACATTTTTGCAATATTCTTTACTGACTCTGAAAGGGATGCACCTTTTACAGTATCTTCTTTCAAATTAAATGTTTTACAAAGATGACTAAAAACTTTAGACTCGTCAAAAATTGTAATCGTCTCAATATACTTATCTAATTCTTTACTTACTCTATCATAAGGATTGTTTGATTCTGGCATTACTTCTGCAAGAGCCACAGAGTCTGAGATTGTACCATTTTCAACTCCGTCCATAGCTTTTGCGGCATTAACGTCAGCAATAAAACTGTTTTTATACTCACCGTCTTTAATTTCTACCCCTTGATTTTGTAATTCTTTTTCCCTTTCATCAGCAGTTTTTTCTAAGTCTGTGTCTGTAAGGTCTTTAAGTTTTTTATTATCATCAATATTAAGGTCGTTTAAGTCTTTTTTTACAAGGTCTTGAACTTCATTATTTTCTATTTCTTCATAAAGTCTATAAGTCTTTATATCTTTTGTACTTAAAGACTCTCCAAGTTCGTTAATTATAAAAGACTCACCTTTTTTATTTGTATAGACTTTACCCTCAATAAGTCTGTCATTAAAATCATAAGCCGAAACGCATTTCATTATAATATCCCCCCATTACCTGATATAGCAGCAATAAGTTTTTTTCTTTTTTCTTGTTCTGCTAAAGTTCTCATATATTTATCACAAACTTCGTGAAGAAGTCTATTATCATAATCTTGTTTTTCTAAAATATTTGAAATTTCCTCATATAGTGCAGGGCATACTTCTGCTGACCTTTGAGGTTGATAGTGATATTGTTCCAGCATATAAGAAAAGAAATTACTTGCTGTATTTTCTGAAGATTCTTTTGCAAAGAGTTGATAAAACTCGTCTTTATTTGGTGTTTGTTCCATAATTATTTAGTGAAAAAAATAGATACAGACTAAAAATTCTGTCTCTAATATATCTATTGTAGATATAATGTTATTTTATAATACCTCCAAACTCTTTTGAGTTTACCTCCATATATTAATTAGTTGGATTCTGAATTTCTAAAATTCCACTTAATTCTTGGTATTTTGCATTTGTAAAATAACAACTATTTAAATAGAATAAAATATTTTAATTTAAGGAACATATCAAATGATACAGGACAATGAAAGCCTGGAGGTGTTTGAAAAGCCTAAATCGCTTTTTCAACAAAAAATAAATGAAATTATGACGGAGACAGAAGCATCTAAAACTATTTTAGACATATTTGAATTACAGATGTACAAAAACGCAGAAAAAGACGACAAGAAACTTGTGTTTGTAGAATTGTATAATCTTTTAGGTATGGAAAAGTTTGTTGAAGTCATGGAACTCATGGGTGGGAAAACTGTTAAGTTCCCTAGTAGAGATGACTTTAAAGAAACAATAGAAATTGCGTTAGCCTATTATTATAGAACTTTTAGAAACTATGATTGGGCTAATATTAAAGAACTTATTGGAGATAAAGATATGTCTACTGTTAAATTTGGTGCAAAAATGCAACAAATGAAAAAGTTTATAGACTATCTTAGTGCTAAAGTAAGAAGTAAAAAGTCTAAAGAAATTGAAGAACTTAAGGAACAGATTAACACCTTAAAAAATGTAAGTAATGTAGAAGAAAGTCTAGAGGAGGGAAAAGATGGACAAGATTAATGAAACCCCAGAAATTACTAGCACTATTTCTACTTTAGAAAAATTGCACGACACTGTAGGGTCACAACAAGTTATAGAAAATGTTGATAATGCAGTTATAGTAAAACCTGTTGAGGCAGTAGAACAAAAACTTGCAGATTTTGTTGCAGACGCATTTAAGGCAACAAATAAAGACCTTGCATTTAATGAATCATTAAAGTCAGAGATATTAAAAAGACTCCCTAAAATGTCTGATAACCAAATTATTGCATTGTTTAGTAATAATGCAGTTAATACTAATGATAGGATTTCAAAGATAATTGCACCTACATTTGGTCTTATGACTGCAGAACAGCAAGCATTACTTGCTATGTTACAAAAACAACAGACACAAAATCAAACTGTAGTAAATGTCGGAAATCAACAAGACTCACTTCAACCTGGGGTTTTGGACGGCATGGATAAAGATGCAGTAAGAGACTTATTACAAGGATTTAATACTGCATATCAAGTTGCTTTTGCTTCGGCAGCATTAGAAAATAGTTCAGACACACAATCAACAGAGTCTACTCAACAATAGCAAGATAATCCTCCTTATAACTAATTTAATACGAATTACTTTTAAGGAAGGATTATTTTAAATGTTAAATACTGAACAAAAATCAAATCTTGTATATAAACGCCACATTGGTGTTGCAGATACTCGTTCTAGCAGAGACTTTTATGAAGAGGCAATAAAATCTTCTTTTTATGTAAGACCTGACCAACTCTTAATGTATGGAGACCAAATTCCTAGGGAAGATAATCCTAAAGGTTTAGCAGAAATAAGAAAATTACAAAATGGTCAAGTTTATGGATTTACTAAAAGTGAAGGTGAAGAAATCGGTATTGTAAAGTACTATGAAGACTATCCTTTACAAGCCATAGATGCGGGTACAGATAATGCCTTTAAACTTGTTCAGGAAGTAGATGGTGTAGAAACTCAGATAAAAAATATAATCCCTTTTAATTACTGTTCAGACGTATATAATTATTCTCTTAAAACAAGTGAGGGTAAAAAAATATATTTTGGTGTAGGTGACTGGGTATTAGATGTAAATGCAGGTGTACTTACATTTTATGGTGATGTTCCACCTGGAGTTGACCATAATAACCCACCAAAAATTTCTTTTTATCAATATATTGGTGGAAACGGATTTAGACAAGACACTGTAGGTTATGACGGTATAATTTTACCAATTACAAATTGGCACATTTCTAAAGACACTTATATTATTGACACAGAAAATGACAATAAAACATTAGAGTCTGTTATTAAAGGTATATCGGATAAAGTTGAACCAGGATTTTCAGATAAATATGGTTTTGACGGAGCAGATGAAAATGTAGGTATTGCATATAGTTTCCAAAAAGTAATTGCATTAGCTTATACATCTAGTAATGATAGAGTTAAGGGGTATGATAACTCTTCCAATGCAGAAGTAGGTACTTTACTCTCTAGAGTAAAAAGTACTTGTAATAATGAAGATATTAAAATTACTTTTACCTCAAACAATATTATCCCTGGTGAATATAATATTAAAGTTGAGGGAAATATTATTTCTTTTAATAATGGTACTGCTAAGAGTATTAAAAAAGGTATATTAAAACTTGCCGACGGTGAAGACTTTATAGTTATAGAAACAGACGGTTCTATTGAGGCAGGAACTTATAAAGTAACTATAGAAGAAACAGAAACTTATGGTATTTTACTTTATTGGGATAATAAAGTTCAAGAGTATTTACCTTTTAAGACAAATGAAGACTCATACTATAATTTCGGTTTCCCAGTAGTAGTTGCAAATGGTAAAGTTCCACCTAGTCTTGCATTAGGTTCAATAGTAGATTCTTACAGTGACTCTATAACACCAGACTATTATGGTCCTAGAAATTATTCTGTTACAATTGCAGAAGAAAACTCTATTTTGAATAAGTCTGCAGATTATGTTGTAAGAAATACAGATAGTTATTATTTAGACGATATACTTTCTCAAATTATATATGACTACACAGACGAAAATGGGGACTTTAATTTTACAGGCTCAATATTTATAAGGTCTGGAAACTATAGAGTTTCAGATAAACTTAATTTAAGTAAGTTTACTAACCTTAATATTATTGGTGAAGATAAAGCTACAACTGTAATTGAGGGAGATATTAACTTTGGTAATTTAAGTAATGGTCTTATTACTATCCAAAATATTACCCTTAAAAACATAAATGTAAATACATTTACTCAAAAAATAATTATATCAAATGTAATTGGTGAAAATGTAACTTTATCTAAAGGTGAAAATCAATTTATTGTAAAGGATAGTTCTTTTAACAAAGTTATATGTAATTCAGACACATTAGATATTGAAGGTAGTGTAATCTGTAATCAGATAGTTAATTCAATTATCGGGGAAGTTGATTTCTCAACAGGATATACTTTTGTAATGGGTAGTACTGTTAATAAACTTGTTCTTCATGATGTAAAAGGTGATATTGTAAAAGGTAGTTTTATAAATACTGTTTATAGTAAACCTGCACAAACTAATGTTTGGGATAGTACAGTTATTAACTTTGAGGACACTCCTTTCTCTCAAGTTCCACATATGGCACACATGCCTATCTATGCAAAGAACAATAATCAGAACATAGAATATGTAAGTTTTGCAGCACCTTTTGAAGTTGTTTATGACTCTGAAAATGGTAATAAAATAGAAATAAAACTCGATGACGAAGTACTTGAAATAGACGACTTAGGAAGATTAACTTGTTGTATTAAGGCAAACAGAATAACTGTTATAACTGAAAGACTTATTAGAGATAATGATTATGAGGGTCTTTCGGCAACTGAAAAAGTCCCTGACGGTAATTTGCAAGAAGTATTAGAAGATATTTATGCAACAAAAGCAGACTTGAACCCTAATGGAAAAGTTCCTCTTGAACAATTACCTGACTCTATTTCCTATGGTGGTCTTTTATTGGTTGGTACTTGGTCTTTTGAAGTTCCTGACGGGGACACTTATGTAGACGGTGGGGCATACCCTACTTATGAGGATGCCGCAAAGAATCTTTCTGTAGATAAAACACAAGATGAAAAATTACAGCCTGGTTGGTTCTGGATTGTTAGTGCATCAAAAATTGATGAAGACAAACCTGCAACAATCCAAAAAGCTGCATTGCAAGAGGGGGAAGAAAAGCCTCTTGAGTTTACTGCTGGTGACTGGGTAATTTGGAATGGTAGTAAGTTTGAAAAATTAGACCGTGCTTATCAAGATGTTGCATATATGGTTTTACCAATTTATACAACAGGTGAACATTTATGTTGGTCTTGGAAAGACTCAGAAGATGGTTCAAAGAATGGTCTTGGTGCATTAGCATTAGGTGGAGAAACAATTGCAGAGGCTTTTGATAAAGTAAACCAAGAACTTAGAAAACTTTGGGTTAAACACCCTGCACTTCTTGATACTACTACTCTTGAACCTTTTGAAGACTATAAGACTATAACATATTTTGATGTTAGTTCTGGAAAAATACAAGGTAACTCTTTAAAGGTTGCATATGATATTCATAAGGACGACAGAGTTGTAAAATTTAGAGCAAAAACTCCAACTACTGAACCTAAATGGAAGTCTGCAATTTATATTGGAGAAGGTTGTACATTTAACGCGGCAACTGACGGAGTAGAAACTTCTGTAGATTGTGTTCCTGGGGTAGAAGTTAATGAACCAACTATTCATATTTCAAAATCATTTGACCCATATGAGAACGAAATGGCAGGTCAGGGATATTGGAACGCAGTAAATGTAGACTTCAAACACACAGAAGATATTACTGAGGGTAATCACAAGTTTAGACTTTCTATGACTGATATTACTCCAAAGGCACCAGCCTTTATTAATCCACTTGTTGGAACAGACGTTTTAAGTTTTGATGCTGTTAATCCTAAAGACTTTGAAGTAGATGACTTTACTGCTACTGTAAATCCAACTAGAGGTATAAATACTGACGTACTTAATAAACTTCTTAATGAGGGTATATGTTCAGGTGTTAGAACAATAAATAAAGATTTTACTTTCAAGTTTAGTTTTATTATACAAAATGCTATTGATAAAGTTTGTAACGACGGTATAGTATTAAAACTCTATGATGAGTGTCACGATACTTATACTGATATCCCTATGGGTAATATGACCTTTACTCAGGGATTAGACGGTATGTATGATATTACCGTTTCTAATTTTGAATACAACTTTATTGTAGATAAAGCTTATACAGAAGAAAACTTTTACATAATTGTAAGAGACGTATATGGTAATGAAAAGAGAATACCAACAAACTTGTATGATATTCTTAAATTAAACATATCTCATATTGACGAATCTGAACGTGTTTACTCAGGTACAGGTATAAATCCTATTTATGATTCTCGTACAAGTGGTAAATGTGGATATCCTTATGAGAGTTATAAAAACCTGGAAACTACAAATACCAATGAATTAATGAAGATGTCCCGCAACCTTGAAAACGGTGAAACAGTGTATGAGTATCGTTGGCCAGACGGTAGATACTCAAGTATTGATGGTACATTAACAGACTACACAACGGTTACAAATGGAGACACAATCGGTGAAGACGTTTATCGTTGGGTAACCATTACAAAATTTGGAAAGAATGGCAGTCTTGAACCTATAGTATTAAATGAAGCATCAGGTTTTACTATGAAGTTTAATATTGCTGAGGATAAAAAAGATATTTGGGTAGAAGATAAATATTCTATGACTACTGAGAATATTATTATCCAAGCAAAAACTTTTAACCCTGAAAAAGAGGGTGACCAGTCAAATTGTAGTTGGGTAGACTGTAACTCACCTTATGACGGATTTGCAGAAGTAGGAACAGAAGATGGACAAGCAGGTATGTATGCAGGTTCTTCTAATGCTACAAAGAAAAGAGTAACTTTTGGAAAGTCTACTTATTCTGGAAAACTTGCAATTCGTGTAGGTATAAAGAGAACAAGTAATCTTTCATTTGAAAGTATTTCTATAGAGGATATTATATAATGGAGAATAAAAGAACTACTTCTAATGTAGAAACTGCACGCGAGAATTTTGAAGAACCTATAAAAACTATGGGTCGTGCAGTTATACAACAACAAATATGGCGTGACTCAATGATGATTCCTGAGGTGGCACCGTCTTTAGAAGGTGTATTATTACATGAAGAAGTTAACGAATTTGGACCATATCAGTATGCAATACTTAAAAGATTTTTTGCGGGTTCTGCAAATCATAATTTAATAAAGTACTATAATAAACTTCCATTAGGTAGAGTTAAAGGTACTTCAAATTGTTATAGTGCAGAAGACTTCAAGGATATAATAACCGAAACATTTGGAAAGTCATATAATCCTATATTATTTCTTGATGGGAATAAATTGGCATTTGGTATGGGCGACCCAATATTAGACGAGACTGCGGGAGTTTTATATTTTAGAGATAAAGACTTTTTGGAGAAAATTAAAGACTCTCAATTAAGCATATCTTTCTATAAATACACAGGAAGAAAAGGTACTTTTGGTACAGATATTGAAGGTGGTGGAGAGTTACCTTTCCGTGATAATATCACACACTTTATGAATGCAAATACTCTGGCAAATACCGCTACATTTAAAGTTAGAGGAAATAAAGAGAATACAAATTATATCTTACCTCCTGATAATGGTAAATGGTATGATAAGAAAGATGAGCCAGATACAAATGTTCTTGTTACACAAGAAAATATAGAGGACGTTCTTTGGAGAGGCAATGTAAAAATTTCAGGTGGTGCTTGGGTTCCTGTGGAAGGTATAACTAAGGTATATAGACACGGATTACCGTCTGATATAGAAGAGAGTGAAGAAATTAATAGATAAAAGGGGAAAGTAAATGATATCTACAGATAAAAAAATTGAAGTTATGAGTCAGTATAAGGATGGTGCAAATATTCTATTAAAAAGAGTAGGGGCACAACATTGGTCAAATCCCGCAGTTAAGAATAATATACAATTTAACTGGTCTACAAATGAATATAAAACTAAAAAAGATTTTACTGACGCAGTATTAAATTATGTTAGTAATGTAGACTTTTCCTCTTTACCTAATTCAACTACTCTTAAAACAGAGTGTATGGCTCTTCTTACAGAGGCTTTTTTACTATTGGACGTTAATAAAATTGTAATTAAACAATCTGAACATTTTTTTGTAAATGTAATGGATTATGAAAATGAAAAAGTTACTGTAGGTATTTATTATTTTGCACAAAAGTTTAATTTTGCATTTGAGGCTACTGAGGAAGAGGGTATCATAGATAAAGATAATTTATCTGCAAATGCTATTCAACTTATGCCAGATGCCGAGTACCAAGCACTTTCTGACGAATTGAAAAATAATGGTACTACTTATCTTACATACTAAGAGAGGTACATATGATAAATCTTATAAATAATGACGCTGTAGTTTTAGATAGAACTAAAACTGATAGACCTCGTAATATTACTAGAGACAATATTGTTACTCTCCCAGAGAGTGCTTATCAACAACTTTCTGACGAAGTAAAAAACAATGGTACAACATATTTAACTTATAATGATGACGATTTAACGGCTGGCGAGTCTATCCCTGCCCTCGATGATTCTTTGCCACCAGTCTAATTGAATAGACTTAGATATATTTTTACCGGTAACAGGGTCTTGCATACGGTCAAGCCTATCGTGCATAGCGTGGCATAAACATACAACATTATCTAGGTCATATACTTTTTCTACGTGATTTGCTACAGCCTCAATATGAGCTACCTCAATTAACATTGGCATTAAAGGTCTACTTTGCTGAAACTTTGCATATTCTGTGGGTGTAAGAAGTCTGCATAGTACACACATATTTTTATCTCTAATATGGGCAAGTCTTTTTGTTTCTTGCCATTCTTTATCGTCAGTACTCCTTCTTGAAACTTTTTCTTCCATAACATTCATATTAACTTTAAATTAGGAAAAGTATTCCACTAATTACTTATATACGTGTAAGAGGAGAAAATAAATGGCAGTTTATAGATACGGAAAGAAAACTTCTGACATAAATGTACAGTCAGACTTTAGTGTTAAAGACTTAAACAATGATGCTTATATAAAAAATCGACCTGATAGTACTTTATCTATATCTTTAGATGGGGTTGAGCAGGAAAAACAATATAATCCTAATACCGGTGATGAAAATATCAATATTGATTTAACAAAAGTACTTGAGAATCAAGATGATAAACTTAAAGAGAAAATTGAAAGTTTACAAGTTCCTTCAATCGGTGGAGAAGACTCATATATAAGTCAAATATCAGAAACTGACGGTAAAATATCTGCAACAGCCATTAAAACTTCATCTACTATAGTTAATGATAGTAAAGTAGCAGTAAATAGTATAGCAGTATCTTCAGCAATTTCAACAGAAGTAACAAATAGAAATACAGCAATAAGTACAGCCATAAATAATTTGAACGTAGCAGAAGTTGGAGAATCTGGAAGTTATATTAAAACTATTAAAGAAAATAATGGTGTTATTACTGCAACTTCTCAAACTTTCGACACCAGCATATCTAAAACTTCTACAGACCTTAATGCACCTTCTTCTAAAGCAGTTTATAATGCAATTCAATCTTTGGGTAATGTTTACCGTATAAAGGATAGTGTAGAAACCTTTAGTAAATTACCTTCAACAAATAATACCGCAGGTGACGTAAGAAATGTAAATGATACTAGTGATAACTATGTTTGGACAGGTACAAAATGGGACCCATTAGGTGGTTCAAATTTAATTGACGCATTAAACGCTAGCAGTCCAACAGCATCAGGAACTAGTACTAGTTTTATTACAAGTGTAAGTCAGACTCAAGGTCTTATTTCTGCTACAAAAGCAAATTTGCCAACATCTTCTACGACTGTAGCAGGTATTGTTAAGCTTAACAACTCCGTTTCGTCTAATTCAACCTCAGAAGCTGCAACTGCAAATGCAGTAAAAACAGTACAAGACGCATTAAATACAGAAATTACAAATAGAAAAAATGCTATCAGTGCATTAGACGCAACAGTTTCAGGTACACCTGGGGCTGGAAAAACTTTAACGGCATTTAGTGAAACAGACGGTAAAGTAAGTGCTACCTTTGGAAATATAGCAATTACTCAGTCTCAAGTTAATGGATTAGTAGACGCATTAGCAGGGAAACAAGATAGTGGTAATTATAAAACCGTACAATCTGCCGTGTTGTCCCCTACTGCAAGTGGTAATACTACTTCGTTTATTGATACTATATCACAGGATACAAATGGTAAAATAACTGCAACTAAAAAAACTGTAACTGCCGCAAGTACCTCTGTAAGTGGACTTATGTCTTCTACAGATAAAACCAAATTAGATGGTATTGAGTCTGGGGCTCAAGTAAACACAGTAACAGGGGTAAAAGGTAACTCTGAAACAAGTTATAGAACAGGAAATATAAATATTACTAAAGGTAATATTGGATTAGAAAATGTAGATAACACTGCTGATAAAGATAAAAATGTATTAACCGCAAAAAGATTGGTAACTACTAATATTACAATTAAAACAGGTAGTACAGCACAACAAAAAATATCTTTATCTACATTAATGAATTGGCTGATAAACAGTGAATATATTCCTATTGGTTCTACAAGTTTTTGTGTTATTCAAACTTCTTGGTCTTATGCAGGTAATGATATCTTACAACTTACTATAAACAATGTAAATTATGAGTTACAACTTGCTGGTGTAATAATTGAATTTATGGGTACAGCAACTGCCTATGATAAGGGAATGTTCAGATTAAGGATACACTCTTCCCCTACAGTATCTTTTACTTCTACAAATGGTTATACTAAATTCCCTACAAGCCATATTGCAGAGTATATATGTAACGGTAGTGAATATACTCCAAATTGGAGAATGATTTCATATTTAGAGGATATAAGTGTTACATCATCAGGCTCTGGAAATGCAATAACTTCAATAAGTTATTCTAATGGTGTAATTACTGCAAATAAAGGTAGTACATTCTTAACTTCTCATCAGGATATAAGTGGGAAAGCAGATAAGTCACATACTCACGAATCTTTAAAAAGAACTCAAATTGCAACTGGAACAGACTTAAATACTCTTACAAGCCCAGGTGAATATTACGCAATTGATAATACAGAATACCCAAATGCACCTTGTACAAACTTTACTATGCAATCTATTAAGTTAATGAGTAGTTATACATTTCAAATCCTATATGCTTATTCCACTAATAGAATTTATACACGTTCAAAGATTTATGGTGGAAGTACAATGCAGTGGACAAGTTGGGAAAAACACGTTCATGAAGACGATTTAAATAAAAGACAAACTTTATCTGCATCTACAACACTATCAAATCTTGAAGACGATAGGGTATATTATATTAATACCGCAGATATAAAAATAACCCTTAATAGTTCTTCTATAGCAGGATTAAATATAACTTTTATCTCAAATAAAAATTCAACTATTGTGTATAAAAACCCAAATGGTGGTTCAGTAACAAAAACAATGGGTGTTGGAACAGTTTTATCATTATATTCTTGCGGTTCAGGGTATACACCTAATTTATATGGTACTGTATTAGATATTAATCCTTCTAGTACAAGTGTAGGCCAAATTTATATTAAAACAAAGTAAATATGAGTATCACTAATAAAAGACTTTATGTAACCCTTGATAATAAACAAGAATCTTACCCTCTTTATACAGACGAAACTATACCATCTTTACCTATTATTCAGTCTGATGGTACTATTTTATATGTAAAACTTTATAAAAGAGGGACACAAGGATTAACAGGTTCAACAAAAAGTTTAACTTATACTTTTAATAACGTAGAATACTCAGCTTGTAATTTTTGTTATGATAACTGTAATATAGACTATTCAAATTTTGAAAGTTGTAATCAATGTGACAGTAATATTTGTAATAAATGTAATTCAAGTTGTAATAGTACTTGTAATAAATGTAATAGTAGTTGTAATAGTACTTGTCAATCTTGTAATGTCTGTCAATCTTGTAATGTTTGTCAAACAGTTTGTAATACTACCTGTCAATCTTGTAATACATCGTGTAATGATTGTAATGATTGTCATTCATGCCAATCATGTAATTCAGATTGTTTGTCGTGTGTTGGAGATTGTTATAGTTGTCAAGGTACTTGTAATAAAGCTTGTAATGGTTGTGTTTCTTGTCAATCTTGTAATAGTGGATGTAATGACTGTGTTTCTTGTTATGCGTCTTGTAATTCTTGTAATTCTTGTGATACTTGTGAAAAATATCAATAATTTTAGGAGGAAATAAATAATGTCAGTATGCACAGGAGGTTGTGGTGGTGGATGTCATGCAGGTCAACAAGGGAGTTGTGGTGGTGGTCATTACTCATATGGATGTAGTGGATGTCACTCAGCAAGTCATTGTGCGGGAAGTCATATAGTTACACCAAGTTGTAATACTTGTCAAACAAGTCATTATTCTGCTACGTGCCCTGATGGTTATAGTAGTTTAGTAGGGTGTAAAGGATGTTATAAAGACGGTACTTGTGGTGGATGCCACGGTGCAGGAAACTGCTATTCTGATAATTGTGGAAGTTGCTTTACCTGTAATATCTGTGATGGTGGACATACTTGTACAAGTCAAGGTACTGGATTTAAAGTAGAAACAACTTCCAATGGAAACACTATCCTTAATGATGACAACTTTCAAAGAGAACATACTGGATGTACAGGTGAGTGTTATGCGTGTGTAGGATGTTATGGTCATGCTGCGGGTATAACAGATAGTGCTGCTTGTAGTGGATGTCATGGATGTAATGCAGCTTGTAATACTTGTCAAACTTGTTATAGTAATTGTTTTGGATGTAATGTCTGTCAAGCTTGTAATGCTGGATGTGATACAACTTGTAATGTTTGTCAAGGGTGTGTATCAATAGATACTCCATTCGGTCTGGCTTGTCAAGGATGTAATGTTTGTCAGGGCTGCAATGCAGGATGTTGGACTTGTAATAGCTGTCAACTATGTAATACTTCTTGTCAAGGTTGTTTTTCTTGTCAATCTAATAATAGTTGTGTCTCTTGTGATATGTGTAATGAATGTGTAAGTGGATGCAATATATCTTGTAATCTTTGTCAAACGAATAACAAATGTTTAGGATGTAATAATTGTCAAGGGTGTGTGTCTTGTCAAACTTGTAATGTTCACTGTTATGAATTAAATAGTTAATATATATGTATGTATTATAATTAAGGAGGAAATTATTTAATGGAAGCTGGTATCAGTTTAGTTATGTATGGTATTAAAAAATGTAGTGGTTCATGTTTATATTGTTCTGCTGCATCTACAATGAACTACAGGTCAAAGGATAATAAAAGCTCTTTTAAGTTTGATAAAGATAAGACTAAATCAAGGATATTAGAATATACTAATGTATTAGAAAACTCTAAAAGAGGGCCAGTAGATTTAAGAGTAGATGTTTGGGGAGGAAACCCGGTTGAAAACTTTGAAGAGTTTAAGCAAGTTGTAGATTTTTTAAAAGAAGATTTAAAAGAATTTCATAAAGTTCATATTCATACTTCTGGGAATGGACTAGAACTACAGTCAGATGATATAGTAAAATATTTAATTGATAATGATATTCACTATCAATTATCTCATGATGGGTTAGGTCAATATATTAGAACAGGTGTTATTGACCCTTTATATTGGGAAAAAACTGCCCCTAATATTACAAAATTAGTAAAATTAGGGATATTAGATTGGATTAATTGTACACTTAATAATAGAAATTATAGTTTTTTTGAAAATAAAAAATTTTTTGATAAATGGCGTAAAGAAAATAATATAGTAGATAGTAATTTAACAATAAAATTAAACCATATCTACCCAGGTACACCTGACGTAAATAAAAAATGGATGGGGGAAGATATCCCACCTTTACCAGGAAGAAGTGGTTGTAAAAAAGGTGAAGTAATAGGTAAATTATCTATGTCGGGTGGTAATTTAATTAACTATATGCACGAACTTAGAAAGATTGGAATAATTTGTTTAACCCCTAATATCATATCTAACCCTGAGTGGAAGCCATATGTAAATTATATTTTAGACCAAATAAGTAGATGGGGTATAATGGAGACTGAGGAACAAGGTAATGGTGCTTGTAGAAAGTTTCAAATGGGTATTACTAAAACAAATTTTGCAATAGATACATTAGGTGAATACTGTCAATGTAATCTCATTGATAGTTCAACTACTGTAAAAAATCCTACAGGAAAAAGACCTTCTCAGTGTGAGAGTTGTATATACTCTAAACAAATGGAGTGTCATATGTGTGGTTCAGAGGATTATGAAGAAAAATGTCATTATTTATACCAATATTGTCAATTATTAGAAGAATTTGCACAGTTAAAAGTTCTCTTAAACTCTTCTAATAGTTGTTCTTGCAGTAATCCTAATCAAACTAATAATTTACCAGAACCTGTTTATTGTGTAAAAAATTATAAACTATAATTTTTATTAAAATCAAATTTACTCTTTATTAGTTAAAGAGTAAATTTGAAATATTTCATTTATATGTTCAATTGAAGATGTACCTAATAATATATAATCTATATTATTATTTTTTAATAAGAACTCGTAATTAGATTTTGATAAAGTTTCTAAATCAATTGTATTTATTTTTTTTAATTCCCCTCTTTCAAAAGGTGTCATGCAAATTATAGTATATCCTCTAGATTTTAAGAATTCTATACCTCTTTCGCCTGGACTATCCCAAATATTAATATTATAAATATTTTTAATAATTTTATATACGTCTGAAAAAATGTTTATAGGTACCATAGCAATATCAATATCACCAAATTTAAAATTTTCATTTATACTGAAAGTAAATAATTCTAATAACGGATAATCTATATTTGCACTATACCCTAAATGTTGAATAACACCTTTATCTTTATATTTTTTTAGTATTTTAAAAATTCTAATGTATAAATTAATATCATCTAAATAATTATCATAATAACTCATACTAAATACAGAATGTAATAAGTAGATATGATAAAAGTCTACATTATTTTTTTCTAATTGCTTATTAATGATAGTGTCTACTATATATTCTAACTGGTTATCATCAGCTTCATATATATGAATATTAGTTTCTTTATATATGTCTTCATCCCATAATGGGAATTGTTGACATAGTACAAAGTCTTTTTTATCTTTTATAAAATTATTTAGTATTTTATCATTTTCCCCTTCAAAAGAACACTCTAAATCTATAAGTCTACAACCTTTATCCCATAAAGTGTCTAATACTACTTTTTTATTTTTTGTACACCCTACACCTATCTGTAATGGAAATTTTCCTAAAATATTTTTAAAGTCCTCTTTATTAGAAACAATAATATCATCCATATTAAGTTAGTTTTTATTTTTTCTACTAATTATATATTTTGTTGGAGGAATATAATGGCAAAAAATAAAATAAAGGAGAATACTACTTTTACGTCTGGTAAGAAACCAATGTCGGCAATTCTTAACAGTACATTTATAAATAGAATAAACAGTATTTTTGGTTTTAGAACCACTAATGATAGAAAAAATGTTGAAAATGAATTTGAAAAGAAATATGGTATAAAGTTTGTTAGGGTAGACCTAAATAATCCGTCCTACAGAATTCATAATGCTGCACTCGGTTCTGTTTTTCAGAGTGTAGGAATGAATGAAAAACTTGAAAAACTTTTTAACGCATATTTATCAGAAACTACAGAGACATATGATAATATTCTAGACAGGCAGAAACGTCTTAATGAATTAACATTTGCTTGTTGTAACAATGTATACATTTCTAGAGCTTGTACGTTAGTAGCAGACGAGGCTACTCAGCAAGATGAACAAGACCGTATTATTTCTATTGACTCCCCAAATGCAACATTTGTTGAGAAAACATATCAATTATTAAATCAATGGGGTATTACACAAAACTGTATTCACTCGGCTTGTTTTGATATTCAACTTTATGGTGAAGCTTTCTGGACTCATAAGATTGGGTTGTCAGGAATTGAAAGAATTAATTATCTTCACCCAAATCAAGTTATGGAAAGACTTGAGTTTTCACCTACACAAATTGCTACATACTTGGCACAAAGAGATGGATGGAACTCCGCAGATAAAAATAGAGGCTCAAAAATTGAAGAGTTAGTTAAAATTCTTAAAGGTTCTGAATCTTTAGATGAGGCAAGTAATCTTGCAGATATGTTTGACAACAAACTTTTAGGGTATGAATTGCAAGGTAATATTTTATGTCCACCTTGGATGGTAACACATTTTAGGTTTGATAATGGACACGGAGAATTTTACCCATATGGTAGACCACCACTTATTTGGGCACTGGCACCATTTAAACAGTTTGCTTCTACAATGGCATTACAAGGATTGGCAAGACTTCATTCTTTCCCTATTCAAGTTTATAATGTAAAAAATACTGAGGGTATCTTACCTGCACAAGCATTTGACCTTGTAAATACAGTACGTGAACAATATGATAATCTTGGTGTTGCACCAAGTACACAAGGTGCAGAAATATATACAGTTAATACAAAATGTTGGGTTCCTGAGGGACTCTTAAAGATAGAAAGTATTAAGTCAGAGTGTGAAATACCTTCTACTGAAGATATTGACGGCATGAGAGACGATATTGCTGTTGCTTGTGGTATTCCTAGAGGATATCTTGACCCATCCGCAGATTATAGTGGTGAGTCTGGAATCTCATTAAAAGAACAATATAAACCATTTGCAAGACACGTATATACTGTTCAGACAACTTTCTTGCAGGGACTTGGTGAACTTATTCGTATGCACTATGCTATTACAGGTGAATTTGATTATAACACACCATTTATTCTTTCTATGAGTTTCCCTGCACAAGAAGTACCTGACTCAAAACGTTCTTCACAGTCAAGTTCTATTGACTTAGCAAAAGGTGTAGTTGAACTTATTCAGACAGTATTAGGTATTGATGAGGAAGAAGCTTTACCAGAAGATGTAATAGTTGATATTCTTTCAAAATATACATTCCTTGACCCTACTGATATTCAGAAATGGGTTAGACTTTCTTCATTTGCAGTAAAATCTTCTGAAGAAGATGGTGCTGATACAGGTGATGAAGATTTGGGTGGTGATGCTGACTTGGAAGAGTCTCGTAAGGAAATGGCACTTTATAGAAAAACTGGAAGACTTACAAAAATGAGGGAACAAAGATTCAATAGTATTCGTGAAAGATACAGAGAGGCAAAAGAAAATATTTATTTCAAGTTCTTAGAGTCACAACATCTTGAGGGTAAAGATTGGAAAGATAAAGTAAATGACAGAACAGGTGAATTTACAAAACATAAGTTATTTGTTCCAATTATTAATGAACAAGACAAGATTTATCCTTCATTCAAAGTTTTATCAAACCACGCAAATAATCAAAATGCAGAAGGATATGATAGACTTAAGGAACAATTAGCTCTTAATAAATCTTTGAAACTAAATAATGTAAAGGATAAAGCTGACCGTCATCTTAGTGATGCATTAGAAAGTTTTAAAAAACAATATGAGATTACTGACGAAAACGGAGTTCCTTTATGGCAAAGAACTGACCTTCAAAAATTAGGTGAGGAAACTCTTGAATAGGGATTTTAAGATTTGATGTATTTATTGTTCGAGTCTACTATAGAAAAGTTAAAGGCTACGTGTATATCTAATTTTACTCAAGATAAACTTGAGGACAGATTTAATAATGGTGATTACCATATGTCTGTCTCTCAGGCGATTTATTATAAAAACGACAGTTTTTTAGAAGTAACATTTACGGTTAATGCAACAAATGGTGGTAAACCATACACTTGTATTCTCAGATTTTATAAAGTCGGAGATTTAGTTACTGAAGATTTGAGTAAGGCTCGTTTTTCTGTAGTAGAAAAAACATTAAGAAAAATTATAAAGAAATGTGATGTTAGATTCTATTCTAATGACCCGTCTTTTTATTGGCAAGGAAGTTGGGAAGGGTTAGATAAAAATGATTTGAGTATTTATAAATTTACTGGACCAAAGGGTGACGGTGTATGGGACTCAAGACATGCTAACTCTGGTGGACTTATGAATAGTGAGATTCACCTAACAAAACATTTGGCACAAATTGTGAAAACAATAGACGGATATATTTCACGTATTGCACAGGTACTTACTGTTGCAGATTAAAGGGGGATAAAATGAGAAATTATGTTGCAGCATATTTAGACACAAAAATAGAAGAAACAGTAACTGCCTTAAAAAAGGTTCCTAAAAGTGATAAGGTAGTAAAAATTTATAATTCCCCTACACTAAAAAGTTTACAAGAACAAATACATTATGCCAGAGCACAAGGTTTCGATGGCATGAAAGTTATCATAAATGATATGGACAACTCGTATGAGTTTGTTGCTGCACTTAATGAGTCTTATGGATATTTATTTAAGGAAGGGATAGGTCTAGTAAAACTAGATGAAGAAGGTGGTATCTTAGACGTATTTGGTCCAGAAGTAAAAAAAGATTTAGCTGGTGTAAAAATGATTGACGATATAGCAAAAGAGATGAATAAACAGAAACACTCTTTGTATGTTGTAAATCCTATAGGTATTATACCATTTAGAACTGAAAACAAAGTATGTAATGAGATTATAAATTACATAAAGGCTGCAAAAAAATTTATTGAAAAATATGGGTCTTATTGTGAGGGTAGCATTTATATTGCTGACTTTATTCCTTTAAATAATAAAGCCTCAACAAGATTTAATTCTGCAGTTTACTTAAAAGATAATCTTAGATGGTTAAGGTCTGAAAATTGTACTTTAGACCCAGACGATAAAAGGCTTCTTATAGAGTTCTTTAATGATGAAATTGCAATACACAGACATTGGTCTACCCAAGACTCTTTGGTACATGAGGTAGGTATGGTTGGAAACTATTTATTTGGACCTAGTATTTTCTGGGTAAATCTTACAGGTTTCCACCTTAATAATAATAAAAACATTAACAAATATAATTCTCAAGTTAACTTGGATATATACTTAGCTGTAACTGACCCTAAAAATGTAAAAAGAGATAAAAATGGAGAGGTTATATTACCACCAGGTGGAGAATATCTAAAACTTGAAGAACCTAAAAATGGATTCTATTTTGGATGGGGAAATGAGTCCCCTCAAAATATTTTAACTTCTATAGAAAATATTGGTGACACTTTCTATAATCAATTTAAAAACTGTTGTAGAGAATTATCAGTAAATAAGATGGTAGTACCTGATAATGCAGTAATTAAGTCCAGCAATATTATTTCTTATCTAGCATCTATTATTTCTCACTATGTAGTTGATAAAGACTTCCGTAATGCAGTAGATACTAATAAAAATACAAAAATCGACCAGGCTGCATATAGTGGAGACGCATTTGAACATAAAGGGGAAATAGACCCTAACTATTGGGATAATCGTAGTTCTGAGGAAGACTTACAAAACAAACTTGTAGATAAGTATGTTTTAAACAAGGAAGTTGACGGAGAAAGATGGGTAGATAAAACATTAGAAAAATGGTATAACAGAGATTCATATATTAAAGATAAATTAGAATTAGGTAATAATACTGAAAAGTATGACTATAAAAAATATGACCAAAAAGCTCGTGAACTAGGAGTTAGTGGTTATGAGTTATATAAATTGGATAAAAGAAAAAAAGAGGTTGATGACCAAATAGACGATTATCTAAAAGAGATAGAGGGGCTAGATGACTCTAATAAGGAAGAAGCCTCTTTAATAAAAGACCTAAGTAAAGAAATTGAGATATTAAAGCAAGAGAAAAAAGATTTGCAGGCATATATAGATATAACACAAAGGTCACAAGATAAGTATAACAAAGTAGACAGTATTGCAAACCGTATTGAAGACAATATTGAATCTAGTAAAGAATTTAAGATTGCATATAATAGGTGTATTAAACTATTAAATTCAAACTACGGACAACTAATCCAAAAAATTCTTATAAACAAATAACACTAAAATTGAGTATTGTTACCCTCTACAAAAGTAGAGGGTGCTTTTTATAGAGAGGATATTATGGATAACGATAACTTAATAATTTTAGATGAAAGTTCTATTTCAAAAGGACCTATAATAAAAGATATAACAGCCTTAAATGAGGGTTCTATTCCAAAAGAGCCTATAATAAAAGATAACTTACAAGGTATCAACGTAAATGTGTCTGACCCAGAATTTGAAAGATATAAAATGGCTCAAAATGGTTCATTAGAGACGGGAGTTACAAATAGTAAAGGAAAACCTATTATATTACCTAATACATTAGGTAACTTAAAATATATATTCCAAGATATTTTAGCAGGTGATAAATCTGCAATGCAGAAAAAAGAGTTTGAAATGCTTGGTATGAAAAATATGATAAAGTCATTGGAGTGGCTTGCAAAGACCAATAATATAAATGACCAAATGAAAGCATTGTTGGCTACAGAAGGATGGAGGCTTACCTTTAGAGATAAACCACCTACACCAGCAGAGTTTTTAACACCAAAGTATATTGGTGACCAAGCAACAACTTTACACCCTTGGATTAGAGATACATTTATAAAGTATAATGACCCACTCGCACCATATAGAAACTTAATTCTTTCAAGTTGTATTGGTACGGGAAAATCTACTTTAACAGTTTGTGTTAACTTGTATACTGCTGCATTATTCAGTTTAATGTGGGCACCATACAAATATTATGGATATGCACCTTCTACAAAGTTTACTATTGTATTTGGTGGATTCTCTCAGAAAAAAGCCTCTCAGTTGCTTTTTGAACCAATGAAAAGTGTTTTACTTCAGTCTGAATTCTTTAAGCAATGCCGTACAGAAAAGGATATGATTGAATCTAACCGTGAGTTCAACTCTACTACAGGTGTACCACATATTTATTGGACAACTGCTACAGGTTCAAGTGGTGCTGAAATTCAAATGTCTAATGGGCTTAACTTTTACATTGTATCTTCTAATGGTGATATTATCGGTCAAAATATCGTTATGGGTTCCTGTACAGAATTAGGTTTCTGGAGGGAAGAGGGTGGTTGGACAGACGAACAAATTTATGACTTCTTTACTTCTCTTCGTGCCCGTATTGATAACCGTATGCACAATAATCGTATTTCAGGATTTATCCTTGACTCTTCTCCAAATACTATGGAGTCTGTTATTGATAAATGGATTTGGAATGACGCACCAAAAAGTAAGTTAAATTATATCTTTACTGGTGCCAACTGGAAATTCTTTAAGAAAAACTTTGAAGAAGCATTAGATGAAAAAGGTGAAGTTAAACACGATTGGAATGTAGCCTTCCCATTGTTCAAAGGTGGAAATGGTATGTTACCTCGTGTTATTGAATCACCTAATGACCTTACACAATTTGACCCAATAGATATTATTTGGTGTCCTAAAAAAGGTGCAAATGTTTCTATGATAGATATGGCTAAGGAACAACCTATCAAGTTCCTTAAAGACTGGTGTGGAATACCTGCGGGTACGGAAGACCGTATCTTCTATAATCCTGACACTATTGAAAGATGTTTTGATAATAACCTTAAAAATATAATAGGTCAAATTACTGCACCAGCAGAAGAAGAACCAGAACACTTAATTTGGAATCAGATTAGAGATAAGTTCTTTACAAAAATTGTAGATAAGTATTACTTCTACTATGAACCAGGGGTTCCTAGAGCTGTTTCTGTTGACCAGTCGTATGCTGGGGACGTTACAGGTATATCTATGACTCACGTTGAACGTGACTCAGAGAAAATTGACCCTGAAACAGGTGAGCCATTAAAGGTATTTGTTACAGACTTTACAATAGTTATTATTCCTAAAGGTGGAATTATTAACCTTGACGCCATTAAATGCTTTATATGGGACTTAATAAGTTTAGGAAATCTTAATATTAAACACGTTTCATATGATGGATTCCAATCTGAGTCTGCAAGACAATTTTTGGATAGGAAAGGTGTAAAGGTTGAATATGTTTCTGTAGACCGTACAAACGAGCCATATCTTGCATTTATTGACTATGTATTCCACGGAAGATATTATTGTGGTAAAAATATTTACTTAAAGAATAATATGAAGTCTATTCAAATGGTAAAACGTAAGAAACGTGGCGATACAAAAATAGACCATATGCAAGGTGAAATTGTAACTGACGGTGACGGAAATTGGGAAACAGATATGCGTGGTATAAACGCAAAAGACGCTTTGGACTCAGTTGTTGCGTCTATAGAACTTATAAATAGGTATAGTAACGAGTTTATTCCATATACAGTTTGGAAACCGAACGGAAATAAGTCTAGGGATTATGATACTATGAAGTCTAAAAGTGATGAGCTTTTAGAGTCTTTAGGGATGACTCTTTAGTTTCATTGGAACTACCAAACTAAGTTTGGTAGTTCATATTAAAACTACATATTCAAAATTTATACCAAGATGACTTTTATTTGTTATAGTCTCAACAATATAATTTTTATATTTTTCAGTTTTGTCAACTACAAATAAATATTTATCACATTTATATTTTTCAAGACATAAGTCAATCCACTCGTCACAAGATTTTTCAATTTCATCGTTATTCTCATTCCAATGTTCTTTACCACCGTAAGGGGGACATGTAAATAATGCCGAGTTTTCATATGACTTATTTTTTGCAGCTATAATATCTTCAATATTTACACAGCAAAGTTTTGAAATATCTTTATAGGATATAATTTCGTTAGACTCCCTAACGTGGTCTTCATTGATATCATACCCAATATAATATTTGCCACAATTATATGACCCTAACATTCTTCCTGAAAATCCTGAAAATGGGTCTACAATGGTAGTGAAATTTTGCAAGTATTTGTTAATTAAACTTTCTGCCAAACTTGGCTTAAACAAAGATACCTTTGGTGCAATTTTATCAACATTAAATCCTTGAATAATATCTGACGGTTCACAATGACCTACATATTTCAATCTGTTTAATGCTGATTTTTTTACAAGTTCTTTATTTTCCCATGCCATAATAGGACTTAATTTTCCTAGTCTACTTGCGGAGTATAATGATTTATGGAAATGTTGAATAACACCTAAGTCAGACTTATTTGTAAGTCCTTGATTTGGATAAGGAAAAGGGATATCTTTTTTAAATAATCCTAAATATGCACTAGAGTATTTATCTATTACCCAATTTAAGATAGGTGATAATTCTTCTTTACCTAATATTTTTACATTATTTTTTAACATACACTGATGTTTTGCTTCAAAAAGACCGTCTAATGAATGGTCAAATGGGTTACACATAGTACCGTCTTTATTAAAAAATTGTGAACCTTTTACCTCAACATATTCATTATTATATAGAAAGTCGGGGTAATACGTATGAATATTATTATTATACATATATTCAAATTTTACAGGCTCGTGAATAATACTTAAATTATTATCTTTAGCATAAATCCATAGTGCTAATTCCCAAGAAGAATCAAAAGTTTCATTATCATATAGATACTTATAACTTCTTTTATATCTTGCCTCACTAGATTGAGAAAAATAAGGTGTTCCATACTTTTGAGTTGAAGTTTCCTTTCTTTGACATAGTGGGCAATATAGTCTTTTGAAATTATCAATTCTATCTTTTCTAAAAACTATCTTGTACGGATTATTACAATTCAAACAATGACACATCAAAACTGTGCCGTCTTTTATATCTGACGTTATATCTTCGGCATTAATTATAATTTTAATATTATTACTTTTATCTTTTCTACTACAATTACTGCATAGTAGTCTTTTTTGTCTCTCAAAATCATATTTTTTATATATAAAACTTGCCTCTTTTCCACAATTTAAACAGTTATAATGTATCCTAACTTTTGACTTTTTTAAAACTTTACAGAATTCTTCTGTGTCTTTAACCCAGATATCTTTTTCACAGTCTATACCTTTTTTAGATATTACTGTGTTTCTAATTTTCTCGCGTACATTTTTAGTTTGTGAGGAGTATTCAGTTCCATATTTTTTTAAATTTGTATCCTTCATTGCACATTTTGTGCATAAAAGTCTTTTTTGAGAAGACTCTCTATCTTCACGATAAGATATAGTTGTCATTTTACCACAACATTTACAATTATATGATATTTTTGTCCCTCTTTTTTTAGGTAAAGAATCAAACTCTTTCTCATTTTTCACAAAGTTCATATTACAATATATATTAACATAAATAGGTCAAAATAGGACTTTAGAGGTCTATCAAAAATAATTATTTTTAAAAAATAAAAAAAGACCTACCAAAATTGGTAGGTCTTACCGTTTCTAAACGTAAAGGGGAGGAATTTGAGATTTAGAAACTACTAGTGTTTTCAAAAACACTTATTTTAATACACACTCTATTACAGTATGAAAAATCAATGTGTATTATACTATTTTAGTTGTATATCCAAAAATGCAAAAAATGGTTTTAGTAAATTAAATACCAATAACTCCTTAATAAGGCAACTGTAGATTCGAACTTTTTTACACTTTCCTCAGTTTCTTCAACTTCTTGGTTAAGAATTAATGTAAAAGTTCCTTGCATAAAAGAACAGTCATTTTCAAACATACAAGTCCTAAGAACATTAGAAAGAAAAAATATTTTCTCCTTTGGAAGAGTGACAAAACCATTTTTTGATTTTAATGCAAAATGTACATAGATATTTTTATCTTCATATACAACTTTTACCATACTGTTATTGTCATTCCAAATATTACCAATAACCGTTTCTAAAATATTTTTGGCATTATTTATTCTCTCTAAAAGTTCCATATGGTATATATTAACAGAGCGAAACTTTTAAAGTTTAAGATTGTTCAAGAATATCTTTTAAGTAGGAATACAGTTCTTTACATCTTTCATATATAATATGATTTATTTTACATTCAATTTTTACATATTCTGGGTCTTTAGTAAGATTTGCATAACAAGGTCCACCACACATGACACCTTTTAAATCACAGTCTTTACAAAAAATTAAATTATTTACGTTAAGATGTTCCATATATGTCAATGGGTGTTTTTGAATAATTTTATCATTTTTTAAATTTATTTTAAAATTATTATTAAAACAATTTGTTACATTACCACTACCGTCAATGTAAAATTGTTTTTCTATCTCACATCTAAAAATATTATTATTAGGTTTGTGTAGCAGTTGAATTGTATTTAAAAATCTATTAGAAAGATAAAAATTTAATAATCCAATATTTTTATGTTGAATAATATCCTGTTTTACTTTATCATAGTATTTATTAAGTTTATCTGCAAGTATATTAAATGTGTCAGTATTGTACCAAAACTTTGGATTGTCGCGGATAAAAGAAAATAAAATTGTTGAGTCTTTACCAAATGTGTCATAAAAATATTTAAAATATTCATAAAAGTCATTTATAGAGGACGTAATTGTAGCACCTATATGATTTAAACATAATAAATTATCTTTTTTTATATAGTTATAAGAGTCCATTACTTTTTTATATGTACCTTTTCCACGATGTTTATCATGTAGTTCTTCTGGGCCATCTACACTCAAAGCAATCCTAATTACTTTTTCTTTATCAGACCAATAAAATTTCTTTATTTCATTAAAGAACTCTTTATCTAACTCTGTACCATTAGTAAAATATAGAATTGAACAATAACTTGGCACTTTTGATTTAAACTCTTCTGGGTATAATTTTCGTAAAATATAATTATTTAACCATAAAATATTCCACTTTTCACCTACATATGTTTTTAATACTTCATTAAAGTATTCGTCATTACTTAAGTCAATGTTGCTGTATAAAAAATCAAAAAAGTCTTTACTACTAATAACAGTATTAAGTTCTTCTAAAGAACTTACTTCTATCTTTTCTAAGAAATTATCCATATTAGTAAAATCGTCTTCTGTAAAAAAATATCTCATTAAGTATGGAATATCGTGTAAGAACTCTAATACTTCTTTTTTGGAAGTCATTAATTCACTCATTACACCAATAGTAAAAATAGTTATAGAGTCTTGTAAATAAGTTTCTACAAGACCCTGTATTTTTTGATATAAAACGTTTTTAGGAATAGAGGAAATTGTTTTATTTCTAAAACAATAACTGCAATTTTGATTGCAGTTATTATTAAAGTTAATATTTATTGTTATTTTATTCATTCTCTAACTTTTGAAAAAGATGTTCATATTGTGACGGTACATTAGGAATATAAGTCATTTTATAAATGTTTTTAGGAGTAGTAAACTCATCTAAAAATTCAATATTACTAATATTCTGTTTAATTGTAATATCTTTATTTTCTTCTGATGGTATTATTGTCAAACTGCTATAATAACCATATCCCGACTCATTACCACTTATATCTTTTTCATACATTATAAGAGGAATATCATAATTTAAACTTTCATAAGAGAGTTCTTTTACAAAAATTTTCTCGTTATAAGAAAGATACCAATTACATATAAATCTTGCTCCAAGACGTGTAATAATACTATTACAATTTTTTAGGTAACTGGATGAGGAGTAAGATTTGTAATAAATATAATTACCCAAGTGTTCCAAAGTTTTATCATGAAACGAGTTAAATGATATATAAGGAAATCTACGACTCGCCTCACTATAGCGAGTTTGTATTTTTCCTAAAATAAAAAATAATTTTCTTGAGACTTCCAAGTTATTTTTAAGGTCATAACCATCTACAAATACTTTATAAGAGTTTATTTGGTCAGTTATAAGACTTTTAATTTCATTAAAAATATTTTCATTACTATTCTCAATAATTTGAAATGAACCTCTAGTAAATTCTGTTGTAGGAACCATTTTATATTTAAAATCACTATAACCTTTATACTTTAAACCAGAAAGAGTAAGGTAATCAGATGCTGAATTAATATTATTATAGCTAGAAAAATATTCATCAGACGTATCTTCTGTTTCTTCTAAATATACATATTTAGGATTTGCCCTTAATACATAACTTTTAGGCATCTCGTCAGAAAAATTTAGTACTATACAATCGTCATAAGATATATCATTAATCTTATCTTTATTTACAAGATAATATTTATTTTGATAATAAATAATACTGTATGTCTTATCCCCAATAATTATAGTGTCTTTCATAGGGATATAATCATAAATAGACCAACTATTTGTTTCATATTTTATTAAACAATAATATGTACTTGGTGTTAAACTTGTATCAGATTCATCATATACCTGATATTCTCCATTATCGTCTTTATAATATATATTTGAGTCACAGTTAAGTGGATTATCTTCTCGGAATTCTTTAGCGTCACTTAAATAAGAAAAAGATTTATAACGTTCATTAGGATTAAATGATACATACTTAAAACTATCATCAACTTCGGTATCGTCATTTTTATAGAAATCATAAATTTGGAATACATAAGTAGGTAAGAAAATTAAGTTATATATATTTGGGAAGTTTTCTTTATCTATTACCCATTTTTTAGTTTTACACCCATTAAAATATTCAAATAAAATGTCATATTCATCTTCTTCATTAAATTCAGGTGTAACAGAATTAGAAGTATCTGTAGAAATTTTAATATTATGTAAGTCTATACAATCTTCTGTGGAAAAAGGTATTTCATTATTATTAGATTTTATCTCTTTCACAGAGTATGTTTTTGAAAGGTTCTGATTATATTGAATATTTATATTTTCAGAATCAGTTATTAACTTCTCAAATTTTATTTTCATAAGTCTCTCCCTTTAATATTAATTTGTATACAATTTAATTATATACAAATTAGTGAGTCCATTCCAAATTTTCTTAATTATTTTGAATATTGTAGTGGTATTTAAGATTAATCATTTTGGATATTCTTTTAAAATTATCATTATGTCCTAAACCAATGTCGTTTAATACTTGATTTTGATAAGCATGAATCATCTCGTGAATTAATACTCTACGGTATGTTGCCTCATCCCAATATTGGTTTTTACTCTTAATAAGAACTATAATATTACCATATTCCGTATTATAACAAATACCCGCCGCAGAGTTTGGTGTAAGGGGTTCATGCCAACCAATATATGCAATTTTTATAGGTTTTGAAAAAATACCGTCTTTAACAAAGAGTTTATTATAAAAATTAAAATCTTTTCTTACATTTTGGTTATCAACTAAAATAACGTCATATGGTATGAAAGAGTTGGATTTTATATTAATTTGCTTCTGACAAAAGATATTTTGACAGAAAATAAATAAGAAAATAGATATTAAAAATATTCGTTTCATTTTGAAATTCCTAATTATTATTATTATATTAACAAAAAACTTGAATTCTATATATATATTAATTAATATTAATATATTAATATATCTTTTAGATTACATTAATGTTATAATTGAACTTTTGCAAAAATTCGGTTTTTTAGTGTGTTAATATATTGATGTTATAATAGGAGAAAATTTTCAATGGAAGAAAACCAACCAATAAGACGTATTATCCGTCAAAATACTACAGAGGAAGAACCTAAAGTAGAACAACAAGTAGAACAGTTTGAAACTAAAGTAGAGTCAACAAATATTTCGGCTGATTACCATTCTGAAATTGAAAATAAATCAGATGAAGCCAGCAAACATTTATTAGAATATGTAAATGAACAAATAACTCGAATGGATAATAAACTTCTTTTTAATGGGAATAGAGACCCATCTAAGTATGAATTGGATATGGCTTTAGCCCAATATGAACAAACTTTGTTTGGGTTAATAGCATTGTATGAAACTGCAAAATTTGAGGAAGAAGTTGCAAAGGCAAAGTATGACGAATGGTATGCAGAAAAATATATGGAAGTTAGAAATACTTATAATACAAAAGACGTTAAAAATGCCTCTTGGTTGTCGGCAAAGGAAATAGACGCTACTGTTCTTACAAAATATAAATTTATGGCAGCTGACTTAAAAGCAGATATTATCTGTAAAAGCCGTGAACGTTCTACGATAGAACGTCTTCTTGAAGGTTGGAAGAGTTATCTTTGGGTATTAAATTCACTTTGTAAAAATGCCCAAGCTGAGATGATGGCAAACTTAAAAGGTGTAGACCTTTATAGAGGTGACGAGCAGGAATTAGTTGGTGGATATGGCAGTTAATTCGTCTGTTATATCTACAAATTTTGGAGAAATCCTTAAACTTGTAGCGTGATATATAACATCAAGCATAAAATATTTTTTGAAGTCCTTTATATTAAATGACCCACTATTAAGTTGATATATAACTCGTTTATCATCTATATTTTCCATATATGTATATGGTACACTATTAGATATTACCCATATTGATTTATATTTGTCTAGTAGAGGGCAAGACAAGTCTACATTTTTATCAGTATATGCAACAATTGGATTAGTAGGTAATATATGGTGATAGTAATGTAAGAATTTACCGTACCCTATATGATGTACTTCATTATGTGTTGGTTTTAACGTATATTTATCTATTATACTAAGCCTTTCTTCTAATGAAAATTTTTTAGAAACAAATTCCCCATCACATAAATAATAGTCCTTTACGTCCGTAACTGATTCATATGCCTCATATATTTTTCTAATAGGATTTTCCCCATAGTTTTTACTAAAAAATAAGCTTGTAGAGAATGTATTATTATATCCACCAGGGATGATTAATTCTCTAGGGTTATTTGCAGCCTTTAAAATATAGTCTCTGCTTATAAAAGTATCTGCGTCAAGATAAAGATAATTTTTATATTGTGTAGCTAAATAACATCTTAATTCATCTCCTAAATAAGAGGGAATATAGTTATTATCTAATACCCATCTAGCTTGTTTTAAGTTTGGTATAAATTCCTTAATGTTATTATTATCTATAATATGAATTTTTGCACCCTCAAGTTCTTTTAGATTATGTTTTGTTATAACTCGAATAAAGGGCTTACTTAGATAATTATTTAAGTTTATAATTACTACATCAATATCAGATATATCCATATATAAATAGTAACATTTTTTGTAATTCAGCAGTTTAAACTAACTTTTTAATGATTGCAAAAGATGAGAAAGATTTAATTTTACGTTTAGAAAAAATATACCCTAATAAAAATACTTATAATAAGGTTATATATGTAGACGATTATTTACCAATTTGTATTGACTGCAAGAAACACGGAGAGTTTTTCATTTCCCCTTACAATCTTATTGTAGAAAGAAAAGGTTGCCCTAAATGTTATAACTATCAGTCAAATGGTGAAAAGAGAGTTAAAGAGATTCTTGAAGAATATGGGGTAAAGTTTGAACAGGAAAAGACTATGCCCCAACTATGGTATAGAGGTCCATTATATTTTGATTTCTTTATACCAGAATATAATTTTGCAATCGAGTTTCAAGGTCCACAACATTTTAAGCCTATAGAGTTTTTTGGTGGTAGACAGGCATTTGAAGAACAAAAACAAAGAGACGACTTTAAGAGAAAATGGTGTAAAGAAAATAATGTAGAACTTATTGAAGTTAATTTTTATGAGGAGGTACTTCCACAACTTAAGCCGTTGTTGGATATTGTTTTCTATGATGAATATGAATAGTGAAATTCATTTATACTTGGGAAATTGTTTAGATATAATGAAAACTATCCCAGATAATTCTGTTGATTTGGTATTATGTGACTTACCTTATGGAGAGTTAAAATCGGACACATTAACTTGGGATAATATTATTCCATTTGAACCGTTATGGGCAGAATATAATCGTGTTGCAAAAGAAAATGCAGCTTTTGTGTTATTTAGTGCAGGTTTATTTACAGTTGACTTAATAAATAGTAATCGTAGTAATTTTAAGTATAGACTAGTCTGGAAAAAGAATGTCCCTACGGGGATGGCTTCATCAAAATATCAACCAATGAGATATTATGAAGATATTTGTGTTTTTTATCGAAAACAACCTACTTATAATCCTATAATGAAACCTCGTGTAGGTGTAGGAAAAGCCTGTTATAACTATGACCATTATTGTGGGGATAGTAATCATTTGAAGTTGGAAAAGGTTAAAAAGAGATATGACCCAGACTGGGTTCAACCTTCAAATGTTTTGGAATTCAATGTAGTACCTAATAGAAATGGTAAATTACACCCAACTCAAAAGCCAACAGACCTTTTGGAATATCTAATACGTACATATTCAAATGAGGGTGATACCGTATTAGATAATAGTATGGGGTCAGGAAGTACAGGAGTTGCCTGTCAAAATACTAATCGTAATTTTATTGGGGTAGAGTTGGAAGAAAAGTATTTTAAGATTGCTCAAGAAAGGTTAGGTATTCACTAATTTACTATGGGAAGAAATGAAGACTCTTTTTGGTTTTATGATAATAAAATAGTATCACTCTATGAAGAAGACTGTCATTGTTATTTCTTATTATTCCATTATGACGAAGTAGGTATTCCTAAGGAACTAATGGAAGAGTTTGTTAAGGCAAATGGATATGAGTCAATTAAGGACGCACAGGATAGTTTCTTTAATCCTTGGGATATTGAAGAATTTGACGACTTTTGGAGAAATCTAATGGACTTGGCATATTCTAGGGGACTAATTCGTGGTGGTTGTTATCAAGATAACCCACATTTTGTTTTTTATGCAAGTTGTGATAATATTAAGAAAAGAAAAAATCAACTTTTAGACTTGCTAATGAATAATGCAAGATTTAAGAAGTGTAATAATTTTAGTATAGAGGATAGAAATAATGAACTTGCCCGCCGTCATTTAAAAGATGTAACAGAAGGACAGTCCATTACTGCACATTCTTTAGATGAAGCTATTTTGGCAGTAGATTCATACTAATTAAATATTAAAGGAGACTATAGATGAATGAAGCAATTAGAGAGTCGTTAAAATCAAATTATATTTTTGGAAACTCTTGTGGTTTTAGAAAACCAGAAGAAACAAAGACTGAAGTTTTACAGGAGTCTGTACCAGAGGGTAAACTAGATTTTAGTAGTATTGCTAAACAGTCTGCCCTTTTGAATGAGAATGAAGAACCTGTAGATTTTGATTCTATTTCTAAAGAAAGACTTTATGAAGAAAAGTTTGACCTTAATCCATTTAAGGAAGACTTTGACACATGGAAAAATAATATTAACACAAAAACAAACTATACTGTAGAAACAGTAGAAATAAAAGAAGACGAAAGAACAAAAGGTAATAAAGCAGTATTTATTTTGAATGATGAAGTTTCTGAAAAGGAAAATGACTTTATTCATGAAGATTTTACTGACACAATGCCTGATAAAATAGTAGACTTTATTTCTAAAAACAATTTAAACTTTGAGTTTATTTTGAATAAGAAAGAAGTTGAATTTGTAATTTGGTAATCTAAATCTTTATTTTTGGGAGTATGGGGTAGAACCTCTACCCCAGTTGTTAATGGGAAAAGGAAGAAATATTTCAAATAACCTAACAATGCTAGGTGTTAAGATTCAGAAACACAGAGAGAGACGAGACGGTGAAGGTATCTATCTCTGTAGTTTTATTGGAAATGACAGAGGATTAATTCTTTGTCATTTGAACGCACAAGGTGAAATAGTTGATTCCAAGTATTTCGATTGTTGTGGAACTGTTGCTAAGGTAGTTAAAGCTCAAGCACTGAAAGAGTATAATTTGTGGAAACAAATTTTGATGCTGCGTATAGACGACTACACAATAGGCCCCGCTGTCTTATTAGGAAAACTCCCAGGGTATCAATTATCTTAATTGAAAGTTTGAAATTTACATATCCTCACTAAATTCTTAAACACGGTTAGCCTACGTTGGGCGTTATAATAGACGGATACTTTTACGTGTTAAGGAGAAAATATATGAAAAATAGAGACTTGGAGTCTGCTATTAGGGACGGTATGTCCATTGGCAATTTTGGGGATAACTTAAGTTTATCTAGTTGGCAACCTAGTTCAAAACCTTTAACTTATCAAGAAAAAAAGGATATTATCAGAAGAGTGAAATTAGGTTGGGTATCAAATGATTTTATCAAATCTTATCGTGAGTTTGCACATCAAGAACTAATCGAGAAAAATAATCAAACACAAAAACAATCCCGTGAAAAGTTATCTTTTAATAAGGTTGCAAGAGAGATTAATGATATCTATTTTGACACAAAAATTAAAGACCTTGGTGATAATGTTTATATTAAAAAATGGCGTAAATTAAATAATACTCAGATTAATAAGAAATTCTCTAAATTAAATTTAGAAGAAAGAGAGAATTTATTTATAGATTACGATAAATATATGACAGCTGCGGATTGGAGACTTAAAAGTTCTGTTGCAAATAAGAATATTATAGACGAAGAAGACTTTAAAAATGAAAATATTTTATATTATTTTTTAATATTAAAAAATACATTGGATAATTTTAATTTAATTACCAATAAAATCTTTTTAAAAAACTCTATAAAAGACGCAATTAAAGAACTTTGTACCATTGCACAAAGTGATATTTTTACAAGAAAAAAGGTAATTTCAAGTGTAACAAATACTATTACAAAATACAAGTCTACAGATAATTCTTATGGGACACTATTTGTTTCAGAACGTATTGAGAAATCAATAGAAAATATATCTGGGGTTGAATTTAGTATAAAAGACCCTTTGGAAGGCCTAGAAAATATATATAACTTATTTGAGAACCCCGATTATACATTTTTTTGTTCAGGGGATAATACGTCTGGTGGATTTTTTGAAGATAGTAGTCATCCTGAAATATATAAAGAGTGTGAGGATTCTAAAGACTTAAATTGGCAGTCTCATTCTGAAGAAGATGTTTCTGAACCTGAAAAGACACCAGAAGAAATTGCAAAAGAAAAGGCAGAAGAAAAAAAGATTCTTGATAAAATCCAAAATAAGGAATTTTCTAAAAGTTTAGATAAACGATATGGTGAAAAGTTCAGTCTAAAGATAATGTCTGCAATGGGTAAACTTGAAAATCTTGAATCGAAATTAATCAAGTCAAAGTCAAAATTATCCGAATATGAAGACGGGAACAATACAGATTTGAAAACTTGGAATAAGCTAAAAGAGAAAGTTTCTACAATTATGTATGAATTAAATACTCAAAAAGGTGAAGTAGAGAGTTTAAGACATGTTGACCTTTATGGAAATTGTTCTGGTAAGCCTATTGGAAAATATGTTCTATCTAATGATAACTTAAATGAATATTATAATAAATTAAAAACTAAACCTTGTGATAAGGAAGGAGATGTAGTATGACATTAAATGAGGGTCTTAAAGGACTATCTAAAGACCCTTATAGCCTTGTTTTAACACATACTTCTTGGCCAAGAAATAGATATATACAGATGTCTTGTCAAACCAAGAGTGTAGGTGGGGTAGATGGAGTAATGTCAGGGCCTATGACATTAAAAGTTATATCTACCATTAGTGATAATGGCTATACAGAAGATGTCTTTAGTAGAAAAAATTTCAAGGCAGAAAAATATAATTCTGGCTGGGTTTTATTAGATAGTAATACTCTTGTAAAAAGACTTCTAGGTAAAAATAAGTACAAGACAAATATTGACCTTAAGGGAACGTCTATTGAAGTAGAATTAACTGATGATTTTATAGAAAAGACTATTACTTTTTCACAACAAAATGACGTAAGGGAAGTAATAGATTACTGTAAAGATATATTATATTCTTGTGAAAAAGAGATAGACACAATTGTTGAAAGAATAGACGACGTTTATGAAAGAGACTTACCCAAAGAGGACTGTGTTTGTTCTTTAAGAGATGAAATAGATATCGTTATAAAACTTTATGTAAAAGACCAAGACATTAAGGACCTTTTTATTAAAAAAGTTAATACCAAATTTATTGAGATATTCCCCAATATGTTTGGTATCTCTGAAAATACTTGGGAGTTTATAAGAAAGTTTGAACGTGACAATAAAGTAGACTTAAATATTGATGAGGTTATGTTTTTACCTAGAGGAATTGCAATGCAGGTTATAAGAGATAGGATGTTGAACGTAAAAAATAAGAAGTCTGAGGAAAATACTCCTAAGAAAAAGAAGTTTAGACTAAAAATTTTTAATCGCAAAAAGTAATAATATTGGCTGCCGTATGGCAGCCTCTATTTTTAGTTATAAAAATTTAATTAGGGTCTATTTGAATACTAATTTTATATGAATAATATCATAAGTTCCTGGAGTCCGACAGATTTAGTTCTCCCAAAAATACAAGACGACACAGATTATGGAATGTGGCTTGTTACGGATAGTGGTAGTATAGACGGACTTGATATTTCTTTTAATGAAGGTGATTGGTTAGTATATCTCAAGAAAGACGGTGTAGGCAGTTGGTTCAAAACAAGTGGTGGAATCTCTGTCTTTAATGGTACTTCGTCTGCAAATAATCCTGACCCTGGTATATACACAAGATTTAGACTTGATAATTCTGGTAATATTATTGGTGCAGATTATCTTGAAGAAAAAGACCTACCTAAACATAAACACACTTTTACAGATATTGACCAGAGTGCATTAGTTCCTTTTATTAAAGATATAGTAGGGGGAATGTTCCAAAATAGAACTTTTTCTTCTATAAAAACAACTTATGATGAAGAAACTAAAACTATTTCTTCCGAAGTTAATTATGATGGTTTAACTTTATCCCAAAACGAGTTTGGGGAAATGACCGTAATTGGCGGTGGTGGTGGAGGAATAGGTGGTGCTACTATAGAAGACTTATCTTGTGGTAGTCATACACACGACGCATCACAAATAGAGAACCTTAAAGAGTTTGTTATAAATATAATGAACTCTAACTCTTCTCTTAATGTTAAAGACATCCCTATTGACGGTACTACAATAGTTTTGAACTCTAATGGTCAATTATCTGCCGTTGCTGCTGGTATACAAAAACACCAGCATAAAATGGACGATATAACAGACTTAAATCAGAATATTGCAAATGTTTGGGCTTCAAATCAACCTTTGCAGGGAGACTTCTCTGACGGTAGATGGAATTTTACAAGTCAAACAATTGGTTATTCTATTAACATAATGAATAAAGAGTTTAAGGAAGTTAATAAAAGACTTGATAAACTCGAAAATGCTTTAAGTGAAGCCGAAGTTCCAGAACCAGGACATTTAGACTTAACAGACCTAGAAGTTGTATATCCTAAAGAAACAAAAGTTTTAGATAAGGATACTTTGCAGGAAGTAACTGCAGACACAACCGCTATTGTAAGTACAAAAGACTTTTTCTATCCAGCAAATTATGGTGAGTTAAAAGTTTATATTGATGACCAACTTGCTCAGTCGGTAAAGTTTGATAATACTACTATGCTTTGTAAACAAGGTAATTTCAGAATGACTGAAATGAGAGATTCTTGGTTTGGTACTCCTATGTATATGGGTAAATATCAGTCAATGAAAGTGTCATATGACTGTAGTGGTCTTAAAGAGGGGTATCATACAATTTTCTTTGTACACTCTTTTGAAGACAAGTCTTATAAAACAAAAACTGCAAAATTTGTAACTTATCAAAATACTAAACCAAAATTAGATGTTTCTAATTTGCAATACCCAAAAAATAATTTCTGGGTTTCAGGTATTAGTAAGTATAAATATATTGAGGGAGATTGTATATCCTTTACGCCTGTTTTATCTGAGGCATATATCAGTAGGTTTATTCCGTCAAAGGCATTGACCTACACAATAAATAACGGACCAGAGATTTCTGTTAAACCAAAGAGAATAGACGGTGGAAATATTTATTTTGTAAATCAGGAAATTAAAGTTTCTAAAGATAATACTTCTAAAATGGAGATAAAATGTACTGCTTACAGTATACAGGGTGATAAAGTAGAAAATAAGTTCTATACACCTGAATTATCTTGGGACGAAACAACTGTTGAAAAATACAGAGTAAGGTTAGAGAATGAATATGCTGACCAAACACCTGCTGTTATTGCAGCAAGGCAGTTATTTCCATACGAGTCAAATAAACCAATCCCTAAGTATGAATTGGTTATAAAGAATAATATTGCAGTGGTTGATAAGTCAGATAATTCTGCTCAAGGTGGGGCAGACTATAGTATTTATCCGACTACTGACTATTATTGGATAAACTTAAAAATACCTTCAACTTATATAGGTAATGTTAACTTGGCAGTTAGAAAAGAAGATGGTTCTTTATTTAAATTGAATAAGAATGGAACTTTACAGGATATAAAATTATTTATTGCACAAAGTGACACAGACGTACCTAGTGTTTGGGTAAATGGAAATATACCATATTGTGGTTATGGTGCAGCAGAAGGGTTGGATTTTGCAGGACTAGACTTATTTAAGTCTACACAATATAAAAGACAAATAACATTTGGTCAGAGACCAAATATAAAAGAAGGATTTTTGTTTGTAAGAATTGGTGTTAAGAGTTCTATAGACTTGAAAGGTCTAGTAGATTCAATAGAGGAGTCAATAGATGAGTGGTCTAAGTAAATATCAAAAGTTTATAATGGAGGCAGCATTTAAGAATGCTGTTAAACAAAAGCCAAATACTAATTCTAATTTAGCTTGGTATGAAGAAGAGGGTTCAATTTCTCGTAGAATATCTATGTCTTCCCTTTGGGTAGACTCTGACTATATCCCTTTAGAGGCTCCTACAAATTTAATTCAGAATAAGTACGTTGTTACTCTAGGTACTGTAAGAACAGAGGTGCTTGAGAAAATTAACAATCTTGAATTGTCTAAAGTTTTAGGTACTCCTGCTTCATTTTATAATGAACTTTTAATTGACACAATTGACCCTTCTTACGGAAAAGGTTATGACATTATACTAAGAGATATTAAAGGAGAAATAATCCCTTTTGGTCTTAACCAATGGGTAGTAGACGGTGAAAGTGGTATTCTTTCTTTCATAGGTGGACTTCCTGACGGATATGAGGCACCATTTACTGTTTCTTTTTATAGATATATTGGTAGAAAAGGACCAAATGGATTAGTTACTACTGACGGTAGTGTACCTATGATGCCAGGGTATACACCTACAGAACCTTTACAGATTGCAACAAAGAAGTATGTTGACCAAAACTTAACTGCAACTGATGAGACTATTAAAAAACTTATTCCTAAAACACCTGCTACTTTTGAAGGTAAAGACCTTGAGATAATAAGAGATAATGATATACGTGGAAGTTTATTAACTACTACTGACCCTGAGATTCAAGTTGTATATGATAATAATCACGAAGAAATAAAAATTAGGGTTCCAACTTTTTATAAGCCTGACGACTCTTTTGGAAAAGTTTCTGTTTTAGTAAATGATAATGAAGTTTATAAATGTTCTATAAATGACTTAAAAGAAGGTCTAGTAGGAACATTTACAGTAGACAGTATTATAAACTCTTACGAAGACCAGATAGTTGGTCACGCATATTATAAGTCAGTAAATATGCACATAACATTAGATATACTTGCAAGTTTAGTACCTTATGTACTAAGTTCAAAAACACCTTATGTTAAGATAAAAATGAAATACTCTGAGGGTATAGTAGAGTTTTGTTCTAATGAACTTATTGTTGGTCTTGATAATATTTCACCAAATGCCACAATTAAAAATTCTTACTTTACAAATCTCAAAGGCCCTAAGGCATATATATCTGGTGTTCCTGCGGTAGTTGTAGGAAATATATTGTCATATCAGACAAATATATTAACTCTTAAAAAATATAAGAAATCTACTATGGGTCATTTAACTATCGGTGAATTGTATGACCAGGAAATTTTAACAAAAGAATATTATGGAAGTTTTAACCCAGATACAGTAGAAACTGTAGATATAACTATTCCTGAGGACTATTATTCTGAAACTCTTCCAACTTTAATAAAGTCCTATAATCTTGAGGGAGAAAATGGTTCTTTAAAGTTGGAGTATTTAATAAGAGTAGACTCTAAGAGTGATGAGTCAAACAGAGTAGACTCTGAAACTTTAGACACTTGGGATTCTACTGCAAGTATTGTATATAAAAATGAACTCCAAATGTTAGGTGGTCAGTATCAATGGCCAAGAGGAGATTATAGTTTTAACGGTAATAAACTTTATATAGACTTAGTTCCCACAGGTCCAGACTATTCTGATATTGATGGAACAGAAAGATTTGTAACACTAAAATATAATATAGAAAATAAAAATGGATTTTATCTTGAAATACCTTCCTCTGAGGGATTAAGTTTTGACCCTGACACTAAGGCTATTTTAAGTTTTTCTACTTTTGCTTGTAAGGTTGGAGATTCTGATTGGTTAGATATGAATACCCCTTATGGCGGAGTTGGTAGTCCTTTAGAATTAGATAATAAGGGTTGTTTAGTAGTGGATGACTCTAGCTATATTAAACATTATTATACTTTCGGTGATAAAACTTTAAATGGTGATTTATTTATAAAAGTAGGAATCCCAAATAACAAAGAAGTTAAATTTTCAAATTTAAAGGTATCTTTTAGAGACTCGAATAAATAAATGTTTATCGAAATATTTCACTAATTGATATACTATTATTGGGATTTTTTAAGGAGAATATAGATGGCTTCAGAAATACAAGTAGCTAGAGGTAGTTTAGCGGCAAGAGACCCTAATACCCTTTTAGACGCAGAATTATTTTGGGTACCAGAGAACATTTCAAATGACGCAGAAAAAGGATATAGACGTAGAACTGATATACCTTTTGACCGTGGTACATTATATATTGGTCGTCCATCTAGCTTAATCCCTTCAGAACATTTAAGCGATATTACACCTATGCCAATTGCAGGTGAACGTTCTTACAAAGGAATGGTTTACCGTGGACAGATTACATCTGAAAAAGGTATAGTTGACGAAAATGGTAATATCTATAACACGTTCAAATATGTAAGAGAGGGAGACTTTTTTGTATTCAGTAATTGGGCTGCCACAGGTGGACAGTTCGAGGCTGACAGGTTTAAGGACGGTGATATACTTCTTATCACAAGAGCCAGCTACAAGATAGCCCCTGACCTAAGTAAAAACATAGGTAATGTAAATGCCGAAGACATTGATTACATTAAAATAAATGCGTTTGCAGGTGAGGCAAGAAATATTGACTATGCACCTGTTGACGGATTAGCAGTAAATAATGTACAGGATGCATTAACACAACTTAATAATACAAAAATTTCTTATAAGGGTACAATACCTAATGATTTTCATATTGACTCTTTAATGACCCAAACCGATAATACATACTTTGGTAGAGCAGATAAACTTGTACCAGGTGCTATGTATCTTGTATTGGACTCAGGGTATGAAATAAAAGGGACTGACTTAAAAGGTAATGCCACAAAATGGACTACAACAAGAGGCGACTTTATTATATGGCAGAACGATGAAAGAGGTTGGATATTAGTACCTTCTGGATTTAATTCAAAAAAACTTGAGTTCGACCCTACTGAGGCAGTTCAACAGCAAACAGAAATTGGAACTTTCAATGAAGACGAACTTGAACATATAATTTCAACAAGTGGACTTACAAATGTACAAGACGCTTTAACATACTTGTTGTCACACAAGGCTATGTTGGATAGTAGTGGTAAAGTACCATTAAGTCAGTTGCACAGTACTGTTCTTGGTGCTATGCAGTATAAAGGTACTTGGGACCCTGTTAAATCTGGATTGGCTTTGGATAACAGTGTTGCACAAGATATAAATAACCAAAATCCTTGGCCAACTGCATCTAATGAAAAACCTGACGTTGCAGGAGACGAAGAAAGTCCTCTTGATAGTGGTGCAAGAAAAAATAAACCAGGTGATTACTACATTGTAAGCACTTCTTATAAACATATATATTACATTGATAAAGACTCTATAACTTCTACTGGTGACCATTCTAGAGAACCATTAGTATTAAATAATGGTGACTGGATTGTATATACAGATATTGGTAATGGTAAAGGTCGTTGGGAAGTTATAGATAATACCGATAAACTTTCAGGTATTAACTTTACAATTAACGGTACAAAAGTTGGTGGTGCAATAGAATATCTTAACCCAACACATAATACAATGTTGATTGATATTCCAACTCATGCAGCCGACGGAAAACTTGTAATATATGAAAATGGTAGTGTAATGACTACTGCTGGTGTTAGACTTGTTGACCAGGCAAAAGAAACTTCAAAGAGTCCTTCTCAGATTTATCATTTACCTGTTTATACAGACGACGCAAATGACACTATTACAGTTTCTACTATTAAAAACTTCCAAAATGCGTTAGGTATTAACGTAACAGAAACACACTCTGATGTAGTTATTGGTAGTGAAACTGAACACTATAATGAATATATCTATGGTGATATCTTTATTAATCCTCATATCTTTATTGAGGACGGATTATTAAGTGAACCAAAAGATTCGGGAATTGTATTTAAGGTTAATTCTGGTAAGGCTTCTACTCTCTATGCAGACTCTGAACAGGACGACGGACAAGAGTTCATTTTACCTACTCTAAATTCTAAAATTATTGGTAAGTTAAAAGGTGTAACTCTTATAGGTGGTCGTCTAACAAAATCTATACAAGACGGATATATTGAGTCAACTTCTATTGAAGAACATATGAGAAGTGGAAACACTACTTATAATGATGACGAGATTCTTTCAGTAGAGTTCCACGCACCTGTTGTAGACGTAAATAATATTGAAACAAGACATATTAAGTTTGGTAGAAGGTCTAATCTTAATAATTCACTTTCAAATGGTGGTCAGTTTGGTACAGACGGTAGATTATTAGAGGGTGAATTAACTGCAGATGTATATGCACACTCTTCTCAGTCTACAAATGTAACACATACTCTTCCACAGCAAAGTGGTGTTCTTGTAAATGATACTGATTGGAAAAAGGATATTGTTGGTACTGAGGGCACTATCCCTGTATACGGTACACCTGACCAAAGAGATAATGAGGCAAGTCCTAGAACAACTTTAATTGACTCTAAAGTTAAACAAGTTGGTGGGGCATTATTTGATTTATTGTTTAACAGTAAAACAGATATTCATAATGCAACTCATACTATTGACGGAGAAAAGGGTCTTGACTCTATCGACTATAGAGATTATACTGACGAAAGATATAATAACGAAAAGCACGGTGTTAAAGTTGTTGACCCAGAGACTGGTGATGAATCATATGTAGGTACAGACAGCAACGTTATTTTTGAGTCAGATACAGTTATTGGAGAACTTGAAAAAACAGATAACGGATATAAAGTAAAGACTCCAAGGTCTTTAATGGTAACAAAGTCTTTGTTAGTAGGTAATCAAGATACTAATACTACACATATAGTTCCTGGTAGAAAATTATTCCCTAGGGATACACAGTATTTTGACCCAAGAACTGACGAACTCTTACCAGAAAAGGATGTTTATGTTGAAATGCCGAGTGTTTCGGGAGTGATTCTGACTTCAAACTCCCGTCTGGATGGGGGATTGTACGTAATATAAAAAGAAAGGCTGTCTTTTAGACAGCCTTTTTAATTTATTTTTTTAATTTTTTATATTTTTCCCTTATCTTTCTACCACACCAAGGACAGTATCTTATAGGAAACTTTGTTTTTTCCAAAACTTCATTTCCCTTGGAAACTTCCACATAAAGTTCTCCTAGACCAGTCGTAACTTGGACTTCCATTTCTTCGTCAGACTGACAGATAACTTTCTGTTTTAATAACTCTTGTCCCTCACAAACAGGACACACCCATTTAATTTTTGTTTTAGGAGAGGATTTGATTTCCTCTACAACTTCTTCAAAATCTTCAGACATGTTGTATTCTCCTTTGAATGAGTTTTATAATTAGTAAGGATTATTAAACTACTTAAATATTGGATAAAAATAACCCAAAATAACTAATTTATATATAATTGCTAAAAAAGTATGATATTTACTAATTTTTAAAATTAGAAAATTGAAATTGATAGGAGATTTAATAGATGCAAGTTATTCAAATTGCAAGAGGTGAGATTGCTGCCAGAGAAGGACAAGAAAAACTTTATGCTGGTGAATTATTCTTAAACAACGTAAGTGGTCGTACATATGAACTTTATGTAGGTACAGACGGTGTAGGTGGTAAAGTAAAAATTGGTGGTGATGGTGTTTTAACTCCTACAGACAGTATTACTGAACTCCCAGAACACCCAGTTGAAGGTGCTCTTTATTACATTGAAGAAAATATTTTCTTGGAAGGAAACTCTGACCCAGATAAACCTGACTATCGTAAAGGAGACTATGCTTTCTGGTCTTCAAAGTTAGGTGATACAAATGGTGCTTGGTACAGAATTAACAATGGTGGTGGTTCTGCAAATGAGACTTCATTTGATAATAGTAACACAAATTATCTTCCAGGTACAACAACTGTACAAGAAGCATTAGTAGATATTGATAGACATAAGTTAGGTTTTGGTGGGGTGTTAGACACTTCTGCTGATGGACTTAATCTTAATAGTTTAACTTATGCAGATATCTTTGGATTACCAAATGTAAAAGCTGGATATTATTATGTACTTAATAAAACAGTTAAAGTAGTAAACGGTTCAGAAACTATTACTTTTGAAGAGGGTGACTATATTGCCGTTACTTCTGACGTACTTACAAATGACGCAGCACTTACTGCTGACGACTGTAATTTTGTAAAAATCCCAGGTGGTACACATAATTCAGAAAAAATAAATTATACTGCTGGTGAAAGAGACGATTCAGCAGGTGTACTTTATTCAGACGACGACACTGACGAAAATGCAATTAAAGACAGTAGTATTAAAACTGTTAAAGACGGTCTAGACCAATTATTCAAATCTAAGGCAGACCTTGACCATCAAGGTAAAGTACCATTAAAACAGTTACCTGACACAATCATTGGTGCTATGGAATTCCAAGGTTCCTTTGTTTTAGGTCAAGATGTAACAGAGTTTACATTACCAACACAAACTGAAAAATCATCTAATGATGATGATACTTCAACATTAGTAAAAGAAGAAGATTTAGTAAAAGGTGACTATTGGACTTATTCTGGTCCAAGACTTGCATTACCTACTGAGGTTGAATCTTCAACAGGTTTTATTAACAGTGGTGATAACCTTGTTTATAATGGTGATGGAAAATGGGGTGTTATTGATAATACTTCTCCTATCACTGGTATTAAAGGTGAAGTTGTAGCAACAGCTGGTACAGACGATACTATTACTGAGGCAGATAACGCACTCCAAGGTACTGTAATTTTTAAGGGTAAAAAGAGAGATGGTGAAGAAAGTCTTGTAGAAACAAGAACTATTGTAGACGACTCTACAGGACCAACTCTTATTATTGAATCTCCAAATGCCGCATTAATTGATGATGATAATGAAGGTGCATTAGGTGATATTTATAAGGAAAATGGTAATAAGACTTTAATTAAGTCTGGACTTAATGAGTCTAATAATAAACTTACAATTACTGAATCAGAAGGTGTTGTAGTAAAAGGTGCAAAGAAAGACGCAACTACTTATATCCCTGGTGTAGCAATTAAACAAAATGAAAACACTGAACTTCAAGGTGAAGAGTCAGAAAATATTACTGTTACACTCCCAGCAAAGAGTGGTACACTTGCAACAGAAGAAGCAGTAAATGATATCGTTACAGGTGACGGTACAGACTTCTTTATTCCAAGATATAAGAAAGACGATAATAACAAACTTGTCTTAGCAGATTCTCCAATTGAAATTACAGATGGTGATGTTGATAATGGTTATGAGGGATTTGTTTTCCACCACGGAGATGCAGAAAATGAACATACTTCTAAAGTAATTTTCCGTAAAGGTGAAGGTGCAAATAAAGAAGTTGTACACTCAATGCCTTATGTTTCAGGTCATATCTTGAACTCAAACTCTATCATTGACTGTGGTGAATGGAAAGTGGTAGATGGACAAGTAGTAGTTACTGCTGAAAATGAAGGAAAGTTTGACTTAGGACTTCCTACTGGTGTTAATGAAGAACAATATGAACAAAATATTATTGTTGACCCAGAAGTATCTGTAAAACAGGAAGAAATTGTAGCATATATTACTGATTAGAATAGATACATTCTAAAGTTGAAAACCCTAGTATAAGAATACTAGGGTTTTTTGTTTAATACAATAAGAATAGGAACTAATTATTTATGAAGTTTACAGTTGGAAAAAAGATAACTATTAGAGTTACGAGTTATATTATAAAGAATGTTAAGATAAGTTCTGGGGCTGTTAGAAAGTTAATAGAGTTCACAGATAAGAGTGGTAATAACTACGTTTGGGGTGTAAATTATAATACATCTTTTCCTGATGAGGGTGTTAAGTATGTTTCTGCAAAGATTCAAGGTATTAAAGATACTGAGGACGGTCAGATTATAATTTTGACAGGTGCCAAAGATATTACTATAGAAAAAGAAGAACAACTTGCTAGAAGACGTGCAAAGGCAGCCGCAAAGAGAGCAGAAAAGAATAATGGTGGTAATCTTACCAAAGATGGTGTTATTCATAAGGAAGAAAAAGAAGTTGAACAATCTAATGACTTACCACCAACTGTAGGCGGTGATAATCCTAATGACACTGCACCCGCAGCACAAGTAGAAAGTGAAGAAACAGTAAGTAAAAATGAATTAAATCCTGCTGAACAAGCTGCCGTTGAGGGAAAAAGTGGAGAGTATGTAGACGAGAAAAAACCTGAATCTGCAAAACCATTAAGTTGGCAGTCTTTTGGTATTTCTGATAAAAAGTCTATTAGAATAAATGAGTCTTATATCCGTAAAATGTTTGCAGCATTTAATGATGCATATTTTAATGGTGACCTTTCTTTAGAGGGTACTAGAGTTACAGCCTATAAGTCTACAAAAAAGACTGCAGGACACGTTACACATTGTATATTAGATAGAACTATTAATAGGGGATTAGGTCCAAAAGATATAGCAAATAGGCAAGATTTTCTTTTAGACAGAATAACTGAGTTTTGTATTGGAGAAAAAAATAATCCACCTGAACGTACAGAAAAGTCTTGGTGTGAAGTTATTATTCACGAAATGATTCATGTTTATCAAATCCAGGTATTGAAAAGGACTGGACTTGAAACTAAAAGTGAAAATTCGTCTGGTCACGGACCAACATTTACAGTAAAAATGAAGGAAATTAATGACCTTGGTGGTTGGGATATTTCTGTAGTAGACGATAAAGTAGGTGGTATAGAAATTTCACAAGATGAAATAAATAATATCCAAGAGAATTATTACCTTATAAAATTTGACTCAACTAAAAGAGGTAAAAGAGGGTATGAGAGAAAATTGTCTGCTGCAACTTTAGTAAAGAAAGAAAACGTTTCGGAAATGGTAAGTAGTATATCTCTTAATTATAGTGGTATAGAAGTATTTGATATTCATAATGCAGAAAGTGTTTCTAATATTACTGAGTTTGATAATAAAGGATACCAATGCTTCACATCAACAATTTTTGACGAACTTGAAAAAAGAGGAGATATTACAAAGATAGATATAAGTAGTATTGAAGTACCTACTTTAGAAAATGACGAAATTGCGAAGAACTATTATATGTTTGTAGGTCGTCGTAACGGTAGGGTAAGAAAAAGTATAGCATATGTATTGGTTCCAAAAGAAGATATTGATAGGTTTAAGAAAGATTGGTCATTAAATTTTTATTATGATAATAAACTTTATAATATCAAAAATGGTGTTCCGTTTAAGTATATAAAACCTTATGAGTTTGATGGTGCTTACTACGCAACTACTACTAATGAATTTGAGAATATGAAAAAGTATTTAGGAGAAGAAATAAAAATGACAGAGAGTATTGATATAAAAGATTTAAAACCTGAGTTGAGACAAATCTATGAAAATATTTTTTATGAAAGTAATCCAGACGTAGATATTTTTGACGACTACGTAGACGAAAATAGTAAAGTTCTAGAAATAGACGGACAGAAAGTACTTTTTATGAAGACTTCTTAGTGAATTTGAACCCAGAGTTGAACTCTGGGTTTTTATATTAAACCTGTTCCCTATATTTTTTAAAATAATTCTTTGAATACATTAACTAAAACGTCAACTACAATTGAGTTTCCAGCTTGTTTTAGTAATTGAGTGTTACTGTTTACTTTTTCTGCTTTTCTAAGGTCTTCCTCAGTAAAGCCCATAAGTTTCCAAGACTCAACAGTAGAGAGCCTACGAATTTTCAGGTTATCGGCAGTTGGGGTGTCACCGTTCATTTCAACAATACCTGTTTGACCGTAGTTATTGAAACCTTTCCAATCTCTTGCACAAAGTGTACTTGAGATATCAGTAGGTTTACATTCTGCACGATATTTTTCACCACTCATCCCTTTTACAATAACACCATTTGCACCATTATGTAATTTAATTTTATCTGCAAGAATATTATTGATAAGCTCTTTAGATTTTTTATTATCAATGTAGAACTTAGGGTCAGGAATCTTATCAAGGAAGTCATCGAGTTTTACAGATTTTTCTAAAGGTTTAGGAAACTTGTATATATAATCCCCAAGGATAGAAACCATAATACATCTCATACGTCTCTGAGGAATACCGTAGTCCACTGCATTGAGGTCTTTGTAATAAGAAGAATATCCTTTATCCTGCAAAAACTTGCACCAATCTTGAAATGCACTCATATTAGATGCACTATGAACCTGTGGAACATTTTCCATAACAAGTACCTGTGGAAGTTCTTTGGTTTCTGTCAAAAGACGCCCTACTTGCCAAAGAAGGGAAGAACGAGTGCCACTGTTTTTATCCATACCTGCTCTTTTACCAGCCAAGGAAAGGTCTACGCAAGGAAACGAGTATGTCATAATATATTCATACTTATCAGTGTCTACAATTTCTAGGTCTGCACCTGTAATTTTAGAAACGTCAGAAGTTTCAAAATTTGTGCCGTGCACTGCATTATAAGAGGCAACTGCATATTTGTCGAACTCACAAACTTTCCACGGAACGTAATTTACTCCAAGTTTATCTAATGCCTTAGATTGACTTCCAATACCAGCAAACAATTCAATAAGCCTTACTGGTTTAGTAATATGATATTTTTCAGGATTAAATGTTATAGACATAATTCTATCACCTATCAAATAATTTATAATGTATTTAATATATTAACGTAAAAATAAGATTTTTAGAATTTCCAGCAATAATGTGGTTTTTCTTCGTTAAATAAAAAGTATCTTAAATAGTCGTCAATTACAATACAGGTGGCACCTAATAGTATCCAAGCTATAAAGAATTGAGGACATATTTGCCCCATAATATTCCCAGGAAAGTTTGAGTAGTCCCAAATTAAAGGTTTATTAAGTAAAGGACAGAGCCATTTATTAAGGATAAGACCCATTATAAATTCTGTTCCTAATATACATACTCCACCAATAATAGACTGTAACCAAATAGGCATATTCCAGGAAAGTTTATTATTTATCCCTCCTATAAGAAGAAGTGCTAAACCACCAATTATTCCCATTAAAAAACTTTCTGCACCCATATTAGGTACAACCATTTTGAATATACCCTCAATACTTTGGTATATTGTAAATCCTATGCAGAAAATTATAATATTCTTAAAAACAGACTTCATTTTTATACCTCCATTAATTTAATACCCTGCTCTTCAATAAGGTCGGAAAACTCTTGGCTGTTAACCAATTTGGTAAATCTATCAGACATCTCTTTAACAAGAGGTATTTTTTCACCTGTTGGAAGTTCTTTCATAACATCAGTATTTGACCTATCTACTCCATTACTCAGGTCTTTTTTAACTCTATCTTGACAGAGTTCCCATACATATGAGTCATTAAATTGTATACAAGTAATATCGTCTGTATATTTTTTTGCAATGTCTCCTATATCTTTAATTGATTTAATGTTAAGATTTGTTGCTGAAAAATAAACGTTTTTACCCTCACTAAGATATTTGTCAAGACGTTTGTGTGCAGTCATATATACTTCACCATTTCTTGATTGGTCATTGATATCACCCATTTCTTTTCGGATTAAGTCAGGTTCTACAATTTCAAATGTGTCTTTAAGGTTTTTATAATAATATGTAGATTTTCCACTTCCAGAACATCCTACACTAAATATAAATTTCATTTAGAATACCTCCAATAATTTTGGCAGTCTTTTTAGACTGCCATATAATTACTTTTTAGTGAAAAGTTTTTTGAAGAACTTTCCAATATATTTGAAAAGTGCTACAAACCATTCTCCAACTTCTTTGAAGAAGTTTTTAGTTGCAGTTGCGGCTTCTTTACTTTCTTTAGAAAGTTCCTCACCGTTTTCTGCTTTTGTTTCCTTTGCAGACTCGTTAATCTTTTGTGTAACTTCGGAAACAACTTCTTTTGCAGTTTTCTTTGCCATACTAATATCTCCTTAAAAAATTAGTGGAAATGTGGTGAAGGGTCTTGGTTCATTACAATAAAGTCTTCAAGATACTTTCTGTCTTCTCCTTTAAGAAGTGGCATATTTTCATCAATTTCAACTTTATGAGTTTCTAGGTTGTATTTTACTGCAGAACCCCATTTAAGGTGATTAGAAAGTTTCTCCCAATCTTTACCTTTTTGATTACACATTTCGAGTAACATAGCAGTATTCTTTTTGTCAAGCTCTTTATGAGAGTAAAGAGACCTTGCCAACATTTGTACCGAATTACGTTTTGCGTCAATCTGTCTCCAATAAATACAGTTTACAACTTCACACTCTGGGATATTAAAACATCTTGCGTCAAACATTGCCCCTTTATCTAATGCAGTACGGTAAACATCTGAAAGAGGGTCTACAACGTATCTTTCGTTAATATTCTTTTTAAAGTTCTGCATAAATGCCAAAGTAGCCATAGACGCAGAAACACTGCAAAGTTTCTGTACTTCATAGTCAAACCAAACTTCCGAACTAATAAGAGGTTTAGTCAAGACCAAAGAAATTTCGTCAGATTGAGTATACCCAAAGATACAGTTCTGAATATTTTCACACAAGTATTTTGTAGTTTCCTGCATTGTCTTTACAAGAATACTGTCAAAAGGCTTTTCAAATTTACGTGTAAAGGTATGAAATGCTTTACCGTCAAGTCTTATAATTACTGGTACTTCCTGAATAAGTTTAGTCTTTGTAAGATTTTCATAGTGCATTTTCATTCTGTCACCAAGATTATCTGCAAACATATTTATTTCCTCCTATTTCCAACATAATTTACCATACATTTATATTTCCATTTATAGACTTTAACTACTACCATCTCATCATCTTTTAACCATCCACAGTTTTGGCTATAGAATACTTCTTGCCCATTTTGGTCTATTACAGTATCAGTTATTCCATTTCTAACTATTGGTGGCAAGTCCCCTGACTCCGTATAATGCCAGTCTGGATTATTTTCTTTATTCATGGATGCACGTTTACCTTTATAGAGATTTCTAAATTCTGCACATTCTGGACAATAGTAACTATCTTCACTTTCTTCGTATACCCAATCATTTTTAATTGTAGTGTCTTTTAAGTTATAGTAACTTTGTTCAATATTATTTGGTTTGCATATTTTAGATTTTCTAAAAATTTTTTGACAAACATTACATAAAATTTCAATCTTCACCATTTTTAGTCTTTCTTTTTCTTAATTCTTCAATAGGTATTTTCAAAACAATTTTGAACCAGTCTACGTCTGAAATATCAGAGTAGTAATTATAACAAACATCAACGTCTTCACAATTTATTCTATGAAGTATCTTAAATAATAATCTATCTGTGTCATAGTTAGAACCCCAACAACAATTATTAAAATTGTTATCAGATATGTCAAACCCATACTTACCCTTAATATTTATAAGGTAATCATATAAGACTCCCTTTTCTTTACTAAAATCTACTCGCTTATGTTTTTTAGGAATACAGTCTTCAAGTTCCTTTATTTTTTCTTCTGTCATATTTTTTACCTCAGTCTTTTTTCATTTTTCCTGTCTTACCATTTGATACCCAATTGTTGGCTCGTTAAAATATTCCATAAACAAGGCTCTTAATAAGACCATTGCTACGTCTAATGTCATATCTTTTGCAGTAACGTTGCCATATTCGTCTAAAATAGAATATAGGTATTGTTCCATTTTATATCTCCCATCGTTTTTTGAAGTCATTAATGACTATACTATCATTTTTTAGCCAATATATAAAAGGCACGTTTTCTTTTAACTTGGTCAATAAACCAAATCCAAAAGTTTTTCCATTTAATTCTCATTTATCCCTCTTTATCTAAGTCGAAAACTTTTTCTTCCTTAATGAACTTTACCAATTTAGACGGCAAGTCCCCTAATGCAAAACGTTCTTTCTCTTCATCCCAATCTACTATAACCCAAGCCTCTGTAGGTTTATGGTATTTAACAGTAATATATTCCTTTTCATAAATGAAATTATATTCCATCATTCCAAAGTCTTCTATCCCATCACAACTAAGATACCCAATAAATACTGTCTCACCTGTCATAAGACCATATATTTCTTGGAAGGTAAAATGCCAATGTTTAAAGGTCTCGTCAAAATAGTCTTTAAGAGACAGATTTTTATTATTCTTAAAAGAATAAACTTGCCAATCTTTTGTCTGAAGTTTAGGCTCAAGATGTACATAGAACTCATTACAGGGTACTAGCCATTTAATTTCTATATCGTAGTCATCATATCTACCGTCATACTCTCCCCACATATTCTTTACTCGATTTATAATGAAGGCTTCTACATCTTCTGGGGGTAAATCAAAAATTTTTTTGAAAAGGCTCATTTTTAGTCTCCTAGCAAAGGTACATTCAGTGTCTTAATAGGTGCATTACTATAAAGATATGTTGCACCTGCACCTGCCCATTCAACTGCTACACCTGACGCAGTAAAGAAACGAATTCCAGGATTATTTGTACCGTATGTTCCGTCTAAATCAGGTGCTTGTGTCATTAATGTACTTGAATACCCCTCTGCACTTCTTACTCTCTGATATGATTCTTCTGGGATTAAATAAGACTGAGTACTTGCAGGTTTTCCATTAGAAACGTAATATCCAATACATACACCGTATGAATAAAGATATACATAACAAGGTAAACTAGGTTGGTCCCAAGTTTCTACCCATTTGGCAATAGTTTTTCTTTCCAAGAAATGTGTAACGGTAGGAATAGGTGTAGCAGCAATTGCTGACTCCATAGCATTATTTGCTGTTTCTGCAGTTTTTACTGAGGCAGATTGTTCATAATTTGCATCACACCCCATTACAATATTAAGCCCAAAGATAAGTGCAAAAATAAAAATTAGTTTTTTCATTTAATATTCTCCTTAATATGATATATAAAGTTATATTAACAGAGAATTAAAATTTTTAGGATTATTTTTAAAAATAAAAACCTAGGACTATAAGTTCCTAGGTTTTAGATTTAGGCGATTTTTCTTTCTGTATCTTCAAAGAAGAACTTTAGGTCATTTATAAATGCCTCTTCGTTCTCTTGTTTTAACAATGACCAGCTCCTTTTAAAACTGCAATTATTTCCAATTATAGTAAAAGTAATAATGTCATTATTTTTTATAGTAATATTACATTTAAGGTTTTTATAGTTCAATACAAAACTCTCAGAATGTAAACCATTAAATACTTCGTAAACATTGCATAAACCCTCTATCTGAGAGAGGGCAGAGATAGATTGTGTAACATTTATCATAATATACAATTAGTTTTTTATTGTTCTATTATGTAAATATTCTCCATTATCTAATAATGCTTTAACATTAAAATATTCTCTATACCCCTTAGAACTTTTCATTGCACATTCCGTAATGAACTTATCCACAATTTGTTCTGCGGTTTGACTGCTTGCATTAAAAGCCAACTTTTTTAAAGGGTCATTTATATTTGCATTTACATATAATGCAAATATCTTTTTGTCCTCAACACCTTTAAGCTGCAAAAACTCGTAGAACTTTTTGTAGGATTCCTTAAAGTTTTTTATATCTTCTGTCATTTTATCTACAGAGTCTTTTAAAGTAGGAAATGCAGTAAGTAAGTCGTCAGTGGACTCTTCTACAACTGCCTTAAAGATTATTTTAGGTTTGTCATTATCTACAGCATACTTTAACTGTAAGTATGACTCACACTTCATTTTTACACGATGAAAATATTTATCACAAACTACTACACCTTCTTGTTCAAGACCTTTGAAAGACTTTAACATTTCCTGAGTGTCTTTAAGTGTTTTACAGTCATATAATTTTGGTGTTTCATATGGGATACCATATTGGGATACCATTTCTTCTGGTGTAAATTCCTGACCTGTAATATTATCTCTTGCAAACAATAAAACAATTTTTGTTTCAGGATATTTGCAAATGATTCTATTTCTAGGTGAAACTAACTCAAAGCCAAGAGTATAGTTATTTGGGATTTTAGATAACCAAGAATTTTCCATATTGTAAATACGGTTAAGTGATTTGGTAATATCTTTATACTTACCGACAACTGTAAATCTTGGGATATCCAGTTTACGGTATAACGCATATTCTAATAAATCACCAAAGTTTTCAGCAAGTTTAGTTGCTTCTTCACCGTCATCAAAAGAAAAATCTGTACCAAACTTCATAGTCCAGTCAAAACCGTTATTTGTAAACCAATATGTTTTTCCGTCAATTACAGAACACTTTACAAGAATGCCGTCAACTTTATCACGAATAGTAGCACTTTCTATGTCAATAGGGTCACAATACCCTTCACCGTAATTACCAAACTTTTTGAATGGTAAACAAATTGGTTTGATACGTTTGAAAAGTTTTCCTTTAACTTCCAAAACTGTCCCACGACAGCATTTTACTACGTCATTATAAAAGTCCGAGTCGAACTGACTATATGAGAACATATACCAATCTTTGTTATAATTTGGACTCTTAATTGTAATACAATATGGATTTTCCTTGAGTTTCTTTTTCCAAGTAAATGGATGTTTTTTTATAAAGTTATATAATGGTAAAAAAGGATGTTTCCCCATATTATTCTCCTGTGTATTGAATATGTGAGAAGTCAGGAATTTTACCACCAGCCTCAATAATAAATTTTGCAGCATATTCCATTACTTTACACATGTCTTCACACATCTTTTCTTCGTCAGTTTTACCGTAGTCACCTGGTTTGTCTCCAAGACGCCAAAGGTACTTGAAACAGTTTTGCCAAAATGTTGCAAGAAATCCTGGGATTCTTGGTTTATGTCTCAAAAGAAGTGTATATACGTCCCAACACTCCTTACCCCCAAGTTTTTCTTTTAATTGTGCATAATGGTCTGGTGCAGCAACCCAATCTTTTTCACGAGGAGTTACCTTAATAGGTGAACTTAACCCCCTCAAGTCAAAGTCAGTAGGAAACATATTTTTAATTCCTCCAATTATTTTTCCAAATCTGTCTTGAATGTTATCTTACATTAAAGATGTAAGATTTTTCTATAAATAGCCTCTGTTATACAGATATATTAACAAAAAAAATAAAAAACCCACACCTTTTGGTGTGGGAATTAGGTAAGACTATGGATTTTAATCTTCCCTTAAAGAGTTATTGATAAGTTCTTTCAAGTCAAATACCATTTGTTCAATATCTGCCTGACCTAGCTTATCAACTAAACTGGAAAGGTTTTCTACAAGTTCTGCGAATTGCATAGCTTGTTCCGGTTCTGATTTTCTTTGCATTTTCATACAAAGGTCAAAAAGTTGATTTACAACTTCTGCAGTATCAGATTTTCTGGTCTCGCAAGTCTTATTAAACAACTTATAAAATCCCCCTTTACGTTTTTTAATTAGACTCCTTAGTATATTTAAATTAGTAAAGGGTATTATGATAGGTGTATATTTTCAAAAATAGAGATTATAAGCTAATTAATGTATAAGGAGATATCTATATGTATAAGAAAGACGGAATTATTTATTTTGACTGTGACGGTAATAAAGAAAATTATTCACAAAGAAATAATCAGTTTGTATGGAAAAAAAACTTTGCAGAAGTAAAAAACTCTACAATGTGTAATGTTACAAGTTATGTTATGTTTGCAGACTATGCAGGATGGAAATTACCTGTAGGTAAATATACTCAACCAGAAGATAATTTTGCAGATTTCATTATGAATTCTAAAGAAGTAGATGAATATTACAAAATAAATTATCCAACAATGTATGAAGACTACAAGGCAGGTAAAAGAGGGTGTTATACTCCAAATGAAATCCATTCAATATTAAGTTATGCTTTTAATTTATGGGTTAAAGTTCCTAATGCTACAAGGTTTATTGAACGTGCCAATTTTCCTGCATTATGTTGGAAAAACTTTGTTTTAGACTCACTTCCTTTTGTTATATCAGGGAGTTTTCCAAAGTCAAATAATGTAAGACTAAACCATATTGTAGTTTGTACAGGATTTGCTATGGAAGAAAAAGATTACATTGAAGCTGCAAACTCTGTAAAATTAAAAGGTGTAATACCTAATGATATTAAAATTGCAAAAATTAAAATAGACGACCCATATGGAAATACCCTTAATGACTGGCAAGGTCCAGGAAATGATATTTTCTTGCCTTGGGATTATGTGGTTAAAAATATAAAACCACTTAATTCTTCTAGTGTTAAATGGGCACACGTTATTGAAAGACCTGTGGCAGTTATCTAATAAGAATTAGGCAATCACTGATTGCCTAATTTACATTATAGTCTTCTAAATCTTGAACTAATATTTTTACTAAAAAGATTACCACTTCTTCTTACCAAATCAGAAAAACATCCGTCTACAATATATGTAGAACAGTAGTCTGTTTCACTTCTTACACCTCTACCAATACCCTGAGTAATTTTATTTACACAGTCATACTGATACCAATTTGGGTATAATTCCATTTTAGCCTGAACAAGATTATTACTTAAACTTGCATAAGGCAATTTGGCAATAATTATAAATCTACAAAGGTCTCCCTCGAAATCTAATCCTTCAAGAATTGACGGACCCATAAGTATTTTATTATTAAACTTCTTATAAAGGGCAATTGCCTCAGACCTACCTTTTGCATTATTATAAAAAATAATTCTTGTCTTTAAGTCAGGTGGTAAAGAGTCAAAAATTGCCTTTGATATTTCATAAGTGCCAGAATGAATAATACCACGTTCAGATTTATGTTTGTTAAGGATTTTCTTTATTTCCTCTAAAACGTGTGGTAATGAATTTGCCTTTTCAGTATACGACATTTTATACTTTGAACCAAAGTATATAGGAGATTTGGTGAAATCAAATATAGACGGAACTTCCATAGCATATTTACTAAAATCTGTTGCACCTATTAAGTCAATATAAATATCAGCGTCACCAATTGTGGCAGACATTAAGATTTCTTGATTTGCTTCTTTATGGAAAGTCTCTTTTATTAATTCTGCCTCACACGCACAGTTAAACTCTACAACTTCATCATTTGTAAGACTTGGAATAAAATTAGATATTCCTTTTTGCTCTATAATCCTCTTATATAATGTCATTTTACATAGGTCGTTAATCATAGCCCTAAAAGCCTTTAATACTTTATAATATGGTTGTGAGTGAGGTGCCTCTTTAACGATATCTGTTAATTCTTCATAAAGACCTGATAATTTATTAAATAAATTATAGAACCTATCAAATAACATTTTAAGGTCTCTACGTTTTTCATTTATATCAGAGTAGTTTTTATTGTAAACCAATTTCATAATTTCATATGTCTGATTGAACTTTTGAAATCCTGGGTTTATACTAGGGTCTTTGAATTCGTCACCATGAGTTTCCATAAAATTATCAATAACAGATAGATACTCCATCTCACCCATACTTATTCTAGGTGAAAATTGTGATTGTACTATATCTGCCAATTTATGTGCCTCGTCACAAATAACTATATCTTTTTTAGGAAAAGCTACACCGTCAGTGTCCTTCATAAGACACATACTAATAAACCACAATTGATATGTCATTACGGTTATTGGTGCCGCCATAGCACGTTTATGTTCTTTTATATATTTACAAGAAGTTGCACAAAAATATCCTTCTTCCTTTGCAGTAATAGGGTCAGATAATTTTTGAACGGAAATATTATTTATTTGACATTTACCATTACTAAAACACTCTCCATTTTGAGAGCAAAGGTAATTATCTTTACCACAAATACAACCCCATCTAAGATTAAAATTATTTAAATCCTTTTCATACTGATTAAAAAGTGTAACGTCTGAAACTAGAATATATGAGGTTTTTCTAAAATGTTGATACAAAACACCTGCTGCAATGATAGCAATATATGATTTACCACTACCTGTGGGTGCCTCAATAACTTGTACTTTTTTACCCGTAAGTATATTTTCTATTAACGAAATAATGGCCTCTTTTTGAAAAGGTCTGAAAATAAAAGATTCAGATAGATTTTCTTTTACCCATTCGTCTATAAAATATGCTACCTCGTCTCTATCAAATTTTATCATATAATAAATATTAACAGAATAGATATAGTGTTTTTTCAAAAATTATACTAATTATAATATAATTGTCTGTTAGGCAATAAACTATTTTGGGCACCTACGACTGTCCTTCATAGGAAACTATGAAAATTATACCTAAAACAAATATACCTAAATTTAAAGTAGGGCAATGGGGTAAAGTGTAAGATTTATTCATAAGGAGCATATAAACAATATGCAAAAGAAAGGATTAAAATTTTCTGAATTTGTAGAGGAATACAAAACTTGGAAAAAAAGTACAAGTAAAGACGGTAAAGCAAAACTTGACGTTAGTGAAGTTAAAGAAATTCGTGAGGCTTATGAAGCTTTAGTTAAAAAGGGAAGACTTGTAGAGTCTAAAAAAACTAATGACGTTGATGCTAAATTTGAAGCTGCAAAAGCTAAGTTCTTGGAATGGAAAAAGAACGTAAAACACGATGATTCTCCACTTACTATTAAACAAGAAAACAAAATCCGTGCTAAACTTGGAATGAAGATGGTAGAAGAAAAGAACACTTTGGCTGCTGAATTCAAGGAATTTGTTGCAACATATAAGAACTTCAAAGAAGCTCATAGAAAATCTACTTCTTTGAACGAAGACGAAAAGAAAATGTTGAAAGAAAGTTTCATTGAATTGAAAAAAGGAAATAAATTAGATGAATCTAAAGAACCTGCTAAAGAAGAAGCTAAAACAGAAATTTCAGCAGAAGAAAAGAGATTCAATGAAGCAGTTGAAAAGTTCTCAGAATGGAAAAAAGCTAACCGTCCTGATAATCCAGAAGTTTCTGACCTTGAAAAGATTGCAATTAAGCAAGACTTGAAGAAAGAAGATATTACTTCTAAACTTGAAGAAGCAAAAAAACTTTGTCGTGAAGCAAGAGTTCACCTTATCGAAGGTGATATGATGGACGCAGGTGCAGCAGTTCAAAATGCTGGTGCAGCAGTTCAGGCTGCAGATGCTGGTGTTCAAGACTTTGGTGCAGTTGCTGGTGACCCTGCTGCAACTCCTCTTCCACAGAACATTGTAGATGAAATCGCTGCAATTAAACAGTCAGTAGACACTTTGGCTGCAGAGGCAGGTATTCAGTCTCCACTTGACTTAGGTGCAGACCCTAATGCAGGTGTTCCAGCTACAACTGGTGTTGCTGACCCTAATGCTGTTGTTGACCCTAACGCTGCACAACCTTTACCTGAATCTGAAGATTCTATTGCAAAAATTCAAGCAAGACTTGAAGAAAGAGCTGCAAAACTTGAAGAAGGTAAATATTTTGTAGATGGTACAACTGCTGAAGCAGATGCTATTGCAAAAAATAAGAACCTCGAAAAACAGGACTTCCATGTAGACAAATCTAACCCTTCAGAAGAATTGGTTAAGATTCCTTCTACAAACGCTTTGTTAAAAGGTACTGCAACTGGACCAGCTGCAAAAGAAATGAAACCTGCTGACCAATGGCCAACAGAAAAAATTGCTGATGTAAGTATGGAAAAGAAGTTAGGCAATATCGAAGAATCTCAAGAACCAGCTAAAGAAGAAGACCCTGTAACAAAAAAAGTTCAAGAATCTCTTGACGAAACGGGTGCTTTTAACTGGCACAACTTCGTAAAGTCTGGTAACGGACTTTAATTTGATATTCTAGTCAAATAGAAAAAGGTCGGTGTAAACCGACCTTTTTTGTTTTAGCTCTGTCAGTAAATAGTGTTGTTTTTTAAGAATTTCTTATAAAGTCTTTTGTCAAATTGTTTAAATCCCACCATACTATAACTACATTTATACTACTTTATGAAAACTATTTTATCATCCCCAAGAGAATAATTTGCTGATAAATCGTCAAGATATACGGAATTTAAGGTATTATCCATTGTATGGATTATACCATTATACCTTATTTTACCACATAAAGACCTTTCTAGTTCTGCCTGTGTATATATAGGACTTACTAAAGGATATGTATATGAGAAATATTTATTTTCTCTATCGGGAAAAACAACCCCAAAAAGGTCACAGCCATTATCTTCATACCCCTCTATTCCTGCAAGAAATGGATTTCCAATAAAAAGTGCAGTAGTGTTTATTGTTGAACTTAAATCTGAACTTGAATTATAACGAACTGCATTTTCAACAACCTCTATTGGAATATCAAAATAAAGTAATATCTTGTTTTTTGGTAACCAATCAAAATATGTATAATTATGATTAATAATGAAATTGAGTTTTTTACCGTTTTTACAAGCCTCCTTTATCTCCTCAATTGATAAATTATTAAGAATCCTAGATATCGAGTCTGCAGAAGATGGATAGTCAATTTCAGTAAAACTAGAAAATTCTATTTTTTTAATCATATCAAGATTTTTTAAGATTTTTGTATTACCTTTTATCAAGATATTAGAATAGTCTTCACAAGAAGTAGGAATTTCAATACCAGAGTCTTTAATATCTGCAACATTATAAGACTGATACCCTTCACCAAAGTCTACATAAACTTTACCGTCTGTGGTTAACAATTTTTCAAATTTAATTTTCATAAAAATTTAGTAATAGTTTTAGTAAAATCTTATAAATATGTTAATATAATATTAGATAAAATTGGGGGTAATATATGCTTAATTTTGAAGAATTAGATAAGAAATATAAAGTCGAGATTCGTAGAAACTCTTATGGTTACTTATATCATTATGATGAAGTAATTCCTTCAAATATTAAAACAATATCTGTATCAGAATCATATAAAATTCTAAAAGAGAATAATACTATTTTTATTCCTGTTTTTGAAGATAAAGAAATTCTCAATATTATATACGAATTAAATGAGAACCTATTTCCGAATTCAAATGTTAATAGAAGAGTTCTTTATATTAAAGGTTTAGAAACTAAAACACCTTGGAAAATTGATATAGACTACCCCAATATTAAAAATTTTACTGTTAAAGATTTCAAGACAGAACGTAAGTTGGCTAATTATCTATTAGGTTATTTACAAGATGAGGATATTACAAATACAGACGATATTAATGGTAATAAAGAAACTTTACTGAGAGTATTAAAATCAGAAAAAGAAAAACTTAAGAATTTCTTCTAGACACTTCAAACTCAGCAAGTGCGTTTTTTACGTCTACATTACCTATTCCATGCTGTCCTTTTACTTCCATTTGTTGAAAATAGTTGTCTAATGAATTATTACCTTTTTCTTTACAGATTATTTTTACATAATCTTTTAAGGAAATACCATTTTGGTCTTTTATATCCTCTAGACCCCATAAAGCTCGTTTATATCTTTCAATTAAATATCTGAAAAATTCAATATTATTTATACTTTCTCTTCTTAAATAAAAATCTATTTGATTAAAAAATTCTTTCCAAGTTTGACCCTCTAAATACCCCAATCTCTGAACATCTCTATCTCGTAGTTCATTTGTAATTCTATCTGTTATCCAATCCCATCTTTTATCTTCTTCTACAGATTTTATATCTAGAAAAGTATTTTTCGCGTCCATTACAAGAGATAATGCATCTTCTTCTTTTAAGTGTGTGGATTTGTAAATCTGCTCAAATATTTTTGTGTATGTACTATCTACCATAGTCAATTAGTACGGCAAATTTCATTTAAACATTCTCCCCTAGTATGCCATGCTATGTGCATAGGACGAGAATATACAGGTCTATGTACCTCTTTTAATATTTTTCCTTCAAAAGTTGTTTCATATCTATCTTCTCCAACATACCCATCTTTTGTAGAAATAACTTCAAAAATAACAACCTTATCACCAAATCTGGTAAAGTCTAATGCTTTAGACTGAATTTCCGCAAGGTCATTTGAAACATAATAATCTCCGTCGTGACCACCAAAGCAAGATAAAACTTCAAGTAAATATCTAAAAGAAGGTTTTATAAATTTACCATTTTCTTTTTCATATTGTTCATGAATATATTTTACTTCTTTCTCAATATCGGTTTTATTCATAACACGTCCTTTGGTGGTTTAGGTAAATATCTCCAACGGAGTATCATATCTGTAACGTCTATTTTATCATAATCTGTAAACTTACCGTTATCGTCATAAAATACTATTACAGGCGTACTAGGGTCTTCCAATAATGCGTAAACTGTTATATAAAAATGTTCGTCTATCGGAATTTGGTAAATATCTTCTTGTTGATATTCTATCCATTTATCAACACCATATGAGCCTTCTTTTATTTTTGGAAACTCCCCTTTCTTAGGGTCAAACCAAACTTTACCCATTTATTGCTCCAACTTTCTTTCTCTAAAAATTGCTATCCTTTTTGCAGCAGACAGAATTTCGTCATTAGAAAGAAATCCGTGATTTACAATTTCTCGAATTATGTGAAAATAATTTTGAACTTCTAAGAAATCATTATCTTCTCTATATGCAGGTAGTTTTGACACCTCAAAAAGAGCATTATCAATAATCCCAATTTCACTTTCACTAAAGTGAATAGTAACTTGACCATTCAAACATCCGTTTCTTGATTTATATTCCTCTATCCTCATTTTCGCCTCTATAAAACTTCATAATCGCTTCTTTATTTTCTTGCACAAAATATACAAGAAACTCTTCATCAGTCAAACATTTACCTGACTTGTTATAATTAAAGATAAAATGGAGTGCAGTTTGTTCTAGTTCTTTATTGGGAATATAGTCATTCATCCTTTTTTCTCCTCTGACTTTTATTCAATGCCTAGTGCAGCCATATATGCCATTTTGCACCAATGTTTATTTACGTTGGGTGGCATAGTGTAGGTTGTAATTGCTTTCTGCCACCAATTTTCAAAGTCTTTATCAAAGTCGTGTTTATCATAAAGTGAAATGCCTGTTTTCTTATACAACTTATTAACAGCATTTTTATACATTTCTTTTTCTTTTGGTGAAAGATAACCTTCTTCATTAGGCTTTACACGATATTTTCTATCTGTTTCCCATGTAGGATTTTCACAGTCTTCCCAATGACCTGTATGTTTGTCCTCATAAGAGTCCTCACCAGCGTCATAGTCTTCCCAAATCTGAATAGTATAACCTCGTTCAAACTTTATTTTAAGTTCATCAATATCAAAGTCATTACTTTTTGAGATATTATTAAAAATATTCATCTATTTTACTCCTTCTTCTTTCAAGTAGTTTATTATGTCATATTGTCCTTTTTCATAATTATAGTTATATTCTACTGAAGGTGTTGAGTGTTTTTCTTCATAAATTATTCCAATTACACCAAATACTACACTAACCATAATTAAAATAAATCCACAAAATAGACCAAATAATCCATTTAATTCATACTCGTCTGTTTCCCAGTTATAATTTTGATACCAATGCTTACTGTGTTTTCTATCCCATTTATATGCGCCTTCATCACTTACTTTTTCATCTAATATTTCTACACGAATAGCAGTAAAACAATGACCACAACCGGAGTATTTGTATAAACTTTCTACTTCCCTATAATAAAGTGGCTCGTTTGAATAATTATCTACGTAATGGGAATCATACTTTGTATTTGTAACTGCATTTATCAAATTCTTCTTAGCAAACTCTTTTTCACTTCCTATAAAAACAAAGTCTGACTTATAATGTGATTCAACAAAAACTACTTCACCAAAATGATGATGTGACGTTGTTGGAACAACAACTATTGAGTGTAGATTAACTGTAGATATGAATAATACAAAAAATAAAATAAATATCTTTTTCAATATATCCTCCATTTAAAATACTCATACAAATATATTAACAAATGAATCTATAAATTAACCATTAATCCACTAATTTATTATGGAAAATGAAGAATTAGAAAATACAGAAATTCAGGCACCTATTTCGGAAGAAATAGTAGAAAATCCTGAAACAGATACACAGGAATCCACTGCTACTCTTGCAGATACTATTAAAAAAGTAGACCAGTCTACTTTACCACCTTTTTTGCAGTTTCACGAAGACCCTAGTTTAATTAAAACTAAAATAGAGGATATGTATGAAAGTAAAGAAGCTATTACAGGACTTTATAAACTTTTAGAGGCAAAAGGTACTAGACAAGCAATTACCAGATATTTAATTGACACAAAAGATAACCCTGAAATAAGAAGTTATGATGACTTTAATAATAGAGGATATAATGACTCTGTAAATATTTCTCGCCCTACATATACAGAAGAGATTAAATTATATAAAGAGGGTGCATATGGTAAAAACGTTTATGCCTTAACTGGTGAAAAGCGTGATGAAAAAACAGGTGAAGTTTTAACTGCTGATAGCCGCCCTGACTTTAACGCAGAACAATCTTCTGATAAAATTGAGTCTGAAATCTTTACTGTAATGAATAATATTAATAACAGAACAAAATCCGTTGAAGAGTCAGTATCAGATAAATATGAGGAAGTATATGACGCCGTATATGTTATTGCTTGTGAAAAGTCTGTAAATAGACATGCAATTATTTGTGGAGAGGCAGGATGTGGTAAAACAACAACTGTAAATAGGGCAATTCAAGACGGTCAAGAAGTATGGACTCCAAATAGAAGACATACAATATTACCAACAGTAGTTAAAGAGTCAGGTTCTATTGGTTCTTCATTTACTCCATTACTTTTATTCTTTTACAAGAATCGTCATAATAAACTTATTCTTCTTGACGACTGTGATGGATTCGTTGTTAGTACAAATAAGGATATTCAGAACTTCCTTAAAGCACTTGTTGGACCACAATTACCTATCAGTGTTTCACCAACTATTTTGGATAATGCAAATAACTCTTTGAAAAAAGAATTTAGTGATAAGAAGAAAGAAAGTATAATTGAAGTAAATACAGATAGACTTGCTGAGGGTATTTGTAGTGTTACTGCAAATGGTGAAAACTTTGATTTTAATGTTTCTTTTGAAGAAGCCGTAGAACTTGGTAAAGCATTTGGTTATAATAAACTTAATGAAACAAATAAACCTAGAAAACTTATAAATAGATTTGGTGAGTATGGAAATATCCAGGCAATCCGTGAAGCACAGATTCTTAATCAGCGAGCCGATGACCTTGAAAATGAAATAAGTAAAGGATTTGAAAGAAGTGATATGCAGGAAGATATCCCTATGACTGACGGAGAGGCAGTAGAGTACGTTATTCAAAATAAATGGGAGTTTGACTCTTCTATTATATTCGTAACAAACCTTGCACTTTCAGAAGTAGACCAAGCAGTTCTTTCAAGATGTGAAAAATCTGAATTAAGATTAACTATGTTGGAATATCTCTGCCGTGCAGAACAGATTTTAGATGATATGAAAATTGGTATTGAATCTTCTAATGCTGCCGAAGTTATTGAGTGGTGTAAATATGAGGCATTTGCATTATTCAAGATTCTTCTTTTAGGGACTACAAAATATAAGAACTGGGCAGTAAATATTAAGGCACACTTAGACTTCCGTCTATTAAATGTTATTACTAACAAGTTCCTTATCAGAGTAAATAAACTTTGGGCTAAAGAAGGAATTGACCCAACTGTACCTACTAATCGTCCAATTATAGAAAGTAAGGTTAGAGGTAAATTCATTGAAGACTTGATTAAAGTTTTGGCTACAGGTTAATAAATATTAAACCCCTACGGAAAAGTAGGGGTTATTTTTTTAGACAGAGTCTCTTAAAAAGTAATATTCTAACCATAGGAAAATTATTAGGATTAATTTTTATTCCTTTCTCAATAAAGAAATCAACTGTCAAATATTCTGCAACTTTCTGTAATATATTATTAGGGAATACGTTAATTAAAGTATCTAACTCACTATCCCATAAAGTGGGGTCTGACATAGTTACTCTTCCTAAATAAAACTTTATATCATACTCTATTTTTTCGGAAGCATTATATAATGAGGACGGTAAATTACAACTATTAAGAAGTTTTAAGGAATCATTATACCCTTTAAGAAGTAAATGAAAATTATTTATATTTCTAATTTCCCCATTAGAAATAGCCCTAGAAGCGTCATTTACATAAATATTCAATGGTATTTCTTGAACTGAATTTATAGTATTTAATGTATTTAAATTTAAGAAAAAGTCTTCATTACAAGTTATCCATATATCTTCTTTTATTTGAGAATATATATCTTTTATAATACTTCGTTTATACCATTTGTTCCAGGTAGTAGGTAGGATAGTGTTTAAATAATTTTTATTTTTAAAAATATTTTTATCTACAATAAAACGTTTATTTAGAACATGATTACCACGATAAAGTCTTTTTAAATGCCCCTCGGCATACCATAAATTAAATGCTATAAGGTCTCCTTTACATTCTGATAATAATAAAGGGCTTATAGTTTCATATATCCAGTCATCGTCGTCTATAAACCAAACATATTTCCCATTAGCATTTTCAACTGCAAATTTTTTTGCAAGTAGAATCCCTAGATTCTTACCCTTGGTTAAGACTTTACCTTTATGGGTATTAAAAAATATACCTATTTCTGGGATAGATATATTTTTATTTTCTTCACGATTATCTACTAAAATAAACTCACTATCACATTTAACTTTTTCATTAAAGTTATTAAGTAGTGAAGGTATGTATTGATAATCCTTATCGCAAAATAAGGAGATAATTGTTAGCATATTTAATTAGGAATGTGAATACTGTAATTAATTTGAAAAATTATGTACCATTGAAAGAGTGGAAATCTGCCGAACTCAAGATTCGGCAGAGTATTCATTATTTAACTTTAAGACCTAATCTTTTCCGTAGTCTTTTATTTTCTTCCCTCAAGTCTTTAATATATTTAAAAAATTCTTCCATAGAAGAAAATGTCATACCATCAATATATATTTTTGACGGAGTACTTATTTCAAATGTGTTACTTTTGTCACAATGAATATATAGTTCTTCTTTGGAAAGATTTCTACCGTCAATGACTAATACTCCTTTAGAAGTTGTAGATTGGCTCAATAAAGTCATCCCCCTCTTTTAAGTCCAAAACTTTAACAGTCATTTCTGTACCATTACGTTTAATTTTTGCATACATTTCCTGATATAACTTTACAGAAGAACCGTCTTCAAGTTCCAAGTCATATACTTGCCCGTTAATAGAAGCAACGAAAGTATTTTTACCAGTCGCAGACTTATCTACGAATGGGCGTCGGGACAAACTGATTCTTCAGAGTAGATTTCATAAAGACCTGGGTCACAGTTACCATGAGTACTCTTATTAAGAGTTGTGTCTTGTGTAGTAAGACGCATTTGTCATTGTAACGAGCCGAAATCTGCTGTTAACATAAGGTATTCTTCTTTACCTTGAGACAGTTTATATTCTTTTGATATACGACACGCCATTTATATTACCTCCTTATGCCCATAGATTTAAGATATTAAATATCTTAGGGGCGACTATATATTAACAAAAAACAGTTAATTTACGCTCCAATACCGAATCCAAAACCAAACTTCTTTGGTTCATTTTCTTCTGAACTCTCATTACCATTAAAATCGTCAAGGAATGATTTATCTTTTGAAACTACTGCGTCATTTATAGATTTTAGTCCATAAATCTTTGCTCTCTGACTTTCCCAAGAACCTTTTTTAGAATTTTCGTCATCATCTTTTTCAAATATTTCTGCATATTTGAACTTGTACTTTTCAAAAGTATTCGGTATTATATTATCATTTTCTCTAACGTCTGCCAAAGAAATTCTACCTCTGCCCTCAACCTCGATAGTATCCAAATGACCACCTACATATACATTACCACTTTCGTCTGCAATAGTGTACTGAATTGAAGTTGGAACCGTTATACATCTCTTAACTTCGTCTGAAAGTTTAGAGTGTGCAGGGATATTTTGCAAGTTAGGTTCTGTACCAATACAACGCATAGTTTCTGTTGCCATTACACCATAGTTTGGATGAACTCTCCAACTGTTGTCTTCTGGGTGGAAGACAAGGAACTGTTGCCAACCTGTTGCGTCGTCAGGGTTACCAGTTTCTGACTCAAGACCAATAAAAGTACCTAAGAAAGAATATAATTCTCTAAGTTCAATAAGGTCATTAATCCCTGGCATATTAAGACGTTTCCACTCTTGAATACACTCATCAGAAGTAGCATAAAGACCTTTCTTACTTTCTGCAACCTTTGGCCAACCCATTTTTTCAATTTGCATACCTAACTTATCGGGTGAATTGAACTTGAAGTCTTTTGGTACTTTCCATAAATTACAAAGTTTATCTCTAACAATTGGAATACGGTAGAGTAAAAGTTTTCTAACAGACTGCAGATAGTCTACGTCCATTCTCATACCTACTTCTTCCATACCGATAAAGTCTGGATAAACAGGTGCCATTACTTGGTCATACCATCTTTCCATAGTCCAGTCTTTAAGTGGCTTTTCATTAGGGAATTTTTTATCAACTAAAGCTATGTGATTTCTAAGTGCCAAGTAAATTCTGAATGTAACAATAGCATCAATAGTTGCATATTTACTAAGGATATTTATTGGAATAAGTGAGTAATTATCAGTTTTTGTCTGTTTTTTAAATACGTCCAATTCGTTTTCATATCCGCCAAATGGTGTATAGAAGAAAGTCATAGGTTTCAAACCTTTTGTACGGTTTGAATTAATAGCATGACTTAACTGTCCAACGTCGTCAATATGTTTAATTCTTTTGATATCAAATTCAGGCATATCATGTTTAATAAAATGAATATCAAACTTGATATTGGCACCAACCATATTTTCACAAGTGTACATTACACTACATAATTTTCTACGTAGTCCACGATTTTCAAAAATTAATTTTGCTGGAATATAATATCCAATTTTACCGTCATTACAGAATGTAAAACAGTGAATGTGTGAATTCTTCCTAAACCATTTTAATGAGTTTGTTTCAGTATCCCAAGCCAATAACTTTGAGTTCATAAGTTTAGTTAATGTGGAATCTGCCTCTTCCAATGTTTTACATACAACAATCTCAAAGTCAGTCATATCTTCTGGATATTTACGTCCAATTTGCATATTTTTCAATTGTGCAAAAAAGAATCTTGTTTTCCAGTTTGTAGTTGATTCGTCGGGTTTAAAAGGTCTATGTCTATTATCCTCAGACGGATAAAGTTGGTCAACACTATCGACTGGGTAAATAAATGTGTCAAAATCCCCAATAAATCCGTGACCAAGGTAGTAATATGGATTATTCATCCACATATCATAAAAGTCACTAACCATAATATCGGCACTACGGTTAATACCATACAAGGCAGCACCAAAAGCCATAATTGCAGAACAGTGAACACCTTGATATGTAATAATATTAGTCCATTTTGACCTAAATGTACTCATATGTTCTGTTAACTGTTTAATATCATCTTTTACGAAGACTTTTGTAGTTGCAGACGCAATAATATAAGACTGATAACCATGTTCGTCAATTTTAGCTCTTACCTTATCAACTAATGCCCTATTTTTTGGCATACCCTCTAGGAGGAAAATATAATAGTCTTCTTCTGGGTTAAAATGGTTATAAAGAATATAGTCGTCAACTCTGTCTTCTTTAGCAATTGCTAAACTTTTTGCTTTTGTGGTGGTAGTAATTCCACCAAATTGAATTGCCATTAGTTAATTACCTCCAAAATAATTAATTATATATTAACAATTACTCATTTTAAATGGCACTCCTAATTTGTTCTCTTGGTCAATAATTGCCTGTATTACCTTTTTTTCAGACTCTTCTGGGTTTAAAATAAAATCAGACCAATTTAAATCTATAATTAACCATTTTTCCTTTTCAAAAGTTTCTCTAAAATAATCTTTTAACTGATTATCAAAATTAAAAACTAACTGTAATTCTAATATAACATTTTGAATAGAACTTGCCCTATAAAGGCAGCCTTTCAAGTCATATTGTCTGTTATATTTTTCAAATACACTATATAGAAATATATTCTGTTGCAAGGTATTTTGCCCCGCAATACCACCTAATGCTGTATTCATTGCTGTTTCAGAGACACCAGGGTCTTCCCTTTTAGGGCTAGTTAACATTTTAATTATATATTCTATAGATTGCATAGATTCTTGTTTATGTTGAATTGCCATAGGAGTTTTTTTATAACTCCCATATTTTGCCAATGCAATCTCTCTTTCATTACAGGTTTTATAATGAGTAAATAATGTTTCCTTGCCCCATCTTTTATCCATAGACGCTGATAGTTCCTTTCCACAATAAGGACAATTAGTCATAGTTTCATGTCTTTCATATGGTGGACAAGAAGTTCCAGCTTTTTTCATTTCACTTCTGTGTGCCCTAAATGCTCTTTGTCCCATAAATATCTGACCACAAGTACATTTATAAGGTATAGGTTTCTTCCCTTTATATTTCTCATGGCATTTTGGACATATTTCTGTCTCTGCAAAATCGTCAGAATATAATTCTCCACAACTTCTACATACTTTTTTATAGTGAGTTCTTTTATTTAATGGCTTAAAATGTTTTCCCATATTAATTAATTATATATATTATATATCCTTTTTAGATTACATTAATGTTATAATTGAACTTTTTAAAAAATTCACTTAATTAGCCAAAAAAAATAAAAAGTTAATATAGTTGTATGGAATTTTATGGTTTTACACTATCTGATACTACTGTTATTGAACAAGTATATTCACTAGATAATGAATTATTGTCTTACTTTTTACAGTTTAAAAGACCAGATTATCCGTCTGAAATGTATATTAAATTCAGTCCGAATTTCAAAGAAGTACTTGAATACTATCCTTATTATATTTGTAACCTTAAAACTTCTATAGATATACTTACTGGTAAAGAAAAGTATAGTATGGAAAAGTTTGGGGACGTATTTGCATACAGTTTTGCTTTTATGTCATTTGATGGGATTAATGAACCAACACAAATTTACGATGGTCATGCGGCACAAAATCTCATTTATAGGTATGATGACGGAAAGTTAAATAGAAAGTATTTAATTGTCTATAATAAAGAACTTTCTATAATGCTGGATACTATAGACTTTTCAGATGATGTAAAAGACTTTATTAGGTCTAAAGACCCAAATTATATTATTTTATATTTAGATATGAATAAAAAAGTATTGAGGTATATTTTAGGTTTTGAAAAAACACATAGCAGATATAATGAAATTATCAAGGAAAATAATATACCTTTTTTAAAAAATTCTTAAAATTATTGTTAATATATGAATATGAAAAATGAAAAACCCTTAAAACGTAATTATTTCAATAAAGACCATTTGAGAAATGCACTACGTACTTTTAAGAGATATAAGACTATAACAATTATAGAAGACTATGCAAACTCTCTAGGTGCTAAATATGAAAATAAATGGGTTGGTAAACTATTAGACTACAAGTTTGAGTCTTATCCTGACTATGCACAGTGTAAACTCACTATGCACATTAAGAATTTTACAAATATTAGAGAAATAGAGTTTTATATCCCTTATGACTGTGAGATTCGATATGGGGATATCACTAAAGGTGAACAATATATTATTGACTACATAAACTCTGGACCTCATTGTTATTATATCTTTAAGAAAGGGAGAATGTAATTTTGAAAAGAGATAAGAGAAATCTGTTATCTGAATTATGTCAGATAATTGCTGACCAAAATGGATTAATATATGAAGTAGGTGGAGACTCAGGTGAGGGATATTTTATAAAATTTGGGACACCTAGTAATACAGGTTATTTTGTAGAATACGTTAAAGCAGACCCTACAAAGGATAATAATGATATATTGTCTTTACTTCCTGAGATTTACCGAGCCGTCAAAAAATTACTCTTATCAAGAGTAGATATGTTGAATGACAATTTCAATAAGTTTATGGCAAATAAAAATAATACGGAGGATTTAGATGGATAAAGTAATTGGTAAGTCAATTGTTTTATTTATTAAAGAGTCTTTTATATTTATTGGTATGAGACTTTTAACGTTGGCTCTTAGTTTTGTTGAAACAATTATTAATCAAACTGCGGGAACTTTGGAAATTAAGAGATTGGCACATGAGGAGTCACTTGCAGTTTCAGAGTTTGTTATTAATCATCAAGGCAGTTTTACTTTTATATTCGGTTTTGGTGTTGTTCTATTAGGACTTTTGGCAATTTATCTTGCCTATAAAGATATTATTAAAATCATTGAAATTGTAAAGGCAAAGGAGGAAAAGTAGCCTTATGAAAAAGATTTTTGGATTGTTTGCTATGCTGACAGTAATGTCAGTAATGTGTACTTCTTGTATGTTTATTCGTCCATACGATAAACCAGAGTATGTACAGATTGATACAAATGAAACAGCATTTGTAATTAACCTTTTTGCAGAAAGTGAAGAAAACGCTCAAGCAACTCTTACTTCGGAAGATTACTACAAAACACATCTTTTAAATGAAAAGTTGGTACAGATTCCACACAAGTGGGTAAAGACTGGACGTATGAGAGGTACAGGAAAATATATCCCAAAACTTAAGGTAGTAGCAGTTTCTAACTCTCCAATTACAGGTACTTGGGACGACGAAATTAAGGTAGAAACAAAAGGTAGTCAGGGATTTACTGTTCCTATGAAATATGCAATTCGTGTAACACCTCAGGACTCTGGAAGATTTCTTTCTAAGTTCCCGGCAAATATTCCAGTTCCAGACACACGTTCAAAGATGTTGAGTTCACCAGAAATGGTAGCGGATAATCAGTTTAGAAATATTGTTGCAGCAGAGTTGTCTAAGGAATTCCATAAGTATGAATATAAAGACGTACTTCCTAACCGTGATGAAATTGTTTCCGCTGCAATTGAACGTATTCAAGAATGGTCAAAAGAGTTTGGTATTACTATTGATAACCTTGCTGTTTGGAACGGTCTTATCCCCGACGATGCAACTTTGCAGAATCAGATGGACGAGCAGGCTAAGTTGGCGGCACAGGTAGAAACTGAAAAGAAACGTTTCGAGGCTGAAAAACAGAAGAAGGAAAATGAAATTGAACTTCAGAAGATGGAAAAGCAGAAAATCCTTGCTGAAACAGAAAATGCTAAGGCAGAAGCACGTAAGACAGTAGAAACTCAGAAGATTCTTGCACAGACATCTAGTATTGAACTTGCTCGTAAACAGCGAGAACAAGAAATTACTAACCTTAGACTTAAAGGTGAGGCAGAGGCAGAAGCTATTAAGATTCGTGCTAAGGCATTGAATGATATTGCACTTCCTAAAGTTGTTACTTCAAATGACCTTAAAGTACTTGGTATTGATAGTCTTATTCGTGAAGCTACTAATACTAGTAACAGATAACTTTACAATAAAGAATAAAAAGTTACAAGTGAGTTCGGCTATAGGACGGTAAGACAGAGACTCTGGTATATAAAAGGTCGGGTAACTATGCGTAATCCAGGCTTGACCGATAAAATGTCTGAAAATCATAAGAACTAGCCCACCTCGGTGGTGCCGACTAACAGACATTATAATCCTAAGTGACTTTAACCCTACACTTTGAAGTGTAGGGTTTTTTATTTTTTTAAATCCACTACACAAAAAACTAGTAAATTTAAGTATTGTTAATATATTAAAATGGAATTCTATAATGACGACTGTCTCCAAGCAATGAAACTGATACCTGATAAGTCAGTCGATTTAATAATATGTGATTTGCCGTATGGCACAACTAAATGCCCTTGGGATATTATTATACCTTTTGAAGAATTGTGGAAAGAGTATAATAGAATTATTAAAGACACTACTCCAATTATTTTATTTGGGCAAGAACCTTTTTCTTCTTTTCTCAGACTCTCAAATCTAAAATATTTCAAGTATGATATTTATTGGCAGAAAGAACGAGTTACTAATATATTTCAAGTAAAACGTAGAGCAGGTAAAGATATTGAAGTAATATCTTTATTTTATAAGAAACAATGTACTTATAATCCACAAATGACTCTCTATAACGGCCCACCTAGAGTTAATAAAATTAAAAATGGTAAATTAGGAAAATTGGTTGACGATGATTTTGATAAAAAGCCTACAGAATATGTAGACAAAGGATTAAGGTACCCAACACAATTATGGAAATTTAAGAGAGATATTTTAACAAGTAATCTACATCCCACACAAAAACCTTTAGCTTTAATTATGGAGTTGATAAAAACATTTTCTAATGAGGGTGATATAGTTTTAGATAACTGTATGGGGTCAGGAACTACTGGAGTTGCTTGCAAGAAATTAAATAGAGATTTTATTGGAATAGAGAAAGATAAAGAGTATTTTGATATTGCAGTAAAAAGAATTGAAAACGCAGACGAAAATCCTGAAAATTTCGGGTAAGGTGTTAATATAGTATTATGTTTGATTATGATGATTTAGAGTTTACATTTTATTGGAGAGGACAAAAAGATAAATGTCCCACTACTCCGTGGTGGCATCAGCCAAATATTCTTGACGGCGGGTATTGTATTACATCAGACTTTAATATTGATAATAAAGTATTAACAGTTTCATTTTGTCGTGATATTTTTTATGGGGAAGAACCCTTTGACGAGATTACTATCCCAGTTGAAAAGTGTAAAGAATATCATATATATGTAAAGGATAAAAAACTCTATTGTAAAGAGAATTTTACAAGGGTTGACCTTGAGAAACAACGTGCTTAATGGAATGAGGCATTTAGTGGTTTGACCCCTGGGGGTTTAATGCCTTTATTTCCGAGGTCAAATCCTGTATGTATTCGTGATAAAATTTTTACAGAACTTGCAAAAGAAAATCACGACGAGGACACAATACATTATATTAAGTATACAAACACCCAAGAGGGTGTAGAATAATATCTATTTTCTTAGGAGGAAAATATGTCGGAATATTACAATATGGTCTTAAATGAAGACGAATTGAAATGGTTTTTTGACCACATTATTGAAAAGCCAGAACCACAGGAAAGTTATATGGTTTGTTTAGCTTGTCGTGGCAAGAAATTAACAGATGAAGAACGCGAATACACAAAAGTTGGTGCTCGTGGTGAAATGATGAGAGAAGAGCTTATCCGTACAAAAGGTGGGCTTAAACAGGAATGGAACTTTGATATTTACAAGCAAGCGTTCTATCGTTATAATTGTGATAAGAACTCTTTGCTTACTTCAAATCACGTACCTTATCCTGAACATGCAATGACAGTATATTCAGTATTGAATCCTTCTGACGAGATGAATTGTATTGAAGACCTTATCAATGAGTATAATAATTGCCGTAGGGATATGACAAATGCTGCAAGAAAAAATTCTCGTGATGGTATTTATGACAGTCTTGTTAAAATGCCAAAGATTGGAGAACATTTAAAGTCTTGTCACGCACATAACTGTCCAAGACGTATTTGGATTGACTTCGATATGGACGTAAAAAAAGATATTCGTACACCTGAAAACTTGGATATTATTCAGAACGTTATTCACGAAGAGGGTCTTAAACTTTTTGGTAAAGGTAACTTTGCAATTCTTAAAACTTCAGGTGGGTTTCACACTCTTGTAAGAAAAGAGTGCTTAAAGTTTAATCCAAATGATTTTATTACAAATGTTACTAAGGCACTTACTGATGAAGAACGGTCAGATGTATATAATAAATTGAAAATTTCATTGAAAGATAATAATCTCCCTTATGAAGAGTTTGTTATTAATCCTCCTCGTCGTAATAAACAAGATAAAGAACACCCTTGGAGAGTAAAAGCCCCAATGATTCCAACCCCAGGTTGTCGTCAGTATGACAGTTATCCTGTTATTGTAAATAAAGAGGATTTTAATGAAGACATCAAGGAAGATTCTGATGAAATTATTAATAAAAAATCTGATGAAAAGTTTACAAAGAAAATTGAAAAAAAGTTTGGTATTAAGTTTGTTAGAGTAGATTTAAAAAATTTAAAATAGTTAAGTATATTTTAGGTCAGAGACTTAGGTTTCTGACCTTTTTTGTTGTTAATATATTATATATAACAAATTTTGGAGGTTATAAAAACAATGAAATATGACTATAGGCTTTATCTTAAAACAGAGGAAGATAAAGATGGTAGCAGATGTAGAAGTGTATGTACACCTATATTGGAAAATGTTCGTATAGGAGACACAATTGCAATTTTAAATGAAGACGATGATATGGGTGGTTCTGATTACTATAATGTAGTAAGTAGAACATTTTATGAAGAAGTAAATAATATTTTAGTTGAAATAGTAGCGGAAAAAGATAAATTATAATTCCCAGGAGTAGAATATGAGTACACAGTGTATTGTTGCTTATATGGATAAAAAAGATAATATCGTTGCGTCAGTAGTTAGACACGACGGATATATCACAGACGGTGTAGGAGACTTCCTTAAAAATAATTATATTTCACCTGAAGATGCAAAGTGGGTAGCCTCTCTTGGAAATAGAGATTATTTGACAATCTCTCCAGAGAAGAGTGTATATAAACTTATTTCTGAAAAAGGGATAGAAAACTTTGATGCACGTTATTCTCAAAATGAAGATATTGCTTTTATATTTATCTATATGGACGGTACTTGGTATTATAAGACTGCGAATATGGGTGAAGGTGGTTGGTTAGAGTTATGAAAATTTTAATTATCCCTGACGTACATGGTAATTGGATTAATACTATAGAATATATAAAATCTCATAAAGACGAGGTAGATAAAGTAGTTTTATTAGGGGACTATGTAGACGACTTTGATATATTTAAACACGGTCTTCCTATGATTAGTGGGATTAAAGAAGTTTGTTCTATGGCAAGAGAAGAACCTACAAAATTTGAAATTCTCTTAGGTAATCATGACTATCAATATATTGTTGGTGCAAAATACTCTGGATATAATCCAAAATATCGTGTTGACTACCAAAAGGTATTTATGGATAATATTGACCTTTTCAAAATTGCAGTAGAACTTGACGGCTGGGTATTTAGCCATGCAGGATTTTCTTCCACTTGGTGTACAAAGCACGGTATTAACAGTGATATTTTTGGTGAGTTTGAGAAGAAACGTTATGATATGGAACAGGAAGAGTGGATTAGTATGTGTGTAACAGAAAGAGTAAATAAAATCTTTCAAAATGCTTTTACCTCAGAAGAACGTCGAGCAGATTTAGACATTTTTGAACATAATATTGGTGCTGACGACTTCTATGGCAGTGGTGACACTAAACGTGCTAGTCCTATATGGATACGCCCGACAGCATTATTAAATGATATGCACTTTCCTCAACAGATAGTAGGACATACAGAATCCTACTACCCACCATTGTACTTAAAGTCAAAACATAATGATAAACTTATTGTTATAGACTCCCCTAGTCATGATTACTATACCATCTTTGATACAGAAAAACCGCCAGTAGAGTTTTTAACTATGTTGGAAAGTGAGAGACTGCAGAAGAGAAAAATTAAAGAGTATCGAGATATGTTGTCTAGAGAAGGACAAAGTAAATAATTGTTTGGGTGGAAAATATGAAACGTTCAATTTATTTTATATTACATTATTTATATTTTCTCTTATGTGTATTTTTAGGGGTGGCAGGAGTTTATTTAGCCATAAACTTCCCAGTAAAAGTTACATTTCCTATATTTGTAGGAATATTCTTTATTTTAGCTGGTATTGTAGGCTTTATATTTATTACAGTAGAGTTAATTTTATTTTTGAAAGGAGAAGGCACTGATTAAACAAGTCAGTGTAGAAACAATGAATACACTTATCGTAGGGCCAATGTATGGTGGGAAAAGTACCACTTTATTGCAGAAAATGGAACGTGCAGTTTATGGTAAAAAAAGAATTGCACTTGTTAGACCTAAAAAAGATACAAGAGACTATTTTACACACTCCGCAGGAAATGAACTTTTGGAGAAGTTTATAAAAGAGGGTAAGATTAGTTTATTTGAGGTAGAGGAAATTACCGAAGAAAATGCAATGTCTATTTTGGATAATTTTGATAGAATTTTTGTTGACGAATATTTTATGATAAAAAATGTTTCATTACTTGCTAAAATGGCAAATGAGGTTGTAACTAACCAAGATGTGTATTTTGCAGGATTATTATCTACTTCTGAAAATACATTATTTCCAGAGGCAATAAGTTTGTTACCTTATTGTGATGATATTATCAAACTCTTGGGAATTTGTATGCGTTGTGGAAGTGATTTAGGAAATTACTCTATGTTCAGAGGGAAGAAAACTGAAACTATTGTTGTAGGTGATACTGATAAGTATGAGTGTGTTTGTAAAAAATGTTACAAACGAGTAAAAGGGACTTTATGATTAAAGATGAATTATTAGAAAAACTTTCAAATGAAAAAATAGATAAAACGTTAGACCAATTTATCGGTAATCAACAAGACTATATGTCTAGTATATCTGACGACCCTCTTTACAAAGAGTATAGGGAAAAATATAATAAACAGTATGAAATTAACAAAAAGACTTATCAGGAAAAACTTGAACAGTATATTTCTCGCAGTAGACCTAATTCATTTTTAATGACGTGGAGAGAAGTTGAAGAAAAATATACTTCTCCTGAAAATTGTAAGTTTTTTAGAATTAAAAATAATCAGAATGAAATATGTATGGCAGTAATAATTTTGTCTAAAGGGACTCTTAAACATCTACCAGATATAAGAATTGCATACGTAAAGAAACATCCTAAAGATAAGGGTGACTTTAATTATGCAAAAGAAATTGCATTTGACAGAGTTCGTCAAGTTGCATATAAAGACTCTACTAATGGTATTAGTGACGGAGAAATGAACTTTCGTCTTTCAAAGAAAACAAAAAAATCTATTGAGTCTGTTAAGACGGAATTGATACGTGAGTTTGATGAACCAGTACCGTCCATAGAGGAACCATATTTTTCAGACAAGAAATATGAAAAGTACCAAAGCATTGATAGACCTGAGAGTATGTTAAAACTTGTAAGGGGCGTTATGCCGAAAATATGTGCAAATGAATATGTAACTATAATACCTGAAACAGAAAAAGATAAAATATTTTATTCAAGGGGTCAAAAATGAAATTAAAAGAAGCATTTAAAACTTTTCCATCTGCTGGGGTATGTGAAGTTGATAGACCAAAAATGGAAAAGGCTTTTACAATTATGTGTAGAATATTGAAGTCATATGACTATGAGGATAATGTATCTTATCAACTTCTTCAGTACACACCAAAAGCAAAAAGAAACTTTAGCTGCACAATTTCTGAGAAAGATGCTGAGTGGATGATTGGTCATTTTAATTTAACAGAAGTACTAACATATCGTCGTTCAGTTGCATACGTTCCTTGTGTGATTGTGTGAATTTGCGTTAATATAGTATATACATAGTTTCTTGCATCTATTACAAATGCAAGTGGTGGCGGGCAATTTTTAAATCATTAAGGAGGTCTCAAATATGAGAGACTTAGCAAGTATTGTAACTGTAGATTCAGTTCAAAAAATGTTTGAAAAAGACCGCATCGTTGCTGTGCGATTTGTGCAAAATGGGTTTGAGGCTATTGTCCCTAGCACTGTTAAAGTTGGAGATACCTTAGCATTTATTCAGGAAGGTTCAATTTTACCTGAGGTAGAGGCTTGGGAGTTTTTGCGTAAACGTTGTTATAGTGAAAAAGAAAAGGGTTTTATTATCCATCCTATGACAATGGGTGCAAAAGACTATAATGGTGAAAAAGGTGAAAGAGTTAAATCTTGGGGATTGGCAGTTTCTCTTGAAGAATTGCCGATTGATAAGAATGTATTGAGTAAGTTGAAAGCAGGTGATGATATCACAGACTTGTTGAATATTCGCAAGTATGAACCTGTTGAAGACGCTTCTCCTACAAGAGGAGATTCAAAAAAGAGTTATCCTAAATGGGTAAAGTTCTGTTTGGGTCACTTCTTAACACGTTGGATTGGACGTATTTGGCAGAGAAAACACCAAAACTCTGCGGGTGGATTTCCATCACAGATTGTGTCAAAATCTGATGAAACTTGTGTTCAAAATATGAAGTACGTTCTTGAAAGATTTAAAGACTCCGAAGTTTATACATCTGTAAAAATGGAGGGTCAGTCATTTACAGTAGTACCTGACTTCAAAGGTAAAAAACTTAAAGGTGCATATGTTTGTTCTCGTAACAACGCATATACTCTTGAAGACAAGTCATTATTCTGGGAAATGATGAGGCAGTATGATATTGTAAATAAGTATAAACGAGTTTACAAAGATATTGGCAAAGTTTATGTTTTCCAGGGTGAACAGGTAGGTCCAGGTATTCAGGATAATATCTATGACTTTACCAAAAACTATTGGTATGTATTTACTGTAAAAGACTACAAAACTGGTAAGCAACTTCCTTTGGAAGAGGCTATCAAAGTATCAGAAATGTTTGGATTGAGATTCGTTCCTATCCTTGAAAAGGACGTAAAACTTGGTTCAATTATGCCTGATATCAACACTGCTGTTTCTTATGCAGAAAAAGTATATTGGACTCCTGAAAAGGACGATAATATTATTTGTTATAAGGAAGAAGTCCCAAAAGGTGAACTTTGGAAAGACTTCTTGCAGCACGAAGGTGTTGTAGTTCGTACTATGAACTACGATAAGGATAGCAATATCGGAGTTAGCTTTAAAGTTAAAAATTGTGACTATGCTTCAGAAAAGTTGTCAGCAATTCATGGTATGGCAGTAAAGATTAAAAAGTCTTTGTGATAACCATACTGTAAGCCCCAAGAGAAATCTTGGGGTTTTTTGTTTTATGTTAATATATCTGTATGACTAATAAAGAAAGATTTGAATATTATATTGATAATAAACACGATGTTTGGTTATCAAAGTTGACTTGGAAAGGTATGTACGGTGATATGCCTAAGTACAGTACAAATCTTATAAAATTCCTTTCACAATGCCCTTCAGATTTTTGGGAAACATTATCTAATATTACAAATGTTAATACCTATAGAAATTTTATAGATAAAAAAGCTGTACCGAAGTACATTGACTGGGTAAAGTCAATAGAACCAACATATTCTAATGCAGAAAATGACGATATGCGAAATTTCTGTATTGGTGCATTTGGTGAAATTTTCTTTAACTGCTTACTTACAAATGTTAATTCCCTTTTAGTTTCTAATGAAATGTATCATTTTCAGAATGTGGTACCTGTCCCATTAAAGTCAAGTGAACACGACTTTGGTGTAGACGCGGTTTGTACATATTCTGTAGGGGCAAAAGAAAAAGACTGTGCAATACAGATAAAGTTTTGGAATCCTTTTGCAGGAACTACACTTAATATGAGTGTAATTCAGGGAGTTTTTGGTCAAGCTGTTGCAGAGGAGTTGATTAAACCAGAAGAAACAAAAAATGTTATTATCTGTTGGCTAAGCACAGATAATGAGGTATCTACTTTTTTGAAAGAAAATAAAGCACTTTATCGTCATGTTGTTTTTATTGACGCAAAGACCTTAAATCAAAATATTAACAATCAAGTTCCTTTCTTTTGGCGAGATATTTTGCCAAAATATTTGAAAGACTTACTTTAAGAGAATTACAGTACAGAAATATTTAAATCCCCTACCAGTGAGTAGGGGATTTTTGTGTTAATATATAGGTATATTATTTTTTAAAAGAGGATATAATGAATAAGCAGGATTGTAAAATGTCTTGGATGATAGACAAGATGGAAAAAGAAGGAGAGAAATATAAATACCGTCTTTATGAAACCAAGAAACATTTTGGTCATATTGTTATTCCAACAGGTGTTGGTAAGTCAGGGGTATGTATTGAAGATATTATTAAAAGAATTGAAGTTCATAATGAAGGTACCCTTATAATTAATATTTCTTGTCCTATCTTAAAATTAACTCAGCAATTAATGAAAGACCTTTTTGAGGTAGTTCAACTTAGAGGGATAAGTACTGATGATATTGCATTTTTTATTAATTCATCCGACGACGGTGGAAACTATGACGTAAGTATTCTAGAAATTGACGTTAATCCATTTTCACAATTTGCATTAAAACATAGAAAGATAAATATTGTTGCGTCTTGTAATCTATCTATGTGGAAGTTTATAAAATTCATTGAAAATGTTAGAGATTCTAAAGACGAAAAAGACAATATTAATTTTAAAAACCCTGGGTATGTTAGTATTTATAACTATCTTGACGAGGCACATCTCCTTCCTATTATTGAGTGTACTCAGACTTCTGACGGAAATGTTATAGACTTAGATAAAAGAATTGACCTTCATAAATTATGTGACTTTAGTGATGCAGTCTTTGCTTTTACTGCTACACCAGACCCTAATATTGTAAGTATTATACAAGAGCACGAAACAGAACCTATGAGGGGGAAACCTTATATAATTAATGTTTCTGCAAAAGAGTCTATTCAGAAAGGTGATATTCTACCACCTATGGTAGATTATATAAATACTTCCGAACCAGAACTTACAGTTAATCAACTTATAATGATTATGGAACATGCGAAAAGAACAAACCCTAATATTTATCATAAAGTTTTGGTTACTACTTCTGCAAAGTCAGATTTGCAAAAACTTGATATTGAATTGCAAAAAGCGGGATATCATACTATTTGTATTTGTGACCCTAATGGTGGATATGAACAATATGAAAGAACAAATATTGCAGAGTTTTCTAGAGAAGTTGAATCATATGAGGGTGATTGTTTTGTTATTCATATTCGTATGCTTAGAGAGGGTATTGACATTAAGGGATTAACAGACTGTGTAATTTTCTCTCGTAGTCGAGGAAATGCAGAAAGATACCGAATGTTTATTCAAACGATTGGACGTGTTCTAAGGTGTCGTAAAGGTGAACGTGGTAAAAAATTTGTAGGAACAAAAGAAAAAAAATATATGGATAGTCCACGTATTAAAAAGTGGGGTGGGGTTTATCTTATTCAACCCGCAGAAGACCCTATGGCACTCTCTAATACTAGAGGTCTTATTGAAAGATATTATGGACTAGGATTGGCAGTATTTGAGACACTAGGACTCCATAACGGTAATAGACCATCAGGTAGTAATGAACTTGTAGAGACCCATAGTTCTGGCCCAGCAAGAAATGGAAAGGATGTCTCTGAAGAACATATTGAAAAATTACTTATGAAAATTGTAAATACTGTTAAAGAAAGATACGGTAAGATTTTAAGTATGAAACTCCCCGAAACTAAAGAAATTTATAAAAATATTAAAAAAGATGTTCAAGGGTTAGTAGACGTTGAAAACAAAGAATATGATACTGTAGAATGGTTAATGAATAGAGAAATTACAGATTATGTTTATAAAAAAATACCTAAAATGCTAAAGTCTGTAGCAGGGTTCGATGTTAATAAATTTTATGAGGTGTTGTAGTGATTGCAATATCTAACTCAATGTATATAAATTTAGGCTTGCAAATTAATGATAAAGCTGAAAAGATATGTATATTAGGAAATACTATTGGTTTTTTTGGGGCAGTGTTAAATAATAAGTTATCTTTATCTGACTCAAACCCTGATACTATTAGTAATAATTTGTGTTGGCTAATTAATGAATGTCGGAAAAATTCCGAGATTATGATTATCGGAAATGCCGATACTTATAAATACTATAAAAGTATCTTTAAGTGGGTAGGTGACTCTCTCCAAAAGAGAATCAATTGGAGTTCCGTTAATATTAATAAAATTATTAAAAATTTATCTGATTTTGAAGAGTTTGAAGATAATGTAGATAAGTCATATATTAAAGTTTTAGAGGAGTTATACAATAAGAAATTGAAATTTACAAAAATTATTATGAATCCACCTTACGACGGAAACTTTCATCTTAAACTTGTTTCTACTGCAATGAGACTTAGTGATGATATTATAAATCTTTCCCCTATTCGTTGGTTGCAAGACCCATTGGCAGAATATAAGAAGAGTAGTGATTGGAATAAGTTTGAAGATGTGAGAAAAAATATTGAGTCAATAGATATAATCACAGCTCATCAAGCGTCTGATATATTTGTCATAAATCTGAAGATGGATTTAGGTATTTATCATATAACTAAAAATGGTAAATGGGAAAGTCCTTATAAAAATAAGCTTCTTGAGAAAATTGTAAGTAAAACTGATGGTTTCCCAATAGTAAAATATGAAAATGTAGAGAAACCTTGCTTTTGTTTGATAAGTTCGATTGTTGGTGACCATAGTGGATTTGATAACCTCTTCAAAGATTGTAGCATTCTGAAGAATGAACAAACTTATGGAAGATGGTTCGTAAATGGTAAATCTGAAAAGAATGGTTTATCACTTGCAGAATGTAAAGCACAAAATAAAAGAAGTGTTCACGGTGATATATTGAGTTGGGACTGTGTTGAGTTTGATACTGAAGAAGAAACAAAGAACTTTTATGACGTTTGTTACTCAAAGTTGTTTATGTATGTTTTGCGGAAAAGTATAGTGGACGTGAACATCCACCCACGGTTTCTCCCTTTTATATCCGACTACACTCATCCTTGGACTGATGAAATGTTATATGATTTCTTTGGGTTAACACCTGAAGAAAGAGACGAAATAAATAAGGAGATAGCGTGTTAGATTAAACAAAGTGAGGTAAAGAAGATTAAAGATGAATTTTACAAAAATATTGGCTAATCCACCCTATCTTGGTAGTCTAGGTGGAAAGATAATGTCATTTGTTCATGATGAATACATCAACTCCGAGTATGTTATCTTAATGCCCGTGAGTAATTACAAGTCTAACAAATTGTATTCTTTTGTTAAAGATATACAAATGTCTGACCCTAAGTTTTTCTCAGAGGCAGACCTTACTAAGCAATTATGTATTTGTAAAGTAGGTAATGAAAAAACATATAAAGATTTTATAGAATTGGAAATGAAGACATATAAACCTAATTTTTTCCCTTTCTATGAAAGAAATTATAAATTACCTGTAAAATATGTTTTTGAAAGGTGTGACTATTCTACAGAAGACGACTTCAATTTTGACTGTGATTTTGTAGATAGTAGTAGACTTGTAAATTGGGATACTGGTATTCTTGACGGTGGAACAGGTCAAGGGTATAAATGGAATGTTCAAAGAGAAAGAAAAATATTTATTCATGCCTTATGTGTAATAAGGTTTAATAATCCTAAAGAAAGAGAAAACTTTACAACTTGGGCTTATTCAGACTCAAAAAATGGGCTAACAAATAAACTGTTATTTGGTTTGAATAAACAAACCTCTTCAAGGTTATGTTATCTTGCAATACCCCAAATTGATTGGGAAAATATTGATAAGACAGACCTTTGGAAAAATAAAGATTATGACGGTGCTGTTTTGAAAGAAATGGGACTTAAATGGTCAGAAGATAGAAATGCCGTAGATTATATCTAAGGAGGAAGTATGGCAAAGAAATCAAAAAATAAGAATACCCCTATGATTAGGTTTACCTCATTTTCAGAAATGTTAATATAAATTATTATGAAATTTAATAAAATTATTATGAACCCACCTTATATGGGTAGTTTACATTTGGAAATACTCAGTAGTACTATTCGTCTTTTAGACGATAAAGAAAGCGTACTTGTAAATTTATCTCCATCTAGGTGGCTGCAAGACTCTCTTGCAAGGTATAAAGCTGGTTCAGACCTTGTTAAGTTTGAAGGGTCAATTTGTAGTCATTTAACAGATTTTACTAACATTTCAGGAGAAGAGGCACAGAAATACTTTAATGCAGATATTTGGACTGACTTAGGTATATATACTTTGAAAAAAGATGGAACTTTAGACTACAGACAAATCTATAAGTCTAAAGACAATGATTTTCTTGAAAAAGTTGTTATTCCTGTTATTACAGGTCAAGCGGAAAGTATAGATAAATACCTTACTTCTATGGGAGTATGTAATTTTGATACACCTTTTGTTAGAGTTTCAAATCTTCACGGACACCAAGGTAAAAGAGACTTCTATGAGTTTATGACACCTCAAGAGTCTATTGCTTTTAGTAAAGACGCAAGTTCTTGTTCTAGAACATTTAACGTAGAGACAGAAATAGAGGCAAAAAACTTTTTCAAGATTATTCATAATGACTTTATGAGATATCTTTGTAAGTTGACTAAAGGTGATATGAATGTTCCTTGGAGATATACACCTTATTTGGGTAAATACATTAATCCTAGAACAGGTCTTAAAGGTTATTTATCTGAGTGGACTACAGAAGACCTTTGTAATTTTTATGGTTTGGATAATACTGCAGTTACCCGTATGAAAGAAGTTGTAGCAAAGGAAAAACAGAAGTAATGGAAACAAAAATAGCTATTGGTAATTTTCAGAAAATTACATACAACACCCTTGCGATAGTTAGCCTATTTTGTGATAAGGACTATCAGTATATACCTTCTCTTTTAGAGAGTATTCATAAAAAGGTATTCTGTTCTTATGAAGTAGTATTAGTTGACAATAGAGAGAAAAATAAAGATATTCCTATCCCAGAAATTGAAGAGTTCCTCAAAGTACATAAAGGTATATGTATTTCTAAGGGTGAAAATCTTTGTCAACTTGCTGCAAAAAAGTGGGCATTAGAATATACCAGTTCAAACTATGTCTGGTTTATTGACGGTGACGACGATATTTGTGGGGCTATTTCGGACGCATTACTTGCTTCCTGTAGGTCTGATATTATAGCTTTTAATTATGTATTTAATAATGAGTCTGAAAAAAGGATAATATACCAAGAAAGTTTTTATAAAAATAAAACAATACGAAACAAATTCAAATTTAGAACAGACTTATATTTAGAGCACTCTTGTGTAACTTGCTGGAATAAGTGGTTTAAGAGAAGTTTATTGCTCAAGATTTTCAAGAATATTCCTGACCATCTTAAAATTTCTTGTAATGAGGACGTTTATATATGTTGTGCAGCATTAAATAATGCAACATCAATAGACGAACGTATAGAGTTCATCTATATTAATAATCCCCATAGAGGAATTTCTAATAATAATACTATTGATAATATTGACCGTTTTAAAATGATTATCCAAGGTTGGAAAGATTCTATGAAATTATTTAAGATAGAGTTCCCTTTTAATACAAAACTTTTTAATTATGAGAGTAAACGTACTTGTGATATAAATTATTTTCTTGGGAGAATGTATATTTCTAAAAAGGAAATATGGGAGCAGGAAATACATCTCCTATTAAATATATTTGATTCTAAAGAGATATTATCTTGCTTATCACAAGATAATATCACATATAAAAATAGTAATAATAATATCATGGAGTTTAAAGACTTTATAGAAAAAAAGTTGAAAAGCTTACTTTAAACTGTTGATATCCACATATCACCGTTATTTATTGAGTTTTGAACTTTTAGGTGGTTTCATAGAATTAAATAACTTTGATAGATTTATAGTTCTTTTATAAATATGACCTGCTATAAAACCATTAAACACAAGAATACTACATAATAATATTATTCTAGAACTATCAGTTGGTTTGATAGTATCATTATAACAACAAGTCATAACTATGATTGCTAGTATATTTTCTACTATATCAAAAATACGGGTTAAAGGTTTATTAAAATTTATAAAATTAAATAAAAAGTTTATAAGAGTAATGGCCATTAAACAAGTTTGATAGTATATTACATTATTTACTGCAATAGTTGTTGCAAAGATACAAAGTATGATTGATTTAGCAAAATTGGATGCCCATTTAGTTTTTTTAGATTTTACATTTCCAAGTAGAAATAAACTCATACAAACTTGTGTAAGTAATGTTTGTCCCATAATACTGCTATTTGAAAAGTGAATAGCTATACAGGATAATAATATTGTAGAGAATCCTGCAATTACCAAAATTGAGTCCCTACTATATGCAGAGTTTTTAATATATAATCTTGTCAAGATTAAACTAGCTGTTAAGGTAGCCAACATTTCCATCCAAAATAATATATAAATAATTACCATTTACTCCCCCTTATAGACACTTCTCTTTTAGAACGTGCTAACATACTAGTTTCAATCTGTTCCATATCTTTATGCCTTAACCAATGAAGTAAGCTTATGTGGAACCAAAGTCTTAAACCTAGTAATACTGAAATTGCAATTGCCTTATCAATTGTATTTGGTACATTTAAGCTAGGAAGTAATATAATAACAAATTCGTATGCCATAAATAGAATTATTGGTTTATTTGCTGATTTTGGGAAAAAATTTAGTTCATTCTTATTATAAGGTTTAGTAGTACTATAGAACCACATAATAAATAAAGTTAAAATTGGTATTAACCTTGAAATAAAAATAATTTTACTTTTGAAATACTCCGTAGACATACCACAAAGTAGATTATAGTAACTTTCTATAATAGAGTTCGTTATCGTAGGTGCGTTATTCTCAAATGAACTCCTTAATGTAATTATTGCAGTCATAGAAAAGTATAAAAATAATCCTATGGTTAAAGTTAATTCAGACTCTAATTTTATACTATTAAAAGTAAACTTTTTGATAAAAAATATTGTACAATAGTATGACGCAATTAAGTTACATATATAAAATATGTATATACCATGTTTTGCCAAGAATTCACTACGGTATATAAAACAAAATTGTAAAAGATTTACAAAACAAGCAATAAAATATGCAAAAACATAACTTGAACTTATGCCTAAATATGGGCTTTTTATATCAGATATTAGACCTTTTGCTATTATGAAAGTGTTAATTGCAGTATATACCCATATTGTAATTAATATTATCCAATTTGATAATCCCATATATTCTACTCCTTTCTAATAGACCTTAAAATCTTATCACTATCAACGGTAGGGAAAGTTCTATGAACGATATCAGACTTTTTAGCATTAAATTCTTCCTCAACTAAACATCTGTCTTCTGCTGCTTTTTCAGATACCTTTTTAGCATTTTGAAGAGAGTGGTCAAGGTATTCACGGTATTCGTTCTTAAATCCTACAAAAACACTTTTTAGTAATGTATGGTTTATTATAAAGTTTGGTGCAGTTTCAATGTGTGATAAGACTTGACTGTAAGTTGTATCAAATAGTTGATTTATGATATCTGTATACTCATCAGCAGTCTTTTCTTTAAGGTGATTTCTATTCAAAATATCTCTAATTTCTTCTTCAGACTCACTAAAACAAGATATAAACCAATAATGAAAAAGCATATTGTATGAATCATATTTTTCTGTCTTGGATAGACTTGCAAGGTATTTGTCTTGAACGATAAACATAAATGTCTTTTTTTCAGACTCAAACTTTTTAAGTTGGTCGGCAATAGCCTGCAATTTGATATCTCTTTTTCTGTCGTAGTATTCGTCAAACAAAGCTTGCATTTCATAGATTAATGTTACTAAACTTTCATCAGAAAAAGTTTGTCCTGAGTCATTTACAACTTTAATATTATTGTCAATTAAATTGGTAGGACTATTATCCATATCATTTTCAAACGCAATACCGTCTTTACCAACCTTAAATTTTTTATGTGCTGCAATACCTTGGAGAGTATTAATTATTAATATTACCAATTTATAACCAATAAATAATGCTGTCCCACAGGCAACTAAAATTACCAGAATGGTTAAAATATATATTGGGGTTGATAATTCTATCATAGCTTTTTCTAAAAATGTAAACATATTAACTCAAATTCCTCTTAAAGTATTTTGAAATCATATATATTTAGTAATCAGCAGTTTGAAATTTGTAAAAAATGAACTAATTCAGTATGAAGAAAGAACTAATACAAGTGGAGGGGGTACCTGATAATTGTAATGAGTGTGCGTTTCTTCTGGAGACAAACGATACTTGCATATGTAAGAGATGCCTTATTAAAGGTAAGTCCTGCGAAAGTACGTTAATATATAAGTTATTGGAACCAAAACCTAGTAGGAAAAGGTCCAATAAATCTAAAGAGAAAGACAATGGAAAGTCTTAAAAATTTCAAGGATGAAATATGATTATTAATCACAACATGAGTAGCATTTTTGCTGCTAGACAGGAGAACTTGAATACTCAAGCCCTTAAAAGTTCTATGGAAAAAATATCTTCTGGACAGAAGATTAATAGAGCGGGTGACGACGCAGCAAATTTGGCAGTATCTGAGAAGATGAGAAGCCAAATTCGCGGTTTAAATCAGGCAAATAAGAATGTTCAAAATGGTGTTTCCTTTATTCAAGTAACAGAAGGATATCTACAAGAGACCACTGATATTCTACAACGTATTAGAGAACTTGCAGTGCAGTCAAGTAATGGTTTGTACTCTTCAGAAGATAGACTTCAAATTCAAGTCGAAGTAAGTCAGCTTGTGGCAGAGGTTGATAGAATCGCTTCTTCTGCTCAATTTAATGGCCTTAATATGCTAACTGGGAGATATGCAGATAATGAGGCTGGAGAAAAAATGATATTTCAGGTTGGTGCAAATGTAGACCAATCAATTTCTGTAAATATTGCTGCTGCAACTGCTGGGGCATTAGGTCTTAAAGGAGAAGACCAAAATGGTGGTATAGGAAATCTTGTTTCTGTAGAAGATGTAGAAAGTTCAAATATAACTTTGGCAACAATTGATAATGCTTTGAAAATTGTAAATAGTCAAAGGGCAAATTTGGGTGCAATCCAAAATCGTATGGAAACAGCTGCAAAAGGAATTGCAATTGCCGCAGAAAATTTAACTTCTGCAGAATCTATTATTAGAGACGAAGATATGGCTTCTGCAATGGTTGAATATACTCGTAATCAGATATTACAGAATTCAAGTATTGCTATGATTAGTCAAGCAAACTCTCAAAGTCAAAATGTGTTAAGTTTGTTAAAATAGAGGGGGTAGATTAGTACCAGTGGGAGGTACTACCCTAATAGTTGAAAGGTACTAACATAACAGTTTTTGGCTGAATATTTTCTTTTAAAGGGAATCTTTGAAAGGCACCTATTACTAGGTGCCTTTTTTATTAATATATAACGGAATTATCCTTTTACACATTTAAAATAAATTTTGACGTTTCGGAAAAAATTAACGAGATTTTAGAATTCATATCTACTAACTAATTAGATAGAAAAATGAAAGCTGCAAATGCTACCAACATTCACAGCCTTCTAAACACAACCAAAGTGAGATTTTGATTATGTCTAATAAGTTAGTTGTTCCAATTGAAACCCAACATAGAGCATTAAAATTACGAATTTACCCATCTATAGAACAGAAAGTTTTAATCGAAAAAACTTTTGGTTGTGTCCGTCAAATCTATAACAACCGTCTTTTTGAAAGAAATCAATTCTACGAAAATGTAATCAAACCCGCTAATCCAGAAGAACATAAGGCTTTATGGAAAACGGCTCATTTTTCTTCTGAAAAAGAAATGAAAGTGAAATTTCCGTATTTGGCAGAAGTATCAAGTCAAGCTCTATGTTCTGCCACAATGTTTGCCGAAACTGCTTACAAAAACTTCTTTACCTCCATTAAAGGTACGAGGGCAGGAAGTAAAGTCGGAAAGCCGAAATTCAAGTCAAAGAAGTCTCATGATTTCAGTTATCGTGAATGTATGAATATTGCTCTTATCTGGAACGAAAGAAAAATAAAAGTCCCAAAATTAGGATTAGTGAAATTCAGACACAGTGGAAACAAAAAGGGTAAATTAGATTTCTTCCTTCAAGGGGAAGTCGAACTCAAATCAATTACGATACTAAAAAATCCTGCAAACGAGTATTATGCAGTATTGCTTTTTGAAAGAGAATACTGCCATAAACAGAAATCCTATGACGGTGGTGAAAGCCAAGCTATCGGATTAGATTTTAGTCCAGCAGATTTTTACATAAACTCGGATGGTTTATCTGGGAAAGATTATGACTACAAAGCACAAAAACAAAGGAATTTGAAAAAACTTACGAAATTGCAACGAAATCTTATGCGTAAGCAAGTCATCTCAAACAATCGTGAAAAAGCAAGAGTAAAAGTTGCTCGTATGGAACATTACATTACAGAATGCAGAAATGATTGGATTGAAAAAGAAACGAAAAGACTCGTTTCAACTTATCAAGTCATCGGCATTGAGGACTTGAATTTGAAAGGAATGATGAAGTTTAGCAGAAACGCAAAGAATTACGGTGATGCAAGTTGGGGAACTTTTGTAAACAAGTTGTTGTGGAAAGCATCCTTAAACGAAAATAACTGTCAAGTAATCAAAGCCGACAGGTTCTTTGCATCAAGTCAGATTTGTCACTGTTGTGGTTTCAAGAATCCGATTACGAAAAATCTTTCGGTAAGAAGTTGGATTTGCCCTGAATGTGGAGCAGAACACATACGTGATGTCAATGCAGCCATAAATCTAAAAGAAAATGCAATAAAACAAGTACGGCAAGGAGTGTCGGAATTTAGGTCTGTGGAGGGTGTGGAAGACTTAGCAAGTTTAGCGCTGGCTATAGTTGGAGCATCCGATGAAACAGAAAATTTAGCTGGTGACGGCTTGAATGTCCTCACATTTTAACAATTTTTTTGTTAATATAAAGTGTATGGGGAGATAATTAATTCCGAGGAGGAAAATGTACAGTGGAAAGTACAAAGAAACTTGAAAAAATCGCAAAAAAGATTATCAAAGGTTCAAAGAAAAAGTTTTTTGCAGATTTAACTGCCGACGAAAGGGCAGAATTGAAAAAGATTCTCATTAGTATGAGAAGTGTTAAGTCTTATAATTCAAGAGACGTAAAGTCTATGGCAAATGCAATTGTAGCAGGAAACAGTATACCCGAAGACTTGCCACCAGACGTAAGAGACGCAGTTATTCTTACTGCAGAAGCCATTAAGTATCTTGATGGAATTGTAAACAAAGATGGAAACGGAAATGTTGAAGTTGGAAAGTCAACTTTTGTTTCAGAACGTCTTCGCCCAGGGTATATTGGTGCAGAAATTCCTTCAGATAGAGGAATCTTCTTACAGACTGAAAGAGGTAAACCTTATGGAACTGCCGTTGCAGTACCTACTGAAGACTCAGTTTGTATTGGTTATTCTTTTATTGACGAAAGAGATAGTAGATATGCAACACCTATTGTAGGTTTGTATATTGCCTATAAACGTGCTATTGAGGGAAGAGATAATGGTAAGAAGGGATTTGAAAATCCTACTGTTCTTCCAGACGGTTCAAAACGTAATTTGGACAGTAACACAAAGGCACAATTAACTCACTTTGAAAAGAGGGCACTTGCTTATTTCCACCCAGAAGTATATTCTTACAGCCGTGGTCAGGAGGGAAAGAAAGTAGTATATGATAACTATGATAAAATTCATGGCCGTCAGATTGCTATTCTTGGTGAAGATAAGGTAAAAAATAATGCACCTAAACCTTCAAAGAAGTCTACAAAAAAGACAACTAAAAAGGTAAAAGCTGAATAATTGAAATGGGGATAAAACCCCATTATGGAGGTTTAATATGTCTAACGTAAGAGATTTTCGTTACGGTGGAAAAGACAGACATGTGTTGGTTGTAAAGGAAGACAGTAAGTCTATCCTTGCAATAGATTTAACAAAATTAGACGAGTCGGAAACAGACGAAGTTATGAAACTTTTCGATGAAAGAGAAGTACCTGACTTTTCTGTTAAGGAAAATCATCTTAATGAAAAAGGTGAAAAACCGTCTTGGACTAAGGCTTGGAAACAGTTTACTGTAGCTAAGATTGGTGTAGAACCAGAAGATAGTCCAAAGGAAAATAATTAAACAAGAAGGGGCATTTCTGCCCCTTATTTATTTTTGACTCTATCAGTAAATAATGTTTTTTAAGAATTTTTTTCTAAAATCTTATAAATGTGTTAATATAATATTAGATAAAATTGGGGGTAAATTATGAATTTTATTAAGAGAATAATAAATTATTTTAAAGCAATGAAAATTAGAAAAGAATTAATGATTCTTAATGCAAAATATTATTCTTCCATTGAAGAAGATTGGAAAAGAAAAGGTTGTGCAAGAAATGTATATTGCTTCCCAATAGAAACTTCTAATATAAAACATACAGGTAGAGTTTCCTTTCTTAAAGGGCTAGAGTTAGTTTTGAAAAATGGTCGTGCTGAAAAACATATTATTCTTAATAAAATCCCTCTTACTGTGAAAAATTTAGTAAAGGAATATGTTAAATTATATGGATTTTCAGACGAATTTGTAAAATCAACAGAAGACTTTATAAATTAACCATGTTTTAACTTTTTCTTAAACTTTTCTGCATATTCAGTCCTAACATTATTCTCAATGTTAGAAAAGTCTGCACGACTATTATTTTCGATAAAGTCAGAGATAAAATGTTTCAAAGCCTTTTCATAATTCCCATTATTTGCATCCCAGAAATTTTTCTTAACATTCCCTACTACTGCATTTTTTAAGGTTGGCTCTCCAATTCCTACCCCGTGTTTCTTTAATTCTAGGAATATATTATATAAAATATCCTTTAAAAAATCTGACTTAAAAATTGACTCCTTATCTTTCCAATATATTTGGTCTAATTCGTCTAAGAAAATACAGGGTTTAGGTTTACCTAATTCTTTTTTATTAATTTCAAATATCTCATCACCGTCAGATAAAATCTTATTAACAATTATATTTACTGTTTGATTCTTCTTTTGAGGGTCAGAAAGTTCATCTTTAAATGCTCTTATCAAATCATATAATGTATAAGCTGTACACTCTATCAAATGTTTTTGATAAATACTCTCAAATAGAGATTCATATTCTTTAGACTTACTTGAATTATAAACTTCTTCAAAGAAACGTTCTTCAGCCCTTTTGTAAATCTGTTCAAATAATTTTGTATATGGGGAATCTGCCATATTCAATTAGTATGGCAAATTTCATTTAAACCATAAAAAACAACACTACATATTTACAGAGTCTTATTTTTAAAATATTTTCAAATTTTATTGAAATTCCAAACTAATTTGTTAATATAATTAAGTACAATAAAAGGATTAAAGAAAATGAAAAATAATGAAATTAAAAGCACAGTATTACCAAGACTACCAAAGTTTAAGTGGTTCTGGAAATACAATGAAAAAGACAAGGTAATGTCTAGACCCGTTACTTCTGCTCAAGTTTTAATAAATGGTAAACTAGTAGTTTTTATTTTTTGTTCATTAGTTTCTGCGTTTATTAATCTTGTGTTTATTAGTAATCTGAGTAAATCTAACTATGACATTGGCACACTTATCTCAGTTCCAGCCGCAGTATTATTGGGGTCTCTTTCTATTGGGCTTGATATTGCAAAGTTTTTATTGGCAATTCAAGTTAATACCTTAAACGAACTTATCCGAAAACTATCCAAGTTCACTTGGGTTAAAAACGTAAAACGTGCGGCAATTTGGTGGAAGTCTGTATACATAACATTTATTATCCTTTCAGTAATTACTTCTATGTCATTGTCTTCTATCTCTATTGGTGCTGGTATTACACGAAATGCAAATCTTATTAACCAAATTGATGAGTATATTATTCAAGGTGAACAATATACAAATATTAATGCTGGTGCAGATGCTGTAACTCGTGAAAGTCTTATTTTAAAAGCAACTGATACTTCTGAAAAAGATGCTCGTGACTATGCAGAAAACGCAGTCGCAGAAATAGAAGATTTTATCGCAACTGTTGGTCCAATTGTATTGGCTGAATATGTTGACGACGAAAATATTGAGGAAGGTGGAAAGACTGCACTTCAAAAGAAAAATGAGGCACTTAAACCTTACGAAGCAAGAAGACAAAAAATTAATAATATCCTTAAAGGTGCAGGATATCGTGCAAGAAGTTTTGATGAACTTGTTGCTTTTAATACTATGAACCTTGCGTCTGATATTAAACAAAAACGTCTTGAATATTTGCAGTCTAGTAGTAATGACATTGCAGTTGAAAAACTTGGAGAGTTAAAAGAAAACACAAATGTTGAAATTTACTCTTGGTTAGAAACATTAAATGCTTTAGCATTAGTAAATCCTAAAACTAATGAACCTATGATTTTTGATACTTCTACTGATAAACCTGCAAATGTATTGGCAAAATCAGCTACACAATTGTTAAAGGCACTTAGAGTTGATGTTGAAAATGATAGTGGTGATATTGGTTCATCTTCTAAGATTTTTATGCAGTTTGGTTCAATTTTTGCCTCTAAAAAACTTGGGGATAAAGACCTACAGGCTGCACTTAATGTAAAGGCACAGGGTTCTTTTGGTGCAACAGAAATTATGATGATGGGAATGTTGTTATTCCTTTCATTACTTTGTGAACTTGCAATCAATTTATTTTCACCAAAAACAAATATTTCGAGAAAGATGCTTTCACAATTCAGTGCATATTTTGACCCAGACTTTAATGTTGACGACTTTATGATGGACGTATATATCGACCAATTAAAGTTTGGTGTTCTTGATAGAGAAGCATTTGATAGAAAATCTAAAAAGGCAGTAGAACTTACTGAAATTACAAAGGAATCTCTTTATGAAAAGTATTCCAAGAAAAATAAACCTACTGTTTTAACAAAAGATTCTAAAGAAGTTGAAAAGCTAAAGAATAAAATTCGTCTTTTGGAAGAAAATATGACTCTTTCTACTCCTCAACCAACTAATGTAGAAAATGCACAAGTTGACGAAAATGAAGAATATGAAATTCCTGGTTTTGAGGCAAAAAAGGAAGAAGTTAAAGTTTCAGAACCTGAAAAGGTAGAAGAATCTAAAGAAGAAAAGAAAGAAGAAAAACCAGATATGTCTGCAGCTTTAATTGAGGCACTTTCTTCATTAAAGAACTCTTTGACAACTGACTAGAGGTATGAGTATGGAAGAAGTAATAGCACTTATTTACGAAATTCAAAAGATAATTGAGTCTCAGAAAATACAGAATAAGGAAAGAGTTTCTTCTCTTGAAGAGGCAAAAGAAACTATTCTTCAAAGTTTTAATAAAAAGTCAATTGAGTTTGATAATTTAACAGAAAAGTTTAATGAATTGACTCAAGAATATGAAACTTTGAAGTCAGAAAAGGACTCTATCTTAAAGGATAATGAAGAAAAAATAAATTCTTTTAGAGAAAAGACTTTGGGGACAGTTAAACTCTTGGTTTCTAGAATAGAAGAACTTTCTGCATCAGTCTCAGATAAAGATAAAGAAAATTCTAACTTGGTTTCACAGGTAGAAGAACTTGAAAAGCATCTTTATGATAAAAATAATGAAGAAAAAGTAGACCTTTCTCAGTATATAACTTTAAGAAAATATAATGAGGATATTGCAAAGATAGAAACTGAGAAACAAACTGCCCTTAAAAATACATGGGACGAACAAAAACATTTAACTTCTGAGTTGGAGGCTAAAGAAAAGGTAATTTCTCAGTTAAGGGACGATATTTCTCGGCTTACTAACAATATTAATACTTTGACAACTGAAAATAGTCAATTAAAGACAGAACATATTGAAGTAGAGAGAAAGTCGGAACAGTTTAATTCTCTTGTTAAAACAAATGAGGACTTAAATACCAAGGTTAATGAACTTTCTGCTACATTGGAAAGAATTTATGCAGAAACTAATAATCCAACAGTTATAAAAAGAAAAGACTCAAATAACCAAGATAATAAAGTTACTATTGAAACGACGAATAGACCATTAGAGTTAAAAGATAAGGAAATGTCTACTACTGAAATAAATGGTACTGCAAAATATCATTTTGGTATAACTTCTAAACCTGTTATTTCTAAGTTGGTTTATTTTATTGAAGAAATATTCAAAAACTCTACTAAAAGTGAAGATAAGTCATTTACTATATTATCTAATCTTAAACAAGCTAAAGAAAGGATTGGCTTAACAGATAAGGAATATGACGTATTTATTAGTAGACTGCAAGAAATGGAAGGCCCTAATGGTATGCCATTACTCATAATTGTTGATAATAAGGCAAGGTCTTATTTTGATAAAGATTGGATGATACAGTATGTATCCAGCACTATTGCCTAAAAATTATTTTTAAAAATAATTTTGAAAAATTGGAGGTTTAAGTTAATATAGTTTTATGGATAAAATAAAAAAATTATATTTAAAACATTACAGAAAACTTATAAAATCAAAAAGTGCATATTATAAACAAAAGTTTTTAATATCCCCATATGAAAAGGATGTAATAAGCTGGTTTATGGCACAGTACAAACAGTTTAACCCCTATCATTATTTTACAGAACCTGTAAAAATTATACGTTCATATGCTAAAGAAATGGTTTTTTTGGCAAAGTTTACTGACACAAATCTTAATGGTACAGTTACATTTCCATTGAGTAAAGTAATGTCATTAGACGTTACATTTGACGACTTTGTAGTGGATACATTTAAGTTTAATACAAAAACAATAAAAAATATTTAAAAATACTATTTGGAGGAAAAGAATATGGAAGAAATGACTTATGAAGAATTGAGAAATGAATACCCAGACGGTGAAGTGTTTGAGAACCAGTTTGAAATGGGTAAATTCTTACAGGAATATGGTGTAAGAAATAAGATTGAACATCTTATTCAACGTTGGCCCGGTGCAAAAATCAAAGATACAGAAATCTATTATGATGTTGCAGAGTTGGCTTTGGAAAAGGGTGTAGCATTTTTTAATGACGGTTATTACATTATTGAAGACCTTGCCGAAATTGAAGAATATATCTAAGGTAGAAGAATGATAAAAGAAATTGACGAAAAATCAATAAAAGAAGAACTTGCCGTTACTCAGAAAAGGATTGTAGAGATTGAAAATAAAGAGCTAAAAGAACTTAGAAAAAAGTCAGCAAAATTAAAAGATATTTTGAATAACTCAATCCGATGCCCAAAGTGTAAAAAGCTTTTTAAAGAAGTTTATGTTGCAAAGGAATTTATATCTACAAATTATTCAAAAGGTGGATATTTTGGTGATGAAATTCACAGTATTAATGCGGTATATGCAACTTTAGAATGTCCAGCTTGTAATTGGCATTGGGATAAATATTTGAGAACTTGGCAAGGTTATGAAAGTTCTAATTGTGATATGAAATATAAAGAAACTTTGAAGTGTGAATATCTTCCTAAAAAGGTAAAGATTAACTCAAATGTAGAGATTATTAAACCTAAGAAGGGGTCATATTTTAAAAAATTAGGACCAGCTTTTTAGTTTGGGATTATTTTTTTTTGGAGTATTAAATGTTTAGTAATTTGGTAAAAGCAAACTATGAGATTAAAGACGTTAGCCTCTTAAGTTTAAGAAACAGAATTATTCAGGAAAATAATCTCACCTCATTAGATATCTTGAAAGGATTTCACGAAAAGTCAAAAATTAATTTGCGTTATGAGATAACCTTAACTGAACAAATGTTAAAAGATTGTCAAGATATAGAAGAAGAGTTTAAACGATACTTTTTAACTGAGGGTAAGAAAAATATCCAGAATATGTATGAAGAGGAATTTAACTCATTATTTGAAATTTGTAAAAGAGATTATCCAAATGTTACTTTAACAGATATACTTGAGTGCAGAAAGAATGAATCAAACTTTTCTATATCAACTCAAAACGCAAGTGACTCATTTTTCAGAAGCCTACGCAGAATAGGAGATAAATTAAAAAATAAATTAACTCATACTGCAAAAGACCATATTAGGTTATATATTAAAGAAAAATTTGGTGAAAAGTATAAAATAGATACAAACCATACATTTCATGGTATTGAAGGGATGCCTTATGAGTTAGAAACTAATACTCCAATAAATATTGACTTCTCAAAAGTTTATAAGTCTTACAAAAATCATAGTGGAGATTTAAAAGATTGGATAACACTCCCATATGAGTCTCATACGGGGTCTACCGATAATGTAAGACTGGCAGAATTTGATAAAATAGAAGTATTTGTTCTTTTACCTAAATCAACTGCAAAAGAAGCATTTGATAATGCTGTTAATGCAGCTATATATCAAAATAACAGTATAGGTGAACTTGAATTTTTCCAGAACCTTGAGGCTCAACCAATCACTATAAATATCAATACTAAAACAGGTAAATATGAATTGATTGATGGGTATAGGCGTCTTTTGTATATCACTGACCCAGAATTACTTAAATACTCTGCACCTGTAAGATTTTTTACAGACTTGAATGACTCTCAATTTTTGGCATTACTCTATGCTTCAAATATGTGGAAATCAAAACAAGAATTTCACGATAGAGGATTTTTGTTTGCCTTGAAAACAAGATTTGATTTTGTTATACCATCAAGTGCATATGGAAACTTCTATAGAAATGAATTATCTACATTACAGTTGTATGACTTTGGTGATGAATTGGCAAGGGTAGATAAGACTAAAATAATGAATACTCTTAATCGTCATAAATATTCAGTAAGTGATGTAAAATTATTGTATAATTTCTTGCCACAAGAGGCAGAAAAACCTCACGGATATGACCAAAATATCTCAGAAGAAATTATGCTTACAATAATTGAACTTGTAGGTGAATTACGTAGAGCAAAAGATAATGACTTACAAAAAGAACTTTCTGAGGGGTTAATTACTTCTATTTTTGAAGACGACTTTATAAAGAAAACTTGTTACAAAAAACATCTGTCTTCACGAACTTATGTAAAGAACTACTTTAGAGATAAAGGTGTAAATAAACGTATAATAGAAATGATACGTGATTTAATGAAATAGAATAAGTTTTAAAATATGTTAATATAATATATGAAAAATGTGGTAATTTGCAGTTTTGCAAAAACTACTAATTATACGAATACGCAATGAAAATAGTTTGATTGCAATACGGTACCTAATTGGGTCAAATAAAGATAGTTGGTGTTCAAAAAATTCGCCCACTTGGCTGGGGCATAAAAATAAACCAAGAACGATAAAACGCTGATAGGAGAAATCGATTATGCGTAACAATTTACCTTCACTTATTGAAGAGATGGATAATATCTTCAATTCTAATCCATTTTCAATTTTTAATTCATTTAACTCATTGCTTGCAGAAGCAGATACACGTATGCAGGAACTCATGAAAGACCCTAATACGAAGACTTACAAGTCTCCTGACGGTTCTACAGTAATCTGTTACAATACACGCTGTGTTGATAATGGAAATTTGTTCCCTACTCGTGCAAAGAAAGAGTATGTTCTTAGTGACTATCCAAAGACAAATGTAGGAAATGATATTAAAGGTGACTACAAGATTGAAGTATTCCTTCCTGGATTTACAAAAGACCAAGTTTATATGGACTACAAGAATGGCTACTTCAATATCATTGCTACAAGAAACAAACCTTGGAAAGAAGTTCTTACACAGTGTGAAGACGGTGAGACTTATACAATCCCTGAAGACGAGGGTGGTACAAGAGAACTCAAGGATTGGTCAAAGATTGTTCAGCACCAGACACTAGAAACACCATTTGAGTATCAGAGAGTAATTTGTGACAGTTCACAGTATGAAGTTGCAAAACTTACAAAGACTCTCGAAAACGGTGTATTGACCATCATTGTTCCTGCAAAAGAAGAAACAAAACCTAAGATGCTTACATTTAATGACTAAGCGTAAAAAGTTATTTGGAGGTTAAAGTAGTGCATTATTAACACTGCTTGTCTGGAGGTTATTGTTTCTTAAATAAAATAAGATAAACAATATAAATGCCCAGACAGAGAAATCTGTTTGGGTAATATTTTTAATGAATAAAAAGGAGTTAGATATATATGTCAAATAAAATAATCGGTTGTGACTTAGGCACAGGAAATTCTTGTGTAGCTGTAATTGAAAATGGTACACCAACTGTCATTGTAAATGACACAGGTGATAGAACTACACCGTCTTTTGTTTCATATAAAGACGGAAATATTGTAGTAGGTAAGGCTGCAAAAAATAATGCAGTAACAAATCCAAATAATACAATTTATGCAATTAAACGTTTTATGGGTAATAAATACTCTGAAATGAAAGATTGGGTAAATATCGTGCCATATGAAGTTTCAAATGGGAACAATGAAGATGTTCGTGTTAAGGTTGACGGTAAAGACCTTTCCCCAGAAGAGATTTCTGCACAGATTCTTATGAAAATGAAGAAAACTGCCGAAGACTACCTTGGGACAGAAGTTAAAGACGCGGTAATTACTGTTCCTGCATACTTTAATGACGCACAAAGACAGGCAACTAAAAACGCTGGTAAAATTGCGGGGCTTAACGTACTCCGTCTTGTTGCAGAACCTACTGCGGCTGCACTTGCATTTGGATTTGATAAAGAAGATATCAATAAAAAACTTGCAGTAATAGATTCGGGAAGTGGAACTTTCGACGTTTCAATTCTTGACGTTTCTGACGGTGTATTTGAAGTACTTGCAACTTCTGGGGACGCAAAACTTGGTGGTACAGACTTTGATAATGCACTTGTAGACTACATTTGTGAAGAATTTAAAAAGTCTAACGGTGTAGACCTTAGAAATGACTCTATGGCATTGCAGAGAATTAAGGAAGCCGCAGAAAACGCAAAGATTGCACTTTCAAGTTCAACTACTACTTCTGTTAATCTTCCATTTATCACTGCCGACCAAAGTGGTCCAAAACACTTGCAAATGGAAATCAGTCGTTCAAAATTTGAGGCAATTATTCACGATTTGATTGAACGTCATCGTGGACCTATGTTGCAGGCTTTGAAAGACGCAGGTTTGTCAATCTCTGATATTGACGATGTTCTTTTGGTAGGTGGTACAACTCGTGTTCCTGCAATTCAGAGTCTTGTAAAAGACGTATTTGGTAAAGAGGGAAACAAATCTGTAAATCCTGACGAAGCAGTTGCTGTTGGTGCTGCAATTCAGGGTGGTATTCTTAATAATGATGTTAAACAAGATATCGTACTTCTTGATGTAACCCCTCTCTCACTTGGTATTGAGACTGCGGGTGGTGTATTTACTAAAATTATTGACAAGAATACAACTATCCCTACAAAGAAAAGTCAGGAGTTCTCTACTTATGCAGATGGACAAACCGCAGTAACTGTTCACGTTTTGCAAGGTGAAAGAAGTATGGCAAAAGATAACCGTACTCTTGGAAACTTTAATCTTGAGGGAATTCCTGCTGCACCTCGTGGTGTACCAAGAATTGAAGTAACATTTGATATTGACGCAAACGGTATTGTAAATGTTTCTGCAAAAGACTTGGGTACAGGAAAGGAACAAAAGATTACAATTACTTCTGGTTCTGGTCTTTCTGAGGCAGAAATTGAAAAAATGGTTAAAGAAGCAGAAGCCCATGCAGCTGAGGACGCAAAGGCAAAAGACTTGCAGGACACAAAAAATGAGGCAGATAGTTTAATTTATCAGACAGAAAAAACTATTAAAGACCTTGGTGATAAAGTATCAGAGTCTGAAAAGACAAACTGTGAAAATGCCATTAAGGAATTGAAAGAGTCTATGAACTCTGATAATGTAGAAGACCTTAAATCTAAGGTTGAAAAGCTTAAAGAGTCTGCATACAAAGTTTCTGAAAAGTTGTATCAGCAACAGTCTGAAAATCCTAAGGAAACACCAAAGGGAACCTCAGACTCAGGAACTGCCGACGACGTAGAGTATGAAGTAAAAGACTAAAAGATTTTGAAAAATCCAGCTTTTTAAGCTGGATTTTTTGATTTTTGTGTTAATATACTATTATACTATAGATGACTAGGTAAGAAAATGGCAAAAAATTATTATGAAATACTAGGCGTTTCAAAAACTGCTACAGAAGATGAAATTAAAAAGGCTTACAGAAAACTTGCAGTAAAATATCACCCAGATAAAAATCCTGGCGATAAAGAATCAGAAAAAAAGTTCCAGGAAATTTCTGAGGCATATAACGTTCTCTCTGATAAAGAAAAACGTAGTGACTACGACAACTATGGTACTGACTCTGATTTCGGTAGTCGTACAAAACATAGATATAGTTATCAAAATCCTTTTAGTCATGGATTTGGATTTGCCTCTGACTTTGAGGATATTTTAAGAGGTTGGGAAAAATATCAACACGACGCAGACTCCTATTCTAGTTGGAAAAGTAGATACAAAGACCCTGGTGACGATATTTATATTACATGTAGTATATCTTTTAAGGAATCTATATTTGGTGGAACAAAAGATGTAAAGTATTATTATAAAGATAATATTGGTACTGTAAAGAGTCGAACAGTTAGTCTTAAATTTCCGTCAGATACACCAGACGGGAAAATAATAACACTGAACGGTTTGGGTGATGAAAGTCAATTTGGTGGTAGTTCAGGTAATCTTAAAGTTACTATTTCTGTTGAGCCAGACGAATATTTTTCACGTGAAGGACTTGACTTGTACTGTGTAGTACTTGTTGACTACACACAGGTATTGTTGGGTGATAGTATTGATATTAAGACTATTGAGGGTAAAACATTAACACTCAAAGTTCCTGAAGACTCTTATAATGGTAAATATCTTAGAGTAAAAGGTTTGGGTATTAAAGGGAATTGTGGTAGTGGAGACCTTTTTGTAAAACTTGAGATTTCCACACCAACTAAACTTAACAGTAAAGAAAAAGAACTCTTAAAAGAATATAAACGTTTACTTAATCCTACTAAAACACCAAAAATGAAATCAATTAAAGATAATTAAAAATATACCCTCAGTTATTAAACTGAGGGTATTTTAAAAATGCCACTTCTTTAGTGTGGTGTAGCCTTTAATAATAATCTTTACTAATTTTTTATGAAGATACTCCTAAATAATTTACCAAGTGTAGAAGACTGTAAAATTTACTTAGACTTTGGAAGTGGAAGTGTAACTTCTATTGGTAACCATGTTTTCTCTTATTGTAAAAGTCTAACAAGTATAACTATTCCAAACAGTGTAACTTCTATTGGTAGGAAGGCTTTCCAAAATTGTACAAGTCTTGAAAATATAGATATTCCAGATAGTGTAACTTCTATTGATGACAATGCTTTCTATAGTTGTTCAAGTCTAACAAGTATAACTATCCCAGATGGTGTTATTAAAATTGGTAAATATGCTTTCTATAATTGTACAAAATTAAGAACGATAAACTACACAGGAACGGAAGAACATTGGAACTCAATTTCTAAAGGTTCCGATTGGAATAAATATGTTCCTTCGGATTGTCAAATTGTATTTAATTATGTGAATGGCTAAAAATCTGAAAAAGTATTGGTAAAGTTTTAAGTACCAATACTTTTTTAGAATATATTCAAATATTATTTTATATCTCCCCAGTCAGGATGAATAAAAGGACCCTCGTCATAAGCATCAAATCTATATTCATCTAGGATAATTGGTCCAGATTGAATCAACAAATAAAGTTCAGGACGGTCAGATTCAAACTTGAAAGCAATAGTGTCATAATCATCGTCCATAATTTCTCTACCATTTGTAGCTAAGGACTCTTTTATTACATCTTCTTTGTATTCGAGAACCTTATATTTTGTATTAGGGTAGAATTGTTTTAGGAACTGCAGAGTCCACTCTATAAAATATTTTTTAGTTAACTCAAAGTTTGCACACTTCCTTAAAATCTCATAATTTGGTTGTTTTTCCCAATAAGCAAGGTGACCTTTAATGTTTTCAAACTCTATATAAGTTAACATTAATCCTCTTCTTGCATCGATAGGATTTTTTATATTAGATGTATCCACGGTAAGAACTCTCCCTCATTCTGTTATAAATTTCAAGAATAGTAGACTCTAAGACTTGTTCAGTTTTATAGTCTTCTGCCCAATGTTCAAGGAATAATCTTTTAATATGTCTTGTTTTTGGTGAACGTAAAATTATTGTTAAGTATAATCTAACCTTAAAAGCTAATAAAGAGTCATGTCCAATTTCTTCATCAAGTTCTTCTAATACTTCGTGAATAATATCCTTAGGAGTCTCCTTTAATAGCATTTCTTCTGGGTTGTTAATATTTGAACACAGTACAGACTGTAATCTTCCCGCACCCAAACTATCAATTAACTCAGTTTTAGAGTCGTCAGAGATAATTTGATTAAGACTTACGTGATAGTCTTCTCTTCCTTTATAAAGGATTTCAACAATTTTGAACTTAATTAATCCTGCAAAAGACGCACCTACCTCAAAGTCTTCTCTTTTTAAAAATTGGTTCATAAAAGATATTGCAGCATCTATCGCTTTATCTTCTACGTCTTCGGGTTCCATAAACTTATTTCCTTTATTCCTCTTTAATATCATTGACTTGGAATAATTGAAACAAATTTCTAGCATTTCCGACCATATTTTGGAAGAACCGTCAATAGGCTTTTTTGATTTGCTTGGATTCTTTGTCCACACCTCCATTGCTTTCTTATATTTCTTTCTTTCAGCAAAAAGTTGGTCTTGTAGAGCAAATAACTTTTGTTCTGTAGGTGGCTTTTCCTCAATAGTACCATAAAATTGTCTTTTTGGCTGTTTATTTTTAATTTTTGGCATTATACTCCCTATGTATAGTTTAAATAACTATACAAACTTATAGATATAGTATATATTAACACAAATTAAAATACCCTCTATGTTTAGAGGGTATTATAGTATAATAATGAAAAATGAGATTAGTCTTCTACTTTAACACTTAATACTTTAAGTTTATCTGTTTCAGAAACAATCCAAATATGTTCATTAGGATTATTGTTAAACTCAATTGTAACATTTTCCCCATTGATGATAGACAAGATATCTGAAATACCTGACGAACTGATATTGATACTTGAAATGTCAGAAGTTTCAGTGTTTTCTAAAACGTTTACGTGCAAATCAGTATCACATGAAGCAGTTTTGTCTTCGTGATGGCAAGAGATAAGACCACTATTAAGTTTTGCCAAAGGTGTAGCAATTGAAATAGGTTTCCATTCCCAGTTAGAGTTTTTGAATGTTCCGTTAAACATTCCAAATACTTTAGACAATTCGTCTTTCTTTACTTCAACTCTAACAATATTGTTCTTTGGTCTGAAATTAAGAATATCTTCTTCACTAGGGAATTCAAAAGTAGGTGTATCATTATATGATAAGATAGCCTTGAATCCAAAATTTACAGCATCAATATATGCGTGAGAGAAGTCAGAGTTTAATTTAACAACAATACCTTCACCTGCTTTAACAAAAGGTTTCAAGAAGTCTGTAAGAGGTTTTCTAAGATAAACGTCTTCAGACCCTGTAACTTCTTCAGCAAGAGTTTTTTGCATAATTACAGTATAGTCGAAGTATTTTGCAGTGTTGCCATTTACTGCAATAGAGTTTGTACGGAGTGTAATACCCATAAACTTTTGTGCAGTGTCAAGGAACGAAATAACTTCCTGTGTAATTTTAACTTCACTTGAGTTATTAAAATAATTTGTAAGGTTATCTTGAATCATAGTAATTGCTGTGGCAACTTCCTCATCAGAAACCTGGCTATTTGAAATGACAAGGGAAATCTTTGTTCCATTCTCGGCATTTTCAAAAGTTACCTTATTGTCTTCTTTTTCAACGGAAATAATAAGTGCATTTGTACAAGATAATGAAACCTTATCCAATGTAGTACCAAAGTCTACAAGAGGCATTGTAAAGAAATTACATTCTGGGTCTTCTTCAACTGTTTCGATATTTGCACTGTATTCCATACAGTTTTTAAGAGAGTAGAGACGTACAACCAATTTATCTTTTTCTACAAAGAAGATAGGTTTAGTTGTAGCTGTTAAGTCTTTTGCCTGATTACCAAGAGTCAAAAGTCTTTTAAGGTTGTCAGTGCTAATTTTAAATTTAATCATTGTATTTCTCCTATACTCTATAGATATTAACACTTCCGTGTTTTTCAGTTTTTGTTCACTTAGGGAACGTTTATTTGTTTTGAGTATAGAAATATATTAACAAAAATAAAAAAGGCTGGTCTCTACCAGCCTTTGAAGTTAACAGTTTAGATATCCGTTTAGGATTACAGAGTTTATTGCGTCTACCAACTGTGGTGGAACATTGTCTGTATCACCGTGGAATAAGAACTGCTTGAATGTCTCAAGAATCTCATATTTTGACATTCTTGCCTCTTCAAACTTTATTTTCTCTTCTTCTGAGTGAGATTCATTAAATATCCTGGCAAAGTCATATGCAGTCTCAAGACTTTCTGCCATACCGATATTCAAGTCTGCACCAATACCATGAATTATTTTATCATTTGAAAATAATTGATGGAGTGCTTTAGGATTATTTTTATTCCTTTCTATCTGCCAACCTTTCTTATATTCTATATTATTTGAATTCTCATAGATTTTCTCGAACATTGATAATATCTCCTTAGATTCATTTTTAGGTTGAAGATTCATTGGGTCGCCTATGAAGTTGGAAGGTTCTTCATCATATGTTTTATATTTAGCAGAGAATCCCAAATTAGGACTAACTCTTGTTTGATATTTAAATTTATCTTCATTAGAAGGATTTGACGGGTCTTTCATATATGAGCTATCGATGCTGATACCAAAAGAAGTTTCCATTAGTTCATATTTGTTATTAACATTGCTGTTATTTTTATCTAAAATGTCACTCGAACGAATCCAAGTTTCCATGTAAGCTACATTTTTACTTGCTTCATTACCACTGTTTCTACGTGTAAGACTAGGAGTATTATTACCATTTGCGTCTTGTCCAAAGTGTAATCCTGAACCGATATCTTTGTTTACTTTGTCTACTAGGTTAATAAACATATATGACTCTTGCCAGAACTTCCTACTGAGTCTTTCTATTTCTGCTCGTTCTATATCTAATACTATAAAACTTTTTTCATGCCCTTCATAAAGTCCGTCTACTATACGGAAACGATATTTTTTCAAGTCTTTCCTTGCAGCACTTAATGCTTTTTCATTCCACTCTTCCTCAGAAAGACCTTTTTGGGCTATATATTCATTAAAAGATAAACCATTTATCTTTGCATTTGTTGGGCTCTGAGAACTGAAAATACCTACAGACTTTATATGCCTGAATCCCTCATTATTTATATCGAATTTCCCGATTAATATATCTTCTACTCTTTTTAATTTTAATCTTTTTTCTTGTAAAATCATAAATAATTAGTATGTATTAGAGAATTATTCGGTCAGACGTAGGTTGTATTGGTATGAAAAAACCACCTTTAATATAAGGTGGTTTAAGAATTATCCGAAAAATTCAGTATATGGCCAGATATGTTCTTTGTAGCATTTTTCATAAGATTCTTGTGTAATAAAGTCTACACCTAGTTCAAGTTTAATATCTTCCTTTTGATTCCCGTCTGCCAGGTATTCATTCCAATAGTCAATGAACTTTTCTGAAAAAAAACGGGCACTTATAGGTTTTGTGACGTTAGAACTTTTTATAGTAACAAAAAGAAAATATTCAGGCTTATATCCTTTTCCTTTTTGGAAAAGTATTATTTTGTCATCTTCATACAAAGAATATACACCGTCTTTTAATAGTTTTTCACGGTTCTCATAAAAATCTACTCTCATAAGATTCTCCTTTTAGCATTTAATTAAAAACTGTGCAGCAAGTTGGAGCTAAATCACACAGTTCACCTATATATTATATTAACAGTTATCTGAAACTTTTAATATTTCTTCAAAAACTTTATTTAATTCATTTTCTTTCATTAAATAGCTTTCACCGTCTTTTACTTTACAGTCTTTAGCATATTTAATTTTTTGTGGTCTTGGAGTAGAGTCTTTATCAACTTTTCCACCGTCTGTTTGAAGACCATATCCACCACCAGAACCAGCAACATATAATCCTCTCATATGTTCAGGTGCAAAAGAACTTATGCTGCCAGCACCAGTACCAGCACATACATTTTCATGGTATGCCTTTTCATAGATATCTGCAAATAGACTCTCTAAAAAAGAACGGTCTATCAATTTATGGTTAGTTTCTGAGTCAATATAATCTGTAGAAAAACTATGGTCTAATGCAGAAGGTTTTTTAGGATTTACTGTTGAAGTTCTAAAGTCGTCTTCTTCTGTAGACGGTCTAGTATTTTCAAAATGGTCGTCTTCTTCACCTTTGTAGTTATCATTTGTAACTTCACCGTGTCCTGTTCCTGGTTTATGAACGTGAACGGAATATTGTGTAAACTCACCTACCAATTTTTTTCCAAATTCATAAAGTTCTTCAAATGGGACTTTTTCCATTTTACCGTTTACCATTTTAATAGGGAAAATCATAAATGAGTCTTCAGAGTCCCCCATATAAACACCCCAAACTCTTTTAAAGCTAAATCCACTGTGTTGAATTTCTTTTTTAAGGGTATTAGTACGATATCCATTATCCATACCTTTGCCGTCACCATAAATTACTTCTTGTGAGTGAATGTATTGGTCAGTAAGATAATGAATTGGTTCACCATTTTCATCAGTTTCTACTTCACCTGGTATTTCATTGCCGTCTGCGTCTAGTTTTGGTAAAGTTTCTGTAGCAGAAATACTTGCAGAAATAATGATATATCCTATCTTATCCCATCTATCAAGGTCACTCTTAATATTTTCAGTTAATCTAATCATAATATAATTAGTATATTAAAGGTACTTCACTATAAAAAAGACCTATGTATTTACATAGGTCTTGAAATTAAAGTTGGAACTATTTATTTTTTCTACTTTCTTGCCATTTCTTAAAAGTCATAGGTTCTTCTTCTGGTTCGTTTTCTTTTTCTTTTGGAAGAGAGATTTCAATTTTGAGAGACTTGAAATTCTTATTATTCTCGTCATATCCAATGGATGCCAAACCTTTAAGAAAGTCATTTTGGAAGTTTAGTCTGTCTGATTCAAAGGCATCCTTATTGTCATATTCAACAGTGTAAGAAACCTTTGTAATTACACAAAACATTGATACTTTTTTCTTAACAAAATTCCAAGTACCTTTACCGATACCTTTAATAACTTTGCCATTAAGATTACCAATTTTAACTGACTGTGTTACTTTGTACATATCTATTCCTCCTATTTATATTTTAACTCATCACTTTTTAGATTGGAAATGACTCTTTCATTAACTTCTTCAAGACTTTCACCACAGTGGCCACAATAAGTATCTCTGATTGAAGCTACTTCCTTACAGAATGGGCAGTAATATATTATAATTGTAGAATTTAAGTCTACCTTACAATCCTTGAAGTGTTTACCACAATTTGAACAATATGGTTCTATTTTATTATCAAGACGCTCATACTCACAATTATCACATTCAATATCTATTAAGCCTATGACAATTTTATCTTTTTGAAACACAATGCCACCCCAAAGTACTATAAGAAATATAAAACTGGCAGCCAAAAGTAAAAAAATTGACTTTCTACTCATATTATACCTCTTTGAACTCATATACAGAAGAGTTAGTTTTTTGTTTCAAACAATCAAATAGGTGTTTGTAGTCCTGTTTCTTCATTGAGTTCATCAAAACATCACGATAGTAAAGGTACTCTTGAGGGGAAATTTCTTTCCCTGTGAAGTATTCCTTTGCCTCAGTAAAAGTAAGTTTACCTTTTTTAGGTTCAAACTTTTTAATAATTGTTCTGATAAATTTTGCCATATACTGCCTCCTACCAAACAACAGAAGCATTAAATTCTTTGTTTGCACGACGGATTTCAGAAGAAACAATCTGTTTCATTGTTCTGAGGTTGCTATTCAAGTCTTTTGTTGAAAGACTAAGAGCACTAGAAACTTCATGTTTCTTTGCATTTACACGATTTGATGTACCTTTATACCAGTCTCTTTCAAAAATTTTTACAGAATTATCTGAAATATTTTGAATAGATGTGTCCCAAATAGATTTCTGTACGTCATTAAATCTTTTATAAGCTTTTTTAAATGCCATTTTCAATATTTTACTTTCCATATTGTGATTGTAAACTTTTTCAGGATTATATGAGTTATCTTCATATGTATCGAACAAAGAAACACCATCTTCATCACCAGCAGATTTAGTATTTGAATAAATCTTGTCACCCGAAATTTCATTTTTGTGAAGTTTTACACTATGACCAATAAGTTTTGTATTGTAACGTTTAAGGTAACCAGACATAGTATAATGAATTGACCAAGTTTCTTTCAAATGGTCAAGACGTGCCAAGTCTTGTGTGTTAACTGCGTTCATAAAATCTTCTGCAAAACCATATTCATAGTCATCTAAAAGAGGAGCAACATAGTCTCTTGAAATATGATTTTCTTTTGCAATATTAAAAAGTTGACCTTTGAATTTGAAAATAAGAGGTTGATATTTCTTCCAGAAAGTGTCAAGTGCCTTTTTTCTTTCTTCAGGTGTACCAGTCTTTACTGCAACGAGAAGTTTGTATTCTTCAGATACGTTTGTTGTGTTTGTGTTAATAGTGTTCATAATTTAATACCTCCAAATGTTGTATATTTAATATAGCCTACTTATCGGATAAAATCCCGAAAAACTTGAGGTTTTTCGGATTTTTATTGACTCGCTAATATACTTATGTGATAATTTGCCAATTTTGGCAAAAAAATTATAAGTAATGGTGGGAGTTGAACCACTAAACCGATACGTGTCTCAACTCTTTTCAACTACATATAATATAGCATTTCTATAGGACAAAATCCCGACCAATATATATTAACACAAATTTATTTTGTGTTTTTAATATTAATGTTAATATTTCATAAGTTTACAAGAAAAATTTGATGTTATATTTTCTTAAGTAAATATGTTAATATAATTACATCAAAAGAAATGAAATCATATAATATATATGTCAGATTTTTTGAAAAATTTATAATACTTTAGGAGGTTTTCATGCTCATAAGTTCGGAATACGTAACTTTGGGTCATCCCTGACCGCATGTGTGATTCGATTGCGGCAAATCTTATTAACAGAATTCAGCATAACGACAAAGAAAACAGTCATGCGGCTATTGAAGTTTTTGCTAGTGACGACACTATTATCTTTGGTGGTGAGGCAAAAACAACTCTTAAACTTAATAAAAAGTTCTTGAAACAAGTTTTAAAGGAGTCTTTTAATGACTGTGGGTATACAGACGATAAAAGACTAAGGTTTTCAAAAGAACAAGTACATCTTGCAAAAGATACAAAAATTATCAATAAAATTCACGCTCAGTCCCCTGATATTGCAAGGGCAACAACTGATAAGAAAGGAGAGTCAGGTTGGAATGACCAAGGTCTTTTCTTCTCAGGTTATGACTCTATGACCCCAACAGGGCAGGGTGCAGCTAAGTTTCTTGCCCAGAGTTTTGGTGATTTCCTTTTTAAAAAGGCAAAACAAACTACTTACTTGGGTTCAGATATTAAGGTAGTATTTACTCTTGAAGTTAAAAATGACGGATATACACCTATTTCTGTTGAACACGTAACAGTAGCAATTCCTTGTGCAGATACAAAATGTAATGAAATTCATAATATTGTAAAAAACTTTTACAAGGAATGGGTAGAACTTACTACTAATACTTATGGGGAACACGCTTACACAACTATTAAAAAGACAGTTGCAGCAAAAGACCCTGTAATTATAGTAAATGGTACAGGTCGTTATGTAAACCACGGTTACCATTCTGACGCGTCAATGACAGGTCGCAAATTGGCAGTTAATAATATGTCTGCTGGTCCAATTTATACACAGTGCCAGTGTGGTGGTGGTTCTTACATTAAACCTTTCCATGCGTCAGACTTCCTTTTACCAATGGTAGGAACTTGGATTTCTAAAGCAATTGTAGATATGGGTCTTTCTCCATATGCCACTGTTTCATTATCTTGTACTATTGGTTCTACTATTGTAGATAGTATTTGTGTAATGGGTGACTCAAAGTTCAACAAGAATTCTAAACTTCGTGACGCAATTGTAAAAGGTCTGTTGGATTTTAATATTTCACCAAGTGGTATGGGTAAACGTTGGGACTTCTATTATGTTTATGACTTTTATGAGAAAGCCACAGCAAATTTCGTAACAGAACCATTGAGTACTATTAGGTGCCCTTGGTATGACACTGAGGAATTGATTAAACATTTATCAAAATATATTAAAGAGGTATAGTGATGTTACAGTGGAGTATTTCTAAGAGACCTAGAACCCTTGAACAGGTTCACGGTTGTAATGAAATAAAAACTTATTTCAAAAATATCAGACTAAAAGGGAAACCCTTTCCTGCCGCAATTGCAATGATTGGTGAAACAGGTTGTGGTAAAACTACAATTGCACAAATTCTTGCACAGATGTTGGTGTGTGAACACCCAGGTCCAAATGGTGAACCTTGTTGTGAGTGTATTGAGTGTAAGGCAATTATGGAAGAGAAGTTTAACCGTACTGTTAAACAGATTGTTCCAGCAGTTATTAAACAAAAAGCCGACGAACTTGGTATGCAGCAGAATGTACTTTTTGGTCAAGAACTTGAAACTTTCCTTAAAATGCCTATGTTGGGTAACAAGGAAAAGGTAGTTATTATTGAAGAGGCACAAGAGTTCAAGGGTGATGCTCAGAAAATGATTTTGAAATCTGTTGAGGCACCTAGAGAACATTGCCACGTTATCTTGACAACTATGACTGATAATGGTGGTACTGCTCTTCCAAAATCAATTCTTGGTAGATGTCAGCGTTTTATGTTTCTCCCAGAAGAACCAACTGAGTTGATGTTCTATATGAAAGACGTTCTTGACGGTGAAGGTCTTTGGAGTAAACTTCCTCGAACATTTAAGGGTGAGGGATTATATGCAATTGCTAAAGGTGCTGGTGGAAGTTACAGAAATGCTATTCAAATGCTAGAACAGTGCATTGATATGGAAATGTATTCTGAGGAAGCTATTAGAAATTACTTCCATCTCACAAATGAATCCGAGTTTTATAAGATTCTTTTGGAACTCCTTAACGGTGACCTTTGTGATGATAGTTTCCAAACTCTTATGTGTGGTGATGGTAATACTATTGCAAGTCTTTTTGCATTGACATACAAAGTTATTTCTGACGCAGAAAGTTATCGTTTGTTTGGACGTATTCCAAAACCAATGAAATCTAAAACTATTTTGGACACTATCGACGAAGACACAAAAAAATCTTTGGTTGGAAAGTATGGTGTAGACTATATTGGTAAAACTAAGAAAGAATTTATTGAAAAGTTCTTTGCCGACCCAGATAATAAGGAAGCCATTGAAAAGTGGTATTCTGCAGATGCTGAGTTTGAAAAGATTTTTGGTTTCAGTATTCTTAAACCAAAAGACGGTAAGGCTAACTACTACGATAGTGAGGATACTTACTTTATTGAACAGTCAAAAACAGTTGCAAGTCATAAGAACTTCCCTTACTTGAGGGACGAGTATGTTAAATTTGCAGAAACTGAAAACTTGTCTCCATCTAACTATAAACTTTTGGTTTGTAGGGTAGTAGACTACTGCAAGGGTAATATTTCAAATACTGTTGCACCTGCAAAAACACATTTTGTAGAGAATACTGTAAAACCTAGTTCAACTGTAGCAGAAACGCCTGCCTCAGAGGTAAAGAGTTCAGTTACAACACCGTCTGCACTTAGTTTTGATAATATGCAGACTGTAAATGTTACTCCACAGGCTCAGTCAACAACACCACCTACAGTAGGTCGTAGGATTATCAGACGTTAGTTTTTTGAGTTTAAATATCTGCCCTATCCTTTAAGGGAATAGGGCATTTTTGATTTTTAAAGGAGGTTAATATATACTATATGAAATTAACAGAAGAACAAAAAAAGAGAATTGAAGAAGAGTATGCTGAGTTTGAGGCAGAACAATATGCTGGTAAAACAAAAGAAGAACGTCAAAAATTGGGTCAGTTCTATACTCCTGCTCCCTTAACAATTCAAATGTTGGAAAAGTTTGATAGTATTAATAAAGAAGATACTATTCTTGACCCAACTTGTGGGGCTGGTGGTCTTTTAGCAGCCGCAATTATTGCAGGTGCCGACCCTAAGAGAGTTTTTGGGGTTGAACTTGACGCAAATATTGTACCTATTGCTAAAAAAAGATTGGCAAAACTTGGTGTTCCTGACTATAATATTCATCAAGGTAATGCTCTTAATAGAGATTGTTTTGTTTTCCCAGAAAGTGAGTTTGAAGAATTCCATAAAGGCGAAACTTATAAGTTTATTGATGAGGGTGAAATTGGTAAAGTGGAATTTATAAAAAAGGACGGAACAAAATCAATTACATTTGGATTGAGAAGATAGTATGTTAAGAGTTTATAATGGTGACTGCTTAAAAATAATGAAAGATATTAAAGATAAGTCTGTAGACTTTATATATACTGACTTACCTTATGCAACAACTCAAAACATATGGGATATTCTTATTCCATTAGAACCCTTATGGGCAGAATATAACCGTATACTAAAAGATAATGGGTGTGTGGCTCTTTGGAGTCAAATGCCTTTTTCTGCACAGTTGGTTATGAGTAACCCTGACAACTTTAGATATGAGTGGATTATAGAAAAAACGAAAGGGACGGGATTTCTTAATGCAAAACGTATGCCTATGAAATGCCATGAAAATGTTTTAATTTTCTACAAAAAATTACCAACCTATAATCCTCAAAAAACTACAGGTCATACTCCAGTTCACACATTTACTAAACACTCCACCGACGGCACAAATTATGGTAAAACACACTCCGTTTCAGGTGGTGGTAGTACTGAAAGATATCCAAGAGACGTAATTCAGTTTAAGTGGGACACACAAAAATCTGCAGTTCATCCTACTCAAAAACCAATAGCCGCTGCAGAATATTTTATAAAGACGTATACAAATGAGGGAGATACTGTACTTGATAGTTGTATGGGTAGTGGTTCTGCGGGAGTAGCTTGTGCAAGACTTAACCGTAATTTCATAGGAATTGAAAAGGACGAAAAGTACTTTAATACTTGCATAGATAGGTTTAGGGCAGAGGGATTTTCTACTGAACTGCCTCTTGTAAAGTTTGATAATTTTGCAGATACTATAGTACTTGAAGCAGATTTGAGGAAACAAAATGACTTACAATAAAGCATTAAAAGTTTTGGAAAGAAAAGGAAATGGGTTTATAACTTTAATTGATATTATGGAAAGTCCCGTTTCTAGTGCTGACGACTTTGTAGAATATTATTTTAATACTTCGTGGGCAGTAGGTAATGCAATGTTTAAGGGGAATAAAATGTTGCAGTATTTTTCTATATATGCAATGGAAAAACCTATGCAGACCGCTTGTTTCAATCTGTCCCATGATACAATAGATATCTATGCTGATGATAAAAAAGGAAATTGGCAATGGTATAGTTTTACCCAACTTTATAATAAATTGGGTAATATTAAATTAAACTTCGGATTAGACGAAGATAATAGGTTAATAAGAAGTTCTACGGAAAATAATATTAGTTTGTATGGCTAAAATTTCAATTTCTATGAATTTCACTAAATATGTGCAATCGTTAGAATTGCCTATATTTTAATTTAAGTGTCTTAGTACACAAAAGGAGAAACAATGTCATTAAAAGATTTCAAGAAAGCTCGTGCCGACGCTATTACAAAGTATAAACACGGAGTAGTAGAGGCAGATGCTAACATTCTTATCCATAAAATTATTTTGGACTCACCACAACTTACTAGACTTTTTTCGGGATTTAGTTATGACCGTATTCATCAGTCTTTTGGCCCAGAGTCTTCTGGTAAATCAACTGTATATACCTATATTGCAGGACAGTTGCAGGATAAAATGCCTAAAGAAATTGAACGTATGGCAAAATACTTTGAAGACGTAAAACACGATAAAGATAAGGCTAAAAAGTTTCGTGAAGACTATGAAGACAAACAAGTTGTAGCATATCTTGACTATGAGGGTACATTTGACCCTAACTTTGCACAAAGATTAGGACTCAAGATTGACGACGACCATTTCGTACTTATTCAGGCAGATACTCTTGAAGAAGGTTTTGCAATGTTGGAGCCTATGGTTAAGTCAGGTTCTTTATGTTGTGTTATTTTCGACTCAGATGCTGCTGCTTGTTCTAATTTGGATTTGGAGTCAGACTTTGGTTCAACAGGATTTAACGGTGCAAAAGACGCGGCTGCATTGGCAATGGTTTATAAGAAATACAATGTTCTTGCAAGAAACTATTTAACACCTATGTTGGTAGTATCACAGGAACGTGATAATATGAATATTATGGCTAAACTTCCTAGTACAACAGGTGGTAAGGCTATTAGGTTCTATGCGTCAACTCGTAACCGTATTACAAAACTTGATACTGCAAAAAATAAAGACGGTAAGGACGCAGGTATTAAATTACGTGTAAGAAACTATAAGAATAAGACAGGTACTCCTTGGAGAGATGCAGAACTTACTCTTTGGTTTGACTCAGGTATTGATTCTAATCTTGAATATATTGACTTTATCATTGAGTTTGAACTTATTGAAGTTAAAGGTGGTGGAAACTTTGCTTGGGAAGAAAAAGGTATGAAATGTAGAGGTAGGGATAACCTTGTAAATTGGTTATTAGCCCACCCTACAGAGTATGACGAACTTAAAGCAAAAGTTAATGCCCTTCTTTTGGACGGAAATAAACTTGACCTTAATAATTATAATCCTGAGGAAGACGATATTAAGGAAGTTGCAAAAAATACTAATAAATCAATAGAAGAGATTGCAGAAGAAGCCTTAAAAGCTGCACAAGCAGAGACAAATTACTCTGAGGAAGAAGAAACTAAGGCTGCCGAAAAGGTTTTGGCAGAGGATAAATTGGAGTCAGAAGATACTGCAAATACCGCAGCAGCCGACGACGTTCCAGTTATCCCACTTTAATATTAAATTACTGACCTTTTGGGTCAGTAAACATTGGAGGAAAAATGAAGTTTAAGGGAAAAACTGTAGTTGTAGACTATACTAGCTCTTGTGACACAGTAAAATTAATATTAGAAGACTTGGAACAGGCAGATGAGGGTCTTATATCAAATACTAAAAATGGTAAAATAGAAATTTCTAGACATAAGCCGTCTTTAGAAGAAATAAGGTTAAGTATAAATAAAAATTATATGGTATTTATGTCTGATAAGCCTATTGATAATAGGTCTGACTGTGACGTAAAAGTTGATAGAATTTCTATTGAAAAAGGTTTAGGTCTTGTAACATATTATATGTCTAGTGATGATGACTACGAGGGTGTTAGCACAGAAATGAAACTTACTCTACCTGTAGACTTTGATATTGATATCAAGTTGAGAGATAAGTACTATATTTACTGGGAAAAAACTAATTAATTAAATTATCTTTAAGGAGAACTTAACAATGAAATATTATGTAGTTGATGAAAAACCTGATACAATTTATGCAGGTGAAATTTCTAAAGCTGACCCAGATAAAAAGGTTTATGAACATGCAATTAAAAGTTATTATGTTGTAGACCAAACTGGTAAGATGAATGAATATCCTAATCCAGACTCACACATTGACCTTTTTGTTACAAGAGCTTATAATAAAGGATTAATTAAAGAATTCCCTTCTCTTGAGTCTGCAAAAGACTATTTGGCAAAATAAGTTATAAATTACCAACCAATAATGGTTGGTAATTTTAAATTTGGAGGTTATAGCTAATTATTATGCAGGAAATACTAATACCCTCATCAGATATACCTAAAGACATTTTAAAAAGGTTTTTATTAGATAGAAACCTTATTTTCTATCCGTCTGAGAACGAATTATATCTGAAAAACAATGATAATTTTTACAAAGTCTCAAAAGGGGAAGGCACCAATATTAGTATATCTTCCGATAAAGTCATATCTTTGAAAGACGATATATCCGTTAAGGAATGTAAAGTTACTTCTGATAATACAAACTTTTATTATAATAAATATCTAGGGAGTATTTCTCCAAATAAACAAGTTTTATTGATATTAAAGTCCTCTGATAAGGGGTCAATAGGTGGTACTATTCAGGTAATCGGTGAAAATATTGCTGCCACCTACCATTTGTGTATAAGTAATAATGGAAATTATGAACTTATTGGTGCAAGTTCATTTAATAAGAAAGAAGATATTATTAGAGTGTCTTATTTAGGTCAAGAGTATATTGGTATTAAGTTTTTTCACGAAAAGTCAGCAAATGTATTTTTGCAAGGATTTGATTCAAGAGAATATAATCTTGACAATTTGGATTATTTAGATAATCAACTTATAATTATGTAGAGGAAAATAGTATGCAGCAAGTACTTTTTGTAGGTGGCGAAGAAAAAACTTTAAGTCTTCTTAAAGACTATCTAAAAGATAGAAGCCCAGTTATTGATACAGATAATAATATTTTATATATAAAAGACTCTGTTACAGACCCTGATAACAATCAGGTACTTAATGTTTTAAGAAAAATAACAACAACGGCAGATAATAAAAATATTATAATTGACGACAACGATAATGTGTCATTGAAAGACTCTATTAACTTAAAAGGTATAACAGTTAAACCTTATGACGACGCACCAAGTGAATATGGTAACATCGTATTAGGTACAATATCCCCTACAAAAACAATTTTACTTCTCTCAAAAATTTCAGATATTCCTGGAACTATATCAGGTGATATTTTTGAGGTTGGGGAGAATATTAATTCTGCATATCATATTTCTTTATCAAATACAGGTTCAAGAAGTTTAAGTGGTAGTTCTTCAAAAGACAAAGCAAGGTTTTGTCAAGTTGTAGATAAAAATGGTACAACATGGTATGGCTTAAAATTTCTTAATGAGGATGCAAATTCTACAATTTATTTTCATGGGTTTGACACTAGACCAGAAGAAAATTTACCACCAACAGAATATGATGATAACTTTTTTGAATCGGTAAACATTGTAAATGACAATGCCGATTATGCTTCTACTATTGTAGATATGGCAGCTTTCTCATCATGGGATTTTACTTCTATTCCAAGTGGGTGGAATAATGGTGTCTCTAATGACGGATTTGATTTTGGTGGTGGTCTTGTTATGAGAACAGGTCATGCGTCTAATATTGCAACTGGTGGTACTGCTCGCCCAGGTGAGTTTGGTAATAATATTGGGTATTTACAGATTGCAAACTCAATGAGAATGTCTCAAAACAACTTTATTGAGTTGACTATTCCAAGAGGACAGACTGCTCTTATATATTTTACTACTACTAGTAATGATAATAAGGCTTTAACAGTGACACTTTATGATAAAGATAAAGAAACTATTCTTGGGGAAGAAATAAATTCAGATATGATGAGGTATTCAGTATTTAGATATGCAAATACTAGTGAATACTCTAAAACTACTTATATTTGTACCGAAGGTGGTGCCGTAAGATTCTATTATATTAGTAATTATGACACTAACTCCGTGAACCCCTCAGATGAGGTCTCAGACATTATCACTAACCTTCCACCAACAGGTGAAGACGGAGACCCAAATGTTATTAAATTGAATGGTTTGGTTTTAACATTAGCAGACTTGAACAAGTTTGCAAGTGTATGTAAAGACTCTGACCAACAGATAGTTTTAGACTTATCAAATTGTACAGTTGCAAATGACGCAAAAATATGGAATACAACAATCTTTATGGACTGTAATTCTTTATACACCTTATATATGCCAAGAGGTGTTACTGCTATTAGGAATAACGTATTTTCTGGATGTTCTTTTATGGATAGTATATATTTAAATCCTGAACTTGTAGAAATATATGGTACTGCATATGGCACTTCTACAATTGGTGTATTTGGTGCTACACAAGTACGTAATATCGAAATTACTAACCCAAACTTGAAACTTGGTGGTTATTGGGCTACTGCGTCTTCTTTCAGATATGTAGTTTTCCCAAATGACTATACCTATAGTGGTGGATATGGATTTCTTATAGAGTCTGGTGCCGCCTCAGACGCATGGTTAACCAGTGTTCCTAGTTATATGAAACTTTGTTTTAGAGAAAGTCTTATTAGACAACTAAAGTCTGACAGTAATCCTTGGTGGTTTACCAATTTTGGTAATGGTCCTCAATATAGTTATGCTTTATATGGAGTTGACTCTAAAGGCAATTATTTATTGGCTCCTTGGAACGAAATCACAAGTAGTAATTGGCAAAGTGGAGAAATTCGTTGGGGTGATACGGTAATATTCCCTGCTAAATAATGGAGAAATATATGACTAAAAACTTAGAAAACCTTGTACAGTCTATTTCAGATTATCTTTCTTGCCCTATCGCATGTGCAAAAAATACAAGAGATAATGAATTTTACTTTTATGCCTATCTTAAAGGTAGACCCGCTAATTTGGTAGAGTTTGCTTCTAATGGGCAAGTTTCTTCTTTTGAACAAGACGGATATAATGCTTGTATTGAAAAAGATGAAGATGGTAAAGAATTTTATCATAGAGTAGATATTTGTGATAATGTATTTGTTTTGCCATTTAAGTCAGATAAATTGATAGATAAAATTTTTGAGCCAATTGCAAAAGAATAAGTATTTCTTGGAGGTAAAAATGGGAACAACATTTAATAATATCGCAAAAAGTAATGATTTTGATAGTGATGAGCTTTATACACCTATGTGTCTTGTAGAGATAATTAAACCTTTTTTCGAGGATTGGCTTAATAGGTGGTATTCAAAAAATAATAGAAAACCTATAGTTTGGTGCCCTTTTGATACAGAAAAGAGCTCTTTTGTAAAGTTTTTTCAAATGTATGATAATATAGATTTGGTATGGTCTCACTTAATTGACGAAGACGGTGAGGGGCATTTTACTGGAAACTTTTTTGAAAAAGTAAAAACTCAAGACTTTGACATTGTTATAAGTAATCCACCTTTTTCTGAAAAACTTAAAATATTTCAAATACTTGATGAAAAAAATAAGCCGTGGGCACTTATATGTAATATGATGGCTATAAATTACCAAGAGATAGGAAGTCATTTCGTTAACCATCCCGTAGGTTTTATAATCCCTGATAAAAAAGTTTCTTTTGACGGTAATACTGCCTCGTTCTGTTCGGGATATTATTGTTCAGACTCTTTCTTTAGTGGTAATAAGTTTGTGCATTTGGAAGATAATAACTCTAAACAGTACTTTAAACCATCTGAAATGATAAGTGAGTTAGAGTTAATTCTATTCAAGAAAAAGAAAATAAAGGAGTTAAAAGAATTAAAATTAAAAAATGGATAAAGAACTAGTATTATGCCCTTTCTGTGGGAAACAAGTGCCTAAAGAGGGGGAAACTATAGAAACAAAACAAACCATATCTCCAAGGTTGGGTATACCTGTTAATGTAGAGTTTAAGATGACTATCTGCAGTAATGGGCATAAGTTCATACTAATGCCCGACCTGGAAAAAACACTAAAAAACGTTTCAGACTTTGAGGGTAAAGTAATATCCGAAGAAATTAAATAAACTAACTTATTATATGGATAAGTTAAATTATTTATTAAGTATAAGAAAAACTAACCCTAGAGAGATATATGACACTTGGGTGTCTTTTGGTGAGATAAAGGCTACAAATAAAACAAAGTTTTATGCAAAAGACACAATTTTCCAAGTTAACGAACCTAGTAGTCCAATTAACAATGCGTTGATATATTGTATATATGAATACTCAAGTAACCCTGAACAAGGATTTGATAATATAGATTGGACTGTTGCAACTGAGGAAACAGTTGAACACGTTGTTACATTTTATCAGGGTGTAAACTCTCCAAATTTTAAAGTTATATTAAGTAGGGACGAATATCTTGAGCTAGATAAATCTGAACCTACATCTGATTCATTTATCCCTTTCTCTGGGAATAATCAAAAGTCTTCTGTATTATCCATATCTGACGAAGAATATCATATTATTATGGCAGAATTAGGTATTCCTTTCTTGAGAGAGGAAGAACTTGAATATAATAAAGATATTATGATTGATATCTGTATTAAACCTGCTGTAGACCAATTCTTTGCATATTACCCTATCATTATAGACGAAGCTGTTGGTGCAGTTGGTTCAAATCAAGAGTGGAAAGTAGAATATCACGGATTTAAGGATAATCCTACTGCAGTCGCATATAAGGCTATCCCATATATCACTCTAGGTGGTGCCACTGGCGGTCCGTCTAGTTCATTTGGTGCTGGTGCATTTAATTACCTAAGAACAGAAATGATGGGGACTGGAGCAATGGGTACAGGTGGTTATGGTTTCGGAAACGGTGTAACCTATCGTAAACCTGTTCCAGGATTTACTGGTATGTCAGGGTATGAGGCTATGAGTGCAGCACTTACGGGTCTTGCTGCAAGACAAGGATATATGAATGTTTTCCGTCGTGAATATGAAAGAGATATATTTATTGACGGTAAAAGATTTGCTCACGGATATTCAAGCCTTTCAGGTTCATTAAATATCCATTGGCTATGTTATGATAAGATATTTGAACATATTGACTATTGGCAGTTACCTAGAGTAAGGAAACTTTGTACTGCATATGCCCTTAGGAATATTGGTATGTTAAGGTCTTTAATTAAGCCAGGAGATAATAATCCAATTGACTATTCTTTGTATACTAACCGTGCAGACGCACTAGAGAAAGAAGTACTCGATATATGGAGTAAAGACCCTAGTGCATTGATGTTAGCAATTAAGAGAGGAAATCTAAATTAGATATTAATTAATGCTCTGTCAATAAATAGTGTTGTTTTTTAAAGTTTAAATGAAATCTGTCATACTAATTGAATATGGCTGATAGTACATACACAAAATTATTTGAACAGATTTACAAAAGGGCAGAAGAAAAATTTTTTGAAGAGGTCTATCGTGAATCAAATGAATTGGGATTAATTAAGATTTCTGAAGAAGACCTAAAAAATTTAAAAAATTATCTAAATAGAATTTCCTCAGATAAAATACAAGAAGCAAAAGAAAAATTTAGTGTCAGTTATGAAAGTATCCAACGAGTTTTAAATGATAAAGGACTTGATACTTTTCGAGGAAACGTAAGTGATACAGTTGATTCTTTTCTAAATACAATTCAAATAATGAATAATGCTATAGAACAATCTCAACTTATTGATAATAAACAAAGATATAATTATTTTCTAGATAATTGTGGTTTAGGTGAAAAAGGCCTTTATAGTTTTCTGGAAAAATACTCGTCAAATATAAATTTAATACGAAGAAGTGATGCTTTATTCTGTGATATACTTAAAAAATATGATAAAACAAAACATTTGAGCAGTGATATTAATAATGTAGAATTAAATGAAAATGCAATAACAGAAATCTTAAAACAAGTTAATGAAGAAGCTTGTGCTATATATACGATAGGGGCATTTAGTTATAATTTATTTTCTATGTTTTATGGCTGTCAATTAAGTGATTCTATATCATTGAAAATGTCTAACTATATATCAACAGTCTTTGGTGGGGTTGGACATAAAAATGCTTTTTCAGTTGTTGATATACAAGAATTAATACCTGAGAAGTTCTTCCCAAATGCGTCAAGAATAAAAAATACCTTACGTGAAGTATTACTTGACGATATAAGAAACGTACTTTTTATTTCTTAAAAAGAAATGTCACTGATATCAGGGTCTTTTGTTATATATTCAATAAGATAAGAGTAGAATTTCTGTACTAGAAATTCACAGTTTAATTGTAGCCATATAGGGTATGTTGAAAAATCATCACTTACTTTAGAAATATTATCTATGTGAGATTTGATATTTTTTGTAATATCAATAACTGTATTTTTCCAAAATTCTTTTGCATCTTCCAATGAAGAACAATTTGTATTTTTTTCAGAAAGAAGGACATCCCCATCCATAATAAATTCTCTTTTCCCATTATGAACTTCTTCAAGTCGTGCAAATAAATTATCAAAATTATCTGTTCCTGATAAAATATTCTTTTTGCCACTTGTTATATATTCATCAAGCGTCATTTCAACTTTCATGACTCTACTCTGTAATGCGTATAAGTCATTTATTGGTTTCATAAGTGTCCAATCATCCATTTTTTACCCCCAATTTCATCTAATACTATATTAACACAGAAATCTAGTTTTCTATAATTTTTTAGAAAAATGAACCATTCTTTTTTGAATAGTATTAGAACTTAATTCTTGCAGAATCTTAATTCATGTGTAGCAAATAGTTCATCCCTTGGTGGTTCCATTGGTCTTTCTTCAAATAGTTTTGAAAAAGTCGTTTGAGGACGTACATTTATAATATTAATACTTTTAGCAAACTCTTTTAATTCGTCTTCCTGTTTTCTAAATTCCGGGTCGAAATTGTATTTTCTGTCATACTCTTCCTTTTTTTCTTTCTCTGCAATTTCTTTACAGTCTTCACAATAATATGGCCCAAAATAGTCTACCATTGCGCCAGGAATATGTTTGTGCCAATGGAATGTTTCTTTACCACATCTTTTACACTTGAAAAAGAACTTGTACTTATAAATAAAGTCAGACTTAAGGTAACGAACCATATCACGATTCTTGTATTGACCTTTATACTTGCGGATAAAATGTACTCTAAATATTTCAAGGTCAAGGCCTGTGTCCTTTAATTCTTCAAGGTCGTCTGGGGTAAGTTGGTAATCTTCAGTAATTATTTCACGATTTATATGAAACCTATCATATGCACTTTCTAATTTAAGTTCATATGAGATATTATCTTTTGCAGTATGATAATGTAACTTACCTTTGTCATCGATATAAAATAAATTATTATGTTCTGTGTCAAAGTACCAATATTCTTTTTCACCACTACCAAGGGATTCAGCTACTTTTACAATTTTTGGATTTTTGTAAAGCTCTTTTTTAAGAACTCCTAAAATTTCGTCTGAATACTTATCAAAGGCATTAACGTTCCACCAGTCAGAAGTTGGGTTAGGTTTAATATCAATATAACCGTTGGTTACAAATAATTTAACTTTATTCTCATTATGAATAAAAGTTATACCTTCTTTAATATTATCAAGATTAAATTCTGTTAAAGGTCTTCTTTTATAGAAAAATGGCAAGAAAAATGCCACTTCTTTAGAGTGGCATATGAATTGCCATAATTACTATATTAACTATATAAACTTGAGTCTTTTTAAATTATACTAACTAATTATATAGAAACGAAAAAAGCCAGGACGGCAATCCTAGCTTTCTTCTAAACAAACACAATAAGGGTAGTATTGCGAATGTCTGATAAATTAGTCAAAAATTATATAATTCAACATAAATCTCTTAAATTAAGAATTTACCCTACAGAAGAACAGTCTCAACTCATAAATCAAACTTTTGGTTGTTGTAGAAAACTATACAATGAACATTTGCAAGAAAGAAACGAATTTTACATCGATAACCTTCTACCTATCCCAAAAGAAGAAAGAGAAATAAAATCAAAAGATATCTATAAAAACTTTAAGCCTAAAACAGAAAAAGAGTGGAAAGAAATTTATCCATATATGAAAGAAGTTTCTTCAACAAGTTTACAACAATCTAGAAGAGACTGTGACCAAGCTTTTATAAACTTTTTCAAATCAAATAATGGAAGTAGAAAAGGAAAGTCTGGATTTCCAAAGTTTAAATCAAAAAAAGATAATCGTCAATCATATAGAGAACCAAATGTAAATGAAAATTGCAAAATTTTCTTTGAAAGTCGTTTAATAAAAATTCCAAAAGTAGGAAAAGTGACTTTCAAAGATAGGGCTTTTCCTAAATGGTGGGGTCAAATAGAAAAATTATGTTCAATGACAATTTCTAAAAGTTGTAGTGGAAATTATTATGTATCAATTTTGTTTAAAATATCACCTTGTAATTATAAGGTTGAAAATAGAAAAGAAGCAATAGGATTGGATTTTAGTCCATCTGAAATGTACGTTTCTAGTGAAAACCAAACTGGAAAGGATTTCGGATATATTGCTCAAAAACAAGCTCATTCTAAAAAATTGAAAAAACTTCAAAAAAGATTTGCTAGAAAACAAATGGTGGCAGTTGAAAACTGCTCTAGAAAAGTTTCTTCTAAAAATCGAGAAAAAGCGAGAACCAAGCTGGCTCGATTGGAAGAACATATTGTCAATAGCAGAAAGGATTGGATTGAGAAAGAAACTTTAAGATTAGTTCGTTCTTATGACAAAGTTGTAGTTGAAGACTTAAACCTAAAAGGAATAAGCAAGTTTCTAAGAAATGCCAAAAATATGAATGACACTTCTTGGTCAACATTTGTTTCAAGACTTCAATCAAAAGGAAAAGATTACAACTGTAACGTAATCAAATCAGATAGATATTTTCCATCTAGTCAACTTTGCTCTAAATGTGGATTTCAATATCACGATTTGAAACTTTCAGAGAGAAATTGGACTTGTCGTAATTGTGGAACACATCACATTCGTGATGTAAATGCGGCAATCAATTTGAAAAACTATGTACCGATGGAAGGTCGGGAACTTAAGCCTGTGGAGAGTTCTAAGGTTGCAAACTTAGCAATGCTTGCTTTGCAAGCAACCGAACTCGATGAAGCAGGAAACCACTCACAGGCGACTAGTGGTAGGAATGTCCTCGGTCTTTAGCCGAGGACAGGCTTCAACAATATTAACTTCTATCATATATCCTCGTTTACACTTTCATATTTTACGGTTGTTAACATCCAATTTTTTTTAGGATATTTAGGCTTTTCATTATAGTTTTTTCCATACTGAATATACCAATCCATATACCCCATTTCATCATTTGGTTCAATACCTTTTCTTTTGCACTCTAGAAAATATATAAAATTACCCCAAGACCTTTGACTGATACATATTTTCCAAGTAATACCCTCGTCGTCCAATATTACAGGTATAAGATAGTCCTGATACTCATTACCTGGGAATTTCCAGCCTTTTTCGAGAAAGACTTTTTCAAGTAATTTCCATGCGTTAATTCTTGTTACTTCAAGCTTTTCGGCGGTAATTTTGCATTCTTCATTTTTCTTAAGTATATCGTATTCTTTTGAGAAAGAATGAACTTCAAATTGCTTACCTTTGTAGTCTACTATTTCTGAATACCAATCACAAAATCCTAATAACTTCATACCTAATATATTAACTCCATTAATCGATACTTATAAATTTGGTCTTAACTTTATCTAAGAATGTGTCTATAGTAGACTTGGAGTCATTATACCATCCTCTATGGTATAAAAAATCTCTTCCTTTACCATATTTATTTTGTGCCCAACATATACCAATTACATCACACTTTATGTCTGAAACTTCACTTAACCAACTTGAAATATCATCATAATAATCACTTAGGATTATAAGTTTATCATTATTAAATTGTAAATAATTCTTTTTGATATATTCTATTCCAAGTGCAATTTCTGTACCCCCACCATAGTTATTTGGTACTCTACTAGTTGACATTGGGTAATCACCTCGACAGGTAGTATCCCACCAAATAACTCTAGATTTTGGACCACATTTTCTGCTAACATTTGGAACACTTTTTAACACTATATCAATAACAATATCTTCAATAGAGCCTGAACAGTCTACCAATAAAAATATATTTCCTGGTCGCCATAATTCTTCTTTATTTTGTTTAGAGATTAGTATATCTCCCCCAAACTTACATCTATTATAGTTATACAGATAGTCAGTTCTTGTGTCTTTTATACTTTTATTAAAACAATTCTTGTATAAGAAATTTTCAAGTTCTGTTTGGTCAAGTTTACTAAAATCTGAGGACTCTACATACTTTTTATCACCATCTGCGTGTGAAGAATATTTACCTTTTTTTTCGTCATCCATTAGGACTTCCATTTCTTCTTCGTCGGAGTCTCCATATTGTGTAATAAACTCGTCAATTTCTTCTTCACTAATGGAGTCAGTATCATTGCCGTCAGTAAAATCAAATCCTTTTTTGCCAACTTTATCTTTAAATTCTGGGAAGAACTTATCAGGGTTCATTAAAATTAAATCAATATATTGCCCATAAGACAATCTATCTGGGAATCCATAATCTTCTGCCCAACAGAAAGGCATAATCCACTCAGGGAAAGTTTCAGCAGAAAAGTCTATATTCCCATTAAAAGTGTCAAGTGCCTGTAAAAAGTTAAATACATCTTCAAGTTCTTCATTTTTAATTTTTTCGTCATTTTGTAGAATAACAGAGATATATGCAAAATTGAAAAATAAACGAGCCCATTTATATTCTAAAGGTTCAAACATTTTACTATTAACTTCAAAGTCCATAGCAACGTTTAATATCATATTATAAATCTTTTTACAGATTTCTTCTGTTGGGGATTTTATAGGTTTACCTTTTTTATTAAAATAATTTTTTAATGTTGACCAATGACTTTTTACTTTATCTATACCTATTGCTTGTTGTGCTTTCCAAGAAAGAGTATGACCTAAAACGGCGTGACCTACTTCGTGAAGAACAGTTGCATTTTTAATATCAAAAGGGATAAGTTTATTAATAAAAAGTTCGTATACTCCTGTTTCCCCTTTACTACGACACATATATGCTAAATTTTTAGACGACGTATTATCTGAATGAATATATCTCCAACAGTACGTATCAAGTTTTGCCATCTGTGTGTCATAGTTTACCCAGTTTATATTAGGTATATGAGAAATAGTGTCATTAAATTTTTCAAATACTTCTTCTTTGGTCATGATTCTAACTTAGCGATATAATTTTGGAATCCTTTTACAGTTAAAGCTGTAAGCATTACAGTCTTATTATTATTCTTATCCTCAGAAGTTAAAGGTACAAAAATTCCTTTTATTTTGTCATAAGGTATGGGTACTAAGTTTTTCACAAAAATTTTATCCTTAGTATGATATTGTAACCACTCATATTCGTCTAAGCCTTTAAGAATTGCGTCAGTATTTTCAATTTGTGATAAAACATTATAAAGCATATTATACCTCTTTTAAGTCATTTAAAGTTATAGATGCCAAACTACTATTATAATAAAACTCGTAATTATTACAAACTGTTTTCAGACTATTAGTATAAATATCTAAGTATTCTTTATCTACATTACTATCTAATACCATTATCAACATTTTTACTGCCTCATAGTCTGCTCGCCAGTCGATAATATCTAAAAGAGGACCAGAAAAAACAGTCTGCATTGCATTATACGCAGATACAGCGTGAGTAGGGAACCTTTGTTGAATTTTATTAAATATATCTTGTATGTCTTTATTATCACCATTTATGAAATTATTAATAGTTTCTGCTAATGAACCCTTTTTAATTTCTGCTTTAGTTGCGGCTCCATGTGACATATTACTTAAAGTAATACTATCCTTAGACGGATGATTAAACTCTGACAAGATATCACCTACCATAAAGTTTAATGACTTCTGATATGTTGAAATCTGTAATTCTCTATCGTCCGCTTTACTATCCCAAGAGTTTGTTCCAAGTCCTAAAAGCCCTACTGAAAATTTCTTATATGCGTCATCAAGGTATGAAGGTGTTATCCTAAGTTCACAAAGGGCACGTAGTACTCTTGCAAAATAAGAAATACTTCTTACAGATATGAAGTTTGAAATTTCTGGAACTTCTTCTAGTCCATCAAACATTCCGTCAAAATTTGTATTTCTTAGGTTCAAAACTCCATTTGGAGAGTCAGTTTTAGAATATTCTTCAAATAATTTAATAAGACCATTACGATACTTTTCTAAAAACTTAGTTTTCATAGACTGAGAAAACTCAAAAGTGTCTTTATACTCTGGGAAATTATTAGTATTTTCATAAAAGTCTTGGGTTGCCTCAAAAACTAAATCTTTTCCGATATTTTCATATCTAGAATTATGATTACCTCTAAGTAAGTTTATTATACAGAAACGATTTAACTCTGGTGCAATAATCTCCATAAAACTAGGTAAGTTTCTTTTAAAGTTACCTGCTGCACATACAATACAATCTTTTGGAAGAGAATTATTACCTCTCAATTTCTTTTCATGACAAAGCCTAAGTAATGCAGCCTGTACTGTAGGTGCAGCGGCAGAAAGTTCATCCAAAAATAGGATTGTTCCTCTTGGTGGAGTCCAAACAAATCTGTCCTCAAGTTCTTTATCAATTTCCTTAACTCTTGCATCAATATCAATTTTGTTAAAAGGGATATCCATATCAAGGAGTTGTTCTTCTGTCAATTTTTTATCTTTGTATGCAAAATATAATTTTTTTTCATCTATAAGTTTTTTACGTTCTGTATACCCTAATTCAAAATTTGGGTCGTCTTTAATTTCCCAATGATATTTTGTATATTCCATAATACGATAATACCACTCAGGAATTTTAACTTCAAGATATTCTTTACCAGTATTTGTCATAAATCCCAATACGTCTTCTTGTGTGTATTGTGACCCCATAAGGAATTCAACGTGAAGTTTATGATACTTACCGAAAGTCATAACCCCAGTGGTTTTACCTTCACCAGGATTTGAAAGAAATAATACTGGTACACCGCTTCTCTTGGAAACTTCCAAAGAAAGTGCGATAGTATCACGAGTAATGTTTAATTTAACCTTTTTTGATGTTTTAGGAGTAGCATTATTACTAACGCCCTCAAAATTCATCTGATAGTCGTCAAGTTTATCAATTTTCATATTATTTGATACCATATTTATCCAAGGATTTATTGCTTCTATTCTCCAATTATCCATATCAAAATTATCACCTGAAGAATTGTAAGTAATTGGATTATTAGTAATTGGATTATTAATAGTAGGTGACCTAACAGTGTCCCTATAAATCTTATTCATAAATGACATCTTTTTCAGGTATCTCCTTTTGTAATTCAGGTATTTCTTTCAGAGCCTTCCCATATTTGAAATAGAATAACTTAATTGGGTAGTAGTCAAACCAAATTTTTTTCTGTGTCTTTTTTTTATCTATTCTAATGGCGTCAGAAAGACTATACAATTTTAATATTAACATAGCCTTATTTTCTTTATTCTGAATAACGTCAGATATTTTCAAAAAACGAATTTGTTCCATTTCATTTTCCGGGATATGATTAGTTACATACTCGATTCTATTTGCCAATTCGTCTAATGCAGATAGGTACTGTCTTTTAAGTGATTTACACTCTTTAAGAATTGAGAAAACTGACCTTCCACTATTCATACAAATATATACACCTACCACAATAAACAATATTCCCAATAAAGTTGTTATCATACTAATTTTTCCTTATACTCTAAAAGAAACTTTATAAATTTAATACGTACATTTATGTAAAAATGGCAAGAAAAATGCCACATCTTCAGTGTGGCATATGAATTGCCATAATTACTATATTAACAGTTCTTTTTGATTTAAAACAACTAATTACTATATAAACGAAAAAAGCCAGTACTGCAAATACTGACTTTCTTCTAAACACAACCAAAAGGAATAGTTTTGATTATGTCTAATACAATTAGTAATAAGGCTTTAAAGCTAAAATTAAATCCAAATTCATCTCAATATTCTCAATTTTTGAAGCCTCTGCCGAACTAAAGATTCGGCAGATTCTTGCACTTAGTCGCCTGTAAAGTGCTTCCTGCTTCATCGAGTTCGGTTGCTTGCAAAGCAAGCATTGCTAAGTTTGCAACCTTAGAACTCTCCACAGGCTTAAGTTCCCGTGCTTCCCACGGTACATAATTTTTCAAATTGATTGCAGCATTCACATCCCTAATGTGATGTGTTCCACAATTACAACAAGTCCAATTTCTCTCTGAAAGTTTCAAATCGTGATATTGAAATCCACATTTAGAGCAAAGTTGACTAGATGGAAAATATCTATCTGCTTTGATTACATTGCAGTTGTAATCTTTTCCTTTTGCTTGAAGTCTTGAAACAAATGTTGACCAAGAAGTATCATTCATATTTTTGGCATTTCTCAAGAATTTTGAAATCCCTTTCAAGTTTAAGTCTTCAACTACAACTTTGTCATAAGAACGAACTAGTCTTAAACTTTCCTTTTCAATCCAGTCTTTTCTAGAATTTGCAATATGTTCTTCCAACCGAGCCAGTTTGATTCTCGCTTTCTCTCTATTTTTAGAAGAAACTTTTATAGGGCAGTTTTCAACTGCCACCATTTGCCTTCTAGCAAGTCTTCTTTGAAGTTTTTTAAGTTTTTTAGAATGGGCTTGTTTTTGAGCAATATATCCGAAGTCTTTTCCAGTTTGGTTTTCACTAGAAACATACATTTCAGATGGACTAAAATCCAGCCCTATTGCCTCTTTTCTATTCTCAACCCTGTAATTACAAGGTGATATTTCAAACAAAATTGATACATAATAATTTCCACTACAACTTTTAGAAATTGTCATTGAACAAATCTTTTCTATTTGACTCCACCATTGAGGGAAATCCCTATCTTTGAAAATTACTTTTCCTACTTTTGGAATTTTAATTAAACGATTTTCAAAGAAAATCTTGCAATTTTCGTTTACATTTGGTTCTCTATAACTTTGGTGATTGTCTTTTTTAGATTTAAACTTTGGAAATCCAGATTTTCCTTTTCTACTTCCATTATTTGATTTGAAAAAGTTTATAAAAGCATTATCACAATCCCTTCTAGTTTGTTGTAATGATGTAGAAGAAACTTCTTTCAT